CCAATGAGGAACTTAGGACGAACTTTATCGTCGATTGGCTTTTCAACCACCGTTGCCTCTACTACCTTAGTGCCGGATTTATAGATAACTTTATCGCCCGGCTTTGCATCTGCTACCTTTTTCATGGTGCAAAGATATAGAAAAAATTTGTAATATACAAGTAAATTAAGATTTTTTATAAAAAAAAGCACCACAAACGCTAGGCTTGTAGTGCTTTATATTGTTAGTCTTCGGTAACAGTTCTAAGGCTGCTAAAGACATGATCGTGACCGTGAACAGCGATTGCTGTGGTCTTATTATCGAGATCCGGCTCGTTGAATTCAGAGTAGTCAATGTCAAGGGCATTGAGCCTCATCTTCCATTTACGAACATCAGCACTCAAGTAAATAAGGTACTGGTTATCCCAAGTCTGGCATGGGTGCTCAAGCAACCACTGTGCCACTGCGTGTCCACCTTGTACACATCCGTAAACTGGTCTCAAGCTTTTGTCCACCAGGACATACAGCTTATTCTTTTTCTTCTCCATCTGTCGTTGCAAATTGGTTATACTTGTTAATGACTGCATTTTTGAACGAAGGTGCTGCCACCTTGTCAGTCCAATCACCGCCAGACATACCATACCAACGACCACTAAAGAGCATCTTACGGCAACGAGTCTTAACTTCGTCCTCCAGGTAATTATCACGCTCTTCCCCGGTTAGCCTGTGCTTGAAGATGTAGTACGCCACATAGTCAGCGTGATCCTTCTCACGATCTGACTTAATATACTCCTTAAACTTGAGGTATTGTTCCCTCGTCGTAGTCTCACTTGTAAAAATTTTCTTTTCCATTTTGATGTAATTTTAATTGTTTGTTATTGATTTGTTTTAACTCTCGACTCTCACTAATCTCCCATTCAAGTTAAAATCACATCCGGACCACGAATCTGTCTCAGCTACCAGAACTGGTCAGATACCTACCAAAAACTGTTCTTTTTCATTGCTGTTTACTTTTTAAATTATTATTACTAAAAATCGGAATCTGCTTGTCTTCGGCTATTTTCGGTGCTGAATATAAATTGCTGTAAGATTCCTAGTGTAGCGAAAATGGGAGTTGAACCCATTGTTGTCACCTTATGAGAGTGCCGTAAGAACCGTTCTACGCTTTCGCTATGTTGCAAGGGAACTACGATTTGTTGGAATCGAACCAACTGTTCTGTTTTCAAGACAAAATTACTACCCAAGAGAAACTTGCTGTGAGTTCCCATAAGTGGAGCTGAAGAGAATCGAACTCTCCCACGAACCTTGCAAAGGTCCATCGCCAGCCTTGGAACATGCAACCCCAAATTGTCAGTCAGAAGGAATCGAACCTTCATCATACATCCGTCATGTTGACCTTAAAGAATTTCGACGACTTTGCCGTAGATCTGATTCCTGGATACCCAGCCGTTCATATGTCCGTGATTGTTTCCTATCAGATACTCCTTGTCATTTCTGATCGCATGGATCAAATGCAGGTAGTGATGTCCTCTCACCTTACATAGAACAATGTCTTTCTTCTTTAGCGTCGTCTCGTCAGTTACAGGCTCACAGATCACTGGTTGCCTGGACTTCAAAATAGGTGTCATGGAATTACCAATCCCAGTCACCTTACACGTCTCACCTCCTCTGAGGTGATTGCAGGTTTCTTGATTCTCGAACCCGCTGTAACTAAAATCTCTCATATGTTATATAAATTAGGTTCGCTTACCTAAAGCAATCGAGACTCTTGCAAGTTACATAGTAGTATCTCCTCATTTCTGGGCGGGGAACTCACTTGTCCAAGGGATTTATTTTACCCGCTTACCTCCGATTCACACGTGCTCCGCTTTTCTACTATATAAGTCTCAATGTGCAGGGCCAGAAGGATTCGAACCTCCGTCGTTTATCATTTCCTGGATACGTGCTTTGAAGCGTCAACGCTTTCCGAAGTCAGCGTGTATAGTACCAGGTCGTAACAAATTGTTTTAGACCGCTAAACTACAACCCTATAAAAATACAAAAAGGCTGAGAATTTGACCTTAATGTTGATGCCTTTATACAACGGTTGGACGTTGCTCTTCACACGCCACCTTACGATGGACGTAGACACCATGCACGATAGTTTTGCGAAAACCACCAAACTCTTACTGATTTAAACCTTCCGGTACAGAATCATAACATTCAGTTCACCACCACGCTCTTGCGGACTCACAGGATGCCTCCTGTTAACGCAGATGACTACTTTTACTCGTTCATCGGATTCCTTGCAAGTCCCCGATGCCTCCATTTTGCAGGAGAGATAAGTGCATTTTATCTGCTCAGTGTCGCACACTTTCGCTTTTAATCTTTATTTTAAAAGACGACAGGATTCGAACCTGTAACACTCGGCTTTTGAGGCCAATGCTCTACCGTTGAGCTACACTTTCCCAACTAGTGGAAGACGAGGTGCGACCCTTAGCATCCGTGCCTTTTGAGCACAGCCCACTAAATCGCCTTCCTATGCCAAGACCACCACAGTCCTGTAGCACTAATACCCATCCTCAGCCTTACGGTTCTTAACGCTTATAGGCTACGCCCTTTCACGTTAAGACGGATGTTTATCTGAACCCAACCCGCCAACTGGTGACTATTGAATCGGGAACAACAAGATGATCTATTGTATCGCTACTCAACCAAAGCGGTTAACCTTGGTAGTACGTCGCACCGTTTTACCTACGGAACTCCGTACCGCATCCTGTTCTTTTCAGTGAAATACCCCGGTTTCCCGGAACATCTGAGTCGGGCTAGTTGACAATCTCCAACTCATTTATCCCATCACTGGATTATCCTTATGGCTACGAAAGCTAGCCAGTCTCCTCGTTTTCAGCCGAAGCCTACAACGTGGGAGGTCTTTATGCCAATCAGATACTTAGGAAGCCTCGTCACCGTAAGGGTATCTTTTAGTCAACGGACAACTCCCTATCCGTCTATCCCCTAGCCAGTGTGACTGACATGTTGTTGAGAGTGCAGAATTTGCATCTGCGAAGCTTCCGAAGAAGCACATTACTCACGAAAGCAATGCCCAGTTGTCTACATCTGGTACGTGTACCAGTTCTCCTTTGGTAACTCTCAAATGTTCTTTTACGCTAAAGAATAACGTATCGATGGCACGATTTGTTTTTTTGTATACAAAGAGTCAATTGCCTCTAAGTAAACTCAATTCTGTAATTTTAGGAACATTGGCCACTGTTTCCCAAGCATTAACGTGCCCTTCAGCCTTACAGAATAATTTAGTTGAAGGAGGTGGATTTGCACACACCGAAGCTCCGAAGAGCACACTAAGCACGAACTTAGTGCCCATTTGTCTACATCGTCATTACTGACGTTCTCCTCTGGTATCCTTCAAATGGTTGGAAGAGGCAGATTTGCACTGCCGAAGCCTCCTTAGAGGCACATTAAGCACGAACTTAATGCCGATTTGTCTACATCCGGATCTCTCCGGTTCTCCTCTCGTATCTTCCAAATTGTTGAGAGAGTGGGATTTGCAAACCACGAAGCTACGTTAAGTAGCACAGTATTTACCATACTGCCCATTTGTCTACATCTATCATTGCTGATAGTTCTCCTCTGGTATCTCTCAAATGTGTAGCGGCACACAGGAGTCGCACCTGGTGTTTTTTGCTTATGAGACAAACGTGTAAACTGTTTCACTCTGCCGCTATGTTTAAAACATGTTGTTCGTCCGTATGAAGCTTCATCAACACTCTGCAATCGTTTCAGCAGTCATAGCTTAACAGTGGTACTTGTTATCAACATGTTTATATTTTTAAGGAAACGTGCTCCGAATGCGACTTTTTATACAACTTAAAATATTCAAGTAATTTGTATATTGCTGTCCGTTTCCACTAGTTTTATTTCTTACGGTGCAAAGATATATATTTTTTTTCGTAATTCCAAATTTCTGAGGAACTTTTTTTTGTTAATCTTCGCTAATTACGCCTTTGACCTTTTTCAACTCGGCTAGCATTCCATTAAGTTTATCCCCATCGAAAGTGATGTCGTATGACTCCTCCTCGATAACCTGGAGATTGTCCCTCAAGATGCTAACCAGATCTGCCTTCAGTGCTGCATGATATTTCACACCGACGATCTTCTGAGCTTCTTTCTTGTCGTAACCCGCATCGACCAAGTTCTTATACAAGGTCTGTCTAAATTCACTATCTAATATCTTGTCCATTTTACTTGTTTTGTTTAACAGTGCAAAGATATATATTTTTTTTCGTATTTCCAAATTTCTAAGGAACTTTTTTTTCGAAAAAGTGAATTTTTTTTATCTTGGTGGACCTGGTGGGAGTCGAACCCACGTCCAAACTACCATCCCATAAGAGATTATACAAGCTTTTCAATTTTTGGCAAGAGGTTTTCTTCCTCAGAACGTTTTATATGTGTCGCCGTCACAGGGGGATGACTGGAAAGGTCATCTTGACCACCACCTCATTTTGAGAAAACGAGGAAAACAAATTACCAGGATGTTCTGTTCCTAAGAGCCTGGCCTCTCGGCTTCGCTTACGCTGCTACAGCGTATGCATAAGCAGGAGAGAAATCTATCTCGCCGTTTATATTTTTTCGCTATTTCTAGTGTATGCCCACTGCTTGTCTCTTACCAAACGCATAGCTGTCTATTCCGTTTCAAGCCCATTTGTGTAAGATAAATATAATAATGTATCAGAATATTCAAAGATCACTTCTTTTTTAAGTGTTGAAGGAGCTAGATTTGCACTAGCGAAGCTTCCGAAGAAGCACATCAAGCACGAACTTGATGCCGATTTGTCTACATCTGGATTGCTCCAGTTCTCCTCTCGTATCCTTCAAATGGTGTTGGTGGAGGGACTTGAACCCCCGACCTCCTCGGTATCAGCGAGGTGCTGCTAACCAGCTGAGCTACACCAACATGTTATAGGATCGATTACCCTGTTTGCCGGATTAGGCTATCACCAGCGTTTCAGAAACTTAGGTCTGCGTTCTCACTCTTAAACTATCGCAGAGCAATCTCCTATTTTCTATGTATCATAAGCAGCAATGAACTGCCTCAGTATATCCTTCCTCTTCATAACGCCCGTTGGGATGCAACGCTTCAACGCTTCTTCGTCGTTGTTCATAATCATATGCCTCACCTTCGTGGCTGAGATATTGTCAGCAATTGTTCCCCTGGCATTCAGTTTAAAGGAAACAAAGTTCCTTGTGATGAATGGTGGAAACCAGAGCATGATAATCTCGAATCCATCTGAGTAATAGATGGTAAACTCCGGGGATCTGGTGATACCGACAATCTTACTATAGAGGTAGAAACCCCAATCGTGAGAGTTGTCAGATTCATCCGTAAGATCATCAAGAGGACGAATGTCTATTCTTCCGGCATCGTCGCCGAACTTCTCGGTAACAGCCTCCATAGCCATTTCCAACCTCATATTGATGGGGATTGGATTCCTCTTGTTGAGTTTGTCTGCTGATCCTACCAGGACGAGTACCTTGTCGTTCTCGTTGAGTGCCTGGTTAATCAACTCCAGATGCCCATTATGTATGGGCTGTAATCTTGCGATTATTACGCCTACTTTTTCTGCCATCTTACTTACTTCTTTTTTAAAAATCGGAAGCTGTTTTTTTGGATAAATGTTTACAAAAGTCATGTCCTATTACAATTGCTGTAAGCTTCCTGGTGTGGGATTCGAACCCACTGTTTCCAGTGTATGGTGATGGATTCGAACCATCGTGTAAATACTAGTTTGTAGGACTAGCCCCTTCAACCGCTTGGATAACCATACATGGTGCAAGATAGACCTTATAGAATAAATCATCTTGCGCTGAGAATTTTAATATGTTTTCTCAAACATCCCACGTTTACTGAACTTGTGGTTCTAAACTGACCGATTTCCAACAAACCGATGAAAGCTCCGTCTCTTCCGAAGTGCCATCTATGGATCTGTACAAGTCACGTGACCCTTCCGGATGTCTTTTGGACATTCCTGTGCAGATCTTTCTACGGTTTTCATCCTCCTTCCGAAGTCAGAGTCCTATATTACCCGTATTGTGGGCGTAGTAGGATTTGAACCTACACATTTGCTCTCCCAAGGAGGAAAGCCCATACCCTCGTATGCGTTACATAACACCCATTTAAAAACTAGGCATCTTCGAAGTGAGCTTATCTGGAATAACTCTATCGGTAACAGTACATGAGAAAGGCGTGTACAGGGTGTCTTAGCGTTTACCCAGCCAATCTACTTTCGGTGATACCGACTTATCTCTCTATCCATTGAAGGCGGGTGGAGTAAATCTTGCTACCACGCCAATAAGCAATGCCTAGCTAGTGCTTGCGGAGAGGATTTGAACCTTCTGTTTCAGTTCAGCTGTTGTCAGCCTCTATCTGCGTTTATACCTATTAAACTTCTCAAGCATTTGGGACCGTTTGTTATTGAAAGTGTGACTCGGCCTTTCAAGGAGACCCGAAGGTTTCTTATGACACGCTGCTCGTTGGTATCAATGATTCCTACTATTACGGTTCTCTCCTCCCACTTGTAACGTTGGCATGAACTTCCTGTCCACAAATTACTTTCTTTGAACTATTCTATCTCCCGCCGTATATCGCAGTTGCTTCTATTCCGGTAAAATGTGTCACCGACAGGCTCGATGCCAAGATGCCTTTGTTGGTTATTTCTTAAACCAGCCACTCACAGTGTCCACGATGGGATCTTTGTATTTGTGACCAAACCAACCGATTGCTATGCAAACTATTGTCTCAATCATTGTCTTTAATTTTAATGTTAAACTTCCGTTTCTGAATTACAGTGCAAAGATATATATTTTATTTCGTAATTCCAAATTTTTGAGGAACTTTTTTTGTTAAAAAGTGTTTACTCATCTTCCAACTGTTTCATCATATCCCTTTTCAACGTTCTCCTCAACATTGTTTGACCAGCCTTTTTAATCACATGTCCGCAATGCCCAAGACTCTTATGCTTCTTGTTGCCAGAATGTGTGTTATGGTCTTTCGTTGGATAAGTAAACCCCTGCCTGTATGTCCAAGGCATAACCATATTAAGTAATTTCCATCCAGTCATATCTTCTGTTCAACTTTCTAATTAATTTCCTCACCATCCTTTTTCCTTCTCTGGTGATTGCCTTTGCTGTCTCCTCGTCGTAAGGTAAAAAATGCGTAATCATATTCTAAATACAAATTTTTTTAAATATAACATAGAGTCCGCTGTGCTTGAATCTGACACCGTAGATGTCCATCCACCAGGCAAGTCTCTTATGATACAACTCTATTGCTTTTTTTCTCGGTTTGACGAAAATCGTCGTACAGACCTCAAAGAGTCTGTTTCTGATAAAAGACTTCGGAACTCTCATATTCTCTTATGTTTTACAATGTTTTTAATTAAATAAATAGGCCAGAATAACCACAGCCCAAGCAGGAATAAACTGGTTACCCCTCTGTCCGGGATGTCATTATCGACAAGTTCATCATACTCTTTCTTATAGTCCTTAGCGAACCAGTAGAACGCTAGTACGAATCCGATCACGAAATAACTGACCCCAATAATAGTACTAATTTCCATAACTCCTCTGTTTATTAGGCAGAGGTGGAGGGACTCGAACCCCCACTAATTCGGTTTTGGAGACCGACTGACTAACCGATTGCCGACACCTCTATTACTGCTCGCCGGGTGCGATTCGAACACACGGTAACGTAAAACGCTACGGCAGTTTTGGAGACTGCTGGGTTAAACCACTCCCCCACCGACGAATTTAAATATTATGTTGCCCCTTCGTATTCAAACCCCTTGTCCTTTACATCTGATACGAACTGCTCGAAGTCACCCATATCGATAGCCAGATCACCAAGGGTACTTACCTTGTTCTTATTGTTGTTCTCATGTATAATCTGCTTGATTGGGCTACTTTCTTCCTCTGTATTAACATCAGCACAATAGTTTCTTGTTTTCGTATCAATTGCCTTGATGATGTTTGGGATTCTGAACTCACCGAACATTAGCTTTACCTCGTCAGCATAGTGCTGGGTGAAGAAGTCCTCAGTACAGGTAACGTACAGTGGCTGCTTTGACTGACCCCTGCATACCTCTATGCAGTTTGGGATCTTTGTGTGGTATGGGTTTTTCGCTATGCCAATCACTGACAGGTGATGCTCGTATTTCTCTGCGATTGCCTCCTGTAGCCTCTTTCCAAGACCTGGGACTCTCTCACCCTCGTCGTTCACGACCCAGACGAATCCATCCACTACTATGCTAGATATTGCATCTACGTCTATCTTCTCAAGGCACTGCATAATGCAAGGCAGTTCACGCTTATAAAGCTCACCTGGCTTGTACTCAGCATCTATTCCCTTCCTCCGGCTGCATACATAGTATTTTACTTTCTCGGATGCCCAAGTTTCAAACACTCCTGCAACTGTATAGGAAAAACCATCGTAATAATATGTATCAAACGCTACTATCATAACAGATAACTTCTATCATATTTGTCCCACGATAAGGTGATCTTACACCTCTTTGTACACCAACGGCTAATTAAGCAACAACTATCACACGAGTAGTCTGAGTTGACCTCGAACCTAATAGCGAAGCCAGTATTTGTAAAGGAGTTGTTCACCTTCTCCTGTAGCATACCGACACATTTGTCCTTTACCTTTATGGCTCTTTTCCTAAGAGGCTTAGGTAAATAGAACTTAACTCTAGTGTTTCTGCCGTCCTCGGAGATAGCATTCTGAACTTTCTCCTTATAGACGGATCTGATGTAGTCAATGATGTCATTGGCGAGTGCTTCCACACTCTTCTCCATCCTGTCTTTCTCAGCCTTTGCTAGTTTTCTAGCGGTTTCAGCCGTGAAGTCATACATACTACTTTGTTGCATATCTGAATGGATATTTACAATGTTCACACCTAAATACTTCTCCGTTCTCGTCAATAGCACGGGCGATGTTAATCTCCGTGTCCTGGTGACATTTTGGGCATTTTACTATCATATTTCAAACGTTTTTAGTTACTACTGCGCAAAGATACTGAAAATATTTCAAATATCAAAGGATTTGCTTATTCTTTTAACGTCTTTTAATCCTTTTCTCTAGTGAACCACCAGAACCCTACAGAGATCCAAGATCCAAGCGAATCTATCACGATCATAAGCAGGACATTGTAATCACTCGTAGCCGTATTCGGGTCGATCCTGTTCTTTAAGCACCACTTCTTGAACTCGTCTGTTATCAGAAACAGGGCTACCACAACTCCAACGACGTATATGTACCAAAACACATTCATAACACTCTACTTTAATTAATATGAGGCTCTAATGAGAATCGGACTCATGCCTAAGCTTTACGAGGGCCTCGTTCTACCACTAAAACTATAGAGCCAAATCTGGAGCTGGGGACAGGATTCGAACCTGCGCTGTCTTTCGAACATGATTACAAATCAAGTGCCTTCAACCTCTCAGCCACCCCAGCATTATTTAATTCCATCCAGCTCATTTGATGAGGCTAAGCCCAGAATCGAACTGAGGCTGCATCTATACCACAGATGCGTTCTACCATTAAACTACAAAGCCATTATTACTCATACGTCGTTTTCTCTCCTCCAAGCATTATATACTCGTCTTCAAGTTTATCATATTCACTCATAAGGTCATATAACTCATCCTTTCGTTTATCATACTCCTTAGAACATTCTTCATGATGCGCTGGATGGTCACAACCAAATAATGCATCCCTCATTTTAAGTGCTGCATTTGCAATCTTAATCTTCATATCCGTGAGATTATGCTTAAATTCAGCAGCCTTATTGATTATCTCATGCTCTTTTACGCCTTGATATAGAATGTCACCAACTCTTATCGAATAAGAATTCTTTTCTTCATCATATGATTCTATCTTACCAGTAAGGCGTTCAGTACCTTCGTACTGTAAATCAGTATTACAATAGTACTCCCATATCTCCCAATTGAAGTCTACTGTTTTCCCAATCTCGTATTTCATAACATTCTCCTTTTTTTGAGCCTCCAGTCGGGGTCGAACCAACAACCTGCGGTTTACAAAACCGCTGCTCTGCCAATTGAGCTATGGAGGCATATAAGGGTACACAATTCCGTCATTTCAACCCCTCCAGATTTGATTTATATTTGCGGAGGGGGTGGGAGTCGAACCCACGTTACACAAATTAACCGTTTGTTGTATGTAATCTTATACTTGCTGTCTGTACCCACAATTTTTATCTTCTCATTCTGTCTCCGAATACTCTCTCGTATTCGTCTTCAACCATTTTTGACCAGTGCATAGCCTCTCCTTCTGGGGTTTCTTTGCAGCCCTTTTCCCATAACTTTTCGAGTCTATTCTCGCCAAGAGCCATGAGTTTACAGGCATATTCCGGTGTGATCTTGTGTACTCCGCAATGTTCACTTGAACAGCAGCTACCACCATAGTATTCACCTGCACAGGCGTATTTCCTGGTTGGATCTAGTGCGTAATGGGGATAGAAGATTTCGACGTTATCGTGGAAATAGTCGCCTTCCTTGTCGAAGCATATATCTATCTTCTGAACGATGCCTGGGAGCATATTACAGGTCTCAACCCAATCTCCAACCTTATAGTCTACCTTAGACAGCATATCTTTCAGAATGTCGTCAATCTCCTTCTGTGTAAACCTCGACTTTTCTTTCTCTTCAAAGTCGAGTATTTCACAGAAACCCTTATCGCAATCATCCATTATCGTAACATTTAAAAATTCGTGCATCGTGTAGGACTCGAACCCACGTCGTGATTACTCACACAGATTAAGAGTCTGTTGCATAACCTCTCTGCCAACGATGCATATGAAAATGTGCTTCCACAGGGAGTCGAACCCTGCTATTCGGTTTAAAAGACCGATGTAATCCGTCTGTCTCCAGGCACTTACCGATATACGATGGAAGCGTATTGGTATGCCCAGAGGGACTCGAACCCTCGACCCCGTGATTAAAAGTCACGTGCTCTACCAACTGAGCTATGGGCACATATTGCGATACAGAATATCTTTGTGCGCCTGGAGGGATTCGAACCCTCGACCCCATGTTTAAGAGACACGTGCTCTACCAGCTAAGCTACAAGCGCATTTGTTTGTATCCTTCCTATGACACTCATAGCTTCAACCTAGTTGACCATCCGTAGAGCGTCACTTTCGCTTTTTACGTTTATAAACCATTACAGTTCTCATATGCTTATTATTTTTTAAAATTTGTTTTTACTTTATCTCAATTAATGAATCGTTCTCATTTGCCTTTCTAATCCACCTCATAAGAAGCAGAGCTTTCTCAGTTGGTTTGAATGCGGCTGTCTCACCGACATCATGCTTGTCTGACAAGTCAATCTCAAGCTGGTACTTCGTACCGTCCACTGCCATGATGTGATAGACTGCTATACCACCAGACATAATGTACTGGAGCTGTGCTGTCCCCTTCACAAGAGGCTTAATATCGTTAACTACCATATCTCTTTTTTATTTCATTCAAAAATTTATCTCTATTGCTGACCTTAGCTGTCTTCTTACCCTTTTTCTCTTCAAGATACATACGTGTGTATATTCCAACAAGTACCGCATTAATGACGGATAACACCAGGAACAAAATATATAATAACGTAACACCTGTTCCATAATCCTTTATGGCTAACATAGACATAAGAGAAAAATTGATAATTGAATTAAACAATTTACCCTTAATACTGTCAGTAAACATTGTAGCTATTGAAAAGCCAATAAGAATTAAAACCACTAATCCAAACATAACACTATTCTTTTAAAATTACTGCGGAGGGCAGTGGAGTCGAACCACACCCCTAGTGGAGCGAAACAACTTAGCAGGTTGCCCCTATCACCGTCAAGGCTTACCCTCCATTTTTATAACGTTTATCTCTACTACTTTTACCCCTATTCAATGCCATATAGTTTTCTGTCATTGCATGACAGTTGGGACAAAGCAGCTTAAGGTTCTCGATTGAGTTATTACCGCTATCACCATCAATGTGATGAATTTGTAATATCGAATTACCAGTAGCTTTATTATATCCCTCAAATCCACATTCTTGACATTTATTGTTATACTTTTCTAATAAGTATTTTCTAATGCTGATTGGAAATGATACATTTGGGTTTATCTTATGTTCCCCTTTTAACCATTTTTCAATATATAATGATATCCCATATTTTGAAGAGCAACTAGGAGAACAGAATTTAGCGTTTTTATACCCAATGAACTTCTTTCCACAAACCCCACAAACATGTTCATATTTTGCGTGAGTTCCTTCAGAGGTACATTTCACTGAGCAATATTTTTGCTGTTTACCAGTCAGCTCTTTTCCGCATACTATACAATACTTTTTTTCCTCCATTCAATAATAATTTATAAATTAGATACTTTACATTCCACCATCCCGTACAACTGTAATGCTTCGCCTTGATTGAATGATACTACGCATTCGTTGCCGACGGTTACTTCTCCAGGTTATTTCCCCTGGTATGTCCTTCTGTATCTTAGTTCTCTTACATTTCTGTAATGTATCTTAAACCTAGCATGATGTTGAACAAAGTTCTTACCATTCCACGTATGATACGTTCCACTAAATATGAAGTACTCACCCCTAATCTCCATTTCTATTTTATTAGGATGTAAATGGTGATACTCTTTTGGTTCTTTACCTTCGTAAGGTCTGAAGTACCCGACTTCAATTGGCTGATGTTCTCTTAACCATTCAAATTGCTTTCTAGTCATTTTATCAACCGCCACCCTGTGATATTGTCGCCCCCAACAGGGAAGGGCTATCTTGCCTTTCTGACCATCGTCCTCTGTAGTTCTCCAGTCCTCACAAATCCGAATTTGCTATAGAACTCTTGAAGCTGGTCTCCACTCATTGCCATATGTGCGCATGGGCATACCAGCAATACAAAGTTGTAGTCCTTATGTATTTCCAGAGCTTTCTGGATTAGGGCTGTTGCAATTCCATTGCCTGCATACTTCTCGTGTACCAGTACCAATTTCATTACCATCAACTTACCATTTCCGTTGCAGTACTCTGCAAATCGGTTGTAGTACTTAGAAGACCCATCTTGGATTACCAAAGACCCAAGACTATGACCGTCTTCTTTCCTCTTCGGAACAATACATTTTTGACTAAACCGTTCGTCATTAACTACTACGATGTCGTAATCTATCATTATTCTCAATTATATGAGTTAAACAATGCGGAGGTGGAGGGATTCGAACCCCCACGCCAGCTCATCACCGACCTACTTGTTTTCAAGACAAGCCTCTTCAGCCATTTTGAGTACACCTCCAATTTAGTGATTAAATGACTCGCTTCTCTGGCGCATATCATTCTGCAACTTTTTTACTTATCAAGCCCCAGCCATAGGCAGCGATACCTTTACTCCTCACAGTATTCATGACTACATATGATTCTTCAAGGGTTGCATTATTAATCACTTTTTGTGGAGAAGGAGGGACTCGAACCCTCTAATATAGCTTGCAAAGCTATCAGTTTAGCCAGTTAGCCTACAACCCCATTATGGTGCAAAGATATATAAAATATCTGAGAAATCCAAATTTTCAAAGAACTTTTTTCGCTGGGGAGGTGGGGTTCGAACCCACGACCAATAGATTAACAGTCTACTGCGCTAACCACTGCGCTACTCCCCAGAATTACAAGTAAGTCTTAGTCGTGATAAAGGGCAATTTCATCCCTAACGCTGCTCTTAAGCCTTGCACTTCCATTTGATTGGAAGCATGTCTGTCTTCCATCATACCACTCTTACTTGTTGCGGGCACAGAAGGATTCGAACCTCCAACCCTCGGCTTAACAGGCCGTCGCTCTAACCATTAAAAAGCTATGCGCCCATATATTAACTTTGGCGGTGCATACGGGACTCGAACCCGTGAATCTCCTCCGTGACAGGGAGGCATCCTAACCTACTGAACGAATGCACCAAATTCTGTGGGGCGGGGCAGAATCGAACTGCCGCTAACGACCTGGATTTTCAGTCCAGCGCTCTACCTACTGAGCTACCGCCCCCTATGTCATACGAAAATGTAATCCATTAGCTTATCCCACCATGTTTCATCTTCGCCATTCTCTTCATAACCATCAAGCCATCCTGGTGTTATGTCTGGCTCTGGATAACTTACCAACCTATGTGTAAGTTCATTCACTCCTCTCTCTGCCTCCTCCTGGGTAAGAACCTCCTGGATGTCCTCCTCTATCACCTCGAAGTGAAGCAAGAAGTCCTCTGTCTCAACCCCTATCGAGTCTACTACGTACCAGTGTTCGTTTATCTCGTTGGCTGTGTATTCCTCACCAGTCCTAAACGTTGACCTGTTGGTCTGCAACTGCTCTGTACATATCACCTTCATATAAACCCGATTTTGATTTTATGGTGCAAAGATATACAAAATTTTTGAGAATTCCAAATTTCTGATTATCTTTTAACACATATTTACAAAAAAAAGCTGCTGAATACTTTTTTGGAGTTCTTCAACAGCTTGGGAAATATATATATATAGTGAAGTAAGTGACTTTTTTACATATTATATCTCAGTATAACCATACAGCTGTTGTCCTCCCCCTGCATCAAAATTAGACGCAACAGAATCACTCCATTTACTTGATGTAGCAAATGTAGCATTGGTCTTGACAATATTATTAACTGTTGTAATCATAATTTAAATGAGTTTAATTTTTCTATAATTATATACTAATTTTCAAAAAGTACCTATTGTACCAAAATTTTTTTTACTTTTTTCTATTTCTAGTGCAAAGATATATATTTTTTTCGACAATTCCAAATTTATAGCAGATTATTTCCGCATTTTTTGCAATTTTCTTTCAGAGAAGCCACATAAGCCAGTGCATCAGCCTCGGTATCAAACGTCAAAACCCTACTACCATCCTTAACGTTGGTTTCAACATCCACACGTGCCTTAGTATGAAGTTCGCCATCAATGATAAGGTAATTATGACGTTTAGCATAATCGCTTATCTTGTAATAGTAGTAACCATCCCAACCAGTCTCTCTGATGATGTCTTCCTGGACTACCTCCTTCACCTTCTTCCTAAACAAGGTGAACAAATTTCTCTTATACACCACATCACCCTTCTTACGGTACACCTTTATCCATGTAACTTTCTTGATGGGTGTGTATGTGATTCTAAGGATAGACCTGTAGAAGCCCTCACTATCCAGGGAGAACTGTTTATTAGTCTCGTAGTTCATAATGCCTCAGTTGCTGCCTGTAGTTCTTTCTGTTCAAAAGTAAGACCTTCTGGGTCTGATACTGTAGAGATATGCTCAATCTTCTTGTAGGTGATGTTATGATATTCCGAACGGTCAACACCTCTGAAAGGTATCTTATCACCGTAGGTATAGCCATCGACATAACCACGATGCCATCTTCTGACACCATCCTTCTCAGTAATGAACTCCACGATGTCACCATCAGCAGCCTCAAACTTCTTTGTAGTGAGGTTATAGAGTTTCTTATCCTTTACGATAATATCCTCTTCTTTGATACGGACTTCGTAGTCACCATTAATTTTTACTACCATATTATTCTCCTTTTAACTTAAAATTTGTATAGGGGGTGGGATTCGAACCCACAACTACCTCTCGATAGACTGGTTTCGTAGACCAGGACGGTCATCCATTACGTTTTACCCCTACATATTAAAAAGGGACGACCAGTTTAAAGTCCTGGCAGACTGTTAACTGATGCCTCACGCCCCTTGCGGGATTAACGCTTCTTCAGTCCGTCTTCAGAATAATTAACAAAATGGAAATTTTACAAGAGAATTTACATTGCTGTACGTCCCTATAAAGTATCCCTGCGTCGTGCTCGGAGTTTAACCTTGCGACGGTGTACTGTGTTTTATGTTCTCCCGTTCCAAATCGATTCCAACACAGGGAATGTGATGGTGAAGGGATTCGAACCCCCAACTGTCTCTCGACAGAACAGTTTAGAAGACTGTGACGGTCATCCAGTTACGTTTTACACCACCATTATTCAAATATAACGTTGTTAGTCCACTCTCTGAACAATAGGTATTGACCATGTGGCTTACCTAGTCTTGAGACGTGTACAATAGCCCTTTCCTCTTTACCAAAAGTTTCAAATTCTACCTTATCTACCTTATCACCTGCTTTGGTATCAAGTAGTTGCAGAACCTTATACTCGAACTTCTGGTTGTCCCAGGTCTTGTAGACTATCTGCTTAACCTCACGGAGTGATTTCTGCCACTCTCTCCAACGCTTCTTTATCATACTCTTATTAAGTGATACACCCAGCAGGATTCGAACCTGCGACCTACTTGCTTTACCATATTGAAATTCTTGCAAGTAATACTCAAATAGACTCTCTCCACTGTGACATTTTGAAAGAATTACTGAATTAACGTCAATTGCAGCACGACTTCCCACGAATAACAAGACCACTGTTGACTTGTCTAATTAATTCTCTACTATCTTTGTATAATTTCAACTTAGGCATTCTTATCCGATACATCGGAATAGAATGTGAGGGTATTCAATGTATTTCCCTCATATCTCCTATATATTTTCTACACATTTATGATACTTTTAATGTTGGCATCACAGAGGCAAACTTAATGCTTGTGAAGTTTCCTCGGACATTAATTTCTCAACTTAGTACGGTATTATCCTCTAGTGTTATTGTTTAACTAATCACACGCGGTTGTGATTCTGTGGACTAAAAAGTCTCTGCGAGAGGATTTCCACCGTTTTAGGGAGATTCTACATAGGGATTTTTCGCCTATGCATCCAAGCACAATCACAGGTAATCTTACGAATAATCGTACATTTTACTTTGTACACCCGCTGGGACTCGAACCCAGGACCCACGGCTTAGAAGGCCGTTGCTCTAATCCACTGAGCTACGGGTGCATCATCTTATTTAGGTACAAACATACTTGTTGCCTTACAATGTGCTACCCTAGCATCTGTAACCTCAGACATTGGCTCTGCTAAACAAATGTTAATCCCATCGAAGAACTGACAATTATTGCAGAATACCTTCTGATGTTTCAGTGTTGGGTCCTTCCTGTAGTCGTAGTCATCATGTAGGAATGGCTTATTCTGGTCAACCGTAATTGAATGTAAAGCCTCATACTTGAATAGAACTGCTGTTATCAACAGGAGACTAACCAATATGATACAGACTATCCACATAGTTTCTTATTTTAAGTCCTTAACTCGTTTAGACACCTCCTCGATTTCATCCAGGAAGTCCTTCTTATTCCTTTCCTCGCCTTTTGCTATGTTTTTAGCAGCTACTATAATCACTGCAAGCAGCACAAGGCACGTAACCAATATAGCTATTAAACGTACTAACATTTCATTATCATTTTAGTTTTACCCTGCAAAGATATACAAAATCTAATTAATAACCAAATTTTTTAAATCTTTTTAAGGAAAAAGTGCGCCTGGTGAGACTCGAACTCACAGAATAACCTACATCCTAAGTGTAGTGACTTTACCAGATTTGCCCACAGGCGCAAAAAAAAAACAGGAAACAATGTTTGTCTAAAGCCGTGTTTACCACTTTCACCAATGAATCGCTTTATTAGAGCGACCCATGAGGGAGTCGAACCCCCATACCGTTTAGGTAGCATTATTTTAGCCCAATACTGCTGTTTGTTTCCTTGGAGTACTGAGGGTGGGACTCGAACCCACATACACCAATTACGTGGTTAATGTCAGTGTATAAGACTGCGACGATACCTCAGTATTAAACCTCAATGGAATCATCATTCCAGTATGGATAGTTAGACTTCTCTGACTCTGGTGTATCTGTGACTTCATAAAAAGCGCCACAGAAGGGACATGTCATATTTGTTACCATTGCATCATCCTCATCACAATCAGCGACTCCTATGTCACTAAGCATAACATTTCCTCCTATTATGAGGTCATGACCACAACGCATACATTTTAATTCCATAATGATAATATTAAAAGTCGTATTTTTCAACTAAAAAACTGAGTGTGCTGTTACGCCAAAGGAGTCCCGTGTGTCCTACCGAAACCTAGGTTCATAACCCCGCCATACTGCCAGTACCTACTCTCTAAGGGTGGACTTTTACCCAAATGTAGGCAGCAGGCCATTGAGTTTACAATGTCATGTTGTTGATTACCCCTCACAGTCAATATCTCCCAGGCTACTTTCTAACTCCTGGTTGCTTAAGGCTCACAGGGAACTTTATGCCCACTCCTTAGAAGATTGCTGCTCTCAAGCCAACTTCCTCAGTGTGTCTACTTGAGCGATTGCTGGGAATTGAACCCAGTACCCCTCGTCTGGACGACGAATGCTCTCCCGAATGAGCTACTAACCGCAAAAAAAAAAGGAAACGGTTGTTGTTTATTTTTAGTGCTCTAAACCAGCTGAGCTACCGCCACATGTAGTTTGAAAAAGTGTGGCGGGCAGGATTCGAACCTACGACCCCTAGCTTGGATTGCTTTTCTAAACGATAACACTTGCTGTACGTTTCCACATTGAGCGGGTAATGGGAATCGAACCCACATCAGAAGATTGGAAATCTCCTACACTAACCGTTGTGCTATACCCGCATGGTGAGCGAATGAAGGGAGTCGAACCCTCGTCCCCTGCTTGGAAGGCAGGTATAATACGCTGACGCACCGTTATACGACACTCGCATGAAGTGGGTTGTAACCGTTACCACTATACCTACACATACGTTTAGGCAGCTAGTTTGGAAGGGCGTGGCTTCCAGGGACTACCGACGTTACGTTGAGCCTCAAATCTCTTTTGATGTCACTGGTGACGGATTCGAACCGCCACGCTAAGCCTAGGACATAGCACCAATCCAGTGAAGTGTTTTTGAGTGAATGAAGGGAGTCGAACCCTCGTCTCCTGCATGGCAAGCAGGTATAATGCGCAAATGCTCCGTTATACGACACTCGCAAATATGAGGGTTTCTATCAACCCTCTAAGTCATCCGTGAACTATTATTTCCCCTAGTTACAGTCGCATTCACGGTTACTCGACTCGTGAGCGGGTAAAGGGATTCGAACCCTCGACCTTCTGCATGGCAAGCAGACGCACTACCCCTGTGCTATACCCGCAAGAATGAACTAGCTTTATGACAGTTACTCCAGGACTGGAGGATGTGCTGTCTGGTTTGGTACTAGTTCTGAGCTGTTTACCTTTTGCAGCAACCGTTTATCTAATCATCTGGTTAAAAGGAGAATGTAGACAGATTTGATGACTGATAAACCTGCGGTTTTTTTTGCGTGTACCGCCAAAGCATAGACTAAATTCTCCTAATGTTACACTCTTTACTGGAGCGTCTTAACAATTGCAGCGCGACCAGTAACTGGATTTACGCCCTGTCCTTCCCAACTGTTAACCTTAACGCCACGATTTGTGAGGTAATCAGCAACGACTGCTGCTCTCTTCTCGGACAACTGCTTGTTAAAATCATCTGTGCCCTCTGGTGAAGCTGTTCCAATCACGTCAACGATGGCATCATTGCCAATCTGATTGAGGATGTTCTTAGCCTCTAGTGAGAGTTCAGCCTTGCCCTGCTCAAACTGGACAATCCAAGCACTGTTGTCAATTACAGTGACTGTGTTGTCAACAATCTTTACCACAGTTGGTTTACCGTCAATACAGGTCTTAAGGTCTTTCTCCAACTGAGCGTTCTCGCTGTTGAGACGGTCAATCTCACTAATCATTGCCCCAACATCCCAAGTCTTGAAACTGTGAGTTCCATTGGAGTTCTTGAAGTGATAGATATAACTACCCATCAAGGCAATCAGCGCGTTGTTGTGGTTGAACTGAATGTGACCATTGTTTCTAAGACCCCAGTACACTGCTGGACTGAATACCAATGAATGTGCTCTCTTCTTACCAATATTGAATGTGAAATCAATACCAGTCTTTGCGACTACATCATTGCCACCGTTGTTAAGGACGTGCTTTAGACCCAAACCTACGATTGCAGATGTCTCGAACACACGAGGCTTTCCGTTGTAGCCAAGGAACATGTTCTGGATGTTCAAACTACCATTCAAACCAAGGTTGATAGCCTTGAACGCTGTCTTAGCATCAGCGAAATGATTGTCAGCAAGGCTTGTGGTTGCCTCGAACTGTAAGCCAAGAACTGGAGTGATACCCTTTGTAGCAACAAGACCCAAGGTCGTGTTAACAGGGAATGCTGAGTTAAGGTCAAGTGGTGTGGTTACACCAGCCGTTGCTCCCAATCCAATGTTGTCAAGAGCGTTACTGTTCTCAGTCGCAATCTGTGCTTGCGCACATACTACAGCACTAAAGAGTGCCAACATTAAAATTACTTTCTTCATTTTTTTCTGTTTAAAACTTTTATTAAAAAATTATTACTTCAAGGTATAACTAGTGCAAAGATATAAAAATTTTTTCAAAAAACCAAATTTTTTCCAATTAAAATGGCAAATCATCCAACTTTTTAGCTTTCTTAATCGTCCATTTATATTGAAATACGTCTGGTTTCCCGACAACCTTTTCTCTCTTGAAACCAGGTATCCTCGTTGTATAACCTTTCCTCTCAAGCGTTCTCACTACTAGTTCAAACGCATCGTAACAATATGGGTGCTCTGAAGTATCAATACGTAACGTCAGAGTTGTGTCCTCATCCAACCCAGCCTCCTCTATGTTAACAAGCAACCTCTTGATGAAGAAGAAGCAATATGCTGGGAAGTTGACATCATCCTTTGTTATCTTCTTATACTCTCCCATTAGTTTAATTTTAAATGTCGTCGGGGCGACACGGCTCGAACGTGCGACCTCAGCATCCCAAATGCCGTGCTCTACCTACTGAGCTACACCCCGATTTGCCCATTTAAGGTATGGGCTACCATAACAGGAAACCTTTGTTGTTTACTAAAAGCTCTACCAACTAAGCTACCCCGCCATTTTCTGTGTGCCTAGTGGCGGGGGTGGGACTCGAACCCACGACCTCTCGCTTATGATGCAAAATGAAACTAAATCATTGCTGCAAGTTTCCTTGTCGGGAAAACTGGACTCGAACCAGCGACCACAGCATCCCAAATGCCGCATTCTACCTACTGAACTACTCCCCGATTAATTACTGTGCAAAGATATATATTTTTTTTCACAATTCCAAATTTTTCGTAACTTTTTTAAGCATTATTCAGCATGCCACCGACACTGCATTATCATTAGGGCACGGTGAAATATGCCGATTGCTCCTATACTACGCCCTTTAGCCATCATATAGTCCTCTTAAACGCTTTGGGTGTTTGACAGGATTCGAACCTGCGGTGATAAACATGTGCCACAAACATGCGCCTTCAGCCACTCGGCCACAAACACCATATTCTTTGGGTGAAAGGTGGGGACTCGAACCCACAGCCTCCTGGTTCACAGCCAGGCACTCTAACCAACTGAGCTACAATCACCATGTAAACAGGAATCGTTTCAACTAAGATGAGGCAGGATTCGAACCTACGTCTCCTGGTAAAATCCAGGGCTTTAGTCCACTAAGCTACTCGCCTGGAGTCTCTTAATCTGCTGTTAGATTCCTTGTCTGGAGGGTTGGATTCAAACCAACGAACTCTGCTATCTCATCACGGCTACTTTGCAGAACTATGTTGCCGTTTCCTCCAGGATTTGTCTAGGTAGAGGGACTCGAACCCCCACTTCCTACGCTCCAAACGTAGAGGCTTAACCAATTAGCTGACACCTAGATATTTTTGTCGGAGGGGAGGGATTCGAACCCCCCTACTGCAAGACCAGTACGACAATTTGTTAAAGCAGGGCAGATTTACAGTCTGCTGCCGTTACCCTCCGATTGACGGGAACTCTTTTTAAACGGATTTTGAAGTTGCAGTTCAATGTTTAAACACTTGCTGTTAGTTCCCTTATTTTTTCGTTTAATTCTTCTATCTCTGATTCGACATATCCAAGATTCCTACTGAACCATTCTTTTCTACCATTGAGGTAATCTATTCTCTCCTTAAGCAATTTAATGCTACTTTCAACACTCATCATATTATATTATTTAAATTTCCCAAGCCGTATTGCATCAACCAGATATGTGTACACTCCGTACCAATCGGTCTCAGCATCGAATCCAAACTTATCGTCTATACCGACATTAAAGTAAGTCTTCTCGTCAAAGCATGACAGGTCATTGTTCTTGGTCTCTGGATTAATGTTGATGTAGTCGAACTTGATATGGTTCTCCTCGAACACCTTACCATACACCTCCTCAATTGTCTCCCTGTAGGATGAAGACCATAGTATGAGGCTGATGTTACTGGCGTAACTCATGAGTTCCAATGCTTCCTTCGCAAAGGGATACCACTTGTGTTCCTCCTTGTTATGGTAACAAGCCTTGAAGATTGTATCATGGATGTCAACCAGTACATATATCTTCTCCCAATTGCGTTGGCGCATTCTCTCAAATGCCCTATCGAAACTTTTTCTTATATCCATAGCCACACTAAGATGGACTCGAACCACCTACCACAGAACGCTGGTTCTGCATGCTACCGTTACACCACAGGTGAAATATCGTTGGGTGAGCAGGATTCGAACCTGCGGTGGATGTAACACCACAATAGCTTCAGAGACTACCGCCTTAAACCACTCGGCCATCGCCCAATAAAAATTTTAACCTCAACTTACCCTCTACCTAAGAATAGGAAGGGGATTCGAACCCCTTTGTTGCATTTACCACAATCTCGGTCAGCGAGGTGGAGTCGAACCACCATTCGTTGGGGTACTCGGATTCGAACCAAGAATGACAGGACCAGAATCTGTAGTGTTACCATTACACCATACCCCAAAGTAAATAGAGACGTGCGCAATGTAGACATGGATTCATCCTTTCGGCAATCCCTAGTACGGCAATTATCCGTAAATCCACCGTCTCTACTTATAATAAAGGGAACATTTTTTTTGTTTTCCTAAATACACATTCTAGTAACTTAATACTTGCTGTATGTTCCCACTCTGTAGCCCAGCTAGGAATCGAACCTAGTTTCTCTGTGTGAAAGGCAGTGCTCCTACCAATAGAGGACAGGGCCAAGTTTGTCCACTACGAACTACGAGAGCGTGTCTCATGGACTATGACGGTCAACCGAAGTCTTATTAAGTATCACGTGCTACACCGTCAAGACTTTTGTAGTCCCAGGGGGACTCGAACCCCCATTATCTGCGTGAGAGGCAGGCCTCCTAACCTGTTAGAGGATGGGACCAAATAAAGATGCTGTGTTGGAGGCGTGAATCTCTCGCCCACTTTAGCCCAAACGAGGCGTGGAAAACACGACTGCTTGGAAGGGTACGACTTTCCACATTTAATCTACTTCAGTGCATTTCGAACTACACCTTTTCGAACATCTTTGTAGCGCATAGGGGAATCGAACCCCTGTTCTCACATCGAAAGTGTGGTGTCCTACCACTAGACGAATGCGCCATCCTTTTAAAGTTTCACAGTGCAAAGATATACAAATTTTTTAAAATCCCATTTCTTCTTTGGTGGGTTCTTCTAAACCACCTCTTCTAATACCTTCTGCTAGAATTTTCAAAATTTTCCTATCTTTTTCTTTTGGGAATCTTTTCTCAGCAATTCTATAACATTTTCTTTTTTTCATATTGAATACTCTAGAATTCTTGCATTATTACCTCTATAGTCTTATTTCTCCTTCTTATCGAAGCCATCCAGAATCTCTTGAGCCAGACTTATCATTTCATCCAATGACTTATGAAGCTCAGTAGGTTCATAGCAACGAGGCTCTACATAATCCTCGTCTGTACTGCACTTGTGGCTGTTATCCTTCCACCACTTCTTAAAGTAGCGTGGGTGAACATCACAGTGGTGAGGAATCTCCTTGTACACTGGAACTGAAAGCATTCCACCACACTCCAGCTTTCTTCCGACTACCTTGGTCTCCTTCCGTCTGTAGTTCTTACAGTCTAAACAACTATTCTTGCACATAAACAAGTCATTTTAAAGTTTCACGGTGCAAAGATATAGAAAATTTTCGAGAATTCCAAATTTTGAACCAATTTTTTTCATTTTTTAACAAAAAAGGCAGATAATCATAGTAGATTACCTGCCCAAAAATAAAAGCCTATGTTTAACTAAAATCCTTTTCACTGGAATTTCCAACTAATCTACTACACAAAAATACACGCACGACGGCCTTCGCCTGGATACTGCTCATACCCATGCTGTCTAGGCTCTTCTATTCCGTGTAGTATAATTGATAAGTTCATAATTGAAATATTCGTTTATTATAAATATAATGATATTCTTAAAAAAAACAAGTCTTTTCCGTAATTTTTTTATTCTGCTGGATGACGTGCTTCCCACTCGGCTTGCCAAGTAGCCTCAATCTCTGGAGTAACCTCCTGGTAGATGTCAGTACCGTAGGCTTTACCAAGAATCTCGCAAGACCAACCGAATACGGTAGTACCTGTGCTTCCAATCTTGTACCATGTCCTTCCATCATGTCCACAGTTTGCAATCTCCCATACCTGGTGTACCATATAGTAATCACCCTGCTCACTGGTCATCTTGCAGAATACTGCATCACCCCTTGAAGGAGGAGTATCAGCCCGTCTTAATGGTACAATCTTGCAATACTCCATGTGGTTGATAAGTGGTCTCATGGAATCTCCAGCCTCCCAGTGGTAGACTGTCTCACCATGTCTAAGTGCCTCAGCGATTTCCTCGCTGTCCTGGACTACCCTTATTCCATCGATAGTCTCTGGTTCATTTACTATTCTCATGTTTTATCTTTCGTCTAAAAAATCTACTAAACTACCCCTTCTGTATGGGTTTATATTAGCAACTCTAAGAAGTGCTTCGTCAATGGTAATCAACTGAGCATCAACAGCCTTGAAATAGTTATCAAGGTCATCGATATACTTCTCAATACCAACGATTGGTTCGAGTTCCATATTGAAACGAGGTATCTTAACATCCGATGGCTGGTTGATTTTGAATTTCTTCATCCTCTCGATAGCCAACTCTTCGAGTCTCCTCTTCTCAGCCTCTGCCTTTTCAGCCTCTTCAATTTGACGCTTTCTAGCCTCCTCTTCCTGTCTGATTCTCTCAGCCTCTGCCTCAGCTTTCTTGCGCTTAATCTCCTCGTATTCCTCTACGGTTAAACCACCAAGCTCATCCCATGTGATAGTGAAGAACTCGTTAGGGTTAACGCCATCAAGGTACTTAGGGTCAACACCATAGCAATTATCAAAAGAGCCATAGTCTACATCATGCTTTTTCAACTGAATGTAGATGAATACCTCGTCCTCAGAAGAAATGAAGTTACCATGAGTAAACAGCTTGGTCGATGGATGAACTATGCAGGCATCCAGAGGCTTGTGGTCTGGCACAACGACACCGTTACCGTATACGATAGGTTCGTTGCTCTCAACCATGATAGACCTCTCAAACTGCTCTTCCTTAATCAGCTTACCGCTAGGAGACAGTACGTAACCGTCTGAGTAGTCACTGAATCCTTCTAGCTTAAGAACTATATGCCTTATGGTGTTGTCTACATCACTTCTAGGTGTGGTAGCAAGGTTGTGTTCGTCAAAGTCGATTACATCCTTTACATGCACCCAGGACATCGTTTTTGGGAAGAGCTGTAGACCAGCCTCATACTCAATACCGATGTGCTCACAGTCATTCTTAGACAGGGTGTAGATATTACCGACCTCTCCAGAAATCTGCTTCACAATCAATGAGTCAACCTTTACACCACCGTATTCGTCATGGATACCGATAAGCTTATATATCTTCTCAGAACCAGCGAAACCATCACATCCAGGAGTAGTAAGGGCATACTTCTCACCAACGATGAACCTAGGCATTGAGTCATAATTATCCTCAGCCTCTACAATTCCCATTTCGGTGAAATCGATAGCCTTGAAGAGGTTATTAGGCATAGTGAATCTCTTCTCTACCTTTTTCTCCTCTCTCTTAGGATACCCGTATCTTATTTGTGGTACAATAAACTGTGTTGACTTACTTCTATAGTTCATATCTTCTGTGTAAACCAGTTGACTAACTGGGATTTTGATTTGACAATCTCTCGAAAACTGTAAAACTACGTTACCCTCGGAGTCAGTGACTGCTGAGTGGAGTATGGTCTCCTTGGGCAACGTGAAGTTCATATTTTTTATCTTAGCCATTATCTAACGAGAGCAAGTTTTGACCACGCTTGCCCTGGAGTTCTCTGGCTACAATCTTCTGGGTTGAATCGGCAATGCCAATAGCCTTCATTGACATTTCCTTCTCCAACTTGACAAGCTCTGCCTCGGCAGCAGCACGTTTCTGAGCACCCTCCTGCTGAGCCTTCTGAACGCCCTCTACTGTAGCAAGCAGCTCCTGTGTGGTCTTACGAAGGGTCTCAATGTCAAGCACTGAACGCTGAGCCTGCTTAGCGACCTCAATAGCTTGGGTCTTCATCATTTCAGCATTCTTCTTGAACATTTCATTGGTAGCCTCAGTCACCTTGTTACTAATCTCGATACTCTGCTTCTGGTTGTACAGAGCCACAGCAAGTGACATCTGGTTCTTCCACAGAGGGATAGTCATGGTAATCTGCTGCTCGGTGTTCTGAGCGTCCATCTGGTTGGTACGCTGGATAATACGAATCTGAGTCAGCGACTGCTTGAATGCGTAGCGCAACATAATAAGGTCTGTGATACGCTTGTCGAGAGCATTCTTATACTCCTCGATGTCGCTAATCTGATAGTCCTCGAACTCGGCTGCATTAGCCTTCATGTTCTCCAGAACCTGCTCCAGCTCCTGTGACTTCATCTTACCAGCGATGATAAGGTCTTCCAACTGGTCTACGTAGTCACAGTTATTCTGGAACTGCTTCTCCAAGTTGTTATTGTCACGGATAGCAATCTGACGAGTTGCCTCCAGCTTCTTCACGATACCGTCGATATTCTTCTGAATGGTGTTGTACTTAGCCTTCACCTGCTCAACGGAAATAACAAGTCTCTTGAGACCAGGAATTTTGCGGAGGAATTTCTTGACAGCACCAGGTGCTTCAAGGTCATCGATATCAACCTCATGAAGCTCACCAAGCAGGTTAGCAATAAGGTCAGCCGACTCCAGGCTGTTCTCACGACTGAATGACTGTGTGAGGAAGTCGCTGGAATAGGTATCCATTGCATGCTGCAAGTCAGAACCATAGGTAGAGATACTGGTCAAATCCTTCTCATTGAGGGATGATGCAATATCCTTGTAGTACGCAAGGCTCTGAGGAGAGAGGTTCGCAATATTCACCTCACCGTTCTCATTGATGCGCTTCTGAGGGACGGATGGAGTGCCACCCTTCAACTCAGCCTCAGCCTCTGCTGCAATCTCATCAGCAGCCTTTCTGGTTCTTTCAACCTTTGGTTTTGGGGCTGGTGTGGTAGTTCTCCTAGCTCTTCTTGTTCTTGTGGTTGTTGTGGTGGTTGCACCCTCCACTACCTCAGCATCAACAACTGTGGTTTGCTTTTTACTTCTTGTTGCCATTATTCTATTAATTTAAAGTTATAATACTCAATTTGGTGCAAAGATATATTTTTTTTATGTGAATTCAAAATTTCCCGTGTTAAAAAAAGTAAATCAACAAAAAACTACCCATGCTGTGGGTAGTTAATTGTTTAGAATGGGAGGTCATCTGCTGCGTCGCTTGCTGCTCCTGCGGCTGCTACTGCTGCTTGTTCGTCCTGCTTCTTCAGCTTTCCGAAGTCAGCTCCAGTCGTTGTTGCGGCTTCGCTTACCTGTGTTGTTCCAGAACCACTTGATACGAAATCAACTCTGTCTGCAAACACATCGTGTGAGATAGCACTCTCTCCAGCCTTAGTCTTATAAATAGAAGTGCGAAGCACACCACGAACATCTACGTGACTACCCTTCTTCAAATGCTCCTGCATCTTGATGGCTCTGTCACTCGTCCACATTACATTTACCCACGTGGTGGTTCTCTCACCACCGTTAAAATCGTCAGTTGCTACCCTAAAGGATACCATCTTCTTTCCGTTCTTGGTTTCTCTGATTTCCGAATCAGCACCAAGCCTTCCTATCAGTTCTACATTCAACATAATGAATAAAGTTAAGTTAAAAATAAATTAGATATATAAAATTAAATCTTTATCATTTTGAGTCAGAGACCAGCCCTGCTTCTTGAGGTCTTCAAGGTCTTCCACTGGCATATTTGAAGCAAGCAACTCATTGACATCTATTGAGTAATAGTAGTCAAGAGTACCCCTGTCCATTTCCAACGATGGGTTGACATACACCTGTATGTTATACAACTCAGCAGCTGATATCTGATACTTGGTAGTATTGTTATCTCCAAGTGCATTCTTTAACTCTCCTAAAGTCATATTTTCTAATTTTACAGTGCAAAGATATATTAAAAATTTGAAAAAAACAAATATTTATAGAAAAAAAATTATGAAACCAAGTAAATTTGTTACAGTTAAGGGTAAAAAAGCATGGTTAATGCTCCCTGGATTCAGTTGTTTTACCTGGAAGGGTTATGCTTATTGCAAGTCACAGAAGGAGGCTGACAAGATTAACGCAACCGACAAAATTGACAGCCAGATGGAATCACACGAGACTATCCACATCAGACAAGCAGAGTCAATGAAAGATTCATGGTTCAGATTCTACACCAGATATGTCTGGGAATGGCTTCGTAACTTCTCTCTCATATTCGTTAACTTCTATGCCCCATACAAGTTTATGGAAATTGAAATCGAGGCTTACCTAAACCAGGATGACTGGGACTACTGCATGCAAGGAACTAGATATCAGTGGTTTAAACTTGAGAAGTGTCTTACACTTAAGGAAAAACGTACTATGGCTAAGGAATATTATAAGAATAAAACCTATTACACAGCATTCCTTCGTAAAAAACTGAAAAAGATTGGATGTCTATATGAAAAAAATGAGGACTAGTCTCCTAGTCCTCATTTTTTTATTAGAAGAATTTAATCTTATCCTCCTGTGCCTTGATGTTCATCTTTGGCTTCATAAAGAACTCAATGTTGACTGTTGGCTCAATGAGCTTCACTATCTCCTCCATTGGCTTGTAAGCGTCTGGAGCTTCGTCAAGGGTCTTCTCGTCGGCAGTGGTGGTGTAAATCCCAGCATCAGCCATCTGCTTCTTGAAAGCCTCTGCATCAAGTGTGTCGAAAGCCTTTGAACGGGACATAATACGTCCAGCACCATGAGGAGCTGTGTAGTTCCAGTCCTCGTTCGACTTACCTGTGCAGATTGAGATACCATCCCTCATATTGAATGGGATAATCACTCTCTCACCCTCGTAGGCACGGATAGAACCCTTACGAATCATCATGTTTGGCTTTCCAGTCAGAGCCTTGAAGTCGTAGTCGATATAGTTGTGTGTGGTAGTGATGAAGTCAACTGGCTTTCCACCGTCAGACATCTTCCTATATATATCCACAACCTGCTCGTTGATGACCTCGTGGTTCAGCTGCGCATAGACCTGGGCGATAAGCACATCAACCAAGTAGCCCATAAGGTGCTCACCAGAGAGGTAGCCTGGAATCCTATGGGAAAGGTACTCCTCCCTTGCAGCCTTCAGCTCCTCCTTTATCTTGGACTTGTCGGTATTCTTAGCCTTGACGTTGTTCTCAAGCATCTTCATTTCCTCCTTGGAAACGGTCATACTCTTGGCAATCTTATTCCAGTAGTTGAACACAGCCAGACCCAGCTTACGTGACCCACAGTGTACGCATACGCAGTACTTACCCAACTCCTCGTTGACATCGTACTCCAGGAAGTGGTTACCACCCCCAACGCTACCGATAGACTTCAAGAACACGCCATAGTCAATACGAACTCTGGTACACCACTTCTCCAAGTCCATCTCACTGTTGAAACGGATTGCGTAGTCAGCGAACTGAGGATACAATGCGCACAGTCTATCCATAGCAGCATTCACTGCCTTAGTGATACGCTTCCACTCAATCTTAGACTTGTCGTTGATTGAGAAGCCGAAAGGTATCTCCTTACGAATCTTGTGCTCGAACTCCTTCATGTTCTCATCCAGAATTGGCTTGTCAAAGAAGGTGGCTGATATGGTACAGCCTATGTCACAGCCAACGTGCTCTGGGTTAACATGGTCTTTCTCGATGTCAACAGGGCATGAGAAACCAACAACGATACCCTTACCATCATGGCAGTCTGGCATAATACGTATCTTTCTGTCCTTGAATGCGATACAATCCGCAATCCTGTATATTGTTGAGAATGCCGACTCCTCAACATTGTCTGTAAAGACCTTTACATCCTTACAATACTGTCCTTTAATCTCTAACATAATTTATTCCTCCGTTTTTTCTTCGTTTTGGTTAATATAAAGCATAATCTGCTTGAGCTGACCAGGCGTGAAACTATCCATTGGAAGACCAAGGATTGTCTTGCCCTTTGTGTTAGCCTTCTTCTTGTACTCTTCCATTTTCTGGAACTCCTTCATCATCTTGTCGATAGCTTTCTTTTCAGTAAGCTTCTCCTCAAGACCAGTTACGTCAATTCTGTTAGCACCGACCTCACTAAAGATGCTTGACAAATAGAAGAATGAACGCACAATCTCCTTCGCTTTCTCATAGTCAACAACTGATATCTGACCGCCATTATGGGCATGCAGTATATAGTTGTCACCAGTATTGAAAGAGGGTACAATAATCGATAAGTATGCGTCATTATGTACACCAACATGGTCTGATATTCTCAGAACCTTTCCCTGTATTGTGTAATACCTTGACTTCAAACCAGCGGAAAACTCACACTTCCCATATTTCTTAATAAGGGAGTCAACGTAACGCTCTATTTTGTCCTTTGGACGAATGTATACTTTTGCCATAATTTACCCAAGACACGTTATTTTATTACCAATAAGGTTTTTTCTGTAAGTCTCAGCATCCTCTTTGCTTGAGAACATATTGTCAACAAGACTTCTCCAGTGGTCGGCTACCCTATCCTTACCATGATATGTCATCTGGACAATACCTCTTGAGTCGATGAAGTAGTACAACTCAGCTACATGGAAATCAGTAGCCTTAAGACGCTCACTCCTACTCCTGTCATTTGCAGACGTTACGGTATATTTGTTGAACTTCACTGAGAAATCAGTAATAACATACAGTCCACCAGGGAACTTTGAAGGAAGCTTGCCTGGATTAGGCACTACCAGAGTACCATTTGGGAACTTTCTAAGGCCAAGCTCCTCCTTGAGGATGCTCTCATCAAGCTTGAGATATGGTGGCAGAATCTTGCCAGATATTTCAAGAGAAAACACACCATTCTCAAGGGCTACAATGTCACCCTTCTTGATTCCGAACTCTGGGATGTTAATCTTAAAAGAAAAATAAGCCTTCATATTCTAATATAAATTAGTCATTAATAATCTTGTTACTTTATCGCATTGTTGAGTACCTTGCTCACCTGTCCACGTCTGAATCTCTCAACTCCAGCGTTGTAGTTATCCTTCTTGCACTCCTCAACGAAGTTGTCGAACTCCTCAATCGTCATGGAGTGTGGCAGGTATCTCTTAACCTTTTCAGCGTTGTCGAACGCTATGGTTGTTGGGCAAATAATAACCCTGTAGTCAAGGTTCTCCGTTATTAGTATATAGAACTGAGCGTTGAAGTGGTAATCTCTCATGGGTATTCCATAAGCTTCCAATGGTTTCAAAAACTCAAGCTTGTTAGATTTGACCAGTTCATGAATTGCATCATCTATATCCTGTAAGTGGGACATTGAAGCATTAAACTTGGTTGTATACTTCCTAACACCCTCTTTGCTTTTCTTGAGTCCATTCAACATATTTTTCTTCATTTCACTCTCAGCCTCTCGTACACCAATATAGTACGGTAGTACGATTACCAGCAGAAAGATGAGAAAACCAATTCCAAATACTACTAAAATCTCATTCATTGTAACCATGACCTTATCTTTTTATTTTTCTGCTTGCAAAATTAGACAAAAAATCTGAGATTACCAAATATAATCCCAGATTTTTAATTTCTTTAACGTTATAGGTGTTACATCACCTTGCCGTTCTTCTCAGTAATCAGACCTCGGAAGATGTCGATGATGAACGGACGCTGCTTGCGCTTGAACTCCGACTTGATGGAACGCTCGATGACCATTTCAACAGTAGCCTTTCCGTGCTTATTGCACAGGTCTTTAAACACTCCGTAGTCATAGTCCTTGGCAACCACCATAGTCTTAATTCGTGGGTCAAGACCAACCCATGCACATAGAATCTCGTCCACGTCATCGTAGGTCTTTCCTGGGGCAATCTGAGCAAGGTCTCCACCTTCTTTCACACCGTTACCATCGGTAGGCATAAGTGCAATGGATGCCTCAAGTGCCTTGGAATCCTTAAACACGTTCTTCTTCATCCACTTAGCTAGACCGTACACCTCGTGCTTCCACAAACCACCGATTGGGTTGAAATCACCATCATCACCATGAATTGTCCAAAAGCCCAGGAAGTGCTCTGTGAGGTTGTCAGTGTCCACCACCAGACCACGTGTCCTTGATGCAATGTCATACAGGGTGAGCATACGCAGACGTGCCTTAATGTTACCCTTTGAGATAGGAGTGTCTGGAATTGTAGAAATGGTATTCTTGCAGAATTCACTCATAACTTCAAATGGCTTCTGGAGGTTAATCTCGTCAAAGGTGGTACAGAACTCATTACCAGCCAGTGATGCAGCACTAATCTCGTCTTCCTTATTAGTTGAGCAAGGTAGACTGAATCCAGCAAGAACAGGTGCTTCACCACCCATGAACTTTGCCTGGTATCTTACCAGTGCTCTGTTGCACAATGCTGCGGTTACTGTGGAATCAATACCACCACTGATGCCCAATACAAGGCACTTAATGTTATTATCTGATACGTACTGAACGATACCGTCTACGATGTTGTCAAACACCTTCTTGTAATTCAACGGTTCTGTTCTAAATGTCTCTACCATATTATTTCAATATTTTTAATTTTTGTTTATCTCTATATTCTTTATTATACTTTCTTATCTCCTCTTTATGGGTTTCACGATACTTTTTTTTCTTAGCCTTAAGTTCTTCTTTATGAGTCTCACGATAAGATTTTATTTCTTGCTTATGGGCTTCACGCCATTCCCTAAGTTTTTTACTTATCTCTTCCCTATTAGCTTCACGATACTTTTTTTTATATTCTTTTTTTTCTTCCTTATGGGTTTCATAATACTCTTTATATTTTTCTTTATGATTATCATTATATGTTTTAAAATAGTCTTTTCTTTTTTCTTTTATTTCTTCTTTATGAGAATGATAATAAACTCTTTGCAAAGCTAATAACCATTCTTTATTCTCTTCATAATATTTTTTAGTTATATTGTTAAGATGCTCTTTGTGCTCCCTATAGTAACGTCTAGATTTTTCGTTGAAATATTCTTTATTAGCTTCATAATATTCTTTCTTGCGTTTCTTTTTTTCTCCATCAGTCAGTAGTGGCTTTTTACCTAGTTCACCACCTTTAGTCTTATTAAGAACAAAATAAGGACTATTATTACGATATTCACTTATCCAGTATTTTTCACGTTCAGCACCTTCTTCAACAGTCAAATCATTCTCAATGATTATCATTTTAGGATGCTCAACATGATGTTCGCTGCTGAATTTATATGTTGTTTCAGTTGAAATATGTTTATGCCTATAATGCCTTGACTTTGGATTAATGGTTCTACCAACATAAATGGTATTTAGTTCCTCCCATAGATAAACGTAAATATTATCTTTTTTCTCACTCATAGTAATATCTGTTTACTATAAATATTACTACAAGTGAGAAAAAGTCGATTTTTTTAAGAATTTTTCACAACTACAAGTGTATAATCTTTCTTACCCTTCTGGAGAAGCAGGTATTTTCCGTTGATAAGGCTGCTCATGTCAATTACTGTCTTCTCGTCATTTACCTTCTCCTTGTTAATGGAGAAACCGTTAGCCTTGATGAGCTTACGAGCCTCTGACTTAGAAGGCACTTTATCGTGCATAGTAGCCAGGTCGATTACGGTCACACCACTGGAAAGCTGTTCCTTTGGAATCTGGGCAGTAGCAACCTCTCCCTTTATGAACTTCCATCCGTTCTCGTCTACGTCTTTGATATCAATGCCACCGAACAGGAATGCGGTAGCCTGTTCAACACCATCCAAGGCATCCTTGCCGTGAATCATGTCAGTCATGTACTCAGCCAGTCTTCTCTGCAATAAACGCTTGCTTGGGTTCTCACGGTGCTTGCTGATAAGCTCGGCAATCTCGTCTAATGGGATAAGTGTGAAGAGCTTGATGTAACGCTCTGAGTCCTCGTCAGACTGATTCAGCCAGAACTGGAAGAACTCGTATGGGCTTGTCTTCTCTGGGTCAAGCCAAATGTTACCCTTCTCTGACTTACCGAACTTCGTACCATCAGCCTTCGTCACCAACGGCCAAGTCAACATACAGGCATCATCCTTACCAAGCATCTTACGAATCAGCTCAATACCAGTAGTACCGTTTCCGAACTGGTCACTACCACCAATCTGAAGCTTACAATCGTAATTCTTATACAGCTCAACAAAGTCGTAACCCTGGAGAAGCTGATAGGTAAACTCAGTGAATGACATACCACTACCCTCACGTTCCAGACGCTTTTTAACAGAGTCCTTTGCCATCATGTAGTTAACGGTGATACACTTACCAACCTCACGTGCGAAATCGATAAATGAGAAGTTCTTCATCCAGTTGTAGTTATTGACCAGGATAGCAGCCTTGGGGTCATCGTTATCAAAGTGAAGCAGCTTGCTCACCTGCTTGCGGATACCCTCGATGTTGTGCTCAACGGTCTCAGCACTCAGAAGCTTACGCTCCTCTGACTTAAATGATGGGTCTCCGATAAATGCCGTAGCACCACCCAAAAGAACAATAGGCTTGTGACCGTAGGACTGGAGCAACTTAGCGGTTGTAAACGCCAGCAAATGCCCAAGGTGAAGACTGTCCGCTGTGGGGTCAGTACCTACATAGAATACGGTTGGTTTACTAAGCAACTCTTCGAGGTTGCCAGAGAGACTTGCAATCAGTCCTCTCTCTTTCAATTCTTTAAGTAATGGATTATTCATAAAATATTATCTAATGTTACAAACTATCTGTGTAAACTAGCAGTCTCCTTTTACTGAGTACAGCATTGACGATTGAAAGCCTCTGCGCCTCCGTAATGGTTTCCTTCCTGGCTTTTCTCTTCTGCCTGGAGTTAGGGTTTCCATGCTCCTTTCTTCTAGAGCTGCTATTACCCTTGTTTTTATTCTTGCCTCGCTTGAAAAAATACATAATCAATATAACAATCAATCCAATAACTAAATTTCTATTAGTCATTACGGGTGCAAAGTTATAAAAAAAATCTGAAATAACAAAATTGTTTAACAAGTTTTAACCTGGCTGCTTAGGAATTAAGATTCTATACAGGTTACAACCTATTAAATTACCTAAAAGCTCAGATGCCCATATTGCCATTACACTGCCACTCAATATAATATGACTCTTGGTAAATACGAACTCCTGGCTACACAGGAAATAGAATGCATCTGCAATACTATGGGTGAAACCACACATGATAAAGAGAGGTACACCGAATAGCAATGGGGTGAGGTGTTTCTTTCTGGCAAAGTTAACTGCCGTTGTCATGATGAATCCGCAACAGATGGCTGCAAGGAAGCAGTTGAAACAACCTGCACTAAGCCTCTTCTGGACTATCTGAGTAGACGTTTCGATAAGCTCTGGTGATGTACTCCATAGAAGCATTGACATAAACCCACAGCCAATGGCATTGCCGAATATGATTATCATCAGCTCCATCCATTCCTTCGGACTCTTTGGATTGAAGAATCCTGCTGTACCAGTATAGAGTTTCAATGCATAGTGAACAACTGTGAGTAGTCCGAATGAGAAGAGTACAGCACCCCACAGACCGCCTACCTTCATAAACGCAGTACCACCCATAGCGATACAAATACCAGCCAGGGCTGATGAATTAAACAATCTTACAAATTCCTTCATAATTAATATCTTTTCTGCAAAGATATAAAAAATAAACGAATTATCAAAATTACTTAACTCTATTTAACAAAAATGACCATCAACTCTCATCAATGGTCATTTAATTTATGGTAGAAATTAATCTAACTATAGTCTCGATTTTTTAATATTTTTTTAATAAAAATACTTGTTTTAATTACCCAAATGTTATTTTTTATGTGAGAGAGATATTTATTATAAAGATTTTAATTATGGAAAAGATTACAGTTGAATGCATTAAAAAACTAGTTGGTAATAAGTATGATGTCATTTCATATAATGGAAGTAAAAAACCAGTTATATTATCTTGCCCCATTCACAGAGAATTTAAACTTAGGTTAGACCACATTAAAGAACACTTAAATGGAGACTTGTGCCCATACTGTATAAAAGAAAAAGAAGTCCACGAAAAGTTTCTTGAATTTGTGCGCAAGGGAAATGATACGCATAATGGGAAATATGTTTATCACGAAGAATGCTTCACCAATATGTCCACCAAAACAATAATAACCTGTCCGATACATGGAGACTTTGAACAAATTGCGAATAATCACGTCTGGGCTAAACAAGGATGCCCAAAATGCGCTAATGAACGTAAATTAGGGAAATACAAGTATACTAGAGAAAAGATTATTGAAATGTGTAAAAAAACTCATGGCGACAAATATATCTATGACGATATTGTGTTCCAAGGGATGAAGAAAAAAATACTCAACATAAAATGTCCTAAACATGGGTATTTTGACCAAATTGCATATGACCATATAAAAGGATTTGGATGTGAACAATGCAAATTTGAAAATCAAACTATGGCAAAGGACGAATTTATTTCAAGGGCAACTGAGCTACATAATGGATTTTATAAGTATAATTCTGAAAATATGATATATGTTAACAACAATATTAAAGTTCCAATAATCTGCCCAATTCACGGTGAATTCTGGCAAAGACCAGCATATCACTTAATGGGCGGTGGGTGTCCACATTGTCAAAGCTCAAAGCTAGAGTCAGAACTAATGGACTTCTTTAAAGATAACGGCATCAACTTCATACATAAGTTCCATACAGACTGGCTTGGTAAACAGGAAATAGATTTATATCTGCCCAATTACAATGTCGGTATAGAATGCCAAGGGTTGCAGCACTTTGAAGAAGTAAAACAGTTTAAGGGTAAAGATGGACTTAAAGAAAGGCTAGAAAGGGACAGACGGAAGTTAATATTATGTGGTGAAAATAATCTTAAACTACTATACTATAGTAATTTAGGGATTGAATATCCTTATCAAGTATTTGAGGATAAAGAAGAATTATTAAAAGAAATAAGAGGGACTAATGGTTAATCCCTCTTATTTTATTGCTACTACAACTTAATGTAATTGAGTATTTCCTGGCTAAGCGCACTCATTACTAGTTCCTCAGCTGTTGGTCTACGGACTTGTCCAGTCTTCTCGTCTTTTACCATATCGTCTCCGACAAGCATACTGATAATACTTCCGTCAAATCCACTAAAGAAATGACATCCTGGGTCATGGGCATTACCTTCATAATCGGTATTGCCATATCTAGCGGCAACATCCCACCAAATAAAGGTCATATTATCGACAAACTCAGCTGGGAATACCTGCTTAAGAGTGTTCTTTGAGTACTCGTAATTGGTTGGCTGGGTACGCTCACGTGACCAGTAGCTTCCAGCAGGATTAAACTGCATATCCGATACCGTTATAATGGTGGTAGGCCAGTCCTCCAGAGGAATCTCTGGGTGCTGCTTACGAATCTTCACAATCTCCTCGACGATTGACTGGAAGTTAGTTCCACCAGCAGGTACGCCTGGAAGCTGTGCAACTCTGTCGCAGAAGCCCTCACCCTTGATATCATATGGGTATGAAGTGTTATCGAACATGATAATCTTGTTGTGGAATGCACCAGTGTTCAGCTCACCGAAGAACAGTGCGAGTGAGTTAGCAACATCACTGCAAGTAACACCGTTCAAGCCACGAACCTGTGAACCCATAGAGCCACTGGTGTCAAGTGCGCACCACACATTACCAGTAATCTTACCGTTCTTACGTGCGGTATCCACCAGACCCATGAACTGAGCGTCGATGGTGTGCTTAACCTCTGGAGAGATTCTTGAAACACCGTAACCCCTGTACAGGCCAGCCTCACGAGCCTTCTTAGCAAGCTCGAACACGTAGCCAGTGAACTTAGCCACAGGCTTACCCATAATCCACTGAGTGTACGCATCCTTCAAGTTGTGATTTGCAAGGAACTTGCTGGTCACAAGAAGGTTCAATGCACGACCTGGGATATGATTCCAGTTCAGCTCACCATAGTTACGTGAACAGATAAGCTTCTGGAAGTCATGTGCATTACCACTGGTCTTGAGCTTGTTGTACTCCTTATATGAAAGGTTCATAAAGGAAGCAAACTCCTTAGCCAGCTTGTTGGTGGTTTTAGTCCACTCAGTCTTGCACTTGCTCTCGCTCTTGATACGAGGCATATACTTCTTCACCAGGTCAACATGGGTATCACAAAGAAGACCCTGGGCGATGATTTCGAACATTGCCTCATGCTTCAATGTGTTAAGACCCTCATGGATGTCGTAGAACAACATTGTCCAGATGTCCTTCCATGAACCAACAACAGGGAGTGCCCATAGGTTGTTGTAGAAGGTTGCAGGGTGTTCCTTTGCAATCCAAAGGAAACGCTTGAATGACTCATCACGAGCACCCTGTCCGTTCTGAACCTTGTCGGTCTCGTTCTCCTTATTGACCTTGACCTTACGTGTAACCATACGAAGGTAGAATGGGAAACGCAGAGCTGCCTCAGCATTCTCATCCCAGATTCTAGACTGGTCGGTGAAGACATCTGCCAGAGGACGACCTCTGAAGTTACCTGCCTTACCGAACTGGTCAACTATCTGGCTACCAGTTGTCACGTTTGTCACTGCACCATTCTCTGTGAGAGTGGTTGCTCTGAAACCTACTGTTTCAACGAACTTGTTCGTCTGTGTTCTTGTCTTCGTGTTCATAATATATTTGACTTGTGTTTATCAATCTTTAATTCGTGGTGCAAAGATATATATTTTTTTTGAGATATCCAAATTTTTCGAGAACTTTTTTCGGAAAAAGTGTATTTATAGGTATATTATAACGTTTATTAACTAAATTGATATGGACTATATAGCACAAATTATACGTGAAGAGGTGGAGAAGGTTATGCTTGACGAAAGGGTATATAAAAACCCAGAGGAGGAAAAGCATTTCAAGAACATAAGAAGACTACAACTCAAATACAAGAACAAGGGATACAGTGATAAGGAAGCCCATGACCTTGCGGTTAAGAAGTACAAGGAAAAGATGAAGAAGAAAAAGGAAGCTGAGTACAGAATGCGTAAGAAAAAGGGCGGTGGTAGCGAGAAGTATGACTTCAAGAGGTATAAGGAAATGAACAAAGACGTGTCTTATGGAGACTGGAGACAGCTTGCAGACCGTATTGACCAGGAGAAGACAGATATCGCAGCAGTAGCAAGAGAAGTGTTCCCAGACCATACTGATGAAGGCGGTCAGTCACAGCTTAGGAAGATTCTTAACGGTGAAAGACCTATGACCAACAGAGTTGCACAGAAACTCATGGATATGATTTCAAGTGGACAGATTGCAGTTAAGGCATAAATATAAAAAATGGACTATTACAGATTGTAGTAGTCCATTTATTTTTAGAGTGGGGCAGAGAAAAGTCTTTCCTGGTACTCCTTCCTCAGCTTTGCGAGGATTGTTGTCTCCATCTGTCTGATTCTCTCAGACGTAAGACCAACTTCCTCAGCAACCTCAGAGAGTTCGAACTCTCTCTTGATTCCATTGACCTCTATGAGACCGAAACGCATCTGGATGACCTTCTGCTCACGTGGTGTCAGCACTTCAAGCAGAGAAGAAACAAGTGCCTTCTGGAACTCTTCCTCAGACTTTGCCTCGAACTCGTTCTCACTTGCACTGGCACGGTTATAGTCCATGATTTCAGAGTGTCCTGCCGCATTCTCGTCAGTAACCTGGTAATCGTCAACCATTGTAACCTGTATGTCAAGAAGGTCGCTCTTGTCCTTGATGCCTTTCTTGAGTTTCTGGTTGACAATCTCCTTAAGCTCCTCTGAGCTTGGCATTCTCTCATTCTCCTGCATGAAGTCGCTTGTAGCCTTCGCAACGATACTCCAGGTCTTGGAGTTGTTGGTCCTATGTACAATGGGCTTTGTATTGTGATGGTATTCCTCAATAGCCCTCTTCACATACCACATGGCGTAGCTTGCAAACTTGAAACCCTTTCTGTAGTCGAACTTGTCAAGTGCCTCAGACAGACCGATGTTAGCCTCATTCACATAATCCAGAAGCGTGTCTGTTGTAGCCCAGTTCTTGGCTGCTGCTACACACAGTCTCTGGTTTGAATTGATAATGAGGTTACGAACCTCTTCTATCTTACCTTCAAGATAGATGCAGAGTTCCTTGTCGTTGTCATGCTTTGCAAGGGCAAGGGTATCCTTGTAGCCTTGCAGTTCTTCAAACATTTTGGTTTCCTCCTCCTTGGTAGGAACATCGAACTTTCGTATGTCGTTGTAGAAACGCTTGGTGTTCTCACTACGACATACAAGACCCGTGTCCGTTTGCTTCAGATTGATAACTAATGGCATTGTTAATAAATTTTTATCGTTTGTAACTATTGTTTAATTTTTCTTCTTTAATATCACAGATGTCCTGTTGCCCTCATCACGTGGAACTGTCTCTGGAACAGCGACATCCTCCAGCATAACGATGAACTCCAGTAAGGATTTCTTATTTTCCTCTCGCCTGGATAATTCCCTACCCTTCATGGTAAGTACCACTCTAACTCTGCTACCTTCCTCAATAAATCTCCTTGCGTTATTTGCCTTTGTTTCGAGGTCATGTTTAGCAATACTAACGCTAAGTTGTATCTCTTTAAGAGGTTTCGCATTCTGTTTAGTCTTCTTTGCGATTTTCTTAAGCTCATATAACATCTTTTCGTAGTTGCATATCTTGAGTATAGGTATCTCCAGTTTACCCTGTATCTCCACCAGGTCTAACTCCATACCCTCTGCAATTCTACGTGCCTCCATTATTGGCACAACTTTGGACTCAATACCATCACCGACAATTCTTACATTGCCAGAGAAGTGAATATCATCATTAACCCTAAACCTTTGGGCTAAGTCATTTTTCTTTGGTTTCACCATCTATTTGTTCTAGTCTCTTTATTTGCTCTTCTAATTCTTTTATTTCTTTTTCTTTCTCTTCCAACTGCCTTTTATCGAAATCATAGACAATTTTCATACAGCTGAGTCTGCGCTCCAGTTCCTCCTTGGTGGGGGGTATCTTGGCTCGTTCCTCGGCTTTTCTTTCATTTTCTTCCATGATGCGGAGGAAACGTTCAGCATCCTCCCCTTCGAGAACTATTGGTCCTTTTCCAGAATCAGTAGCTAACGCACCTACTGGGTCATCTGGGTCGTATTCCATAGCAGTTTCTGGTGCAAAAGTAGACAAATTTTTTGACTTAGCCAAAAATTTCCTCTTAAAAAATCTTAATCTTCCACTTTTTGCCATAGCAAATCCCTGTCTAGTGCCTTATAGTGACCAGGAACAACGCCCTCAGTACACTTCTGATGAATAAGAGTCTCTATATAATACAGATTGTCTGACACATAGTGATAGGTGTCCAGCAGGTATTTCTCCACATCGTCTGGGTATGCAGCACCGTCTGGGTCTTCCTCAGTACCCTTTATCGCCTTATCCCTGTATCCAAGGACTGTAGCCACATCATCCAAGATGTGCGTCTGCAACGTCAGCATGACGTTTTTGTTGATGGCGATTATGTCGTCATCCTTGTCCTCGATGTTGAGGAACTTGACCAATTTCAAGTGGTCTTCTGTTAAATGCAAATGTATTACCATATTCTAATATCTCCTATGTCCGTTTTTCTTAAATCTTTCGTCAGCTTCTTTCTTTCTCTTAGCCACCATTTCGTAGTAAGCTTTCCTATCCTTTTCCTTCACCTTGAGTTCCTTCACCCTAATTTCCTTCATTTCCTCTGCTCTACTCTTCTGATAGTAGTCATAAATAGTGAGGTCTACGTCTGTAATGGTATCCTCGAATATCTTAAGTATCCTGTTCCTATCCCCATTACCATCAAATCGGCTTTCACCAAGAAGGGTGCATGCTACATGCTTCCCCTTATATAAAACATTAATGAGTTTAAGGCATTTTTCAAGTGATTCGTATGACAAATAATCCTTTTGCAGGTCTGGTCTGAAATTGTAGCCATTCGTTATGAAGCATAGACAGAAGGTAGGCTCTCCATCAGATGCACATTCAAGAACAGTACCAAGTTTCTCTGGGTCTCCATACTTGGACTCCAGATTCTTCTCGTATACATAAGGATAATTAAGCATTACTTTCAACTGTATGCCCTGCGACATGGTGCAGTAGGTATTAGTACCTATCAACACCACATCATATTCCTTAACATGTCCAAAAATGTCTTCATCCTTGATTATCTTCATCTGCTAATCTAAATCCCTTTACTATTGTATTATCACATTTAGCACCACATTCACTCTTTTTAGGATAATCGGTATAACTTTCATCCCCGTCGTATTCCATTGGGTCAATTGGTACTGAGCAATCTTCTTCCGTCAATTGTTCCTCTGGCACTTTCTCTTTAACTTTAAAGCCAATTTGTTTAACCTCTTCCTCAGTAACTGTCACCTTACCATTTTTCTTGATGATATCATTAAGTCTATCAAAAAGCGCAACTTCTGGAATCTGGTCTACATAGATACCCTGTATTACTTCCTTCAAGAAGTCAAAGGTGAAACCCTCTGTCTTTATGGTGTACCTCTCGATATCCTTCTTTACCTTCTCATCCTCAATGTCTATACCAGCATCCTTTAATTTCATTGTGATATAAGCCCTTCTTACATTCTCGTCTGGTTTCTTATACTCAATGACAAGGTTGAATCTGCTTGGTCTACAAGTAAACCTCTTCTCAAGTATCTGAGGGTAGTTTGTGGTTGCTATAGTGACAACGTTGTCAAACTGGGTATTGCCATCCAATAACTGCAATAACATAGCAGTGTAGTGGTCATCCCTTGAAAGACGCTCGAAATCCTCTATAATGGTGACAATCTTCCTATTAGGCTCAATGTCCCTAAGCCTTTCCATACAGATATGGTAGGAACTGAGTGCCGATGTGTTGTCGATAAATATTACAACACCGTCATATTCATCTATCAGCTTGTGAGCCAATATGTTAATCAACGATGTCTTACCATTACCTGGTAATGAATATAGAAGTATATTCCTTTTATATACATTACCAAACTGCCTATACCTTTCTTCTGAATCCCAGAACCTCTTAATGTCATTGAGTATATTCATCTGGATTTCATTAGGCAGTACATACAACTTAGGCATAATTATCTCCTTTTGTCTAAAGAACGCCTTTCCATGATAGGAATCAAATACAGGTTCATAGAACCCAGAAGGAAGAATGTCCCTTGTCTCGCCTATTGGCTGGAAGGTGTTGTCACTCTTCACGTAACGTGTGAAACTCTTTTCTCTTTCCATAAATTATATTGTTACTTAAAATTGTCCTTTTCACAAAGTTCTCCTAAAAGCTTTTTGTCGTTGTCGTCTAATTTCTTAGGCATTACGAGTTTCACAACTCCAATCATATTACCCCTGGTATCTGAATTGAAAAGTGGCATACCATAGCCCTTGAATCTGAGCTGAGTACCATCTTCAGTACCCTGTGGTATCTTTGCCGTTATCGTCTTACCGTCTATGGTTTCAATTGTTGTCTCACCTCCAAGAATACCCTTCAGCACAGGTATATCAATAGTAAAATACAGGTCATCACCATTTCTTTCAAACTTCTCGTCTGGCTTCTGTACAACCCTAACAAGAAGGCTTCCTGGTGTACCATTTCCGTGAGGTGGGAAATTACCCAATCCTACAAACTGGAATATCTGTCCGTCAGCAGCACCTTTATTGATTTTAATTTCAACCTCTGTAGATGCCTGTACAACGCCATGACCGTTACACTTCTTACATGGGTTCTCAATGACATAGCCCTTTCCACCACACTGAGGACAGGTGCTTGTCATTCTCATGTTGAATCCACCAAATCCACCAGACTGGAACACCGTACCAGTACCACCGCATGACTTACAGGTTCTCTTGCGACTATTGGATGTTAAGCCACTTCCACCACATTCGTCACACAGCTCAAAACGGTTGTATTTAATCTTCTTGGTAACACCATTGAACAACTCTTCGAGAGTAAGTGGGAAAGTAATCTGTATGTTAGTACCCACTACCTGCCTTGGTTTTCTTTCCTCACCAAAGTCGAAATCACCAAAGCCACCGAAACCGCCAAAGTGTTTCATTATTTCATCGATGTTCATGCCACCGAAATCTGGACCACCGCTAGCATAGAAATCAAAGTTGGATGCTGGGTTGTCGTATTGCTTACGTTTCTCGTCATCACCAAGTACCTCATAGGCTTCTGCAACCTCCTTAAACTTTTCCTCGGCTTTCTTATCGCCCTGGTTACGGTCTGGATGATACTTGATACTGAGCTTTCTGAAAGCTTTCTTGATATCGTCCTTTGATGCGTCCTTGGATACCCCAAGAATCTTATAGTAATCTTTCATTATTAAAAAAAGTTATAATTCTTATGCAAAGATATATATTTTATTTGAGATAACCAAATTTTTCATCAATTATTTCAAATTTATTTTGTAGAACCAGATTAAATTTATTCCTGCTCTCCCTAGAAATAATCTCGTAGAAATCAACTTCTGGTATTTGTTTTCCATTGAGTTCAAAGAATGAACTGCATTTCAAATCCGCTGGATTTGGCAGTTCTTCCATCTTGCAAAGGAACAAGTGAATATCCTTTTTCTTGTTATGATGGTAAACGCCAATGTCAACCAGATTTTCCTCATGGAGAATATATCCAGTTTCCTCACGCAATTCACGAATGGCTGCGTCGATATCAGTCTCTCCCTCGTCAACCTCACCCTTTGGAAAATCAAATCCATAGTCCTTTGGCTTACCAGTTCCGTGACAACCAAGGATATTTCCATCGTTGTCAATCATCACTACTGCTGCTGTTACTTTCTTCATACTCTATTAACGTCAAAAATCTGAGGAAGTTGTTGGGTAACTCCCTCAGACAAATACGAAATTATGTTTACAAACCTTGCCAAGTCATAACTATGCTGTCTGTGCTGTGAACACTGAGTGACAATGAGGACACGTTGCCTCTACATGCCCGTGACCTCCAGAACGATGCGGAGGAGTAGTTACGTCCTCGTAAAAACTACCCCCGCAATGTGGACAATGGACATAGAAATGCCCAATGTAGAGATTGCTCTTGTACTTCATTAGCTGACCTCCTCGAACTCAGCATCCTGTACCTCTGGTTGCTCAGAAGCTGGCTCTGATGCAGCTGCCTCCTCAGTTGCCTGTGAAGTCTGTTGGGTCTGCTGCGAAGCATAGATTCTCTGGGAGATTCCATTCCACGTGTCGTTGATGGTCTTCTCCAGTTCTCCAATCTTGTTGGCATCCTTAGCTGCCACAGCGTCTTTAAGGCTGCTTACAAGCCCATCAAGCTTCGATTTCTCGTCAGTGGTAAGATTACCCTTCTGCTCCTCGATAAGCTTCTCCTGGGCAAAAATAAGCTGGTCGCCCTTGTTGATGGCATCAGCCACCTCACGCTCCTTCTTGTCAGCCTCAGCATTAGCCTCAGCCTCAGCCTTCATGCGCTCGATTTCCTCCTTGCTAAGACCAGAGGAAGCCTCGATACGGATAGCCTGCTCCTTGCCTGTAGCCTTGTCCTTTGCAGTAACCTTAAGGATACCGTTGGCATCAATATCGAATGATACCTCAATCTGAGGAATACCACGCTTTGCTGGCATGATACCAGTAAGATTGAACTTACCGATGCTCTTGTTCTGAGCTGCCATAGGACGCTCACCCTGGAGCACGTGGATTGTCACCTCAGTCTGGTTGTCTGCTGCGGTAGAGAACACCTCGCTCTTCTTGCATGGAATTGTGGTATTAGCATCAATCAGCTTGGTCATCACACCACCAAGGGTCTCAATACCCAGTGTCAATGGGGTAACGTCAAGCAGCACAATGTCGCCTACTCCACCTTCCTTGTTGAGCACAGCACCCTGTACGCAAGCACCAAGTGATACTGCCTCGTCTGGGTTCACTGCCTTAGATGGCTCACGTCCGAAGACATCCTTCACAATCTGCTGCAATGCAGGGATACGTGTAGAACCACCCACAAGGATAACCTCGTCAATGTCAGCTGCTGTCAACTTAGCATCCTCCAGTGCCTTCTTACAAGGCTCGATGTGACGCTTAAGCAGAGAATCACACAACTGCTCGAACTTAGCACGGCTAAGGGTCTTATCCATGTGCTTAGGCTGTCCGTTCACAGGCATGATATAAGGAAGGTTGATGTCTGTGCTGTTAGATGAAGACAGCTCAATCTTAGCCTTCTCAGCAGCCTCCTTAAGACGCTGCATTGCCATTGGGTCAGTAGTAAGGTCTGCACCCTCGTCGTTCTTGAACTCCTGTACCAGCCAGTCGATAATAGCCTGGTCGAAGTCATCACCACCAAGGTGGGTATCACCATTGGTAGAAAGCACCTCGAACACACCGCCACCGAACTCCAAGATGGAGATATCGAATGTACCACCACCAGCATCGAATACAGCAATCTTCATGTCCTTGTCAGCCTTGTCGATACCGTAGGCAAGGGCAGCAGCCGTAGGCTCGTTCACAATACGCTTAACCTCCAGACCAGCAATCTGTCCAGCCTCCTTGGTGGCTTGACGCTGTGAGTCAGAGAAGTAGGCAGGTACTGTGATGACAGCCTCTGTAACCTCCTGTCCAAGGTAATCCTCAGCGGTCTTCTTCATCTTCTGGAGAATCATTGCTGAAATCTCCTGTGGCGTATACTTACGTCCATCGATGTCAACACGAGGATAACCACCCTCGTTCACAACATTGAAAGGAACACGGTCAATCTCCTTCTTACACTGCTCATAGGTCTCACCCATGAAACGCTTGATTGAGTAGACAGTGTTCTTAGGATTGGTAACAGCCTGTCTCTTAGCTGGCTCACCAATCTTACGTTCACCATTCTCAGCGAAACCCACAACTGATGGGGTTGTACGCTTACCTTCACTGTTTACAATAACAGTTGGTTCATTTCCTTCATACACCGAAACACATGAGTTTGATGTTCCAAGGTCAATTCCAATAATTTTTCCCATTTCTTTAAAACTTTTATATCAATGTTATTTTATTTTCGTCCACCTTTCGTCGAGAGTACCATCTGAATATTTGCTGAATGGAATTGATGACTTAACCTTGGCATTTGGGTTGCCATACTCAATCCTCAAACCCTTTCCTGCGGTTGTAAACCTAGGGGATTCCTCATCAACCACTCTGTCACCGCAATACCAGGTAAGCTTCAGCGTACCATCGTCGTATATGATTAAGAGGTATTTTGCGCCCTGCATGACACACTCACCCTCGTACATTTCTCTTACACTCTTATCCATGCAAAAACTATGCCAAACTCTATATTATAACAATTTTTTTTTCAATATCCTACTGGTAACGCTGGGGCAACTTCCTTACCATCTACAATGAATGATTCAAACATTAGTCCCATGTTGTCTATATAGTCTTGCCTATGGAATGTCTTACCATCATAGTAGATAAAGTAACACTTAGTAGTCTCACCCCAAGGATTTTGTCTTATCACCCTGTAGAGGATACCGTCACAAACATTCTTCTCATACAGTTCCTTGGCTTTGTTGCGTATTTCGCTCATTGACCAAGAACCACCGATGAATGAGAATATGTATGGGCTTTCACCTCTATGGTCTTTCGCTACCTTGCCTTCTACTTTCCAATAGTTGATATAAGCACTCATATTAATCTCGTGAGATTATCTTTCTAATGCGGTAACGTGACACACCTTCCATTAATGCTGCCAACGCAATCACCGCTGTTCCAATTAATATAATCTTATTCATATTTCTTTTATATTACCACCAGAATATTCCTCCCCAAATGAGGATAAGTAAAACAGTCACTACAGTCAACGCCAGGTATTTGATAGCATCATATAGTCCAGCAAAAAAGTCTTTTTCCTCTTCCACAAACAGTTTGAACAGGAAATAAGCCAGAGCTATAATCAGCACTATACCTACAATGTTATACCACGCAATCGTAATCATGTTGTTTTAATTTTGGTGCAAAGATATAAAAAAAGACTGAGATAACCAAATATCTCAGCCCTTTTTAATTTTTTTTAACTATTCTCCAGCTTATTATTCTGGAAGGTAGTCGTCAATGTTCTCTGTCATGTAGTTCAACTTAACAAATAACTCGGCCATAATTGCATCGTCAGTAAGCATGGTGACACTGTTTGTCTCAAGGACACCAAGGTTATCGCCAGCAGCGATTCTAGCCTTTGCCACTTCAATACCCTTCTCCTCGTCAAATTCATCCAATGGGTGACAAATTGACGCACCGATTGTCAGCTTTCTCTTGAAGAACTTTCGAGCATATTTCAGCTCGCCATTAACGAATGAACCAGGCTTAACTTCAACTGGAATTGGGTCGTTGAACTCCTTCTTCTCAGTTCCCTGCTCCAACTTTCCTACCACCGTAACTACGTGGTTCTTTCCATCCAGACCCTGTGCATTTCCGTAAAGATGGAAAAATCTAGTTTTTAATCTACTCATAACTATATAGTTTTAAATCAATTATTTTTCATTTCTGCTTCATACACTTTATCCCTTCTCTCAATCTCATCAAATGGAGATACACCAGGATTAAGTGTAGTTATTTTATCAAATCCGTTTGCCTCTGTAATTAAAGATTCCTTCTCTGGAACACACCCATCGTATCTCTCACCATACGACCCTGTAATTTTACCTGTTGCTGGGTCTATATCACCCCAATCAGCAGCACGTGGTGTTCCTATTACCTCAACAAAATACTTCTTTCCTGTGACCTTGGACGTTACTATAAACCTTCCTGTATGGTCACTATCCTTTAAAAATCTACTACTATCCATATTAGAATTCATTCTTTTGTATTGTTACCTTTCTTGTGTATTCCTTATCATCACAAATTTTTTTAAATAGGGAGTTCCACACTGGTGGAATAGGTCCTCCATTCAAATAGTACTGTCCTCTAAAGAATCTTATGTCACTACCCTCTGGCAGTGTTCCATAGTTACATACGTAAGGTTTGATTAACACATATTTCTCATTCATAGTCTAACTTTATTTAATGTGGCACTTATCTCTTCGAGAATCGGTGTCATTATTTCATCTACCTTATCCCAATCAACTGATGGTCTATTACAACCTTCTGCCATAATGACAGGTGTTCCTATGTTACGGTCATCAATCGAGAAGACAGCCCAAGCCTTCGTAACCTCATTACCGTCCTTATCCTGCTGTGGGTTCTTCCTAATACCATACAGCTCTATGCCGTTTTCCATCAATATCTTCAATGGTTCTTCTAGTATTCCGTCATGCCTCATGGTGTCAAGGATAAATCCTACGTTATAATCCTTAATCCAACGCTTCATAACCTTGAAAGCCTTGTAATTGATTTCCATAGTTCCATCCTTCCATGATGAACAACTTGTGATGGTGAAATCCCAGTCAACTGTAATAGGGATTATCCACCTTCCGTCCTTACTTCTCTCCCCGTAATAGAGGATTTCATCTATAATTCCCTCGTATTTCATAACTATTTAAAATATAATAAGAATAACAATAAAAACCAATATAATTACAATCTCTTTTGATTATTTAATTTCCAAGCCTCACTAGTTCTCTGCCTGTTTATCTCCCTAACTGGTGTGTTAACAAGCTCTTCTGGATACTCCGTATCCTTCTTTTCATACATACCAAGTCCGTGTTTCTTCCAGTAGGCGTGGTTAAGCCTTGATAGAACACCATAATTATACATCGTTGTATAGTCGTTTCTGTCCTCATAGTCAAGAGGTATGTCATGTTCCCTACAGAACCTATATATGAACTCCGCGAACGCTCTAGACCTGCTCATTCCAGCCCTACAGTGTATAAATACCTTCTCTGGATGCTTTTCTATCATTGATTCAATGAAATCCACTGCCTTCTCAGCCTGCTCCATAGTTATCGTCTTGAACAGATGACCATTGTATAACACATCGTCCCCTATGTCGTCGAAATCGAGATTTAAGACGTTCTGGTGGTCTTTGAAGTAGTGCTTGGTGTCTCCTTCATCCAAGTAGTAATTAAGACATTCTGGAGTACCTATGATGGATATGTAAAAGTTTCCTGTGTCCTCTACATTATTATCATTGATTCCAAGCTTCTTCATATTCTCATCAAACCAGTAATGAGACAATACTATTATTTTCATTTCTTATCTATTTAATATTGTAGTTGTTATCCACCCATCATAGAAATTATAAGCATTGGTAGTCGTAGTGGTAGAATAATTGGAATTTATTGCACTATTAGAAGCCGATGAACCAATGGAATACGTTCCATATAATCCATTTATTGTCCACGACCAATCATCCCAATCATCAACATCCCAATAAGGAGAATAATACCCAATTTTCTTTTTCTTCGGTACATATCCTACTTTCTTTGGCTTCCCGAATGAACTCCTCTTTATTTTGCAATATTTATCCTTCAACTCGTAATATGCAATATACAATGCATCAACTTCATTTTCTGTCTTCGTGTTAGCGTCATCTATTGCCAAATCCACAAGCCCTGGGCTTATAACCTTCTTAAGGTTTTCTAGGCGTTTCTCCATGACCTCCTTGCTCCATCGCTTCTCTATATAATCACTCATACAAATTAGTACTTAAAATCCCACACTTGAAGCCCATTATCAAGCTTTCTTATAACCTTTTTCACAAACCTGTAGAAATAGGTAGATGATATGAAGCTGGTAAGCAACACACCTATTACACTACCTAATACAATTTTCTTTGTTGTTGTCATAAAACACTCCTTAATCTATTAACTAATTCATCATCAATATCTTTAAAAAAAATATAATTTTTATCAATATAAAATTCTTTAAATACGTTTGTATTTCTATATCTGTAAGGAATAATGTAAATTACATTGATTCCATTATCCTTGCATTGCATATATTTCAGATTATCCCTATCCAGTCTTATTTTTAAATCATCTTCTCCTCCATATTTTTTTACTGGTACAAAATGCTGTCCTCCTTGACACTCTATTGCTGTTTTACCACATAAAAAATCCAATAAATATATACAAATAACCAAAAAATTACTATTGGTAACAGTTTTTTTGCTTAAAAAGCGTTTTTAAACCACTCTTCTTTATAAAGTAAATTAATCGGTATTAGTTCATAAGTACCGTCATCCTTTAGCCATATAACTCTAGCCGCTATCGGTGGAAGTCCTATTCCAGCCAAGCATAAACTATATAAATTTAACTGGAGTGTGTAGTAAGACAGAGGTTCTTCAAAATAATTGGAAAATGGAGGCAAAAGCATTTTTTCGTGTTCCCTACTAAAATCTTTTTTCAGTTCTTTATTAGTCTTCCAATCAAGCACAACTAACCCACTTTTTGATTTGTCATCTGGATTATCATAATACATCAACAAATCAAAAGTACCACAAAAAGGTTTTTTTACTTCTGAAACCTCACTTTTATTCGAATATACCTTAGTCTCAGCCAATACGAAGTGAAGGTTAGGGTTCAGTTCATTGTAGAACTTTAACACAGCCTCTTCCTTTGGTCTGGTAGGTATCAACCAGTTCTTCCCCTTCACATACTTTGGCTTACATGAATCTGGTAGAAACTCTGGGTGTCCGTTCTTTAACCATCCAAGACCTTCCCCATACTCGTGCGTTAGTGTACCAGACGTTGTTGCCACCAGGTTGGTGAATTTCCACTTGTCAAGCCAGTACTGGGCAGTCTCTCCGTGAGTCTCTGCGTATCTCTCTGCCTGTTCCTTCTCATTGAATGGGTAGGCACAGAAATGGTGCGTTACCTCTGATACTGATGGTAGCTGGACTCCATCAAGGAAATACTTGTGTCCTTCCTCTATGAAGACCAGCCCATCAAACTCCCTCAATATCTTATTCCTTATCTCTGTAACTTCCTTGGGTTCTCCCTTAACTTTTATTGTCTTTGAAGCCATTATATCACAAATTTTATGCAAAGATATATAAAAAATATTAAAAAAACAAATTTTTATTAAAAAATATTTATTAATATGAAGATATTATATAAATCGATTATCGTATTAATATTAGCTATATTATTAGTATCTTGTAAAACAGCTAATACTGTTGTAGTAATGGATAATAATGTATACTACGACTATGATGCTGTGATTGCTAATGACCTGTATAACGAGTTATATAATAATGGAGTAATCAAGAATAAACCAATAGTGATAAAATAAAAATAGTAACCAAGGTGTGGTTACTATTTTTATTTTATTGATATACTTCCAATATCTGTATTATTTCACTTCCCTATTTATAAGTAGGGTTATAATACATTGTTACTCTATAAGTACCTATAGCTACTATTTCCTCTGAATAGTGAGGATGAAGTTCTCCTCCAGAGCTTCTATCTACATTATACATTCTCACTTTAGCACGTGTTGCACAATTACCTCCATCTCTTATTTGCACGCTAGTATACATCAGTATCAATGTCGGCAATACTATCAACCTTACGACCTTTCTTCTTGGTGCTTACTGGTTGTGTTGGTTTTTCGCCCTGTTTTACAATATAGATAAAAGAATCATGCTCCATAATATAAATATTTTTTTATAAATACTTGTGTTTTCATATTTTTTCATTATATTTTATACATGGGACATGTTTATTTAATAGGCGCACGTGACCTACCAGGTAGATACAAGATAGGGTCTACCAGGGGTAAGAACGTTAACAAGAGACTGAAGCAGCTCCAGACTGGAAGCTCCTCAGAACTATACATAAAAGAATCATATGAAACAGAGCATCCTTTCAAACTTGAAAAAATGCTCCACAATCACTTTGAATCATCAAACCTTATAGGGGAATGGTTCGAGCTGCCCGAAGCCGATACAAGGGACTTTAGGAGGCTCTGCGAGGACAAATCGAAGGTGATTGAGTCACTAAAAGACAATCCGTTCTATTTTAATGCAAGAATTGTACCCATGAAGATTGATTTTGAGAAGAAAAACAGCAACGGCAGGGTGTATAGCCAGGAAATGATGAAATCACTGATTGAAGACTTTAATACAAGATTAAGGGAATTTGGTGATGTGTTAGGAGAGCTTAATCATCCTGTGGAATAAAAAAAGGAGAAACTTAGTCGGTTTCTCCTTTATTTATAAGCTTCTCATAGAACTTGTCTATGGCATACTTTAATTCTCTTTCCGTATCACGGGACGATATGAATGGTAGCGTTCTCATCATGTCGGCTACCACCTCGTCACGTATCCTGTTCTTTTCTTGCTCGTCTTGCATTCCTCATTTCCTCCATCTTCTCCTTCAAGAGCTTCTTCTGTAGCTCCTCAGCTATCACATCACCATGACAAGGCTCTGGTTTACAGAAGCATGCAAGCCAGATGTCCTCACCGTTCTTGTAATGCTCGTATATCTCGTCGAATACCTTGGTAAGCTCTGTATCCTTACCATAAGCTTTCTCAAAATATATCCTGTAGGCATTAATGGCTTCCTCACGTGTCTTGAATGATAGCTTCGCCAGATTACTTCTCTTGCCGTTGTGGGTGAATGGATTTCCAAGAGGATTACCATGCTTAGACCTACCTATGTACCAGTTATTATCTTCTGAGGTGTGGTCTTCTTGGTGAAGATTGTAAACGTGTATTTGTCCCATTCTTCTTATCCTTTAGTACAAACTGATTATCTTCTCCTTTTTTAAAACAACTGCAAGCTTTCTTATTGCTTTTATCCCAATCGACCCTATATTCAAGAAAGTGATGCCAACGGTCAACGTAGTATTTGACATACACACCAGTACCCTTTTTATTCATTACTCCCATCCACCAGTGCCTCCAGTATCTTTCATCAAAATCCTCTTCGTCCTTGTATCTGTCATAGAGCATTTGCCACCTTGGGTTTGAGTTTCTTCTCTTCACAAGGTTTGGTGCTAATATGAATAACCTAGTTACAAAGCATCTAAGCTGTCTGTTATTCCTGGACAGATACCCTTCAACAAAGTCCTTCTTGAAGAGGGGTCTTGTTTTGAAGTATCTGTTTCCTGGATTATGTGATATGATTTCCCTAAAGAACAGATACTCACCCAAGGTACAATTCTCCCGTAGGAACTGCAAGAATAGTTGGGTGGCTGTCATGGTTAAATCATTTCATTGATAGCCTTCAGAACCTTGTTTATCTCCTTTGGATTCTTCTTTGCCATCTTGTTGAACACCTCAATAGCCGTAGCCCTATCAATCTCATTGCTCTTGAAAGCCTCAGCAGCATTCAAGATAGCGTCAACCTGCTCCATAGGCATGTTTAACGCTGATGCCATTGTCTTCTTTACAAAAATATTCATAACAGTCTTATTTAAAATTTGTCTCTATAGTGCAAAGATATATATTTTTCTTGAGAAATACAAGAAATTACCTAATAAATTTGTCTTTCACACTGTCAAGACCCTCATAAATCTCCCTAACGTCGTCTCTGGAAAGGGTGATTTCATCGATGTAATGACCATATACATCATACATGGCTAAAATAAACTCCATAGTATCGTCATTGTATTTCAGCTCAACCTTTTCGTTACTTATTATATTACTCATATCCTTTAGTTTCTGAATAAATATAATGCCATTTCAAAAAGTTATTTTTCAATCCCAGAACCACAACTCGTAGTTATTCATCTTCTGATGGCTAAGTCTTTCTCCATCAAACTCTTTGAACCATTTCTTATTCCTGTAGTACCACTTGAATTTTTTATGCCTTCTCCCGAAAACATGAGGACTGGTTTTCCTCCATGACTGAACCGAATATGAAGGACGCTTGGTCTTATTGCGCATATTCTTCCAGAACCTCTTAGGTGTGTTAAATTTCTTACCTTTGCTCATCTTTTTTTCATTAAACTATTCCTTCTTTGGTTATACGTCATACCATATCTGTCATTAACCTCATATGCTTCCATTTCACCTTTATTAGAATAGTAGTCTTTTTCCAACTCTTCAAATCCAGGATATTTTTTCAATCTATCTTGTGCGTCTTTAATATATTCATCAATAGTATCTCCGTTTTGAACCCACAACGCAATGTCTACTAGAGAATTCCTTTCTGGAGAGTCCTTATCATATGATTTAGACATATTGTAGATTTCTTTCCAATCAAGCCCCCTAACTTTTTCTGCTAACTCCATACTTGTCTCTATTTCTTTTTTAATTTTTTCATATGTCAAAAGATTAGGGGCTGGTGCTCCACCTTCCCAATTCTCATACCATTGAATTACATGTTGTATTTCGTGCTGAATTGTTGAATTACACTGGCGTTTTAAAAAATCTAACGGTAAAGCTGTCTTATTTTCCCACCATATCAAAGAAGGAGGTATTTGAATAAAATCAGGTCCTGTTTGTGCAAAATTACCACCATCCCCATATGCTAATAATATTCGTGTATTTCTAAGGTTGGGATACCACTTGTACAAATCGTCATCATCCCACAAATCAGATAACACTCGTATACTAGAGCTAGGAACTTGTTTGACAGTACCATCAACACCTTCATATTTCCAGTTTCCATCATACCCTATCTCCCAGCCTGTGGTTTGTTTTATTTTAAGAGGGTCTTCATTTTTTTCCATCATGGTCTTAGCGTTCTGTAATGCCAGCATTTCTGGTGACTCCTCACCTAGGTTAGCAAGACCACGCTCCCCTCTAAACGATTCTGAAAACAATCTTTTGAATTTAGATTCTGTAAGTTTAATAATCATATAGAAACGTTTTCTATATAAATAGTTGGGACAGTGGGATTCGAACCCACAATGACAGCTCCATTAGTGCCTTTTTAAATATTCTGGATTTCCGTTATTAAATTTCCATTTTATTTTTTCATTAAAAATCTCTCTTACATAATTTCTCATTTCAACGGAATAAGTTGGTAAACTATATTTTTCACACCATTTCACAACGGCTTTATCACTAACACCATATTTTCTCCCAACGCCAGTAAAAGAACCAATTTTTCTAAAATCATTCAATAGCTGTTCTTTTGAAATTATTTTATTAGATTTTGGCTGCTTATTAACTATTTTCATTTTTTTCAATTTACGTCCACAATAGTTATCTGTTAAAGTGTGACAATTAGGGCATAATAATTGTAAATTTTCAAGCCTATTATCAGTTCTATCACCATTAATATGATGTAGCTGTAATGGGATAGGTTTGCCATACCATTCTGATAAGCCACATTCTGGATTTTCGCACTTATGTTCTTTTATTCCTTCATTTAACAACCTTTCTCTTAATCTTGGTATAGAAATTGTTGAACCTTTAACTAGATACTCTTCTATTGAAATCTTTTTTTTAATACAACCTGGTTTATATGGTTCATATTCATTAAAATGTGATATATCAATTTTATTTTCTTCTAAAATTTTCCTTATTTGTTTATAATATTCATTTGTTCCTTTTTTACCTAATATATGTAGTATTTGGTTAATATTGGTACATTTTTTAGCAAGTTCGCATACCATATCTACATATTTTTGGTGCGATGATTTTTTTTCATCGTATTCATCAAGATTAATCTTATTGCAGTAGCAAGCGTTTGATTTGGTAATCAAAAGTTCTTTAGCTATTTCTCCAAAGCTTTTACCAGCTTTTCTTAATTTCTGTACTTGTACTATTATTTCTCTATCCATAGTATAATCGTTTTTATATAAATATCTAAATCCTCCAAAAAAAATACGATTATACCACATTTATTTTGTAGGGAACAATTGAGTTGAACAATTACCTGTCGAGTCAAAGTCGCTTGTGCAGACCGCTACACCAGTTCCCCATATTGTGTTACCATTACACCATGTCCCAGTATGTAGGGGTGGAATGAGTCGAACATTCACCTGTTGAGTCAAAGTCACTTGTGCAGACCGCTACACCACACCCCCAGATACGAAAATAGGGTATTCGGATTCCTGTTACAGACCGTAATACCCTGGTGTGCCTTACGTTCAAGGCACTAAGCAATAAGTCATTTGACAATGAAGTCAAATACCAATCGACAAAAGTACCCCTGGAGGCTCTCGAAACCTCACTCCTACCGTTTATCACTTCGGAACACAGATTCTCAACCGTGCGCGTCTTCCCTTTCCACCACAGGGGTATATATTGTGGGTATTACGTTCAAGTAACACCCTGTTGTTGCTTAAATACCATCATACATTCCTAATATTTTCTTTATTTTATCTCTTCTTTCTTTGCTCTTAGCTTCTTTATCATCAAACGTCTTAACCCATTCATTACCTTGACTGGTAAGCTCCCAGGTCTCGCCATCAATGCTGATACATGATAGCCCACTCAACCTTCCGACACCACTCTCCCCAATTATGGCAGTAAGTTCATCAATGTCTCCACTACCATTGGTTATAATGGGATGTTGTATCATCTGTTTAAAAGTCAGCTCCATAATGTACCTCCAGTGAGACTCGAACTCACACGTTTCATAACAGGGGCCTCTCGAACCCCCCTGTCTACCCGATTCCAGCATAGAGGTATGTAAATATGTACCCTCGGTGGGACTCGAACCCACACACTACTGTTATTTCGCACCAGATTCTTAGTCTGGCATGTCTACCAATTCCATCACAAGGGCATGATGTATCACCTGCTGTGTGAGCCAACGCCCGTACCCGTTGACACTCCGACCCTGCTCACATCACACATACAGACTGTACTCAAAAGAAGTGCAACATTGGACTTACCTTCTCGGTCTTACAGGTGAATGTATCCCTGGTGGGGGTCGAACCCACATGTCCTCTCGAACATACGGTCTGAACGTACTGCGTCTACCATTGCGCCACAGAGATATGTTGTAGCTCTAGAGGGACTCGAACCCTCACGCCATCGCTGACACTTGATTTTGAGTCAAGCCTGTCTACCAATTCCAGCATAAAGCCATATTAGATTTCGTGACCTACACGAGACCGCTAGTCTCCGTCCTACCACACACCATCGCCTCGGCTACTTACATTATGATAACAAAAAAACACCGTGAAACAGTCACTTAACTGAATCACGGTGCAAAGATATGGATTTTTTTTTAAAAAACCAAATTTTTTGTAATTTTTTAACGGATAATTCTTTTTTCCGTTCTTAGCCCTCTCACTCCATTTGATGTTGGCCTTGGCTTGTTGATAGCCTCATTTGTTGGCTTTGGAGCTGCTTGAGCTGCTTGATTCTTTTTACATCCGCATGCCATAGTTAGTTTAATATTTTAATAACGTTATTATTTTCCTACAGACATGATTGCATCGTGATATCATGGGTGGAAACTCTGTTCCATCCTTACCTAGCGAGTCGTTGCAATCGTAGCTGACCTGCTGATATCATTATGCTATCACTAATATTCCTCATATCTGTATTATAAATATAACAATTTATTAAAAATATCAAATAGAAACCCTAAAAAATTATCTTTTTTTCCATTCGATATACAAATTGTAGAACAGGAAGTATGCCACAAGACTTAAAAAGTCCACAAACAGCATTACTAAGAATTTAACCCTAAATATGCTAAAATAGGTAGAACATTTTTTCTAACTTCTTCTATTTCATCTTTAGTGTATTTACTATCTTTACCACTTATAATGTAGTTTGCTTCTTCAAAAGCTGTCCTTGGGGCAGAGTATTTAGTATAACGAGAAGCCTCCCAATCTATCACAGCAGCAAGCCAATCAACCTTATTCAATCCATAGTGTCTTCCAGAGAAGATATGGTGCTTGTTGTGATACTTATGCCACTTCTGGACTTTCTTGTAATCACCCCAGATAAGCTTCAGCCAAGGCTTCTCTATATCATGAAGTAAGTACTTTGGCTTCCATACACCAAGCTTCCATGCAACCCAGTTATAAGCGAGCCAGTGCCAAAACCAATAATCGAAATTACTTCTCTCTTCCTTTGAAAATTTCTTAAATGTCATTTGTTTCGTAATCTAAGTCAATCAATTCGTTATCAACCTTTTCAACACCGTTTCCGTCAAATTCAAGTGCCCTGTCAATCCTGTCTATCATGCCATTATATGCTTGCAATTTGGTAGGAGCACAAGCAACAAGGTAATAAGTGGAATGTCCATCTGATACATTTGGTATATATCCATCTGTCTCATTACCAACATCATAGTTATCAGACTTTTCATTCCCATAATATGTGTAATTCCACCATCCCTGTAAGGTGTCGCCTGTCATGGGTTTGACTACGAGTTCAAACTCCTTGTCATTTATCTTGATTCTCTTGGGTATCATATCCTGGTATTTTATTATCCCTGTTCTTACCTACGTGGTATCCGTCACAGAAGAGACACTTGTAGAATGAGAAGTGTACACCACGCTTCTTGGTCATATTCTCAGCAGCTTTCTGTGCTGACTTCACACTATTGTACATTACTTTAGGTTGACCAGTATGCTGATTAATGTGTGAGTTGATAGAAAACGCACCCCACGCATTACCAGTGATGAAGAAATTGGTAAACCACCTCTTCCTCTTAATTTGGTCAACTAACCAAATTCTCAAGTTCCTGTATTTAATTCTTGTTCCGAACATAACGGTTCTCCAAATTCTTTTTCAAAGCGTTCTTTGCTTTTTTCATATAATTCAGTATACCACTTGACAGTAGTACCATCTGGTAACTTGCAGTTTTCCTTCATTTTCAAGAGACTTTCTCTTTCACTAGCTTTACGCTTTTCTTTCTCAGCCTCTTCGTCAACACCGACATATTCACATACTTTCCTTGCAATGTATTCGATGTTGTTGGTTGTAAATAGCGGTATACCATATCTCTTGCAGACAACCCTAACATTGCCGTATCTGTAGAACGTCTTTGGACAGAACACAATAAGCTTATTGGCTCTTGCGAAGAGTCCAATCTCCATGAGTGATATTGGTGACTTGGAGTCAGCCAAGATGTTCATTACAATCAAGTCGGCTTTCTCCAAGTGGTCTAACTCCCAGTTAATTTGAATGTCAATCTCACGATAGTTGTCACTGGAAGGCCAATCCTCACGACGTGGATTATATATATGAACTGGTTTGACCAGCTCAATGTTGGACACAGCGGAAATCAGCTCCTGTTGCCAGTCAGCTGACCCCCCGTTGTCAATTGTACCACCAAGGAATATGTTGAATGGAACTTTACCATCCTCGTTATATTCCATGTCATCAATCTTTAATGGTGGTGTGTAGATATCAACTTTGCTCATCCTTTACCTCCTCTATCTTTTCTCGGTAGAATACAAACGTCTTGAGTCTCCCAGACCCAGTAACGTGACACAGAATCCATCCCAAATCCCCCAGGTTGTTGAGGTCATTCAATGTCATGTGTTCTGCATTCTTTATCTTATATTCGTACTTCTTCATACCGTGCAAAGATATAATTTTTTTATTTAATTTACAAGTAATTTACTCTTTTTTTTCTTTTATTAACACTTTATCAGCAATACCAAGGTCAACAGCCTCCTGTCCTATGAACCAGTTGTTCCTGTCACAGAGTGCTTCCATTTCCTCTAACGATTTTCCAGTGTTATCTGCAAGTATCTTATACACGTCATTCTTGCACCTTCTCGTCTGTTCAAGCTCAATCTCAAGGTCTTTCAACACACCCTGTGCTCCGCTACTAACCTGGTGTATCATAACCCTACTGTGAGGTAATACGAATCTCTTTCCTTTTACACCATTACTGAGTAGTACTGCACCCATTGATGCCGCCATACCAATACACAGTGTTGATACGTCACAACTAATATAGTTCATTGTGTCTATGAGTCCAAGCCCATCTATTACACTCCCACCCGCTGAGTTCACATAAAGACTAATATCTCTTTCATCAACGGATGCAAGATATAGCAATTGTGCGACTGCTGTATTACAAGTATCATCGTTAACCGTACCCATGAAATACACAATCCTGTCATACATAAGTCTTGAGAACACGTCAAATGTAGCGACGTTCAGCTGTCTCTCCTCAAGGATATAAGGTGTCAGCAAGTTATTCTGTTTCTTAATCACATCATCCACAACAGATGCGGATGCCTTTGTCTTATCAATGGCGAAATGCCTAAAGTCCTTTGTTAAATTCTCCATATCTTTTAAATTTTACCCATTTCTACTAATGCATTCAATATCAATCCACTTATGTGCTTCGCAGCACCCTCTATTGGGAGAGTGGTATAGTCAATCCTATTGTCATCTAAGACCTTCTTGACAACCTTGTCAACCTCCCTGGATTCTTCCTCAGTCTGAACCCTTCCAGCCTCCTGGTACTCACTTCCCCTCTCAAGAAGGAAATTGTAGTTATCGAACTTGTCGAACTGCTCCATTATAAGCTGGTGGAATGACTGTGAGTTCTCCTTGTCATATACAATGGATATTGGCAGTGGTGAGTCACAGATGATGACATCTACCTTATCCTTCAACCTCCATATCCTGTGGAACTGCTTGCCGAAAATGTAAATCTGGTCATCCATAGTCCTAAAGGATTCCTCCCAAACCTTGTCCTTAGCAAACTCAAGTGCCATTTCGCAATTTACACCGTGAAGCTTAAGCTCTGCGAACACACGAGCAGCTGTGGTGCTCTTTCCTACACCAGGTCCTGCAAACAAATTAATTACTATTGCCATTACTTACCCCTTTCCTTTGGATATTCGTATACTTTATTTAATTCCAAGAATTTCTTCCTAAGCTGTTTTGTCTCTTTCTTATCTCTACCAAGAACAAATGCATACTTATGCTTCGATGGAAACTCTATCTTCTTGGCATTCTTGAACATTTCCTTAGAGTAGTCCCTTAGTTTCTTCTCCACATCATCTGGTACATTTTCCCATAGCATACATTGGTCAGTGTTCCAGTTCTTCTGCCACTCTATACCTAGGTCTTTGGCGTACCTCTTATAGAAGCTCCTAGCCCTAAACGCCCTGTCAGTAACAATCTTCTCTGGATTGTAAGGATTCACACATCTTACGTTAGTACCACTGCCCTGTCCTAGGTAGAAGAAATTGAGTCCTTGATAAATACTACCAACCTCCTTAGCTTGTGGGTCTGAATAGCAGGTAAACAGTCTGTATTGTGTATTATCAACCATCCACTTGATGCACCACATAAGGAACTTGCTACCAAGATTCATCGGACACCAGGATGCTGAAGCACCTCTAGCTATCAATCTCTCTATCTCTCTTGTATCCTCACCAAGAAGTTTTGAGAAAGCATTTGGCATGCCCATAATGATTACACCTCCAAGTATCCCCTTATATCTTGCTGAAAACCAATGAGTAGGGAATGACCCAACAGTGCCAAGCCACTCGTATCTCTTTATGAACTCTGTGGCTTCCTCCTTTTCTTCTTTAGACTCTATGAATGTGAACTCGAAATCGTCAAGGCTTATACCAGCCACATATTCCTCAGTCCATCCATACTTGTCCATATCCTCCTGTAGGGTGTCAAGCCTTTTCTGGTACTGGTAACACCAGGGTTTATCATACTCTGCTATCTTATTGAGTAGTTTTATATCACTCATGATTTAAGATGTTAAAAGGGAGCTTTACCCAAGCCCCCTTGTTATTAATTAGGTGCTGCTAAGCTTGATACCAAGGTCTTTCTCATACTCAGCTGTGTTCTTTGTTGCCTCTTCATCAAGAGTTGCTGCGAATGCAAGCGTTGTGTCTGCCAACGATGCTCCTGTTGCTGCCATACTCCTATATGCGTTGGTTGCACAGTTGATAATGTTGTAATTGTTAGCGAACTTAGACCTTGAGCTGAATGTCTTGAACTTGAATCCAAGGGCATCAGCAGCCTTTGTAGTTGTGATATCAGTACCCATATAGATGAACTCCCATGAATACTTTTCAGTCTGCTCCTTAATCTTAGCCTGTACCTGTGCCAAGGTGTACTCCTTTGAGGCATTCTCCATGCCATCAGTCATTACGACTACAAGGGTTTTACCAGGCATTTCAGCATTCACCCTGTCTTTCTCGTAAAGCCACTTTCCAACCTCATCGATTGCAGTACCGATACCGTCATTCATTGCAGTCATACCATCTGGAGAATAGTGGAACTCCTCAATCTCATTGATGTCCTTTCCAAGATATACCTGCTTTACGTTCTCATTGAAGGTGTAGAGTGATACAGTCACCTTACCATCCTTATTTGCTTTCTGCTCCTCGATTGTCTTCTTGAAGCCTCCGATAACATCCTCCCTTGATGAGAACATGCTACCACTCTTGTCGATTACAAAGACAAGATTAATCCAATTAACATTGATGTTACCCATTTAGTTTAAACTATTTAAATCCTTATTTTTGTCATACATTATTTTGACATTGCCGTTGCTGTCCACAGCAACATTTGCGTTGTCTATGAGGGCGAACGCTTTCTTCCTCTCCTCTGGACTTTCCATGAGCTTAGGATACTCCTTTAACAGCTCTCTCTTAGCCTTGAGTCTAAGTTTCTCGCTCTTCTTTCTGAAGATTCTGCCTGCTGAACTCTTTGTCATTATCCTTGATTCCTTTTCTTAGCTGCCCTTTCCTCAGCCTTCCTTAGTTTCTCTTCCTCTTTCCTACGTCTCTCCTCGTCCTCAATGGTCTCGATAACGATGTAGGCGGTCTCTACCATGTCCACGTAGTTCTCGTACTTCCTGCGCATTCTGAACATTTCCTTGGCAATGTCACCCTCTACGTTGAGTTTATCCTTCTCCGTGTCGTAGCTTACATTGCTGAGTACTCCTTCCATAAGCTTGTTCTTGAACTCGTCTGACAGCCTGTCGAACGCCTCCTCATACACTGTGAGAATTATGTCCTTGTTGGTAAGCGCATGTGTGATTGCGCTGGCTCTAGATACCTTCAAGATACTCTTCGCCTTTGTAACTGAAAGTACCTTCAAATCAACTCCCATCTGTGCAAGACCAGTATCTTCGAACTTATCCTGCGCCATTTCAGCAATATCTGCTGCTGTTTCAAAAATTTTTGCCATATACTCTATTATTTAGATGTTAATTCATTAATATCCAGGTTCACTATGTTGGCATTCAAGTGTTCCTCACCATTCTTGGTGTGGGTATACTTGCCATGCCTAATCCTTACGATTATGCATAAATTACCTTTATACATGCTGTAGAGGTAGTATTCCTTGCCTTTATACCATACAATATCACCTACTTTCATTTCTAGTGCAAAGATATATAAAAAATTTTAAAAAAACAAATTTATTCTTTAAAAAAACAAAAAAAATGTTATTATTTATAGAGAAAGTATAATAGAAAATGTATTGAAATTAGTAACGATATAATAAAATAGTTATGGAATTTGAAAAACTGATAAAGACGTTAAATACACTGGAGGACAGGATAAGTGATTTAACAGAAGACGAGAAAACAGCACTCGGTGAAGCCAAGAGAACACTTGAACTTTACGAAAGAAAACAGGAAGAACAGATTGACTTCCAGGGATGGCCTCTTCGCCACCATACAATGAAAGACCTTCGTGAGTTCATGAAGAGAAATAAGAACCTTGACGGTGAGACAAAGATACTTGTCCTTGAGGACGATGGAATGGCATACGGGGCACGTAATGGCTACTGTACTGAGATTTCAGTATCTGACAACGGAAAAGGAGGTAAAGAAGTCCACATCTGGTACTAATGGCTTGCAAACCTAAAAAGAACCTATATCACATAATACTGGTCAATCATGGCAAACAACTGCGTGACCTCTTCTTCACACCATCAGAGTCGAAGGTAAACAAGGAGTTTACCAAGATGCTCAATGAGAACAAGAAGGTTGTGTTCCCTATGATGTGGAACAACGAGAAGCACGTCATGGTTGAAGCTGAGTATGAGCTGGTGATAATAAAGGGAAAGGAACACTTTGACAGTCCTGTGTCGAAGCTTAGGGATGGATACGGTAAATTCATCAACTACGAGTCATCAGACGATGACTGGATTATATATGACAAAGCACCGTACTACCTGGAAGAGACATTCTGGGTATATGGTTATCACCCTAAGCTACAGAGGAAGGACTTCAACTGGATATTCGACTCTTTCATAACAAAGGATGCCAAGAACAAGTATATGTTCAAATCGGTACAGGTCTACAACAACAAAGTCTTAATTGACTGTAACGGAAAACTGGAAATGGTCATCTGTAAGAATAAGAAGGATGCTATCAGAATGTATAATATGATAGAGGAGAAGTCAAAAGCCAAGAAATACAAGTATATTGCATTTATGGGAGACGTTGGAAATGGGAAATATGTTGCACAATGGATTGACAGAATACAGGAACTTACACACTGGAGCAGGCATAAAATTAAAAGAGGGTCTACAAGACCATAAAAAGAGAGTGAGGATTTCTCCCCACTCTTTTTCTTTATGCATGCGTCAGTACGCCAAACGTCAGTACTATAGCGAAGACTACCATGACCAGGAAGCCTGTAACAACCTCCGACCCATTGAACGAGATAGATTCTCCACTGAAGTTTCCAGCGATTGCACAGATGTTGTTGTTCTCCTTTCGCATCTTGAGATATGAACCAACAGGATGTGCATCATATTCACTCTCACCATCCAGGAACTTCTCCATTGCCTTCTGCTCTTCGTCAGTGCTGATATAACCCTTGTAAGTGGGTGATGTCATTACTGCCAGCATGTGGTAGAAGTTAAACATGTTCTTGCTCTTCTGAGCCTTCTCTACAATCTTCTCCTCATTCTTGATGGAGTACGCTGCGACTGCCACCAGCAGTGCAATAACAGCAATAACAATATACGTAATCATGTCTCTTGTTTTTAAAATTCTGCTGCAAAGATAAACAAAAAAAATGAGATAGCCAAACAACTACCTCATTTTTTAACTTTTATTATAATTTTCACTTCACCATACTTAACATTTATCTCACCTTCAGAAGGAATGAACTCATCCTCTTCACTTTTCCTGTTTCTGTAGAACAAATCCTCATCTACCTTCTTGAAGTTCTCCTCATCAAGGTATACCGTTATTTCACCTCCAGGAACACCATACTCAGACAGCTTCTCTGATATGGTTCTTCCAAGGTCTATGATACCTACATATCCAAAATTAAACTCTTCCATAGTTATAGCATTCTTAAAAACTTATCAACCTTATCCCAGAAGGTCATCTTCTTCTTTACAATTTTATTGATGTCATTGCCCATTTCACCCCTAAGTTGTTCTGCAAGCCTCTGCTGGTGTCCCTTCAAGGCTAGTTCTGCCATCTTCCTCTCACTCTCAAGGGTCGTTAGCTCTCTATCTATCTCACTCATTAGAATTACTATTTGCCTCAAAATAATTTTGTACTGTATTTATTAGCCAATTACTACTACTAACAAACGCTCCATCTAAAAACATTGTTACATACCAATATTCTAATGGCAAACCAATCATAATCATTGGTGTTAATATCACACTTGGTAATATCCATAAATTAAGTGCTGACATTCCAAATCCTAACCACCACCCAGAACATATAAAACAAGAGAGCATTTCATCCAACTGTGGATGAATCTTTTTAGCTATTTCGTGCATTTTAACAAAACAATGAAATGGACCGTTTGCATAAATTATAGTATTTGCAATACCATAACAAACAATCATATAAATAACTAATATTAACCAGTACATATTTTAATTAATTCATTTATTTTATTTTCTAACTTGTCATTATAATTTATATAAAACAAATTCACATTATTCTCAGTACATAATTTCAATTTATTTCTATCTAAATTTTTTCTATACTCAAACATTTTTTCTCCACCAAAAAATTCTATTGGCTCAAAATGCTGTATACCTTGACATTCTATTGCTATATCATATTTTGGTAAATAAAAATCTAAGCTTTGTTTACCTAACCACGATAAAATTTCCTTCTTACAATGCCATATGTATTCTAAATTATTCTTTTCCAATTCTCTAGCAACTTTTTCTTCCAAAATACTGTTTTGACAATGTGGACATCCAACACCTCTCATATGATGCATAGGATAAGTATAAAATTCTCCATGTTTAGAACAGATAACACATACCTTTGTTTTCTGATTTATATATACTGTTTTACTATAATCATATTTCTCACCATACAATTCTTTACAAATTGAAATAAATTCATCTGTCGTATAATTATGTCTCAAAGAACATTTTTTACATCCATAACCCTTTAAATGATGTTGTGGAGTTTGCCAGAACTCTCCATGAATAGGACAAATTATGCATACTTTAGTTTGATTATCCACATAATTTACATTAGAATAATCATATCTATTACCGTGAATTTCCTTTGCTTTATTTATAAATTCTTCTAATGTATACTTAGTGCTCCTATGTGAACAATGAGGACAATTCTGACCATGTAAATGGTCTAAAGGACGTTGAAAAAAGCTTCCATGAATTTTACAAACGATTTCAACTGGTTTTTGAGTTGATTCATATATGACTTTCGAATAATCATATTTATCTCCATGTACATTTTTAGCTTGTTCAACAAACTCCTCAGTTGTCTTTCTTTTCGCCATCTTTCAATAGTTCTTCCATATCATCGTTAGTTTCAGTTTGAGGCTCTTCTGCTGCCTTCTCAGCCTCTTTCTTCTTCTTGGTATACTTCCTCTTAGGCTTAACCTCTTTCTTCGCCTGTGTGACAAATTCTAGGGTTACAAGTTCCTCATATGGAAGTCTTGAGAACATTTCCTTAAGCTCCTCCACCTTATCCTTAAGCAGCTTCAGCTTAAGCACAATATCCTGGTTAGCCTTGATTGTCTCCTCAACCAGGTCGAATATGTCCTCATACGTAGCCTCAGCAGAGTCAGCATAGTAAATAACCTCATTTGCATTGGTCTCTGATGGTGTAACCTTTATAACACTGTCCTGCCTGTCATATACCTTCCAATTTGAAGGGAATATGACTCTAACCATCAAGGCATTGTTATATACCTCTATAGCCCTAAAGTAGGGCTTCATATCATTCATTCTCTCTTGTAACGATTTCATATTAAAATCCCGTAAACATTATTGTTAGTATGTAAGCTAAAGCTATTCCGAAAACAATCAGTCCCTTATCAGATGATATAATCTTGCCAGACTTGAGTCTGAATACGCTTACAACATGGAATATATCACCCAGTATTACGAATAGAGACATTATGAACAGGAAAACCTTAATCTGTAGTAATAGTGTTGCTATCATGGCTCTTCATTTTCTAATTGGTTATTCTTAACACTTATGACATCTTTTTCTGACACGAATTTTTCCTCACCATTATCATCAACCACAAAAGATGTTCTTGGTTGTAAGTTAAATGGGTTATAAAGTGCCATCATTCTTTTTAATGTATATTCACCACCCTTGGTGACTACTACACTTCCTTCTTTAAATTCCATAGTTTCAACATTTTATTAAGTTAAATATGTAAATCTTTATAAAATATAAAAAAAATGCCTAGAAAATAAAGATTTCCAAGCACTTTGTTTAAAAATTATTCTAAATTAAATGTTATTCCAACACCAGCCATAACTCCCCACTCCTTGTGGCACACATCATAACCAGCTGTAACGGAAGGTCCTATAGAAAACTTTGAAAGTATACTTTTCTTTTTTTCCTTCTTGAATGCTGTTACATCTGTAATAGTGCCACCATTTTCAGAACCAATGGTTGTATGATTCATACCGTTGTCCTCCTTGTTGACTATGGTAAACTTGTTCTTCACCTTAGCCTGGATGGAATACCAGTTAGGCTCTGTGAATGAGTTGACATTAAGCTTATACTGGAACGTGTCATTAGGCTCACTTATATACTCGAATGTCTTGGCAACTTGAGGGATTGTAACTGGTATGGTGTCATATACGATACTGTCCTTTACCTTAGGTTTAGTAGTAACCTGTCCAGTGTTATACTCCTTCTCATGTGTAAACTGTATTACGATATCCAACTTATCCTTATATTTCTTAAGGGAGTCATACAGTTGTTCATTCTCTTTCTTTAGGTCGCTGAACGCCTTACTATAATATATCTTATTGTATCTATTAAGGCTATCATAGTATTCAACTTCCTCCACAAGTCGCCTGGTGTTATTGTATGATTTGTCAGCATACCACACCAGACCACACGTTATTAGGAATAGTATTAAAACAATCCAAAAACATTTTTGTTTAAACGGATTCTCCATTTCTCTTAGCCTCCTCTAATTTTTTTTCTTCTTCTAATAGTCTCTCTTGTTGCTTCTTAAGGTCTAGAAGGGTCGCAATGTTAAGACCATATGCCTCAACCTTCTTTTCTATTGCGTCTTTACTTGGTACTCTATCCATACTATGGAAAGAAACTCCCAAGAATCCAAGAGGACCTTCACCGTGACTCAAGTAGATAAAAGATGTATATTTACCACCATCTTCCTTCATATGTTTTGCAAACTCATAATCAATTTTAGATAGTTCATCTATTGTACCAATAAAAAACTTATTATTACGCATATAAGTCGGAAAAGTGTACATTGTCAGTGGAACATCCTTATACTTGTAATATACTCTGTCCACACCTCTCTCTCTATTTGCGACCTCATAGTTCATATTAGCAAACTCGAATGGTAACCCACTAGGATTTGTTACACCATTGTGACATTCGAAAATGAAAACCCTATCAGCATTAAGGCCATACAGTATCCTATCAATATTTTCCTGGATAATTGGAGTTACATCTGTTCTGATTTTCTCCTTCTCTTTCTCTATGGCTTGTCTTTTCTTATGGTCATCTTCCAGTATCTTCTCTGTTGACTTATCAACAAATTTCTCGCTCTTAACTACGTTATAAAGATAAAATCCCGTTAAAGCTGTGGCTAGGAAGAAAAACGTAACAAAGTAAACCTTAAGTATTTTAGTCCATTTAGCATTTGCTATTGTATTTACAACCCATTTTGTTGCTTGTATGTAAACAGGTTCTTTCTTGCCTTCATTTGGGCTGATATTAATGTTTATGTCCTTGTTTTTCATCTTTCTTCACATAAAATTAAATCGTTATTAGTTCATTAACTTCCTAGCCTTATTGACCATATCGTTGAACTCTTTGCCCTCCTGGACTCTGAATGAAGGTGTCGTCCTGTTTGCCTCTGCGCTCTTGTAGCCCCAAAGCTGCTTGATTCTATCCTTCTGTTCGTTTACGAGGGTCATGTTGACCTTCTTGGTTACTTTAGGTTCTCTTTCGTTCCACTCAACAAGATATTCATTGTCTGCCGTGTCTCTCATAATGAACTTCTTGCCCTCAACTTTCAGCTCATCTGGAATCTTTGACATCATATGTCCTTCAGATATGAACTGGGTCTTGAATGTAAGTCTCTTAATTTTCTTGTTCTCGTACATAGTGCTGTCGTTGTCTTCTATGTCCTTTTTCTTTAGTTCTCTACCAGTAAGTCCAATCTCAGCTGCCGTATCCTTGCCCTGCTTTGCTGCCTCGGCATGGTCTTTAGCTGCATCATAAATCTTACCGTTGTCGTCGAATGTAGCGTTACCAAACTCATCGTTCTTGTGCTTGTCCTCTGCATCCTTTGATACGTAGCCCTTCATCTGGGACTTCGTTCTCTCCATAAATGGCTTGTTGATACTGTCATAAGTAAGGTCATGCATCCCCTTGTTATCAGTTGCTGAGATACCCCCACCTGGCTTCTGGTTCTTCTTTCCGACACCACCATCATACTTTTCGGTTTCCTTCTTGATGTCAGAATAGGCTTCATCATTGATTTTTTTCGTCTCCTTATCACCAAAAACAACTGGTTTAAACTCGTTGGTGCTTTCCTTGATGACTTTTCTCAATTCACCCACATTAATTCTAGTTACCATAATTTTATAATTTATTGATTATTAAATTGATTTATATACAATCCCCTTAACATCTGCTCAAACATGAGCCGTGTCATTTTACCACCGTCTGGTTTTTGCTTCTTGCGCTCCGTCTGAAGCTGCTCATCAATCTCCTGTATCTTCTCGATGGTCTCCTTATTTGCCTCGTAGTCTATCATAAATATCTGTTACTTTCTCATTTTGATGGTAAAAGGTCAACTTTTTGTAAGGCATATTTGACAACATCATGTCTAAATTCCTTGGTCATCCTATTACCACTGGCTTTTAGCTGCGCTATACGCATCTTAATAATATTCATAAACTGTGCCGCATTCTCACCATCATTCATAACCAAGATGTGATTAACTGTATCATTCACAGTACTGATTCTACTTATATTCACCAAATTGCGATACAGCTCCTGTTTTAAATTTGTAGGAAGTACGGATGATATCTCCCTAAGCTCTTCACTACTGAATAGGCGTTCCTCTCCATTCATTACCCTGCTTGTAAGCTCCCTGTCGGATAACCTGTTTAGATATCCTGGATTAAGACCTTTCTTTTCAATCCCATATTTCAAGATGTGATGAATGTTATCCCAAGGATTATCCCACACACCCTGTATGTCAAACCTGTCAAAACCAAGCAACTGGAAAGCTGCTTCTTCAAGGTACGATGACAATGAACCAAACAGTCTTCCAGTCGAAAATATCTGCCTATTAGGGTGATTATCATATTCCTTATTGTGAGCAAGTTGCTCTATCCTATCCCTATCTCTAGCAGCTATTTCTTTTCTCTTTGCAGTGCCGTATACAGGATAATTAAGAACATTTTCAACAGATTCCCTTATAATCCTGTGTAACGCACTTTCAGTAAGTATTATTTTTTTACTCATTTCTTTATTACAGACTCACCAATAGGATTAACGGAGATTGAATGATTATTTCCACCATCTCTACTAATACCTGGTCTTGGGTCAAGGCTTTTAACAACCTCATCTGTTGGGTCGCCAACTGGAGAAGGTCTTCTCATCATAGGAAATACAGGGCGATTCACATCACCAGAAGAACTAGCATCTGTCTCTGCAAGTATCTTCTGTACGGATTCCTTCACAAGTCTATGAAGTTCGCTTTCTGTAAGTCTAATTATTTGCTTCATCCTTTATGCCCTACTGGTTTTTCAGATTTATTCATTGCAATATCTTCTCTACCATAAGTTGGGTCATCGTCATCTACCAACCCCTTAGCTGGATATGCAATACCAAAAGAAGAGTCAGCTGAACCATCAGCATTTACTCCAAAAGTGGTATTAGCACCGCCATCAAATTCTTTAAGAATATTTTTAACAGATTCCTTAACGATTCTATGAAGGTCACTCTCTGTAAGTCTAATTATCTGTTTCATATTATGTTATACTTTTTGTGTTATGCACCTGCTGCTTTTCTCCTGCTTCCTGCTGCTGGTGTACCTGCTGCTGTAGGAGTTGTAGCGGTTGTAGTTGCTGCACCTGGAACTGCTGTTCCTGCTGCTGGTGTACCTGCTGCTGTAGGAGTTGCTGTAGCTGCTGGCTGTGTTCCAGCCTGCTTCTTAGCTGCCTTAGCTGCCCAAGGGTCTTGAACTGATGTATTCATTGGAGTACCCTTAGCAACCTGGTTAGCCATCTTTGTATAACCAGCTGCGGCTCTACCAAGCATTGTACTTATACTACCAAGCTGTTTAGCAATGGTTTGGTTCTTTGTCTGCTGAGCAATTGTTTTCATCTGTACAAGAGCATTTTGTGCCTCCTGTGCATAACTGTTAAACGAAGATGCCCAGTTACCAGCCTTATATGTCTGTCCAACATTAAAGTTCCAGTTCTTAGCACCCTGCCAAACATTCTTAAGACCGCCCCAAACACCTTCTCCAAGTTCATTCTCGGTAAGATACGTCTTAACAGCATCCTCAACAAGCATATGAAGGTCTTGTTCTGTCAATTGAATAGACTTGTTATTCATAGTTTTATTTCGTGTTTAAGCATTATCTTCAGTTCCACCAGTTACATCCTCATCGTCGTCAGACTCCTCTTCAGATTCTTCTTCCTCCACAGGAACGATGTATTTCATGTTCTTGACTTCCTTAACCTTTGATACTGGGAAATGGTCAACGTCACCCAACATTGTGCTGTTATAATCAAATCCGTAAAACTCAAGTGTTCTAACTTTCTTTTTCATTGTTATGTAATTTTTTATTAATTATTTTCGAATAATTTCTGATATAGTCTCTTTATCTTCTTTTTAAAGTCTTTCTTCGGAACTCTATAGGAGAGATAATATCTTGACTCCATTTCTCCAGTTTCTTCACTGTGAGGCTCATCAATTCTCTCCTTCATGGTGATGACACTTTCATCACGAAGCAATTTCCTCAGCTTACCACTGGTGAATCCCCTTATGGCTAGTTTCTGGCTAGGTTTTGCATTTATAGGGTCTTCCAGGAGGTCAACTATGAATTTCTTTATTTCCCTAAAGAAGTCGAAGAATGGTAGTTTCTCCTCTGATTCATCAAGGAGTGACTTAATCTCTGGTATCCTGTCTTCCTTTATGTATATTACCTTCACCTAACAACCCCTCCCTTCCAAGAACTGCTTCTGTTGAACAGGGTCTTGTAAAGGTCTTCTATGGCATCAGCCACAATTTCCTTTACCTTCCTCTCAAACTCCTTAGTGTCATATGAAGACGATATTTTATTAGCAACGATTGAATTAACTTCATTCTTGCTTAACTCCTCTGTAATTATCTGGTCTATCCTATTTTCTGAAATTGTCCTCATATGTACATTATTTTCTATATAAATATCACTAAATACAAAAAAAGGACGCTATCTCTAGCATCCTTAATTATCTCTGTTTGCAGCCCTATTCAATTTTTCCATTATACGATTACAATCGGTATACACTTCATATGGAAAATCATATTCTTTGTCTGAATAATATATGATATCTATACCATGCTCTTTACAAAGTTCTTTTTTAACACTATCGTTATTTTGCTGACGTTTTAGGTAATCTTCTCCACCAAAATATTTTATTGGTTTAAAATGTTGTAAACCTTGACATTCTATAGCAATATTGTATTCTGGTAAATAAAAATCTAAACTTTTAACACTTTTACCATTCACAAGCCAATCGAAAACTTTCTGTTGTTCAAAAACTATCTTATTTTCCTCAAGTAGTTTACTAATATGTATCTCCATCTTGGATAGTTTGCAATATGGGCATCCTTCTTTATGTATTAAATGATTATGAGGTGTCACATAAAAGCTCTTTCCACACTTTTTGCAAGTAACTTTAATTGGAATTTTATTACCTAAATATTTACACTCAGTATAATCATACATATTTCCAAAAAGCTTTATACTATCAGAAATAAACTGTTCTTTACTCTTCCTTTGTATAATATGATTACTTTCACTAAAACATTTTGGACAACCATTTGATTTTAAATGATTATATGGCGTTTGATGAAAAATTCCGTGAATTGGGCATATGATATCAACTTTTGTATCACAGTTAACATATATTACTTTGGAGTAATCATACCTGTCCCCAAACTTTTCTACTGCTCTTTTTACGAATTCTTCTTTACCAAGAGAATTATATCCTACTCCTCGTTTTTTTCTAGGTTTAGAACTACTACATTTCTTACACCCATGACCATCTAAATGATGTGACGGTCTCTGCCAAAACTCACCATGTTCTGGACATATGATACATACATTGGTTTTACTATTGACATAATTAACCTTTGAATAATCATACTTATTTCCATGAATTTGTTTAGATAATCTAATAAATTCTTCCTGTTTTATGGGTTTAGACATATTATTCTCTTTTAGCTGCTTTATGAAGCTTTTCTAATAAATCACCGTCTTGTGTAATACTATCCCTCCAATTTAAATATGCATTCCTTAATTTTCCTATAGTTCTTGTATTTTCTTCAGTAAGTTGCATTGCTTCTGTCCACACATAAAGACCGTTTGCTCCAGAAGGGTCGTTATATCTAAACTGGAACGACATGTTTAAAGTGTTAATCTTACCCTCTAGGGTCATGTCGTCAGAGTCTGGGTAATACTTGAGAGCATCGTTCTCAAGCTTTATGTTTTCACCGATGGTCTTCTTAAGGGTTTCCTCCTGGGCAACCCTAACATCACCGAACTGTGGAGTATCCTTCCTTATCTCGAAGTAGTTCTTGTGACCGTCGTCAGACTCATTTTCAGCCTCCTCCTCAGTTAAGATTTTTTTTTTACTTTCTTTTACAGCTTCCTCCATGAGAGTTTTTGACCTGTTAAGAAAATTATCCTTCTCAGTATCCTCCATTACGAATTGCTCTGCTGCTTCTCTAGCCTGCCTGTCCTTATTTTCTCTAAGCTTGGCAAGCATCTTCTTTGTTACGCTCATTTCGCTCATATTAAATGTCCATTTCTTGTCCGTTCCAAAGATAGCCAAACACACGGCTAATTATGTTTTTCTTTGGTTTATTTTCAGTGTGATGAATTATTTTCCTTGCATTTGGTACTGGCTCTTCCTCAGCTGGCTCTTCTGTCTTTATCTCCTCAACTGGAGCAGCTTCTTCAATAGGTACTACCTCTTCCTCCTCTGGTGCTTGTTCATCCTGTGGTATTTCTTCCTCAATAGGTGCTTCCTCTTCAATTGGAGCTACTACTGCTGGGTCTCCGTTCATTATATCAAGTGCCTTCTCAGCGTCTTCCACTGTAGGTACTTGTTCTGGTTTGCTTTGTGTAATTACAACTGGTTCTTCCTCTTTTGCAGTAACCTTCTTTTTCTTAGGTGCTGCCTTCTTTGCGGTTTCTTTCTTTGCCATAACTGTTTTATTTAATATAAATATTATTAAGTAAATAATTCTTCGGTATTATTGAGCAACATTGCATTTGAGCGTAACTTTCTTATTGCATTTATTTTTATTTGTCTAGCACGTTCACTGCTAATACCCATCTTATTTCCTATCTCTACGAAGTTAAGCTTCTCGTTTCCGTTAAGTCCAAAGTAGTAGTTTATTACTGACTCCTCCCTGGTGGTGAGTGTCGGCATTATGCTGTTAAGTGCGTCGTTCTGATTTCTACAAACCTCACGCCTCCTCTCATCCGATGAGTTGGAGAACGAAGTCTCCATCAGTGAGACCGATTCATCCTCAGAATCGGATGCTGTGTTTTCATATGAATTACCATATATATCTTCCTGTTCTACCTCCACTGAGAACATCAGTTTCTTCTTCTTGATAGCATCCAGCATGGCATGCCTTATCCACCATACAGCATATGAAATAAACTTTACATCCTTTTCTTCATCAAACTTGGTGATGGCGTATATCAGAGCCATATTCCCTTCGGATATAAGGTCTGATATTGGTACGCCTTTTCCAGTATATTTCTTAGCCATGTCGAAAACAAACCTAAGATTGCTTTCTAATATTTCATTTCTGGCTTTTATATTTCCATGTTTGGATAATCTTAGGAGACGCTTCTCCTTAGCCCTTGACATAGGCTTGGTACTCTTCAAATCATCAAAATATATTTTGACAGTATCCGTAAAATCATTTGCATATTGATTCATATTTAAAAGTTAAACACCCTGTTTCAAACTAAGGCTTGAAACATTATTTTCCTTTCTCACTACTATGTGGTCTTGACACCAGTCTTTAATTTCATCAAGATGACTTATAAGGAATATATGATTATAGTTATTAGCTATTTTTTCAGTAAGTGTCCTTATATTGTCATAATTTTCCTTAGAAACTCTGCCAAATATTTCATCCCATACAATACTCTCACACTGAGGTATCGTAGACATTTCAGCAAGTACTGACCTAAGTGCCAGTGCCGATGCTGTAAGCTCGAATCCGCTTGCTCCACATAAATCTGAATATACACCATCCTTTATGAGATAGAACATAACATCGTTCTTCGCATCTATTCCAACCTCAACATCAAAATCACATACATCATTCAATAATTGTGACAGTCTTGCGTTGATGATTGGTAACGTCTTCCTAAGAACCATCTTAGATATACCATTCTTTCCAACAAGTTCAAGATAAATCTTCCAGTTCTTTATAAGTTTGTCCTCTTCTTTCATCTTCTCAAGGACATCCTTTCTATCTTGAATCTGTTTCTTCTCTGTCTTAACCTCGTTGTCATTCCTTGATATACACGCAAGGTTGGTATCCCTTGTAGCTCTCTTTCCAGCAATGAGGACATCTGAGTTTCTTATCTCTATGTCTATCTTATTGTTGGTATCGATAGCTTCCTTGTTCCTCTCGTATTCTTTCTTGATGGATATATTCTCCTTATATTCACCTCTAAGTTTCTCGACGTTAAGTTCAAGTGCTGCTTTCTTCATGACAAGCTGGGACTTGGTATTATACTTCTCCCTATTATCTTTCATCTTATCAATTTCTTTCTTGATAGATTCAACAGCTTTCCTCTTCTCCTTACCCTGCTTCGCAATATCCTCAACCTCATGTGCAAGCAATGCAAGCTTGGCTTTATCAAAGTTCTGCATTTCCCTTCCACACACAGGACATAGCCTGCTGGATTCAAGATGCTTAAGGTTCTGACTTGCAGTCCTGTACCTCTCCTCGATGACAACCATTTCGTTGTTTGCCTTACCAAGACTCTCCTGGAGTTCATCGTACTGTTCCACTGAGAAATCAACGTCACCAAGTTCCTTCAATTTCTTCTCAACCTCTTCAAGTTCAGATGCCTTGGTCTTACCTTCCAATATAAGTCTGTCTATTTTACCCTGTAGCGTTGTGATATCAATCTGCATCAAGGTGCTATCAACACCCCTCTTAGAAGATAACAGAGTGTTCTTAGTGCCCTCAAGCTTCGTGACCTCTGCTTCAATCTTCTTATTCTCAGCCTTGTATCGTTTATTCTCGTCTGTAAGCGTCTTGATATTAATCTCATATGCCTGTATCTCCTGTAATAATGTTTCAGAATTATACTGATTTGACAAAAGGTATGGTTTAATCTCTGAATTGAATTTATCCCTTGCTATAATATCCTTCTGCTCAATTGGCAACAGCCCAATCCACCTGGCAAGCAATCTACCTCTCTCAGTCTCTTTCTTTTCAACAAGGTCATCAAGAGTCTTGTCAGTGACCGACATAATGAGGTCAAAGTCACTCTCACGTCCTATAGCCTCCTTGATGGCTTTATTTGTCTGTACACTGTTTTCCTCCTGCTGGTTGTCTATGAACTCTTCAAGCTCTTCCTTATTCTCACCAACAATCTTGTAATATTCCACCTTCTGAGTTGTCTTACTCTTGGCGGTTCTTCTCTCAAGTGATGGTCTGGTAAGTGTTCTCTTGATTATATAGTCAACTCCATCAATGGTAATGCAACCCTCAACCACTACGTTTGTAGCTGCTGGGAGGTGCTTGTTGAAGAATTTATCCTGTGTCTTGTATTTGGTAGTAGTACCGAACAACAGGAATCTGATAAGGTCTATACAGAAGGTAGTCTTACCTCCCTGGTTGGCTGGTTCACTGCTTAGAAGGACAAGTTGTCCAATATTGGTAAAATCAAAAAAGTTACCTGCTCCATAGCTAAGGAAATTGTCCCAGCGTATCCATTTAATACTATACCTCTTATACTTGTCGTAAATCTGGTAATCAATTCTCGCATTTATCTCAGAATCTATTTTCTTTATGAGTTCGAAATCACAGTCAGTTATATTGTTCAATTGAAGGTAATCCTGGAATAACTTCACCTGGAACGAAGGGTCCTGTATGTTCTGTATAATGTCAGAATTTATTGGTATATCCTCTCCCTTCTCGTTCAACATGATGAACTCTGGGATAACCTTTACCTTATCCTTCGGTATGCCGTATTTCTTGCTTACCTTGAGTGCTACAGCATTTTCCTTCTCCTTGGTGTAGTCATAAGGTGATACCTTCCAGTGTAAGTGAATCTTTGATTTTTCTTTAACGTCAATCATTTCTTAGTTCTTTTTAATCACACGAATCTTCCTAACTGTTACTGGTTTTATTACCCCAGTGTCAAGTTTGGGTTTGTTTTCCTCGCTGCTCTCTTCTTTTCCTTGAAGAACTGTGCTAACGTCTTCTTTCTTTTCACGCTGTTTCTCCTCTTCAGATACTCCTGGTTGTTCTTTTCTTTTCTTTCTACTTTCATTTTTTAAATCTTTAATACCATTATTTTCTCTTTTTATATTATCGGCTGGAGACAACCCATACTTCACGATGTTGAAACCCTGTGTCGCACACCTGTTTGCAAAGTTGTTGATGTCCTCAATACCATTTAATTCACAATATTCTTGTATTGCCTTGCAGAGCATAGGCTTTAGATATAGTCTGTCCATTATACTTTCAGTTCTTTCTTAACGTACTCAACAGTCATTTCATCAATGATTTTCTTAATCCTCTCGTTAGAATCTGATGTAAGCTGGTAAATATCGTATTTAAGTTTATTAAGCTCGTACTTAAGGTCGCATATCTCATTCTCAAGACTTTCTATTTTCTTCTGTGAGTCAACAACATAACTACCTACATCAACCCTGTTGGTTGTACATGTAAGCGTCATGGGGTCATAATTCGCAACTGTAATATAGCCATAATCATCCATAATATATTCTTTTTATATATGCAAAGATATATATTTTTTTTGAGAAAACAAAATTTTTGTTAAAAAATGTTTAAATTATCTATAATATTATTAGATTTTATATAAAATATTTAATAGATATTATGGATAAGAATGGTAATAAGATAGCTATGGGTCTTGATGTCAGTACCCAGACCATCGGTGTTTGTATACTAATAGATGATGGCTCTGACTATGGTAAGATTGCAGAGCTTACTCACATCAACCCCAAGGTTTCAACTAAGATAAAGGGAATAGAGCAACTGTTCCTAAAGAAAAAGATATTCGAGGAGTTCCTTATCAAGTATAGGGACTTCGGTATTGACGAGGTTATAATAGAAGAACCTCTACTTAGGTCTAACAACGTTAATACTGTATCCACGCTGTTGAGATTCAACGGCATGGTATCAGACTGCGTGTATAATATACTTGGCATTGTTCCAGTCTATATATCATCGTACAACGCCAGGGAGTATTCCTTCCCAGAACTTATGTCGATAAGGAAATACGGTAAAGATGAGAAGCAGTATCCGTATACCAAGATTATGAAAGAGATTAAGGAGTGTAAGTTGGTGTTGTTCGGTGGGTATCCTTGGACGATTGATAAGAAGACCGTTATCCAGGGTAAGGTATCTGAATTATTCCCAGACATTGAATGGTTGTATGACAAGAAGGGAGAGCTGAAGAAAGAGAACTTCGATGCCTGCGATGCATATGTGGCTGTGCTCGGTCACTTGAACATGCAAAAGCATGGTGAGCTTAACTTCACAGTCGAGGAACTTGGTGCTAAGAATGAGCCTGGAAATGCCATTATAGTTGACTACAACGTGCATTACTGGGATAGGGTGGAGAAGAGAACCACCTATATAGAACACAAAAGCTAGGAGCGAATCCTAGCTTTTTTATTTAATACTGATTAAATGAATCATACATTGCACTGTTCATAGCCTTCCTGGAGGCAATTAACTGATTAAACATTTCCTTGTTCTTCAACCTTCTTTCTTGAGCATCTGTACCTAGAATGTTTGGCTTGTGTCTTGCAGGAATAAGGCGGTTTCTAACGTGTCCGCTTTTCCACTTGAACCATTCTGACTTGTATATGTATTTGTCAAGATAAACGATAGATACATCTTCGTTTTTCCATGCTGCATAATTGAATGATAATTGGTCTCTATGGGAGTTATTCATAAGTTCATCAGACCATGTTTCCATTAACCTTATACAATCTTCCTCATTGTGCATTCTAAGCATTATGTTGCTCTGCAAGAGTCCGTAGTTAGAGGGAAACCCCTCATCCTTATATCTATCCATTTGAGGCTTTACATTCTCAGCCTTATCCTTTCTCATCTTTATCACTGCATCTGCCTCTTCATATGTACAATTTCTTTGTGGGTGCTGAGGTACATAGACCGATGTGCCGCTTACTTCAACGCTGTTGACGAACTTATTTAAATCTCCAGTAATGTCAACGTTACCATCAACCCATATGGATAGTTTGTATTCTGGAAGAACCTTATGCGCATTTATCTTTACATATCTTTGTTTCTTTACCTGTGATAAACCATTTGTTTCTTCTGGAAGAGGTCTTATATCCCAGGTAGTACTTGTTAAATCCATGTTGTCTGTAAAACATACATAATCAAATCCTAGTGTAACCTTCTTAGGCTCTATCAACCTGTCATAAGAACCTGTTATGCAGGTATACACTACTTTATCACCATTAACCATGCCCTTTTTATACCAATATTTCTTATTTCTTTCAAGCCATTCATCACAGGATATTGTCTTATACCCATGATATTTCTTTGCGTCCTCGACCCATGAAGCTGCCTTGTAATGCACAACATATTCTGAGAGGTTTATCCTCTTGAATTTGAGTTTCTTGCTTGCTATCTCCTCATGGAAGAAAGCACCAGTGTCATACCTATCACCCTTCTTCGTAAGACCATGTATGTGCTGGTCGTCAAAATACCTAATCCCATACTTCTTGCACTTATCAACGTTAATGAAGCAGATGTATGGTATAATCCTTGGTCTTGACTTCCAGGTTTCGGTTGCTGCGATTGCAATCTCCTTTTCGTCAAATAGGTTGGATACGTCCCTCTTCAGCAATACATCTGAATCAAGCAGCAGGAAATTCTCATCCAGCAACTCTATACATTTTTGGATGGTGTAACAGTGTTTTGCACTTGCATAATGATTCATCTTGGCAGAAGAAATAGCAGTCTCTGGGTATTTCTCCAGCCACTTATCGAAATCAATTATCTGTCCCTTCGTATTATCGATAACTATCACATTTTTGAACTCTGCCGTGAATGGTAACTTGTCGCTATTGTCGAAGATGTAGATAATAGCATTCTTCACAAACATATTAATACTCCTTACCAAGCACTCTGTCATGTAAGGAGTATTATAGTGTACAATTAGGATATTCTTGGTCATTTTTATACTTTCTTTATTGTAACGTCAACGTACCAGTCCTCTGGTCTAATAGCTGTCATAGGGTGCAGAATCTGGATATATTGCTTCGGTATCCTGTCTGTAAGGGCTTTAATAAACTCATGCCTGTATATTGGCTTATGTGTATAGAAATAGCCCATAGGATAGCATCTATGGGTAATACTGTCTTCTTTTTCTATATCATTAGAAGAGTCATGCGCCCAACCACTTTCCTTCTCTACCTCCCTAAGTATCTCCTCCAGCTTCTTGTTGCCTTCCTCGCGGAACTTGTCAACTTCATCCTGGTTCATGAACAGGTCATACTGTCCATCTGGAAATACACCATTAGCTTCAAATAACCTTCGTAACTGTGATTCGTTTAATCTGATTTTCATATTAATATCTCTTTGATATATAATCCATTCCAGAATTAGACTTTCTGCCTATCTGTTTGTTCATAGCTCTAAGAGCCTCCCTGTTAGCCTTGTACTGTTCTGGAGTATCTGCATCTTCCCAGTTAGGGTCGTAGTTTTCAAAGTGACCATTTCCAATCTGTGCGTCCCTTATAATCTGTTTAAGCATCTTTGCAGCATCCTTCCAGCCATTATTCATATAATCGCCTGGATAAATTCTAATTCTGCCACCAGCTCTTGTAAGAACCTTAATTTTTTCTGGCGTGTACATACCATAAGCACCGTTGAATGGGATAATTATATAACCCCTACCATTAAGCTTTATATCACCAGTAAGTCCATATGGAGTACCTTCTTTGTCCATAAGTGGCCACCTTTCTGACTCACCCTGTACCTCTAGTGCATGATGATAAGCGTCATTAGCCTGCTGTATGAGCTGCTGTATCTTGATTGTAGGGCCTGCTGCCATTTCAGTTATAATCTTCATTGCAGCTTCCTTCACGACCTGCTTAAGCTCAGATTCTGTAAGAGTGAGTTTATTGGAATATCTGCTTGCCATTTCCTGTAGTGTAGCAAGGTCTTCTTGGTATCTCTGCTTGGCAATACTGATGAAGTCCTCTGGTGCTATGTTTATGTCATTTACAGCTCTTGTCAATCTGTCATTGATGTAAATAATCTTTTCACCATTGATAGTAGCAGCAATCCAGAGAATAGAGTTTGACTCAAAGTTCTTGTACCTCATGTGAAGCTCAGCTTCCCTTTTGATAAACTCTTGTATTCTCTCTTCCTCTACACCCATGTCTCTAAGTGCCTTAACGCCACTGACAGGAGCTTTTGCTTTAAGATATGGCTTAACCTGTTCTGGAGTAAGCTCTTGAATAATATGACCATCTGTACCAACAGCATATGTAACACTCTTTATTTTAGCACCATATGTATTCTGTGCATTGTATGAGTGAGACTTCAAAGCATCGTTTCCACCATTGTAAAGGTCTGGACCGTTACTTCCCCAGTTAGAACCAGTTTTATAACTCTCTTTGTCCTGCATTGGGGCAATTCCGTATTCTGCTCTAAGGTCGTTGAATGCTTTTTTATATTCACCATACTTCTTATTTACGGTGTCCCTATGATTATACTGCATGTTGTAACTGGTAATCTTCACAAGAGCACCAATATCCTCGCCAAATACACTATAGTCATCATATTTTTTCATCCTGTTTGTTGCAGGATTCTTCCTAGATACGGTAGGAACTGCAAGATTAGCTCCAGATACATATCCTATAGTTATGAACTTACCTCTACCAATCTGGTCTAGCAAGTCAAAAAACTTATCAGAACTTTCAATTCTTCTCATAGTAAATTACCAATTTTTAAGCCAGATAGCCTTCTGGAAGGTCTCTAGCATTTCATTATTATCTGTGTAGTATTTTTCTGCTGCTGTAGTAGCACTTGCGGACTCCAGGTTGCTCTCGCTGTTGTAGTCCTTGTCACCGAACACACTGCTTACCTTGGTGATATCGTAATATGCACCAACAGCGTAGTGACCGTTAGCACCAAATACGACTGAATCCTCGTCAAGGTGCATAGCCATAGCCTTCAGTATATCACTGTCCTTAATCTTCTTTGCCATAGTTAAAAAATGTTTAATTACAAATAAATATCTCCCAAAACTTGTTTTTCTCGCAAAAAACATATATCTTTGCAAATAAAAAGACAAATCATGAGTGTAATAGCATTTAAAGTTAACGGAGACAAAATACAGGTTGCTGCTGATGGCAGAGCTGTTATTGATGACAGAATTGCAAATGAGCATTTCAAGAAGATAATTCAGATATCCGATAACCTCATAATTGGGGCTACTGGACTTGCTGGTTCAATAGGTATCTATGAGAAGTTCGTAAAGGCTAATGAGCCTACATTCGGTATGTTAAGCAACTCCACAGATGCCATACCACTTTTCAAGAGATTCAAGGACTACATGGTTGATAACTACGGATATAGCGAGGATACATTGAAGGAACTCGGTGGCTTCCTAGTGGTTAACAGGAGGTTTCATGCTGTTTTCTACTATGACGATGCATTGACCCCATACGCTGTATATGACACTGAGTGCGACCAGTTTGCATTCGGGTCAACAGGCATCTATACATCAGCATTGATTGATTGTGGTATCCCAATCGATGAGGCCATAAAGAAATCAGCTGAGAAATATACATCCATTAACGCTAACGTGACATTGCTTGAGATAGCTAGAAGATGATACATGAGTTAGAGAAGCTGTACGCAATACTGGTTTCGTTCCTTGGTGAAGCTAAGAATGGCTTCAGTGAGCATAACCTTGAACTGGAGTTTCCATGCCCATGCTGTATTGACAGAGAGGGTAATGGAGAAGCCAGGAAGTATAACCTTGCCGTAAATCTTCAGAAGCAGGTATTCCAGTGCTGGAAGTGCTCTTCTATGGGTGAACCGATGAAAGGTTCTATCGTGAAGCTTATAAGGCTGTATGGCAATGAGGAACTACTGGAACAGTACAAGGAAATTATTCGTTCCATACATGAAAGTGAACTATACAAGCTGCATTTCTCTGAAAAGGACTTTAATATTGACACATCACTTGTTACAAGAGAGGACTTAAAATTCCCAGACAGTTTCCAATATTTTGATAGAAAAAAGACGAATCATTGGTCAGCCCTTAAATACCTACTGGATAGAGGATTGACCTGGGATATTATTGAAAAATATAAAATGGGGTATACCCTTCGTGAAGAAACACCAGAGAATAGGAAATATTCTTACAGGGTCATTATACCATCATTTAACGCCGTAGGTGAGCTTAACTACTGGGTAGGTAGAGATTTCCTGCCAAAGGACGATAGGTTCACCAGGACGAAATACGCCAATCCAAAAACAGAGAAAAAGGAGATTATATTCAACGAGGAAAAGGTGCAGTGGGACGCTGATATAACGCTCGTAGAGGGTGCATTTGACCACATCGTAGTACCTAACTCCATCCCACTGCTTGGAAAGGCTCTGGACAAAGATTATAAGCTCTACTGGGACTTAATAACCCGTTGCAACGCAAAAGTGAATTTGATGCTTGATGCGGATGCCTATCAAACGGTTAAAGAAATATATAAGTTCCTTAATCACGGTAGACTGTACGACAAGATTAGATACATACCAATTGAAGAAGGTGAAGACCCGTCTTCATTATTTAAGAAGGGTGGATATAAAGAAATTGCCAGGCACTTAGCCAATGCCCAGCAAATCGATGAAGTCTACTTACAATGATAACCAACCAATTTCAATGCCTATGTCATAACTGTAGGTAACAGTTGTTACGTCAAAGCCATTTGACTTGTATTTTGTCTTAATTCTGTCTGCAAGCATATTCAATTGCCCCATTGAGAGAGTGAGTCCCATATACTTCTTAACCATACCATCAAGATAGAACCCTATTGACATTTTGCCGCGTTTCGATACATCCTCTATCTTGTTGTCAATCCCGTCATACAGTCTCTTCATTGCGTCTGCATTACAATCCACACCTACATTTTTATAGGCATAACTACGTGCCGTTGCTGCATTAATCATATCTAATCTAATTTTTCAAGTTTAACTTCAATTACGCCACCCTGCCACTCAGACAGGAACATCACACCACCTGTCTTCTGTGACATCCATATTGGCGACTGGTCTGTAAAGAACTCGTCTCCGAACATGTCGTAGAGCTTTGCCTTTATAGACCCAATCTCTCTTTTCAGCTCCTCAGCCTGGTCTGGATGCTTTTTCTTGTTCAAATCAGCTAAGGCAAGCTCCAACTCCTGCTTACGTGCATTCCACATCTTGTACGAGTTAACATAGTCCTCGTGCGAGATAAGATTCTTCACCTGGGACGTATTGTTATACCCAGGGTACGTAATCTTGTATATTCCTAAAATCTTACTTGGTCTTTTCATATTCTTCTAACTCCTTTTTACCATTCATTGTTAGATAATATCCAGTGAAGTTCTTGTCATAGGTGACAAGACCCAGTTTTCTCAGTTTACCAATCTGAGACCCGACTTGCAGCCAGCCCTTCCTGGTGTAGGACATATGCTCGGTCTCTGGGTTTCCTCCCCAGAGTTTCCATGAAATCCACTTGGCACAGATACCCTCAAAGTAAGTACCCTTCTCAAGCAGTTTCAATAATTTGTACTGATACTTTGTAATCATACTTTACGGAACTATTACGTCTATTCTTAAGCCAATTGATTTTGAGGGATAATACTCATTATCCATGAACTCCTCAGTGTGGATAATTTCTTCTGCATCATCATCCTCAGTACCCTCTGGAATCCAGAAATGTAATCCACTGTTGCCACCACCACCATCAATGACAAGTGACACAACACCTTCCTCCTGTAGTTTCTTGAGGTTATTTACCGCTTGTCTGGCTAGTTTCTCCTGCCTCTCGTTTAACTGTTTCATATGCAAAACAAAAATTGTTACAATGTTTACCTTCACTAGCTAGTTTTACCTTACCAGTTATGCTACATTTTCGACCATTCTTTAATAGTCCGTTTCTTACCGTTGTGGACGGTACTGTTACATCCCACCAATCACAATATTGACACTGTTTCATACTCCTGGAAATCTTGGTCTGTAAAATATGTGGTCTTACCCATTGTTCCAGCTTCTAAACAGTTCCTCGATAATGTGATGCTGAAGGCAATTGAGACCCTTTACCTCCATAACGTGGTTATCGGTATCATCCCAAGTGATTTTGGGCTTTCCAACCTCTGGAACGTCATCGTCCTTGAGTTCGTTATCGTCCTCGTCGAAGTAATACCCGAACTTCTCCATCATTGACAGAAGAAGACACTGCTGGGCATTTGTCGCCTCCTTAAACATGAACTCCTTTCTGGACTCAGTTGCGTGTCCAAGATGGGTTGTCCCATCAGATACATTGAACTGGTTTCTGTCTATGTCGAATGAGCAGAGCCAGTAGATGAGGTTATCCTCCACACGGTCAAACATATAAATCTCGCCAATGGAATCTCCATAGGTTATGAACATAATGTCACCCTTCTTTGCTGTAGTAAAATCAACGTATTTCATAACTTATAATTTTTTTAATTCTGCTGCAAATTTAGACAAAAAAACTGGAACTACCAAATGTAATCCCAGTTTTTTAAGATTTTTTAACATTTTTTTAATGACCATTATAATGCTCATATACATTACTTTGCATTATCCTAGATGCTCTACAGTATGCTTCATTCAGTGATGAAACATAATCGCTCCATTTTTGTCCTACACTTGGTGTTGGTAGAGTATATTTATCTCTGTTATATACAACTATTCCCCTATACCTATACCTCTGATTTTCTTGAGTCGTTGATGGCGTTACATTCCATTTATCCGTTCTGACCCTTATCCAACCAGTATTATCAGAACTGCTAGTAGGGGCAATATTAATACCAATCACAAAATCATCATTAACGGTTACATAATGTTCTACATCACTATCGCTATATCCACTATAATCATTAACGCCAAGAGATACTGTTGCAAGTACACCAAGTATTTTTGATTCATTACCATACGTCTCTTGTGTACTTGGGTCAATATCACCACTACTCTTATATGTTGTTTCCTCAGTAAGTTTTACTATCATAATTGAGTCCATATATTGTCCATTTACTACACCGCTTTCATAGTTATCGCAAACTCCGAACATATATCCGTACATTGCAGCACCTTGTGAATAATTAGAAACACCACCACCATCATCATAGTGTATTCCTTCGGTGTCGTCATAACCAAGAAGCAAATTGGTTTGGAAGTAAGCATTCTTTGATACATACTCCTCATCAGCATCACAATTTTCAAACTTTTGTTGTATTATATCCGTGATACATGAGTTTCTAGTGCATAATCCAGTTCTCTCGCAATCAGTGCATGTATCCATACAGTATGCATCACCAATCTTAGGATATATCTTAACCATTACGTATCTTTCAATCTTGTCAGAACCAATATTTTGTTGTACATTGAACTTGATACCTCTATATTGTTGGTCATGATGATATGTCCATACTAGTTCATTAACGCCACTTTCTGCCTTGAACCAAAAACCATCATAAATATCGTGTTTTGTTTCAGCTTCAACAAGATTTCCATCTTGATATACTGCAATTAGGGCATCACTAAGGTTGCTATTAGAGTATCCTACCACTTTATACTCTCCAGAACCAGCATATGCACAAGTTGCTTCATGTGCTGCTTTAATTTGGTCGAATGTTGGATTCTGAACTCCAGGAACTGTTGTATTAACATTATGAGTTCCATGTGATGAACGGTGTTCAATTAATGGAGTTATATCGTAAATTTCAACTCTAACATCTTTCCACATTTCATCAAGTATGTCATATGAACTTGCTGTACCAAGTATGTATTCTGTTTGGCTAGCGGCTAATGCCAAACCATCAGTATGCTCAAGATAATAGTAATCAAAGCTATTTGCATAAGGATGATGCCAATGATGGAAATCTACTTCGCTACATGTAGTAGGCTTATCAGAAGATGGCTCATCACACCCAGTTCCTTTAGGCTGTGTCAAAGACGTAGAAGAGCCATCTTCTGCTGTTAGATTAATATATCCATCATATGTAAAACCAATATTTGACCAAGTACGACTACCCTCAGTATTATTCCTAGTATACGTAATCATAATATCACCTTTACCACTATTAGCATTACTTGGCACTGGTGTTCCAAACTTTACAGTTTCAATCCACGTTGGAAACTCTTGAGTATTTCTTCCAACTACTGAAAGGGCTGAATTGTTTACGCTATTACATCCATTATAATAATATTCGCCTATTTTTTCTTGAAAATTGCTTCCACACCCATTAAGTGATGTTGCTGTTATGCTATATGATAACTGTGCATTTTCACATGGTACTTGTGAAACGTTAGAAGTTCCAGCTCGTCTTCCTGCGTATGTAACCTCAATAGTTCCATAGACTGGCTGCGCTGTGTATCCCCAAGATGCTACAACATCTCCTTGACCATTAGTAGGTTCAGTAAAACTGATTGACAAACCAGGTATACTTGATGTTGCACTCATTCTAGAAACGCTAAATGATGGAGAAGATGTGGTATACTGACCAATTATTTGATTTTCTCCAGAACAATCTAATTGCGTTTTAGTAATATTTAATGCATCAATACCAGTATCAGTAGGATTATTAGCAGCCTGTACCACTTTAAGCCTTTTATCGCCAGTACAATGAGAACCATTAATGACTGCTGTTATATAACCAATCCTTTCTTTATCGCTTTCGTTCGTTAAAACAGACACTCCAACTGCGTTTTCTGTTGAGGTGATTGCTGTTGATAGCCATCCTTCAGGACTTTCTGAGTCATATGATACGTCAAAACTAGGTTTAGCACAAGTAGACGGTAAATTATATTTAGCGTTTTGTGTACTACCCTCGCTTGTAAAATACTTAGTAACCATTTTTAATACCTATTTTATTTCCTTTCTTATCTAAAAGGGCGTATACTGGTATACCATTTTGTCTGATAAACCAAACGACCTTATCATACTTAATATTTTTCTCAACCGATGACCATGTTAAATCGGTCTCATCATACATCTTACCCATACTTCACCACTTTATTGCTTATTTTCTAAGGTAATCTATAAAATCAATTATCCCTTCTACGTGTAACCTTACGACACCGTGAACACCCTCCTCTGAGGTAAGGTACTCAAGGTCATCCTTGTTATCATAGAAGAAATTCTCCGTAAGAACCGCTGGGCAATAAGACTTTTTAATCATATAGAAGTCAGCTTCCTTGTCCCTATCACCATCTGTCCAGTCCTCTCTTATCTTTCTTCCCTTGAGGTTACTATCTGCCCTCTTATATAGGAAGTCAGCTAGTATGTCTGATTTGGTCTTACCCCTTGTAGTATAAGCCTCCCAGCCCTTTGCATTTTCCCAGGCAGTACCGTTGCCCTTTGCATTTGAATGAACTGAAATCATAAGGACGTTACTACTACCTTCCTTATTGCAGATTGTGTTAATACGCCTTATTCTCTCTGACAGAGAAATGTCTTTATCCTCTGGAACAACCAGCCTAGCATCATAGCCCATTGACTTCAGTTTGTCAACAATCTGCTTTGCTATGACCCTGTTGTATTTCCACTCACGGAATCTTCCACCATTGGTGAACTCACCTCCGATGTTCATTGAATTGTCAAGTAATGGGCTAAATTTTCCACGTGCCTCAGATGTAACACCATGCCCGTTATCTATTAATATAATCATAATTATTTTTTTATTGTTTCTTTAATATTACGAAATCAGTTACATATGATGTACTTTCACATTGAGTAGAATCTCCTCCAGCAAGATTACGTCTCTGTAGATATACCTCTACTGCGACAGTATTAACTGGCTCGCTAGTAGGTTTTATCATACCATGAATAATCCACTTTTTATTAGATTCGTCTAGTTCAACATGGAGATATTCTCCATCTGGATAAGGAGTAAAACTTCCATGATGCGTTGTCTTAGCTATTAAGTCGAAACATCTATTTGCTTCTATACTATCATAGTAATAGTCATATGGTATTGGAATTTCGAATAATGACCTGTCAGTTTCCCCATTTCCCTCATAGAATGCTGAAAATGTTTTTCCTCCACTTTCATATGTGGTGTCACGATAAGAAGTGAAGGCTGGTATTGGCAATTTTGGTATTGCATCGTCGCAAGCCATACAATCTCCAGAGTATCCTTCTTGAGTAACAGTTATTTCTTTCTCTCCACACTGTACTCCATTGATTTTAAGTCTGTTTCCTTCTGAATCTATGAAGAATACACTAATCTTAGCGCACCTAGAAGTTGTTGAGTGGTCACGCTCTGTTGATTTGTTTACAGTGTTTTCAATATACAAAGTATCAGTATTATTACCGCTTCCAGGTTCAATCTTGGTTATCCATGATGTATCACCACAGCCCTGGCTTTGAACAGTCACACCACTAAGTCTAACGTCATCCCTTAGTACTGGGCGCATATAAGCAACGCCATCCCTGGTCTTAGTTGCTTGTACATCTATACTATATGTTTTGATAGAGTCTAACAACTGCTGACAAGTTACATCAATTACAGCTTCTTGTGTAAACTTAATCTCCCATATACACTCTTCTGACTGTTTAGCAGAGTCGTAGTTAAGCTTTATCTTAAAGGCATAATCTCTTTCACTTCCAGTATTTGCTAATGCTTTATATGCTACATGTAGATAGCATTTCTCTGGTGAAGTAGTATATGACCTAACATCTAAGTTAATTGACAACCAGTTATTTACTGCAACATAGTTATCCTCAGTAAAGAAAGCACTTGGGTCACTAAATGCACTCTCATAGCCTGGTACAATAGTTCCTATTGGGGTAAACTTGAGACCAGTACTAACGAAGCAATCGTTTCTAAGATTATCACTGTTGAATGATGATTCAGCACCAAAATATCTAATTTCAATCTCTTTAGGCCCTAGACAGTTGCAATTAAGCGATTCGTCTCCCTGCTGTGTTACAGTAACAGTGAAAGGCTGGTTTATACAGTCTTCACAAATTCCGTATATTTGCCTTAACTTATCTTTATTATAATTTATCGTAATTGTATTTGTCCTAGGCTTAGCAGATGGGTTAGCCTCGATTTTACCTCTGAGATATATAGTAGTTCTAGTGACGAAAAAATTAATTGTTGATGCATCTATCCAATCATGCTCTGTACTAAATGATGATGATGTGATTATATTACTTCCACTTAGCGCACTGAAAGCAATAAATCCATCGTCATCGTCTAGTTTTGCCAAGAATGCATTAACATTTGATGTATATGCTGGGTTGTCATCTACAAAATTTATTTTACGTACCCTAGCACAATTAACATAGTCTTCCTTCTGCCATATTCTATATATATGGTGGCAATCTGCTAATGCTTGACCGCTTTCAAGTGAGAATATGTCAATATCAATTGGCGCATCTGGCTGACTTGTTGTTGGTGTGAATTCGTAAAGTTTAACACTAACGTCATAACCATCATCACTTTCAGTTATTATTACCTTGTCAACTTGACTTGATGTTGATATTCCACTAAATTCACCACATCCAACAACTCCGAATGTTCCCAATGGATAAGTATCTGCTGCTGTTGAAACTTGCCTTTGTATACAAGCATCGTCAGGCAGCAATTCTTTACATTTACAAGCTGGATTATATATAACGGTTATAAAGTTAGTCCACAACCCATCACCGCAATTTTTTCCAGTTGCTAGTGCGTAATCGAAGTATATGTCTATCTGATTAGGGTCTTTATTTGGATTTGGCTTTATTTTGATAAAACTTTTACCGTCAGTAGTCTTACCTGTATTAATTATAAAATATTCTGCATCTGTAGAGTCATAAGAGAAGGTTACGTCAGTTCCTTCAAAACAAGCCTCTTTTCCTTGGTTGAAAATGTAGGTGAATGTATATTCTTCATCAACTGATTCGAGAAATACGTTTTTTCCCCAATCAACTTCCTCCCAATCAACTTCCTCACTTTCTCTTGCTATCACTATCAAATCTCTACAATCACATTCAATTGCTGGTTCTACTGTAATAGTATCTGACATTCCTGTAGCATTCGTACAAATTTCACCATTAACATTTAACTGATAGCCAACCTTAAAATCGCAGCTAGACGAAACATCTGATGTCTTTGCTGATACATAATAATAACCACCACTTTCATAAACTCCGCTACTAGCAACGCAGTTACCTTCTGTTATAGCATATAACTGCCCACAAGTTTTATCAACTTTCCATACAGTTATTACATCACCACCAACTATCTTTGTAGGTAATTCTTCCATTACAGCACTTACAAAAGCATTTTCGCAAGTACATCCAGCACCGTCATGTTTAAGAGTTATTTCCTTGTCTTCGCATTCAACCCCATATCTAAGGAATTTGACATGAAGCGTCGAATTATAAGGTTCAATTCTAGTGTTGACTATAGCAGGCCAAATGGCTACATAAGAACCAGAACCATCAATAACGGTTTGAGCAGAGAAGTGCCCCATATCTTCAATATGTTCTGGAGATTCATAAATATTGCCAACTGTTACGCAATCACTAGTTGTATAATATCTGCGTTTAGGGTCTGTTTGATTAGATTCCCAGTTACAATATGTTGTGTCAAATGTAACATCACATTCACATGCATTATGAGTAAGAGTTATTTCTTTATCTACACATTCAGCCCCATCTTTAAGGAATTTGACATGAAGCGTCGAATTATAAGGTTCAATTCTAGTATTGGCTATAGTAGGCCAAATGGCTATGTAAGTACTAGAACCTTCGACAAAGGTTTGAGCAGAGAAGTGTCCCATATCTTCAATATGTTCTGGAGATTCATAAATATCACCAACTGTAATACAATCTCCTATTGTATAATATCTGCGTTTAGGGTCTGTTTGTCCAGCATTCCAGTCACACTCTTCTGTGTCAAATGTTATATCATCACAAGTGCATCCAATTGGCTTTTGTGTAAGTGTTATTGCACTACTACAAGTATTCGTACCAGCTTTATATGAAATGATAAGTGTCTCGATGTGAGGCTGTTCTCCAGGATTAGTATTCTTTGGAGCAACAGTTACAACACCATTTCCAAATGTTGCATTAAAATAACTAAGTGAGTTTTTAGATATATTAGTGATACAAGTGGCAGATGTGATAGTAAATTCGTATGTCTTACTACTATCATCATTAGCTTCCCACGTATGAGAAGCAGGTGAAACCTTCAAATTCTCACATTTACAACCAGACGCTTGCTGAGTGGCTTTTATTGTTGCCCAACCAGTACACTCTTTTCCATCACTTGTAGTTCCAGTAATGGCTATTATAACATCTCTAGCTTCACCAGTATTTGCCTCAGCAGTACCTGTTATTACTCCATTACTAGCACTAACGTTTTTGAGCCACCCATTATTTGGTGAAACATTAACAACTGTTACATTAAATAAACAACCAGCAACAGTTGAATTATATGTAGCTGCTGTAACATTACCTCCAGCATTGGAGATATTCGTATTAGGGGTTACAGACAAATAACTACATTCACAAGTCTGTACTGGTGCTGTATTTACCTTTATTTTATAGTCATTACAAGGATTTCCATTAACCGTTGGCGTTATTGTACCATTTACGCCATCATTTACCGTTAATTCAAACGTGTATTTTCCACCTTGTGCGCTCGTTTGTTTTATGTCAACGCCAGATGGTTTATCAAAGTCTATAGTACATCCTTGCTTGATAGTCACATTGATAGTGTAAGTTCCTGCGACTGTTATTGGTTGTATTGAATTTGCCATATTATTATAAACATTTAACTTTTAGATAAATATCCACTATGTGAGTATTTTTACCCAAAATTTGTTTTTTAGGAAAAAAATATATATCTTTGCACTATATTATGGCTAGACTAGGTAAAAGGAAAAGAAATATGCACGAGAAAGATTTTAAGGATGGAGTTTACTATCTAAAGAAACTGCTATGTGAACAAGGACTTTACAACAAGACAATGAATTGCAAGTGGATTATACCACTCAGTAAATTATTGTCTGAATATGGAGTGTGTAAAGATTTCTGGTATAACACATATTCACAAGGTCGTCTTGAAAGAATACGAGGGTGCGATACCCTAAGCGACCTGTTCTATCGTCATGAGACATATCTCTTTGATTGGTATTCCACTGAACAAGGACATTCGTATTGGGAGCGTATAGCAACGGAGCTAATGAGAAAGTATGGAACTAATGAAAAATTAAATAAACTATGCAAATTAATTGAACAATGATAAAATGTATAATCCATTGTGCGGACATTCATATAAGGAATTATTCAAGGCATGAAGAATACGCTGAACAACTGGAGAAATTCGTGGAAAAGTGTAGGGAGATAGCACAGAAATACGAGGAAGGGGAGGTAAGAATTCTCATAGCTGGAGACCTCGTAAATCAGAAAAACAACATAAGCAACGAGCTTATTGTATTCTCCAGTCTGTTCCTAAGAAAACTAGAAGAGATAGCCCCAGTCGTAGTGTACGCTGGTAATCACGACCTGGTTGTAAACAATACATCAAGAACTGATACCCTCACAGCCCTATTCAATACAGCTAAATTCGAGAACTGTACCTTTCTGGATATGATGACGGACTACAACAGTAACTGCATAACTGATGATAACGTCATATGGGCGTTATATTCCATCTATGATGACTTCATGAGACCAGATATAGATGATGCAAAAACGAAGAATCCAGATGCCACTGTTATAGGTCTTTATCATGGCATGGTGGTTGGTGCTACACTCAATAACGGTAGCGTCGTTGATGAAGGTGTTGAGGGTGATATATTCGAAGGCTGTAACTACGTTATGGCTGGTCATATACACAAGAGACAGGCATTGAGGCGTGGTGATGTTGAGATTGTATATCCTGGGTCTCTCATACAACAGACATTCGGAGAGACAGTATCACAGCATGGTTTCGCTGTATGGGATATAGAACATGGTGCTTACGAGTTCGTTGATATCGAATCAGACTACAATCTGTATGATATGGAAATAGAAAGGATGGAAGATATCGATGAAGACAAAGAAAAGCTGATTAACTTCTAGGGTTAATCAGCTTCTATTATTTCTACAGAGTCATTACTCTGGTGTAATCTTAACGTAATCTCATTATTACTGCTATCCTGTTTAAATTTTATAACCGACGTAAACGTACCAAGTATCTCTCCATTAAGCTTTATGTCAACGTGTACACCCTTATCACTCTCAAGTGGTGCTATCTCATAAGGCAACGGTTGTCCTTGATATGTACACCTCCAAGGTATTTCATTATCACCTTCCTTTGAAAGTATCTTTATCCTCAACTGTCCACCATCAATTTTCTTGCTGGTAATCTTGAACTTGTATTCCTTAGGCCTTATTGCCTCCAGATTGGGCTTTATAAGGACGCTGGTGCGTTCTTTCCTGTGGTTTAGGAGAACTATATACTCATCCTTTTTTATCGCCTCCAGAGGGACTTCTACAACCAATTCACTATTACCTTCAACATGTGCCTTTATCTCTGGTGACGTTGTATATTCAACACCCCAAGATATATTATTGCCATTATCGTCAACTGATGTAACCGTAAACCTATGCTCAAGACATTCATCTTCGTTTAGGTCTAAGATACATTTTTCTCTATTCTTATTAACTTGTAACATAATTTTTATTCATCATCTTTAAAGTCGAATTTATTGCAATCACAGTCTGATGTTGGTGAATCATCAAAGTTGAAATTATCACAGTTGCAGTCTGTAGGTGAGTCATTGAAACTGAAGTTGTCACAGTTACAATCTGTTGGTGGCGTAGTCTCTATGAAGTCAAAATCTCCACAGTCACATTCTCCTGGTTCTGAAATGTTGAAACTTGTAATCGCATTACAATCGCATGTTACTGTGCAATTCTGACATGGTTTCACCATGAAGGTATTAGCCTTTTTACCAGCCAGTGGTCCTTCAGTCATCGTTACACCACTGCATGTCGTACATCCTGGTGTCTGTTCCTTGAAGAACACTTGGTAATCGTCTGGGTGATATGGGTCTCTACAGTCTCCTATCAGCATGTAGTCCTCGTATACGGATTTTGTCTCTCCACTGGGACAGGCTGGGTTCTCGACTTCCGTGTGTGTTATTGCTGTATAAGCCCAAGTAACTTTTATTCTTCCACCATATAAAGGTAGGCATCCTTCGGTACTCCAGTCTCCCTTTCCATACAACGACTCATAATACACCTTAACTGTTCCACTATCAACACAATATGTTGTAATATATTCACAATCTCCATTACATATACCGTCGTATCTCCTTCTCTGTGTGATGTAGAAGCTAAGGTTTCCAGTCACAGGATTTCCATTATAAATTACTTCTGTTGTGTTAGGCAAACTAAGCTTTGAGAGTATGGTTGAAACAGGTATCTTAAGCTCTACATCGTGGTCAACACAACACTCTATACCCTTGGTACTTAAATCACAGGGGTCTATTGTTGTGGCAGACGTGAATGAGCCACTCTCTGTCTTCTTATTACACTTGTCATCTATTATTACTTTCTTGAAACTGCATATGACAGTAATGTTTCCACCTGTTCCAGGAATCTCAGTTGGGTTTGTAGAGAAACTGACGGTCAATGATGTGCTAGGAGTTGACTTACAGCCTTTGGATGATGATACAAACGCCTCATACTTACACTCAGAACAGTTTTGTTCGATAGTACCTGTTATAGGATTTTTATAATCGTCCCCTTCCTTAGGTAATGCACCTTTTGTAGTAGCACTGTATCCTATTCTCTTCTCCCTGCTGCATACCGTATTTGTTCCAGCACTGGTATACCAATATTCGTAATAAATCTTTACCTCGCCATCATCTGGATAATCATCATCAATATAGTATGGTACAGTCCATGTTCTAACATCAGTACATTTACACGTACACTCATCAGTGGAAGGACAATCATATGACTTTTGTTTTATCTGATAGCTTAGAGGTGCTTCTACCCCTTCTATTGTAACAGTACCAGCAGATGTTCTTTCTGGGTCGTTACATTTCAACGGCTCTAATGGTATTTCATAAGAATATATGTTGTCAAGATAATTTACGATACAGTCGCCACTCTCAGTAGTTCTGACAGTACAAGTTATGGAAGCGGATGTTTCTCTTCCATCCACTTCCAATTTCACTGGATTCTGAGTTATTATCTCTTTGGTAGTTATTTTCATCCTTAACATCCATCGTAGTTAAACTCACAGTAGTTATACTCAACGTCGAATATTGCCGTTGATGGAACTAGCTGTGTAAGATAGTTCATAACAATATCGTCTATATACTTAAGCTCACACTGTCCATCCTTGCTGTTGAAAGGATATTTCATGTTGAATATTATCTTCAACCTCTTGTTGTTGACAATCTGGTTCGAAACGTCATCTATACCAGTCATGTCAGTTATACCAATTCCACTAAGGCTTGCCTCATTGTAGGTTGTCATACTTGATATGGTATATGTCTTGATACCGACCAACGCCTGCCAGTTGTCACCACTCTTCTTCGCCATACTAAGAGACCTAGCCCTTGCGGTCTCAAAGTCAGCCTGTCCACTAGCATATTTGTGCCAGTCGCCAAATACGTAAATATCCTTTATATTATACTTTCTTTCCCATATTGATTTTGTCATTTCAGAACCGTCTGGGTCTGGATTGTCCTTGAAGTTTCCGAAGTAATGAATTTTATCCTCCTCAAGAAGGAATTTGTCATATTGTTTTATCTCCTCGTTACTGTCAATAAGTCCAGAGAATCCGTAGTCAAACACCTCACCTCCAAGCCAGTCAAAACCGTCGGTGTAACACCTTGGGTCGAACTTGTCATTATCGTAGGCATACTTGAATAGCCTGTTGAAGTATGTGAAGTATTCGTGACCGCTGTCGTATACCATATTACCATTATGTCCGTTATTACCGTTGTAGTAATTGGTAATGGTGTTAATCCTCATATATTCGTAATCATTCTCCTTCAATCTTCTCCAGCCATCCTTCTCTCCAGGTGATGCAATACTGTCTGAGAATGAAACATCGTCCAATATGTAGTAATTGGTATATGTTATAGCACTGTCAACCTCGAAGTTGTCAGATATAATCTGGAATGACGTAATGGTATATGCAGGGTTATCGAAGTTATAGGTGATGAAATCATCGTCCTCTTCCTTGATGTAAGCCTTTATCTCATATCCATCAAGCTTGTCGTCTATGTAGTACGTTGTTGGCTCATAGTCCTTATTATATACAACGATTGTCTCGTCAAAGTACTTATCTCCAACTGTAATGAAGCCACCCTTTCTAACGTATGTTACGAACCTTTGGTTTCCATTATGGGTGATATCGAATATCTGTCCGTTTACAACAGCAACATCCCTACCAATCCTGTTGACATAGTATATAGAGCCATCGTGCAATGCGTTCTGTGGAACGGAAACAAGGTCACTTAATGTGTCAACCCTCTTTATACTTCTGATTGTCTCCTTATACAAAGGTCTATTATCGTCAATAAAACCGTTCTCTGTAACTGTTCCAGAAGGAACATACTGGTTATAAACAATGTTGTCCTCAACGTCGAACTGCATATTGTATTCCTTTTCACCACCAGTAATCTTCTTGGCTAACCAACCACCGTCCATCTGGAAGTATGGGTCTCCGTCGAATTGCTCTGTCTTACTGAAATAAGGATAAAGGTATCTCTTGTATATCTTGTTTCCCTTATCGTCAAGATAGAACTCCTCAAGCTTATTCTTTAAATATTTTTCATCATCAGTGTATCCACTGTACTCGTATCTTGGGACAACTGGTATTCCTTGGTAAGGTATTCCAGTATAACCAATGCTTCCAGGAAGCGTATAGTTGGACTGAGACCTGTAGTCGTATGTAATTGTCTTGGTAGTGTTAACCCAGTCAATCCTGTACATCTGATGCTCCACGTCCCATTTTTCTTCAATTCTCTTTGCAAATGAGGTGTATTCCTTAATCTCATAGTCTGGCACAGCCTCGCACTCTCCTGGGTTACATCTGTCCTCAGCCTGCTTATACCTTAAGCTTGGGTCACATACATAACCATTGGCAGCGGTATATTTCATATCATTGCAATTCATTCTGTCAAGCCACCTCTTACTCTTGAGTCCGAACATACCAAGAATCATTTCAATTCCCTCGATAGTACCTTTATGTCTCCATATATACTTAGAATTAAGAGATAACCTTCTTAGAAACTCATTGTTTACACCCATGTATGAGAAGTCGTTCTCATCAGTGTATGACTTGATTCTATTTGTTATCCTGTTGGTGTCGTCATCACGCTCAAGAATAGCTGTTTCCTCGTATCTTACAACACACTCGTCTGCTGGAGTGCTACCTGGTCTTGTACCAAGCTCTGTAGCCTTCCTTATCTTAGTACCGTAGATGTCGTTAAGCCAGCATTTGAAACCGCCACCCTCTGTACAATCCATGAAGTAGCCGTTTGCGCTACCATCCTTTATATTCTCTTTTGTATATGGCTTGACAAGTTTCTTTGAATCCTGCGAGTAGTCACGTGAGAAATAAGAAACTTTCATTTCATCACCAGTTCCAGCACTTACGGCATTACCAAGCTGTGTAGCTATGTCTGTATATACAGTATCTTCAACAACTGTACCAGCACTTTCACCAGTTATATATTTCTCCTCAATTCCATAAGGAATGACATACTTAACGTCCCATCCATCTTCTTCACATTTATCTGACAGAAAATAGTCTGGAAGGTTACTTCTCTGGTCGTAAGTAACCCTGTTCATAAACCTTATGTTATCAATGTATGTCTTGATTTCATCAAATTCCCTTGCGAAGATTCTTAAGGCTTTCTGTATCTTCTTACCTCCAGCAACATATTCTATTTCCTCACCATCGACATATTCACGGGTATAAGTCCAGTCGAAGTTCTTGATAGCCTCGTGCGTCATTGAACGCCAGATGTTATCTGTAAATCTTTCATCATAGAATTCGCCAATCTTAATAAGCTCTGATATAAATGAATCATCAATAGTTGGATTATAGCTACCATTAGAAGTAGGGAAATAGAACGTTTTAAATTCCCTCTTATATCCAAACTCATCCTCACTTATAACTGAGAAAGTTGACTTGTACCTAGGTGTGGTGTCAAAGTTAAGAATTAATTTCTCAAAAGAATTTGATTCATTGTAGAAGTCAACAAGAAATTCCTCCTTCGGTCTGATATGGTATCCAGTAAGGTCGCATTCGCTCTCAGATTCTGGTCTGCTGTACATATAATGTATCTTACCATTAGTCTCTACATAAACCCTAATCCTAATCTCCTTAGGTGCATTTGCACAATCTTTACCAAGACACTTATCTACATCTTCCTCTGCTGCTTTCTTACCTTTAGCTGAACGCTTCCTTGTAAACCTTGTTGGTTGAACATTCATATCATCAATATTACCACAACCACATACAATAGGTGTAGGGCCACTGAATGTCAAAATACTTCCACAATTACAATTCTCATTTATATTAAATTCAGAAATGGCATCACAATTACAATTCTCATTTATATTGAATTCAGAAATGGCATCACAATTACATTTGTCGCTACAATGGGGTACACAGATAAGAACCACCTTATCTATTACAATATTAAAGCTACATTTCTGTGTTTCACACGGATTGACAAGCTCGTAGTTTGAAATGCCACCATCGGCGAAATACTTCAATATCTCACCGTCTGTAGGGCGTTTCTGGGAATGCATATTGATACCAAATGGGTTGTTGATTTCGTACAGATATTCGTTTCCGTATATATCTGGGTCTGCTTCTTCTTCTACCCTACAACCATTCTTATCCCTAACTACAACAAGCTTCTTACCAATCTGATAGGTTTCCTCTACTACTTCTCCATCTACTGTATGTTTGTAGGTATAATATGACATATCCCCAGAGAAGAATAACTCCCCAGGAAATCTATTTACAATGTCAGTGATTGAAGACCTAAACAATTCGGTAAGAGAACCATAGTAGGCAAAGTCCCTAAAATCGTAATAGTCCTGTTTAAGGACAATCTTGGTGTCGTTCTCCTCGTCGTAGTCTGACACCATCTGTTTTACGGTCTCAAGAGTCCATACGTCACCACTTATACCCTTCTCCCATTTCTTGGTGCTGTACTGGTTTGAAACCCTCCTATCATCCCTTACGGTTATGATGAAGTTGCTACTCTGATATATAGGTGTCTGACCAGGTGCAAACTGGTTGAGTCCACCGATAGTAGTAATGTCCCTCTCCCAGATTGTACCGTCGTTTATGGTCTGGTGCTTTGATTTAAGCACATAGTTAGAATGCGATTTAATAAAATTACCCATACTACAAAGTTAATATTTCATTTATTTTGGTCTGTACATCTTCTTCGTATGTAATATAACCTAATTTTATGTTATGCTCTTTGCATAACTTATTTTTCCTTTCGTCTAGCTGTCTAACGTATATTAACTTATTTTCTCCACCAAAATATTCTATTGGCTTATAATGCTGTATACCTTGACATTCTATAGCAATGTTATAATCTGGTAAATAAAAATCTAGATGTTGTTTATTTAGCCAAGGAAACACGTTTTTATCACATTTTTGTATAAACTTAATTTCAAGCTTTTCTAACTCTTTTAATGTTTTACTCTCAAGTATGCTATTATTGCAAGCAGGACATCCTTGGCCTTGTAGGTGGCAATATGGTCGTTGCCAAAATTCTCCATGTTTCTTACATATTACACAAACTTTTTCATAGCACCCCTTATAAACAACTTTAGAATAATCATACTTATTGCCATGTACTAATCTAGCCTCGCTAATAAAGCCATCAGTATTTTTGAAATTATTTATCGAATTTTCAGCAATTGCACATTTTTTACATCCATGACCATTTAGATGATGATGTGCTTGTTGGTAAAATTCGCCATGCTCTGGGCATATAATGCATACTTTATCTTTTGACCTAGTATAGTTAACTTTTGAATAATCATATTTATTACCGTGTATTATTTTTGCTTTTTCTATGAAATATTCTTTTGTAAAAGACTTACTTATGCCCCTTTTATTTTTCCAACAAATTGGGCATCCAGACTCATTACGTAAATGATTATCAGCTAACTGCCAAAACTCACCGTGTTCTGGGCATATGATACATACTTTTGTTCTACAGTTTTCGTAAATCACTTTCGAATAATCATATTTATCACCATGTATTTTTTTAGCTTTGGCGATGAATTCCTCTGTTGTTAACTTTTTCATAGTTTGAATGACTCTTTATAAGTGGCATTTTCTTAGCTTATCTTATCATCAATTGTCTGGCTAAAGTCAATTGAATTATTCTTGTTGTGTTTAACCTCGTAGACAGGCTTTCCTGTGTACTGGTCTTTGAGTGTGAAGTGCTCTGCCTGCATATAAATCTCGTTATTGTCATTGAATGTTGTAACAAGACCGTTGTCAAGGTCTCTGAGCTGACTGTTCTCAAGCATGTAACTGATTGTATCGGCATCATGCGTAGTCATTTCAATATCAAGCATTATTGGCTCGAAGAACGTATTGACAAGCAATATCTTCTGCGTAGGCTTTCCTATGTATGGAAGTGCATTATCCTTGAATGTAGGTGCAGACGATGGAGATACAGTTACGAATGTAAGAGTTGATGCATCATCATACCTGTATGTATATGATTTATCACTTGATGAGTTAGGTGCTTGTACAACTGGCTCACACCTGTTATTACTGGTGATAATCCTGTAATAATCCTGTCTTGCTCCATTGTCATCAATATAGATAATTCTATAACCTATAAGCTCGTTATTCTTTCGTGCTTTAACCTGTATGCTTGCATTGTTAATCATCGTCGTATCCAATACAAGACCCCTAACGTTTGGAAACGCTGTTAGAGTACTCACATCGGTAATGACAGCCTCAATCTCCTTAGGCTTGATGTAAACGCTGTAGAAACCCTTCTTATTGAACTCACTGAGAGGTAGCTGAAGGTTGTACATACCCTCTACGAACTCGTCAACGTCGCCAGTAACCTTGTCCCTTCTAGCCTGCGTAAGGATAGCTGAGTCAAGCTTCTTGAACCTGGCGTTAGTCAAAGAGTCGTAAGTCCTCTTCTCATGATAACAGTATGATATGTCAACCAAATTTGGAATGTCAACATTAGCAATATTTATCGGTATTGTAGTACCGTAACATCCGATGGCCATATTGTAAAATTTTTTTGGTATATTAGTTATTCATTATCTTGAAATACCCGTTGGTATATTGCTCAAGTGCCTCCATGCTTGTAATCTCACCCAGTTTGAGGTGTTTCTCGAAGGCTGCGTTTATTCCTCTGTCTATATAAATATCAGTATCTATGTTTTGTATGCAGGCTGTACCCATCTTATATTCCTCTCTGAATACAGGGAAAACACTTGTTCCGTTATAGAGTTCAAAATCATTTGTATTCGTCTTGAGAGGCATTTCTAAATGAGCTAAGGCTGCGTAGTAGTAATTGTTATAGTCTGACTCTACCTTGGTCATGTCCTGTGTCATCACGTAGCAGACGATTGGATAACTCAACGTGTGGGCTGATACTGTGTTCTGTGTCATAGGTATCTGTTTCCTCACATCAGTCTTCAGATAGTACTGTACTTCAGTTTCAACGAATTTCACAGTCTCTGTGTAGCACACACCACTACTGAAGTTGTTGCCTGTAACTATCTTAAATGGCTCATTTTCAGCATTTCTGACTAATGTTGCGCCTATATAATAGGTAACGTCACAGTAGATATCATCGTCAAATATAAATGTACTTCCAGATGCCTGTCTAATCGCTTCTTCAATCTCTTCTCTCTTCTGCTGTACCTCTTCTATGGCTTCCAGTGATGTTTTATCAGTTGAGGCTTCAACGACAGTTGATATTTCATCATCTTCACCTTCATGGTAGACAATAGTATTACCTTCATTATCTCTGTAATAGAATTTCATGCCAGTAATTATATCCCCAATGAAGTAGTTTGGGGTATTAGGCATTAAATCTTGCTGTTTTTCAACCGTCATACTGAACCTCTTGACGTTAGCCACGTTTCCAAGCTGGTAGATTGGTTCTAACTTAGAGCCTTCTGGCGGCTGGTGATTATAGGTATCAGTACCAATCTTATATAAAGCCTCTATGGTATTTCCTATGTCGTCTGTGAGCAATGAGGTAGAACGTAGGTCATACAGTTTTGATTCTGCTGTTCCAGAAAGGATTCCTCCAAGGTAAACGTCTATATCGTCGTCAACTTTTTTCTTAACCTCGAATGCTTTTGAGTCTACCTCGTATTTTTCTTCAGTATCATTAAGTTCAACAACATATCCCTCATCATAGTGGTATATTATTCCTCCATCTTCTGATACTTCGTAATGGCAAGATTCTTCATCGCATACCATGATAACATTAGTAATGTATAACAAGTCATCAGAAGCTATACAAGTTCCACTTGTTATCCTAATATAGTCAATACCATTAATAGTTATACCGCTTAAAACGGGCTTTCCTTCTTCATCTTCTTCTATCACATGCTGAGTTCCCATGTAGGTAATGAACTCCTTATAGTCCTCAATGGTAGTACTGGTTCTTGGGAACTTCTTGTATATGTCTGGGTTCAGTGTACTTCCACTACATGTAGAGTCGTTATCAACGTTTGTTTTCTCCTTGAAGAATGGGAAATAGTAGAACTGACTGCATGCCCCACTAAACGGATAGAAATCGGCATATATCCTCTTTCCGTTTATTATCGTATAAGGAGTGTCGGTATATTCTTCCCTGTATACGAAGAATGTCCTACCACTTATATACTTATTCTTTCCATCATATACACCATACTCCAGTTTCTGTATATCGTACAGTGAAGTACCTATGAGTATCGCATCATGTTTTTCAATAGGATATCTGATAGCTAATTGCTGTCTTAACCCTGTTTCAGCACTACTAGTTACACGTCTGTCGTTGTCGTCAAACGTATAATAGAAAATCTGCCCCTGGGTGTATCCACTTCTCTCATATGTTGGTTTACCTTCAGTATCCTTAATATCTATTGTATATCCAGAGTTTTTTTCTCTGTACGCATAGTCGTACTCCTCAAATGAACAAGCTACCTGTTCAAGCTCTGGATTGTATTTAGCCCAATCTACCTGTATGATTGCATTGCTGCCACATTTAGGACAATGACCTGTAAACTCACCTTCGTAGCCACAAGTACTGCATGATGAAACGAACATTTCCATGTACTCCGTGTCATAACTGAAACCAGAACCTCCAGTGAGAATCATAGCCTCTTTATCCATTGTTACCACAGTACCATGTCTTGTATTTTCAGACTGTCCGTAGCCTTCTGCTGTCCTATAGTCTATACCAAGTTCATACTCCTTAGAAAATATACTAAATTCTCCCAAATCATCAATAGAAACCTGCATTGAAAGTGGCATAATAATGGTAGGAATTGCACAATTTTCTTTCTCAATACTTGGTACAATGTTTTTCTGTATGGCTTCATACCAGGTATTCATCTGTTTAAGTATGTCATTACCACCAAGCTTGAACCATTTCTCGCACTCACAACAGTCTGTTGAACCAGAGCAATCGAATATTGTCAGACCATCTTTTCCGTATCCGCTTCTATCTTCAAGCCATCCTCTCCACTTGATTACATCTGGGTAGAACAGCTTATCTCTTCTCCAGTAATCCTTGTACTGGTTTGGTATGACGAATGAAGGTATGATATGTTCACAAATCCACTTGTAGAAACCGTCGTCAACAGCTTCTGATATTACTGTATGGGCAGAACAATTGTCAAAGTTACATATATCCTTTGTATTGTCGCAAATAACAGTAATTGCAGAACCTCCTCTTGCCCTAAACAGCTCATCCATATCTATGTATGTTTGTTCCTCAGCACCATATTTAAGCTGTGGCGCATAACCATGTTTTGATTCGGCTTTATAGTATTGTGTTGCACTTGAATAAACAATACCACAGTGACCCCAGTCATTAAGGAGGTGATAGTAATCTGTAAAGAACTTATACCAATCACTTAACTCCTCCCAAGATATTACAAATGGATGGTTTATATCACCAAGGTCTTCATATGCTGAAATTGCTGAACCACCACAGATACCAGACCCACTAGGAGCATTATCATAAATCCTAGTATTACAATAGCACTCTCTATCAGTTTCCAATGTCGTACCATAGCAATGAGAATCATACGAGAGATTCCAGTCTGTTGCAGCACTTGGTGCTTTATCCAGTACAATATTCACTGGTATCATACCGTAGTTACTTGGAAACTCATACTCCCTAGCCTTCAATGAGTCCTCATCGAAGTAGTAAAGAACATTATCCTTGTATGCTGGGAGCACACCAGGAAGTCTTGATGTCATCGGTTCTAACGATATTATTCTCTGTATAGTTCTCATTTCTATCTATAGTCTTTGTTAAAGTATCTTCTATCAAATTGTTCGTTGTTTACATTGATAAGTGACTTAGTACCCCTTCCCATCGTAACGTTCTTTCTCTCAGCGTCGCCTTCTGCTGTTTCATACGCAATCTTGAGTTCAAACAGGTTGAGTACAACCCTTCCATCACCGCTTGCTGGAGGAGTCACATACCTTTCGTCGAACACATACGCATACTCCTTTTTCTTAAAGTCATACACAGCATACAATGGGATATAGGTCTGTGCATATACCTGTGAAAGTGTGTAACCACTCTTCATTTCATCAACATCAGTCGTTGCACTTAGCCTCAACATTCTTTCTGGATTAAATATATTCACACCAGCGTTATTATATGTAGCTGTAGTACCACTCATCCAGTGCATAGGAACTATGAACGGTATCGTTCTACCTATTCCAGCATGGTTGAATTCGACTTTCATATAAATAGGTTTTGGGTGCAATTTTTCAGAGTATTCTTTGAACATATAGAGATAAAATCCTTCAGATGAAGTGTCAGTCTCATATTTGTTGTTTATAATGAACTTAGAACTTATTCTCCTTGTGTCACCACTCAGTGTCTCACCAGACAAATCACCAATACTATAATCCTTCTTGGTTTTGGTGTGGGCACTAACATACTCTGTCATTACAGATATCCTGTTTGTTACATTTCCACTGTAACTCTTACCAGTTTCATTAGGGTGGTTCTCAACCAATCCATAGTCATACACGTTCTTCCTTGAGTTGTCAATATATTTCTTGAACAACTTATGTTCATCAATGAATACTGTTGACGTTGCCATCAATGTCTGTGTATTAGGGTCTGGAGAATCATAGTAAGAGAATCTAAGGAATGACTTTCCGACCTTATCCCTCTGATAGTAGATATCATCGTTTGTAAAGAACAATAGTCCCATAAGGTCTGATGTGTTCTGTAATACATCGCCACTAGTCGTAGCAGAATCCCTCAATATCTCGTTATATGGGAAAAAGTCTGTCACAAACCAGTTATCGGTGTGAGCACAGAATGATTCCCTGTCGTTATATCCATCATTCACCCTCCAGTTTTCAAGATTCCTTGTTCTGAAGTGAAGGTTAACCTCTATCTCACTTATAGGTAGGAAGTCAGTTGTGCTTCCCTTATATGTAGTACCAGATATGTACTTAGGAACATAAACATCCTTCTCCATATCCACAATGTCATTTATAGCCTTCTTCTTCTCAGCCTCGTAGAAGTCCCTGTTAACAAGGTCTTCCTGCATCATATTGTTGGCAACATTGATATCGAATTTCAATGGAATGTGTATGTGTCCAGTATCGACATAGAGTACAAGGTTTCTAAACAAGTCATAGTATTCATTTGACGTTTCTGGGTTATCCTCACCACTTGAGTATCCAATCTCACTTGTAATCTCACGGACTCCAAATGACTTGTTCTTCACATACAGCAGTGTCGTTGACTGATTTGTAACAAAATAGTCACAGATTCCAGCGTTCACTCTCTCCCTAAACTCGTCGTTGAAATCGTACACATTAAAATTAGGTGTACACACAAGAAGCGAACTACCCTCTATGGATTTCACTACAAACTGGAATGGTACTTTCTCCTCTATCTGTACGAATGACTCAGCAGAGTTAACTCCGTCACCAGAAAATGCAACACCACTGAAAACCTGGTATATATTATCGTTTATCTGTATTCCATCATGCTGTACAATATCGTAAGTTACTGTAACAGCAGCACTTGAACTTGCTGAAATGGTTTCACCATGTCTTTCAAGCTTAGTTCCACCAGACACTATCTTCATAGGCACTTTCTCACCAACAATATCTACCAATGCGTCTTTTTCATCAACAATGCCGTTTATGTAGTCAATGGCATACTCATGACCATTGATAAGAGCCTTGTCACACATCCTTTTCACTATCTTGTATTTTTTATTGTCATACAGCACAAATGTCTCACCACTCATTGAGTATACACCACTGACATAATCCTCATATTCTTCATTCTCAAGGGTTATTATATCCCCTACTGATATATTGGTAGCGTCGTATGTAAGATAGACACCAATCTCATCACCATGATTAGCATTCTGAAGTAAGCTGTTCACTGGAAGGGTGACACCTTCAATCTTTATGTAAGACTCGATGTCTTTCAATAAACTTATTCTGTCAACAACATCGGTTGTAAGTTCCTTTGACACAATTTCCTCGCCTTCAGTATCATCATAGTACACAGTGAATGCAGAGGTTGTGTAATAATCCTCTTCCTGTATATCTTCCTTATAGAGTCTCTCAAGAACGTCGCATACATATGTCTCTCCGCTTATTCTAACAGGACAGTAGTTGTCCTTGTAGAAGACGTAGTAGAAATATGTACAGAAGCTTATCCTATCAAACGGTATATTCTTCAATTCCTTCTTTGTAAGGACAAACTTTGTCACATAGATGTAATCTGAATCATCCTCGAAGTGATTGTAGTACATCTTATCCTCCTTAGACCTGGTAATGGCTGATGCTGCAAGAGCTTCACCATCCTCATAGTATTTTATACCACCTGGTGATGAATTTACAGAGGATATGTCGTACCTGTCGAAGAAATATTTGTGACCGTCAATTTCAACAGTCTCATCCTCAATCCACACAACGGTATCCAAATATACGAAATTACCCTCTATTTTCGCTTCTACGTCGCTTTCTACTATGCTGACGGTATAATCCTCACCATTGACACTCCAAGCCTCCTTGAGCCAGTTTTTGACCGTTATAGAGGTTGTATTAGCACTGATGTAATAGATAACGCCACCAATCTCCACATACCTGTAGTTTTCGTAGACTTTATCTGTGGCATAGTTTATGGTGTTACCAGACTGAATGTCGTATGCCTTGTCCTTGATTACAATATAGCCGTTCCTTGTCACATTGTTGCATGAGATATTGAGGGTATCCGCATTTGTATCGTTGCCGATTGAGAATGCAATCTGCTCCTTCTTTTCAAGGTGATAGTCCTGGCTTGTCACTCCAGAAACAAATGAAAGGTCTGGGGCAAGATATTTCTCACTCCAAACCAATTCATCCCTACGTATGCTCTTGTCATCAAGTTTTATACTGTAAGTTAACATTCTATTTCCTCTTCTTTGATGTAGTTATTTTCATCCTCTATAGGTGGCTCTATTCCTGGAATGTCGTCCTCTGCGTAAAGGTTGTACCAGTTGTTAGGGTCTTGTCTTCTCAGATACAGGTCTATCCTCCTGTTGATGTAGAAAGCACCGTTGGTGAATGGGTACTCTTCAAGCGTCTTGTCTGACGTGTTAAATCCATTGTTTAATATGTCTCTCCATATGAACCTACAAGTACCGTCTTTCAGAACCCTTGCATATGAAGGAACGTCCAGGTTGTCAATCTTGAACAACTTGTACCTTACAACATCGTCCTCATCGTATAGTTTATCACCGTCTATGTCAGTTGCAGGATTTCCGTCCTCATCCGCTATTGTACATGTGTATACCTTAGGGTTGTCACGTGTTCCTCTCACAGTAGTGCAGTAATAGTACTTATTAGTCACCTTGTCATAAATCATTGACTTGTCACCAGGTGAAATGAAGTGCTTCTCAAGGGTTGTTATCGTCGTTGTATTGTCATTGTTATTCACAAGTGACATTATTGATAGGAAGTCTGGCATTATAGTTCTAAGCTTGTCGAAGCTCCTTATAGGTATCTGATAATGAGGGATATAGTAATATCCTTCCTTTTTGTTATTACAATTCATGAAAGTGTCATTCTTTATTTTGAATATATTTCCAGTATCGTAATCGTCATACTCTATATCGTCATACAGGAATTCAGCAAACCTATCACTTCCAGTTTTAGATATGATTGATTCTCTTTGTGCTGTGTTTACCCTGTGAAGTATAGGCTGTATTACCCTCTCAATTGCGTTATAATTATCATAGTAACATAAGTCTCCATAATAGTTTATATCACTATCGAACCATATCTCCTCACTTCTGATTGGTACTTCTAAACTTCCGTCCCTATATGACCTTGTTCCATTTATGGCTTCTATGTCATAACCGAAGTCAGTACCCTCAACCAGGTTTATCTTCTTGATGTTATTGTTTCCTGGTTCACACGTACACTGGTCTGACATTTCCAATCCACATGTTATTCTACCGAAGCAATGGGAGTATTCAACAGCACTGCTATTGATATCTATATCCCTGTCATATCCATACCATTCCTTGTATCCCTTGTTGTTTTTCACTATCGTTACGAATAGTTCTGACAATGGTCTTCCAAGGTTGTCCTTGAGGTAAGATAAATCGATATCATCAGTGAATACTATCTCACCAACTTCATCGGTGTATATGTTCTTGGCAAAGGCAAGCCTGCTTACATGGCTCTCAAAGTCATACTCTGGTTGCTGGTATATCTGTATGAGGTTTCTAGTATCCTCGTCACTTCTCTGCCTATATATCTCATACTCGTTTGAAGTGTCACCACTTGAGTACTTGAAGTTAGGAAGCCTTGAGAATATCCTCACGTAGTAATCACATTCTATGTCGTTTACAACCTTCTTGTATGATATATGAAGAGCATCGTCATCAAAGTTGACATATGGTGTATCCGTATCCTCATTTACAATATAATATTTCCTTGTATCTGCTGGGTCAGTATGTCTATAGAATTTCCTTGACTCATCCTTAATATATTCAACATTATTAACTGTGATGGTATTACCTTCCTTTTCCTCCTGTGTAAGCTGAACCCAGTTCCTACTTATTGTTACATCCTGGGTATATACAGTGAATATGAAGTCATCCACAACATTCTCAACCTCAGCATTGTCAAGTATCTTCACATTTATAGGATTACCCTCAGTATCAGCACTAAGCTTGTATATGTTGACGTAATCGCCCTGTGCTAGACCGTGTTTAGCCTTACTGTAAATTACGAGCATCTGAGTGCCGTTATCATTACGTCTTGTCTCGTCGTAATAGATAGCCTTCAATGACTTATCGAACTCGAATATATCGTCAAATCCTTCAGTTGTAGATGATGAAGGATATGTGATGCAGTAGTTCCAGTTCTTCTCAATCCTCTGTCTGAAGTGATTGAACTTAGGTACGAATGAATACAAGTCCCTTCCTGGGTACATGTCAACGAAGTCGCCACCGTTAAGATACATGATAGGTCTCTCTATATATAGGTCGTCACTCTTACTGAAGTTCTTATATGACTTTATCTTTGATGTGTTATAGAAGCCAAGCCATCCGTTGTAGGTGGAGACAAGTCTTTCCTCTATTGAATTTTTGAAGGTAAGAATATCGTCATACAGATAGGTATGAAGTGTTAAGAACTTTGTATGTCCATTTACTCCTGCTGTATTAGGGTAATATAGTTTCTCAATGACCCTGTATCCCCTAACGTCCCTCATGTAGTCAGCAATTGTGTTGAAAGCCTGGTATGCGTTATTTGCATTATAGTCATATGAATCTTCCAGCATCTTACAAACACATTTGAATGTGTTACTTCTTATGAGGTGATTATTAAGGATATCAAGACCACAATGATACACGAAATGATTATGTTTTTTATCATTTCTTGAAAGCTGTGTGTCCCTTATGGAGTTTGTAGGATGCCAAGGTGTTGTACCAGTCGTATTCACCAAATCAGAACTTCCAACAGCAGGTTGTGAAGCTATGTGTGCTCCAAGTCCACTAACCTTAGTATGCGGGTCAGTACCAGCTAGAAAATTGTCTATAGTCTGATAACTCATTGTGTTTCCAGACCAAAAATTGATAGTATTGTTCTTGTATACAACCTGTTCATTATCAAAAACATCTGACTTTCCAGTTATACCATAGTTGACAAAGGTCACAGCACTGCTACCCTCATCCTTCACAATCTCACTTATTCTGTTGAAAAGGACATTTGAACAGACAGGGTTTACCTGGCATGTAAGCCTTATTTTGTTACACGCCCTCCTCTCGTCATTGTACACATCAAATGAACTGATGACCTCAGCCAGGTCGTTCAAGGGTAACAGTTTCCTATTACCCCTCAACGGCACGTTCAATTCACTGTCAGTGTTAACAGCACTCTTACTGTTGTATCCTTCAAGAAATATCTTATTCTCTTTCATAGTTACATACTTGCGCTTGTATTTGCTTTTTCACCATTTTTCATTGTACTTGTCTTAGAAGTGGCATCATAATGCCCTCCACTATCGCCATCACTCTGGTCCATAAAATTGATTGCAAACGTATCTAGTTTGTATATAAAGCTACTTTGCGTCTTTGCATAAATAGTGCATTTACATTTACCTTTCCATTCGTCATCAGCAAGCACACCCATTCCGTTAGGCCATCTTACCATAAGGTGAACTTCTACATCAGTACCGTTGGCAGTAGTCCACGAACTAGTTGGCTGGACATCGAACAAATCTTTTTCATTTTCAAATCTGAATGTATATCCAATCATTGAATAAGCAGCAAATGATTCTGATTCTCTCTTAGTAGGAGGTTGACCAGTTTCTAGTAACATATCAAATGTAATAACCTGGATATGCACCTTGTTTTCACCACTTCCACTCTCAGTACCGCCAGAAGTTTCAACTGTAGTTTCGTACTTGTCTTCTTCTTCATTATATGTTGTCTCGGCACTAACAACATGTTCTACTGGTACTTTAACCTCTGTTGCTCCTATTACTTTACACTGAATGTATGTTTGAAGATTACTGATTTTCATAAGAACCTTTCTACTGTCATAGATTTCACCAAATTCTATACTCCTTAGACGACGCTTGAGTTTATCATCATCAATATACTCATATACTCTATCAACAAGTATACAGAACGCCATAATATTTTTTATGTTTATGTGTTCCCTTTGGAATTTGATATTTTCAAAATCATTACTGTCTGATGTAACCCAATCTTTTATGTTGTTGTTATAATAAAAAGGAGACGATATATTGTCACTAACTGAATTCTTATAATTCTTTTCGTGATAATCATCAAGGTTAAAACCAGATGGTAAGAATGTATCTTTTCCTCCAGAAGAGAACAAATCTATGAAGGTGTTACTATCTTTGAAGAACTTATATAGTAAAATGTTATCATCATCAATGATTCCATCAATAGTGCCTCTAGCAGCTATTTCACCTGTTGGGGTCACGGTCTTTATGTAAGATATTCCATCATAATCGTTAATATATGGAAGAACCTTAATTACTCTTGGAACACTAGTATACACATCAAAGTCATCATTTTCCACCATATTGTATCTGAAATACAAATTAGCTTCCGATGCTTCGAACTTTCTGTATTTTTTTCCAGAGATTGTTTCTTCCGTAGTTCCAGAATATAGTACATTGCAGTAATCATTACTGTCATCATTTGGTGGTAGGAATTCCACTGGTTCTGTGAAGTCATTAAGGAATGACAAACCATCATCGCCAACAGCCTTACATGTAATTTCTCCGTTTTCCTCTACAACAGGTTTGATGTTGTATGAACAAGGTAATATGTCAAACTCGTAGGTTTCACTAGGAGTTATGTTACAGATATCTATCATCCTAACAGTAGGGTAATTTCCTTGTCTAGCAACGTTCTCCATGTTGAAATCTCCATTATATCCATTTGGAATAGAAGCGTGTCTGAAATCCATGTTGGTCTTTGGGTAATTGAATATATATGGAACACTACTAGTAATACTACAAGTAGAAGCTGCCTCAGATAATCTATCCTCATTAAATTGTGACCAGAAGAAGTTCCTTATATCAAATCCTCCAAAAGATGCAGTGTAATATCTTTTCACTATTTGTTCTTTTCCTGGTTCTGGTGTATCGCCCTCCCATATCATGTTTTGCTCAGTATTGTAATACGTGATAGCATCGCCATCAGTACCCCCACTTGGTATCACATATGAATATTCTAGTCTCTTATTCCTATCTGCTTTAGTTGCATATCCCTTGGTTATAATAACTTCACTACCTTCTATTGTCTCGGATGATGTTGGGAATGTTGTGTCTGCCGATATGATATTATAGTCCTTGTCGTAGGACATTTCAATACCATTGTATGTCCATCCACTTATACGTGCGGATTTCCAGATAGTTTCCCTACCATCAGCAATTGTAGCTGGTATTGGATTACCTTGGTCATCAAGCATAGGATTTCCATCTTTATCAGTCATAATACCTTCCGTTGTTGGATAAAGATTTATTGCCGTACCCATTACTGGTGCAAGTATAAGAAGGTCAAAATCAAATCTTCTATCAACAAACATTGACCTAAGATATGGCTGATAATTTCCTCTCTTCTCAAATGTATATGCAAAATGACCAAGCCTATTAACCTCATCAGTTCCAATTACCTTTTCATTTGCACCCTCTCTAGGAGTTACCTTTGTGTAGTTAGGAATTTTCATTGCCTTTATGGAACTGTCAATAGCCGTACTACTTGTATAACCACCATTCTGTGTAAATGCAGCAAAATAGTTACCAAGAACATCACACTCATTATACATGCAGTTAAAGTATGGCTCTTGTGGGTCACTTGTATGCCCAGAATAGTTGTTTCCAACTATAAGAGGATAATCATCACGTCCAGTTGCCTTGTTGCTCTCACTTAACACATACCTTGATAAAAAATTTTTACCATTATACTGAGGCACTACAGACCTGTACAGTATAGGGTTCACACCTCCACGAGTGGCATATGTGAATGGACTAGTTCCATCCACGACATATCCAGACTTGGACAGACTAAACATGGAGTTGAACTTGAACTTCAATATGTTAGCCTTTGACTTATATGAAGTTATAGGTGTTTTCAAATCCACATAATCCAACCATACATCAGTATTCCTCAATACTGTTGCAGAATCTGGCATATTGAACCTGTACGTAGTTTCCTGGTGTAGTCCATACCATCCAATAAGCCCAGAACCACGAGGTGTCCTCACAACTTCTGAACGATAGAAATTACTCTGGTTTGCTATTGTCGCAGCACTACTATCGCTAACACTACCAAGCATGAACTTAACTGGCATGCCACTAAGATATGCATTAAAGTTCTCACCATTGTTAACAGCAACAATCTCAGATGACGTGTTACCAGACAACTCCATGTTGTCACATATCTGAGTTATTGTTAATGTAAAATTATTTGGTTGGTATACGAAAAATGTATTAGGATTCTTTGTTCCTTTATCATCTGCAAACCAGTATGTAGTAGGAGGGTCTGATGACGCAGCCTCTTCTATATAAACACCACCAGCAGCTCTCTGTGCTGTTGTTGCTGAATTTGTTTTATCACACAAACATTCCTTAACGAATCCAGGTCCTGGTGACTCTGAAACACCAAGCTTAATGACAGCGTATGCCGTAAGCTTGTTGTTTCCCTCTTCATCGCCACTGACATCATCAGTTTGACCAGTAAGCCATACTATGTACGAGTCACTTGTTCTGTCATAACCCTGTGCAAGCGAATCAGTTATGTAATACATGTATCCATCAACAACAAAGTCCGTTATCTTCAACTTTCCATAGAATTGTGTTTCATCAGTACAGATGTAGTCAATCCTGGTCGTTGCTGTTGAATAGAACCTCGTACCAAGCTGATGGGCCTCGTAATCAACTGCAATCTTAGGTATTGATAACTCAATCTTCTCACTAATGTGTCTTCCGTTAACATCAGTTACTGTTAATGTATAGGTCTGATTTGTAAGACCACTACTATCATCGCTTCCATTACCATACATGTTATGAACAGGCGTTCCAGAATTACTTCCAACCTGGTAATATACCATACCCTCTGGGTTTGACTTAACATTACCATTATCATCGATATATCCACCAATGATAAACCTACTTTCAGTCATACCAGTTTCTGAAATAACTTCCATTCCTGCTTCATCAAATAATGAGTACGAATATGGCATCTGAATATCATCAAGTACAACGTCTATGTATGCATATCCATCATAATTGGCGACATTCCCACCAGCATATGTTGAAGGACAATATGACCTACCCCTTGTTGAATAATCAAAGGTAAATGGCTTCTTATCATTTTGGAAACAAGGAGCATAGAACAATTTGTTGAACTTGTCAATAGCAGTACTACCCTTGTTTATACCGAAGTAGAAGAAGAATGAGTTATTGTATAAAGGCATTTTGTAAACCCTGTCATTTTTCTTCGTAAAGTAGAAATGTCTTATTCTACGTTCCTCATTCTTGTCATACGTTAATCCGCTTTCAGCACCAAGTCTGAATGTCAGATATGCCTCATCTGTTTCATCAAATGATGCCTGGTTGAAATCGTAGCTGTAGTTCTCCATAATTGGACTCATTCTACCGTCGAAATCCACAGGGTATATATACTTGAACTTAGGTATAAGATAACCAGTGTGTTCATCCTGTACCTGCGTCGCATATGCACCTATCTTATCCTGGTAATCCTGCGGTATGAAGCCTATATGATTAAGCGTTGCGAACATTGCACGGGTTTCCATATCATCAAGTTCATACTTGGTGATAAATCCATCCGTGCTTATCTTTCCATATTTAACATCGTTTCCTCCATTTGAATAAGCCATATTATGAGTCATATCAAGACCAACGCCAAGCTCACTAAGTCTCTCTACATTGATACAAGACTTAGCCTTGGTATCAGCATATGTACATGACAAGTCCATGAATAAGCCCTCGCCATATAAAGGAGTCTGGCTAGCACCACTAGCACCCCAATCCATACCAGTTGTTATAACTGTACCAACATCAGTTGCATCATCTGTATCATTGCTAGGTGTCTTGTCGTCCTTATTGGTTGTATCCTCTTGCACTGTAGCAATGAGAGGTATGTTTGCCGTTGTTGATGGAAGGCCTTTATACAACTGAGGAATACCGTAGTAGTTATCCTCATTCAAGTTACCAAGCAGTATGATATCCGTAGCATACAGTCTTACCATGTAGAAGCGGTTAAACCTCTGCTTGATTGGCATCACATGCTCTCTCTTATCACTTGTATTTGCATGGAATGCTGTATAGTAATAAGCTGTAAGACCATCTTTATTCTCCACACCCTTTATAAGACCGTTTGTGAACCATATCCTAGATGTTCTTCTCTTATGCCATCTGTTCTCGTCGTAATCAACGGAATCATCAGTGGTTTGTAAACTATTACCATCATACTCTATTTCACATGTAACGAATGTCTTCTGTCTGGTGTAATCCTTATCACAGTCACAGAACTCATTCTTTGCCCTTCTTACAAATAATCCGAACAGGAATGACTTCTTCTTTCTCTTTCTCCAGTACCACAAAGGCATATACAATACACCGTTAATCCAATCCTGGTAGAAGTCAAGCTTTACAATCTTAAAGTCACGGGCAAGATTTCTTTCAATTCTGTCCTTCAACTCCTTAGCATCATATCCACCCTTCTTAACACAGTCGTCTTCCATATCCTCTGGACAATCTGCTTCATTAAGTCCATTGCTACACCAACATCCTGGGAAGTAAGCTATGTTACCTTCCTCAAGACCCGCTGACAATGCAATACAGCCTATTGGGTCTGGTATCCATCCAAAAAGGGCTTTGAATGGTCTAATACCAAAAATTTTTACATTTTTAATCTTCTGGAAGAACCCAAGAATAATATTAACACCACATATGAGTGTATTAATAACAGTAACAATCAATATGATGATTCTGAATATGATACACACCACAATATACATGAATGGGAGGTCGATACGAAGTTTGTTGAATGGAACAGGATTCTGGTCTTCAACAAGGTTAGCTCCCTTCAATGCAGAGTAGTTAGGTGCATATGCCCTGTGAGCAACCTGTGTCTTAGGTATGAAATTCTTAACACTGTAAACATTATTCCAATAAAGGTCACGGAAACAGCTTTGAGGGGTATTAGAACCGAAGTTATACATCTTCTCCATTTCCTCTCCTGTCTCCTCCTGCGTCATTGGAATCTCTGGATTCTTGGCTTTACTACCACCCTTCGCAGGTCCTTCATACAGTACAGGATTCATTGGAACAAGGTACTTTGCAGTGTGCTTTGATACACCCTCGTTACCAGTCTCTGTCTTGCTTATCCTAAACCTAACCTGTGTTCTGGTTGGAATACCAGTGGTAGGGTTATCGGTTGGTACAATATTACCATATTCGTCAGTTCCTATGTAATCAAGGTTCATAGGTATCTGGTAGCACCATACACCGTCGCTGTCGATTAGGGCATTACCCTGTATTGGGTATTCCTCAACAAGGCCGTCTGTGGTCTTACGAATCATTTCAATTGTACCCTCTCCAGCAATGAGCTGTGCGTTCATACCGTTCTCCTCATTTGGAGCACACTTATGACCGATTGAGTTACCCTCATTATCAGATACAATAGAACCCATAAACACACAAGTTGGCTCGAACTTGTATGCTATCTGTACATCACACCTGGTAATAGCTGCAACGCCATTCTCAGCGTCACCCCAGAATGGATATACATACACGCTCTTATCCTGTGAAAATATTTGTCTAAGGCTGTCAAAATTGGTGCTAGCCTTAAACTGGCTTGGACTGTCAAATTCTGACAAGTCATAGCCTCTATATGTAAAATCTCTTGGCTTCTGTGACAATATACCTATGTCAGACAGGTCAATGTCAACATGAACCGTCTGACTGCCAGTAGGTACACCGAATATCATATAGTCGCCAGCGTTGTTGGTAACTGTGGTGTATTTATAGTATTTGTCATATACCGCAAGCTGTATATTGTCGTCAAGGAGATATCTCTTCTGTGGGAACGTACCTACCACCCTATAACAATCATCGTCGCTATAGTCTGGCAACAGGTTGTACCTTCTTCCCTCCTTGTCCTTGCTAGTTACCTCACTGTATGGGTAAATGTTCTCCATATCAACAGGGTCATTCTCGTCCCTCTCGATGAAAACGGAGATTTTTGCATTTGGAATACCAAACGCATCATTAGCAAGAACCCTTCCAATTATGACACCATAGTTGGAAGAGTGTAGTCTGTAGGTATCCTTTTGTCTTAACTTCAGTGACAGAATCTCCATGAAGTCGAAATCCTGTTTCAAGTTAACATTAAGAAGGGTATCCTTTATAATATTGGTATGTATTCTAAAACTTTTTTCCATAAATTACTTGAGATATTTTCCTAGCCATTTTGGTAAAATCATAACCTTATCTTTCTTAAACAGTATGACGAAAATAACGTACAGAATCATCAGTGGTGTTATAACCACCGCAAGACCTATAACTATAAGGGACATCACGAATTTCATCAAGTATCTGAACCCCTTATGAAGGATGGTCTCATCCTCCTTCACGCCATACTTATCCTCTATCTCAGCTTTTCTTTTGCAATTACATGCCATAACACTATATCTTTTCCTTATCTAATTTTACACTTAACCTGTATATCGGTAACTGGATTCTTAATCTCGTACATTGAGTTGTAGTCACCATACAGAACTCTGTCAACTGCCTCCAGGTCTATCTCCGCAAGCTCAGCGTCCTCGATGGTGAAACTGCTCTCTTTGAAGTCGTCACACGAACTGTTCCTTACAAGCTCTGGGAGAGGACATTTATCTGCGCTGTAGCTACCATTCCATATCTTGTGTATTCGAAGGTCTATGAGGCTTATAACACCATCTGTGAGCGTTATAGTCTTCTCAAGGTCTCCTATGAATATGTCGTCACCCATATCATGGTCATCGATGTTGAAATAAGCATATACAGTATTGATTACATTCTGTATCACATCACCAACGTTATAGTTCTTGTCGATGAACAATTCAAGCTCGACTCCGATATTGTAGATTCTACCACTTCTAACCTCGATATAATCGTTTATCTGTTTATAGTTGGACATGTACTCCAGGATGTTCTCAACAAGTGTCTGAGCAAGAGAAGAATCAAGCTTTCCAAGTGAATCCACACCAAGCAGGCTCATTTCAACCTTATTGTTTGTCTCAATCACTGTATTTCTGAATGGAGCACCGAACTTAGGAGGCATCTGCATCAGCTTAACCTTGTAATCCTTAACCGTAACCGCCCTGTTCTGTGAAGTAGTGTTGTACTTAATGAGATACTTAATCTCCTCGTTTGAAGGGGCATCCTTACCAGCCAAGGCTGTAGATATGTTCTTAACATCAAGTGAAGATATCACCTCACCTCTCTTGCTACCGTCAGTGTTTCCAGTGTTTCCACCCCAGTCAACGTTTGCAAGTGCTATGGTATTGATTGCTCCAGGACCTAGATTTGTGGAAGCACCGCCTCCAACCCTGTACAGTACATACATCGTCCAGCCCTCCTTCGGCAACACACCAAGCATGTCGTTATTAATTAAGTTGGAAGCAATGTAATTTGCGTATGTAGTCTGATTGTCTGGTACTACACCGTACCCGTTGCTAGCACCAAATATAATCTTCAGATAACCATTGTCAGTGAACTCGGTTATGAACTTCTGGGTCAATGGTTTCCACTTTCCACGATAATACCTTGAGGTGCTGTCACTTATAGGATTTCCAGATATATCATACTTGGTCTCTGTATAGTCATCATAGATATGTGGAGAGTAAATATTGTTAATTACCTTCACACCTTCCTCCTGGAATGAACCCACCATGCCAAACCTGTACTGGTCTGCAAGTGAGTCAACCTCGAAGTACCTGTATGTCATTACAGCATCCTTTGAAAGTCTAAACTCCTCAGCATCAATATAATACTCATATATCTTTGGAGAAGTAGAGATATCGCTTGTCTCCTTGAATATGATTGACTCGATGTTCATTACATTCCTCTCTGGGAGCACAATCTCCATAAATGGTTTAATATCAGATGCATACATCACTTTCTTATATACCTTTGTATTACCATTAACTACGATGGTAGACTTTGCTATGGTATAACCTGTTATGTTTCCGTTGTTGTCTCTTGCTGGTGTAATCTTCCTGTTTGAGAATCCGTCGTTGTTGAACTGTTCAGCGAAGTTTACATCCTCTGTAAGCTCAAAGTTTACAGCACCAGCAGAAACAATGCTAGTCCTCTGTAGTATAGGGGCATAGTTCCAGTTTGGCTTGCTTATGTCGGTTGAGTCAACAGGAAGTTGACAGCTTAGTTCCACCTCACACATAGATGCCTTAGGTCCTGGTACTTTCACACCATTAGCCCTTGCAAGGTTGAGAAGCGTACTCTTCAAGCTCGCGCTGTTGATGTTCGTCTCCTGGAACATCCTGTCTGTATGGTAACTAAGGTCATCACCAACTGCTGACACAAGGTCTATGAACCACGCACCAACGCTGGAATCAGCAAAGTCATCAGCCACCTCTGGGTAGTACTGATTACTGAATTTTATAAGTTCTTCCTTTATACTTGCAAAGTCTCTGCTTAAAAAATTAATATGTTTTTCCATCTTATATCTCTACTACTATACTGTCATTAGTTACCTTATTACCTTCCGTAACACTATAATCAAGCCTTACGAAAATCTGTGACTCGTCTTCCTCATTCTTAACAACACTTATATCCCTCAAAGACAGATTGTTAGACCATCTTGTAACTGACTCACTAACTTCCATCTTCACTGCCTCCCATGTAGTTCCATCGTTCTGGTCGAATATGAACTTGATGAGGTCTGTTCCGAACTCTGGGTTTCTAATCCTCTGACCCTTTGGGGTGAACACAATATGCATGAGCTGACTCTTCACCTTGTCTGCAATGGTTTCATTGGCAGCGACATAGAAGTGTCTCTCATTATCGTCCAAGAATGGGTACTTAACACCAAAAAACTGTTTCTTAGCCATTATACTGTTAAATTATTACTAATAAGTATATAAAATTTAACTTTTTTCGATGTAATATAAACAAAAAATGCAGCCATTTCTGACTGCATTTTATAGAGTAAAATAATTTCTTAACAACGACCACTATCATTATAGCCCCCACCACCAGACCCACAGCCACCATAGCTGTAGTCATAATGGCTATCAGAACCGCATCCTCCTACAGAACGACTACTACCACAACTGTAACCACAGTCATCATCATCGTCAAAAGGATTAACAACAGGAGGCACAAACAACATGTTTCTGTTTGCCCTTGCTGCACGAGTCGTAATCTTCTTGGTGATACCATCAACCGCATTGGTGACAGCTTCGCTTATCATTTTCTTAAGCTCACCTTCCTCAATTAGAATAAACTTTCCCATAACCTTATACGCTTTATGTTTATAAATATCCGTCAAATCCAATAAGGATGAAGACTTCCATCCTCATAGACGACACCAAAGTAGTATTCCTTCCCAAAGATGTTCCTGGTAGCAGCCTTCAGCGTATCAGCCAAAGTAGCGTGAACACACTTGTTCACAAGGAAACACGTTCTCTTTAGGGTGAACTTACCCTCATACGAAGGTATGTAGGGCGTAATATCAAACTCGGTCTTACAACCATGCGCAAACGGTGACTTTAACTTCACACCAAACGTCTTCTCGAACGAAACAAACATGTCTGGTCTGTCGAACAGCTCAACCAGCTTGATATTCTTGAAACCCATCTGGTTATAATGCTCGATACACTTGCAGATTTCATCCTTGTCACACAAGTATGGTTTCACCATGTTGATGTTCATGGTAATCTTGCTCTTGTCCTCGATGCTGCGATAGAAGCCCTGTCTGTCGAATGTTGACTTATGACCACGTATCTGGTCTGCAATCTCCTCGTTGTAGTGCTGAGGTGATATTGCCATACCATCACACTCGTTGAGGATATTGTAGAACGCATACCTGTACTGGTAACACTGCTCTGGAACTGATGTAATAACATATACCTTCAGATTTGTACTGGACTTAACCTTACGAATTAAATCCAACACATTATCTATGAAAAGCATAGGCTCTCCACCACTGATACAGATGGAGTTAATCTTACCCCTGTTCTCGTATATCCTTGAAAATATAGCCCTTACATCTGGTTTCTTCACAGCATCATGGAGTCCCTTGTTCAAGGCATCCACACAGAAAGGACACTTGTTCGGACACAGCTTGGTGAAATGAATCTGCAACTCATTCTCAATCTGGTCACACGCATTTACATTGTACTTAATCATAGTCAATCACTCCACTTATAATAGCCATAGATACAATTGATAGTCCAGAATACAAACTGCAATACCATACACCAGTCACCAGCAATACTCCACATTATAATACTACCAACATCAATTATAAACCAGTAGAACCAACTCTCCTTGAATCTGAATATCATAAGGATTTGGGCTACAAACGCTGGAAGAGTAGTAATTGCATCCATTAGCGGCTGGCTGTCATCAGTCCTCATTAATCCAGTGTACAACATGAGCGTTCCGAACACAGTGGCTATGAATACCCACACATTCTGCAAGTGAGTCATTTTTCTCGTCTCTACGGCTATTTCATTCTCATTGTAGTGCTTTATCCAATGGAACAATCCGAAGAGCATGGTGACGAAATAAAAGGCATTCTCGGCTATTTCTCCATACAGTTTCTCATTCACACATAATATGACATATGTGATAAGCTGTGCAAAGCCAAAGACATAGAATGAAATCTTTCTCTGGCTGCACAATACAACGGATATAATACCAAGACATCCACTAATCAATGATAGTTCACTACCACCACTGAATTTGAATGCAAGTGCCTGTGTCAAGACACCAAGAAACATGAAGAATACGCTGAAATTCACGCCAGTATGAGTACCCTCAAGCTTCACTATGTCCGAAAAACTCTTACTCATTGTACAAACTGTTAATGTAATCCTTTACCTTGTTGAAATTTGACAGGAAATTACCGTCAAGAATCTCCACCTTCTCCCAGAGGCCAAACTCCTTAAGCAGCTCAACCAGCTTGTTGAAGTTGGCAATACGCTCGTCGATAGACGACTGCTTCATGTAGCGACTGCCATCGTCCACAAACTTATTCTTTGGAGGCAGCAGGAAAATCTTATCCCACTTCACACGACCTGCAAGTGACTTAGCTGCTGGAAGCACCTTTGTATCGTACTCTTCCTTAGTGATAGGCACGTTTGGGTCTTCTGTATAAGCCAGTGCATACATCAGCGTAACCAGGTTGTCAGTATCAGAGATAAACACACCCTGGTCGTTGTTTCTTACACGCTTACATACGTCCACACTCTGACCAATAAGGAAGTCGATGAAATCATCTGCCGTAAGGTCTGTGTCGGTCTTACACTTGGCAAGCAAGTCATCCCTTCCATACTCCTCAGAGTGGTCGATACCAAAGTACGTGGAAATGTCACGCACTAGGGTTGTCTTACCCTCAGAAGCAGTGCCAGTAATAAGGATGTTATGACACAGGTTGTTTCGGTACTCCCTAACGATGTACTTCCAGTACTTCAAGGGGTTCTCACGGATGGCAGTACCACTTACAGGCACAACCTTATCAATCAGTGTGGTTTTAGCATTAAGAAGATTATGCTTCTCCAGCATTTCCTTGTAATAAGGTTCTGCAACATACCACATGATAGAAGTGCCGTTATGCGATGGCGTAATATTGGTTTTACGCATCACCTCCTTCTGCCATAGAATCCAGTTGTTATCACACATGCTCTCGTCAATACCAAGCTCTGTGTCGTTGATGGACAATACAGTAATAAGCTCGTCCTTCTCGAATATTTTACGTACAATTGCCGTGCGCTCCTTCAACGTCATGTTGATGTTGCCAGCACGTTCCTCATTGTCGTACCCGCAGACGATGACAAACACCTTGTCATTCTCCTTCTTAGCCCTCATGATGGCATCGAGGTGTCCACGATGCATTGGACAATATCCACCGAAACAAATTCCTATTCTACTCATTTTTCGCACTCCTTTATCTTTGCCTTCAAAATATTAATTTTACTGATTAGTTTATCCCTGTTATGTTCAAGAATCATCTTCATCATTTCTGGAGTTAACTCTGCATCAACAGTGAGAACATTTCCCAGTATAATCATTTTATTGATATGACCAACCGCAGAACCAGGTCTGTGGTTGGCTGCGTCTTCAAACCAATGGAGAGTGGTCTCAGCCGCATCAAGAGCATATTCTAATTGCCATTTCGATGTCATACCGTGTAGTCTTTTGTGAATCCTCCCCTACAGATAGATTCAAGTTGTTTCTTATCCATAGAGAATGCATAGTCGAATCCCCACTGTTCAATACCGCCAGAAGAGATTTTAAACAAAGCTCTCTCTGGGAAATGCGCCTTTCTCTCAGAGTTGTCAACACACTCGAAAATAGGTCTACCACTTTCATTCCATTCTCCAGAGAACCTTAGTTCGTGACAAGAGTTGTCATAGTCAGCTATGTAGCAACGTTTGAATGTTGGCTCTAGTCTGTCAAAGTCCTCACATTTATCTGTAAGTCCCTTCAGCCAGTGATGATAGTTATGAGCGTATTCGAACTCACTGAAACAGGTTCTGAAAATCTCGATTTTCATAGACATCGGCAACTTGTCGAATTCCTCAATAACCCTAACTTTACTATTAGAATCATAGCCTTTCATAGTTACTACTGGAGAGATAAGCCTATAGCCAAGAACACACAGAACTTTCTCATTATTGTCGCCATGATGCCTAAATGCGTTGTCTGTCATGAATCCAACTCTCAAGAACACTAGTGAATCAATAACTTCTTCACACCAGCCAGAACAGCCGCCCATTGAGTAGCAAGGTATTGACTTGAGATTATTCTCTATAAGGTGATTCTTTATAATTTCACCAAGGTTCTCATTCTCACTATAAAAATCATTAATGTGAGTTACGATTTCTTTTATTTCTGCTTTATTCATATCAGTATATGTTATAACTTTATAATTCCACTTTCAACACATGATGCAAGCCACGCTTGCTTTGCAGGGTCTCCATCAAGAGCAGCCGTAATCCACGCCTGTCTTGTCTGTCTACTTCTCTCACGTAGGTTATCCCTTTCCCATGAGAATAGGGAATCCTTCTGTTCCTCACAAAGTGCTCCGTAAGCTGCTTCTTTAGCCTCCTTACGCATCTTGCAGCGTCTTATTATTCCTTGTATAAACTTCAACATATCTGAAACATTTTTAATTTCACATGCAAAGATAAACAAAAAAAGTGAGATAACCAAAATTATCCCACTTTTTTAAGCATTTTTAACATCAGAAGAAGTACTTCACCGAAGCAAAGAAGTTGGTCGGTGCATCCTGCATGTAAAGTGGCTTTCCAGTGTTCGACAACACACCTGTCTGCATATTGTCCCTGTTGGTGATGTTGTTGATGTGGGCACTGATAAGGAACTTATCCACCTTCAAGCTGCCATACACATTCAATTGCCACCAGTCTGGAACTCTGGAGTCATTGTTCATGTCGAGGTACATATGGCTGCGATACTTGTACTCAATACCAGCAGACCACTTCTTCTCACGCCACTCAACACCCTGGTTAAAAATACATCCTGGAGTCAGCACGTGGGTCTTAGTGCCATAGGTCTCAGTCTTAACCTTGTTACTCGAATAAGAGGAATTGTTGATGAAGTGGAGCTTGTCAACTGGCTCGTAGTCAAAATACAGCTCAATACCCATACGATGACTGTCATCAGCCTTCTCATGCTCTGGGAGACCGTTCAGACCAAGTGTACCAGTAAGTGAACGCTCGTTCTCAAACAACATGGCAAACAGGTTAAGGTTGGCACTAAATCGCTTCGTTGCAATGTTCCATCCAAGCTCAAAGTCATTGGAGGCCTCTGCATCAGTCGTTGTAAGCGCACCAGGATACCACTCATTACCACCGAACATATCAGTTCGTGTCGGTTCACGGTTGGCTCGTGCGTACTTCAAGTAAACCTCATTGTGACGACCAATCTTGTAGCTTGCATCAGCACCGAAGTTAAGGAAATTCCACTTGGTGTCCTCGTCAAACTCAACCAGCGGGTTCATAAGGTCACGATACCAGAAGTTAACACCACGATACTGCGCATTGGCTGACAATGTGAGGTTTCCAAACGACTTCTTGGCGTTCAAGAACACCTCATAGTCCATCTTGTGACCACGATTATCGTAGTACTCAGCAGGGTCGATGTTACGTGCCTTGTCGATATTACGGTCATCAAGATAGTGCTCACGCTCGAACTTGTAGATATTAGTACCAAGGGTGATAGAACCATCGTTGATGTAGTAACGTGCTGCTGCATTGCCACCGTACATGTGCTGCTTGAGACCGTAATTGTAGAGCATACCTGTCTCCATAGGCTCTTCACAGAGGCGAAGCATGTAGTTATCAAGGTCAAAACGATACTCACCCATCAGCATGTTCCAGTAGAGTGAAGAGGTAAACAGAATCTTCTCACCAAGCCAACTGTTATACGTCAGCTTATTAACGGTCTGGAAGAAATTGTCATCCTCGTCCTTGCTACAGCCATTGAGGTGTCGGTTCTTCTCAAGGTCTTCCATAGAGACACCGATATAACCCTGTCCATTGGTATGGTAACCAGTAATCGATAACAGGTCAACCCAACTCTTCTCATTGATGAAGTAACCCAGCTTGAAGCCAAGTGATTGTGAGTTGTTCTGACTGTGCTCACGATAGCCATCAGTATGTGACAATGTACCACGCACATGTAATGCCCACTTACCCATGAGTCCTGTGTTGATGTTTACAGATGTCTTGGCTGATGCGAAGCTACCTGCACCGAACTCAGCATAGGATGTGGTGTTCTTCAACAGGTCTACAGAGCTGATGTTGATACTTCCACCGTATGATGCAGTTCCTGGATTATAGGTGCTTGTACCACGCCCAACGTCAATTGTACCTGCGTCTGCCATGATGTCGGGGCTATTAGCGAAGTAGCAGCCAAAATCCTCAGCCTCATTCCAAGGCATACCGTCCAGCGTTACATTAATGCGGGTCTGGTCAAGACCACGAATGCGGAAATAGCCGTAACCAAAGTCAGTACCGTTGTCGCTGAATGCGAAGATGGAAGGCATCTTGGCAAACAACCAAGAAGGCTCTTGACCGTAGTTGTTGGCAACAAGGTTCTTAGAGTCCACAGAACTGCCCAACATGGGGGTAGCACTCCGATAGAAGGAGGTGACGGTGAACTCGTCCAACGTCTGGTTAATTACAGAATCTGTACTCTCGATTGTGTCAGCATAGGTCATTGTTGCCATTGCCAGACACATGAATAAACTGATAAACTTTTTCATTTTCTTAAAATGTTATTTAATGTTAAACCTTTTTCTTTCTTCTCCTTATTCTTTTCCTCCTTTAACTTCTTCCTCTCTCCCTTGGAAAGCCACCAATGGTCTCTCTCCAGTAGGACTATATCGTCTGCATTGCTGCAAAGCCATACAAACCCCATTGCTAAGAAGACACATATCATTCCTGGTATGATAATCCACCAGAATAATATTGATGCTATCAGATTAGCAAGAGTTATCTTGTTGTTGGCATAATACAGGAATACCAATGATACGAACGTACCAATAATCCATGATATAATCCACAATACAATTTCAATACCAGTCATATTATTATCCTTTCTTACTTTCTTTTATTGTTTTACCACACTCTGGACAGAACTTGACCTTACCAATGACATCACCAAACATGGTGTTCTCCCCAAGATATACAAGTTGTCCAGATTCATTCATAAAAATCTTATGACCTTCTCTACCAATGGTTTTCTTTCCTTCACAAAACCTACACATATTATTCTTCCTTTAAAAATATGTCAACCATACTTCTCAGACCACGCTCAAGACGATAATCCTCATATCTCAACAGGGAGTCGATGGGATTCATATCCTCAGTACCCTCAAGGATGGTGTCATTAAGGATAGCCTCCTTGTACTCCTTCCAAGTCCAAGAGTTCTTGCCTGGCATCGGTGACATCACTGCGATGGTATCCTCACCATGCTTCTTTATTTCCTTTTCTACGCTCTTGAGTAGAATCTTTTTTGCTTGCTCTCTGGTCATATTATTTTAATTTAATTTGTTAATCTTCATTCTTTTTTACAAACATTGCATTGTTTTTAGCTGCCCCATACCATAAAACTAATTTATAACCATTTTTTTCATATTCTTTAGCCTCTAGCCAATCAGTTCTACCAATAATGCTATCGTAACCAATACAATTGAAAAGTTCTTCTAGAATTCTTATTTCAGCACTGCTTGATTGCGGATAGAATCTATTCTTTAATACATTACCATCATTGTCAACGATGCAAGAGCTACAGAAATATCCAGTTGGAAAGCTTCTAAGTACACTATACTCATCAAACTTATCCTTGTTTACAATGAACTTATATTCTGTAAATGGGTTAAACTGCAAGTCAGAAAAATGGTTCTCAACCATATCTTTAGGCAGTTCATAGTCGCATTCATCTAAATAAACACGACTCTCTTCACACCCTACCCTGTTTGACCAAAACAGAGTCTCATATGTACCGCACAATTTAAATGATTTTTCATCTTTATTAAAAGCCCAAACTAACATAATTCAATTATTTTTTTAATTCTATGCCGCAAAGATAAATAAAAAAATCGAGACTACCAAATATAGTCCCGATTTTTAACGTTTTTTAAATATTCTCCTCAACCTTGAAATAATATCCCTTAAGGCGATTTCTCTTTTGGTCAATCTTGCCACTAATCCATTTATACATAGATGTAACAGCAACATTATTTTGTCTAGCAGCCTCTCTGATAGACATATATGTGACTATAACATTATTATGTAAATCCAACTTTTTTACTAATACTCCAGCATGTGTCTCTGGAGACTTCCTTTTTTTCCTAGTGTTTGAGTTATTAACGTTTTCTAGTGGCGTTACTTCTCTAAGATTCTCTAATTTATTATTCAAGGGGTTAGAATCAATATGGTCAATTTGATTACCATCCTTTACTCTGCCATTAAAACTTTCATATACCAACTTATGAGTGTAATGTGTTTTGTGATTTCCGTTACTATCTATAAGTCCCAATGTGTAATATTGTCCATATTTAATACATTGTCTCATAAGATGCTTTCTTTTAACTCTCTTTACGTTTCTATTTTTTTCAATTAGCGTTCGTTCTTTAGCCATAACCCTTCCAAGGTTAGATACAGAGTACAAATTCTCATACCCAATTGCATCAACCCATTTTTCTCCTGGTAAGTCATCAAAATCAAAGATAGGTGTTACACCAATAGCACCACCTCTTGCAGATAATTTAGCACGAGTTTTATGATTGTTAAGCATATTCTCACGTATTGAGCCACCTAATCTCAGATTAGATATTCTGTTGTTTCTAACATTATTATCTATATGGTCTATTGTATGAGTATATCCAGAAGGTAGTTTAATCTTATGAAAGCTTTCATATATCTTTCTGCTAGCAGAATAAAGTTTTCCACCTAAACACACTTGACCTAAACGGCTTGCAAAACTAACACGTATTAGTCTGTCTCTAGCTTTTTCTCCATTCTTATTTTTAACACTTATATTCTTAAATCTACCTTCACTACTGCATTGATATTGCCCTTCAAACCCTAATACATCTACCCACGTTTCTTCATCAAACTCAATAGAATCATTTTTCCATATACCATTATTCTCTATAATATTTATATCACTAGTTGGGTTAGTGTATTTTTCTAATTCATCATTTATACATTTTGGACATTTATGAGAATTAAATCTTGGAAAATCTCTACTATTTGTTGTGAAATAATCGTTGTGTTTTTTGCAAAAAATTTTTATTAAATTACTTTTATCATGATACGAATTTTCATCAACCTCATATATATCACCATATTTTTCTGATACCAATTTACAGTAATCTTCATAAGACATTCTACGTTCTTGGGTGTTTTTTTCATTTCCACATTTAGGACAACCGTAGCCAGTATATAAATTACTTGGCTTTATGAACCAAGCACCGTGTTCAACACCATTACAATCCTTTTCATGACATATAACTTTCATGTGAGTTTTACTATTAATATATTCAGCTTCTGAAAAATCATATTTAATGTTAGGAAAACGTTTATATAAACGCTCTAAAAATTTTACTTTAGTGCCACCTCTTGTTAGTTTAGAATTATTGTTACCTTTTTCCCTTCCACATTTAGGACAAGCGCAAACAGCATTATTTTTCAAGACGTTATGCGGGACGACTGTTATATCACCATGTTTAGAACAAGTCATTATTAACGGTGAATATGCGCCAGTATAGACAGTTTTCTCAAAAGAAACTTCACCTGGAAATCTTTCTTCAACTTCTTTTATAAATTCTTCTGTTGTTTTATTTTGCATATGTTAAAAAACGTTTATATACGCAAAGATATATAAAAAAATCGAGATAAACAAATTTTATCCCGATTATTTTTAATATTTTTTTAAAATTTTATCTCACAAACAGTCCAAGTGGTTTGTTCTTGAGTACCTTTATAAGGTTATCACTCATTTCAACCTGGTTCTTAATCAAGTTCCAAGGAAGCATTCTCTCCAGCCTTTCCTTCAACTCATTAAGCACCGTTTCCTTCTCAGACTTGCCCTGTTCAAGAAGCATGTTGTAATCCATCTGCATTTCTGCCTCTGGAATCTTCACAGCACCGCTGTACGTACCCCTAATGATACCAAGCAGTATCTTTGCCTCCGCAACTAGCAAACGTCTTATAATCTGCTGTGTTGGGTTGTTCATAAGCTCGTACCTCATCTTATCAAGTGGAACTTGGTCTGGTGTAATGATAACATCATCCTTGTTCTCCAACATACACTCATCGGTATTTCCAGTTCCAGACACATCATAATAATAATACCACACATAACACTTTGCATATCTATTCCAACCCCAAACATCGTCTGCCGCTAAGCCACCAAATGATTGTGGAGAACCTGGGGTTGAAAGAAGGTGTACAAGGTGTGTCCCATCAGGTCCTGCCGTTACCTTGTAAGCCAAGTCTCCTCTAAGCAATGAGTTCTTATATTTCAAGTCAGCGGCCAACAGTGCAGTATCATAAACACTACCTACATAAAAACCTGTTAATCCTCCCATATAACCAACATTACCAATTTGAGAAAAACCTCCACCTATACCAGTATCCAATGCCCCAATATTGCCAAACAATGCGGCTTTTGTTGTAGAAGGTGTGACATACATAACCCTATTTATTTCACGTCCAGCTGGAATTACATATACTTGTTTACCTCTCTCAACTTGGAAAAAATCCTTCTTAAGTTCATAATGTCCTCTTTGTTGAAGACCGACTTCACGGCTAAACCAATATGAATAATCACGTGACCAATCCATTGTACGAACAGTCATTGCATATGCTAATTCACTGGCATTTTCAAATTGTATGTGGTCTTTGCTTTGAACATTCAACCACTGTGTTTCAATAACCCAATTCTGAACCTTTTCAGAATAATCACCTATGGCAACATCCAGTAGGTCACATAATTGTTCATCTTCAAGTTGAACTGAACGAATGGGAGCACCCAAAAGTGTTCTGACAGTCCTAAACAAAGACTTAACATCTTCAGTTAATACCATAATTAATTATTTCCTTTAACAAATTATTCTTATTCTTATAAATATCTTCACCAGTTACGTTTTTAAACTTTGTGTAGTACAAAAGTTTAACACCATTATCATTACACTGTTTTTTCTTTATTATGTCTCTTTTAACAATTGTATTATATTCGTCTTCTCCTCCAAAACGTTCAATTGGTTTATAATGCTGTTCACCTTGACATTCTATTGCAATATTGTAATCTGGCAAATAAAAATCCAATGATAAAGATTTATTTAGTTTTAACCAACTAAATTTCATTTGTCTTTTAAATTTCATATGATTCTTTTCCAAAAAAATAGCAACTTCTTTTTCTAATCTACTTTCATTACAAAATGGGCATCCTTGACCTTGAAGATGTTTCATAACACTTTGTTTGAATAAGCCGTGAATTGGACAAATAATAGTAATAAAACTTCTGTTATTTACATACTCTTCATTTATAAAAGGATATTGATATTTATTTCCATGTTTTTCTTTAAACTTATCAATCAATTCATTAATTTCAAATCTATATTTATCAGATAAACGTTCATATCTGCATTTAGGACATCCGCATTTTTTATGAATATGGTTATATGGAGTTTGTTTGAATACCCCATGCTTCTTACAAACAATATTCATTTCTTTATCTATACCAGTATATTCAGATATAGAATAGTCATATTCATCACCATGAACCTCTTTACATTTTTCTATAATAAATTCTTTTGTATACTTTTTTGCATCAGATATATGTTTTCCCCTGCATTTACTGCAACCATGATGTCTATATATGTGATGTCTTGGTGATATTTCAAAGTCTCCATGTATTTTGCAAGTAACTATAATATTTGTATCCCAATTGACAAACACTGTTTTTGAATAATCATATTCGTCGCCATATATTTCAATGGCTCTTTTTATAAAATTCTCTGTATCCATATTATTTATTACCTATATATAAATATTATCCGATTGGTAAAAATAATGAATGCTGGAAAAAAATGGTGACTACTCTGAGTCACCATTATCCAAATCAATAACCTTAAATCCTTCCTCTTCCTTCTTCCAAATCCTTTGGTTCTCTGAACCTCTAAAGGCTAAACTAAGATTCTTCTTGTCTTCTTCAAACTTACCATCGACTATGTAATCCACATAGTCCAAAATCTCACTCATGTGTTCTGCTACATATTCAAACTTAAAACCTGTGTAAACCCAGATGTCCTTATCTGGGAACTTCTCTTTCAATTCCTTCGCAAAGGATAAAACATCTTCATATGAACATAGCGGGTCTCCCCCAGAAAAAGTAACACCTTTCAAATAAGGTATGGTAAGGAGCTTGAATATCTCCTTCTTGTCGTCATCGGTGAACTCCCTTCCACCGTTAAAGTCCCAGGTCTCTGGGTTGTGGCATCCTTTACAGTGATGGACGCACCCAGAAACCCACACGGTGATTCTGAATCCTATTCCGTTACTAAGCTCTGGGTACGTTATCTTATTTACTCTCATAACTTAAAACTCCTTTATATGTTTAACTCTGTCCTTGACCTCTTCCTGCTTACCGTGATTAAAGGCCGTTGTATAATCCCCCGTGAGATAACCAGTCACTCTACGTAGTCTGCTGATGTTCTTACTTCCGCACATTGGACAAGTATCACCCATTTCATCGGTATATCCGCAGTCCTCACAGGTGTCGTTAGGGACGTTTATTGCAAAATAAGGTATGTTTTTATCCATAGCATAGAGCACAATTGCCTCCAGTGCATCCAGGTTGTGCTTAGTGGTGCTAGGAAGCTCCACATAAGTAATACATCCTGCTGTTGAGAAGCTTGTAAGTTGTGCTTCGATATCAATCTTCTGGAATGGTGACATGTCATGCCATACTGGAACGTGCATTGAGTTAGTAAAGTACTCCCTGTCTGATACGTTAGGTATAACACCGAATCTGTCCTTGAACTTCTTCATGGCAGTGTAGCAAAGATTCTCTGCTGGTGTAAAGTACACACCGAAGTTGAGCTTATATGTCTCTTTGAAGCCCTTAATCTTCTCACTGAACATTGTCTCAATCTCCTTGGCTACTTCCATACCCTTCTCTGTGGTGTGGTCTGTGTGTACGAGAATCTGTAGAGTCTCTGCAAGACCAAGTTGTCCAAGCGCAAGAGTACCATGCTTGAGTGCTGAGCGTATTCCCTCCTCTGGTATGTATCCAGCCATAGTTCTGTTCTCCCACATGAATCTTGCTGAAGCTGGTGACTGACTGCATATCCACTCGAATCTCTCGATGAGCATATCCTTAGCCTCGTCAATCTTCTTGTTAAGAATTTTCATAAACTCAGTGAATACCTCTTCGTCGGTATACTTTCTTTCTTCCTTGATAGCCTTCTCCTCAACCTTTTCCTTAGCCTCCATAGCAAGTGTAGGCATGATGACTGTAACAGGGCATATGTTACCCCTACCATCCTTCAACTGACCAAGACCATTGATGTCGAAGCCATTGGCAGTTCTACAGTTATGTGTAACAGTTCCATCATTAATTATGTATAGACGGTCACCATCTAATTCAAAACCATAAAAATCACCAGAATTAACTTCTTCTACTGTAATTGTAGATGTATCAAAATTCCTCTTTGACGTACTACCAATACTTCTCTTATGTTCCATCAAATGTGGGTCATCATATGAATGTATATTCAAATGATAATATGGCTTTAATACAGAACCTTCACATAATCCAACGCCTATAGTTTCACCTCTTGCATATATAACATTAGTATTATACCCTAATGAATCTGCAAGCCTTTTAGCTCCCTCTATTAGGTAGGTGTTTGTGTTACCAAAGCATACTGATTTTCTACCTCTTCCTGTTCTAGCCCAACCATCAGTATTAAGAAGTCCAGCAAGTAAAGCACTTCTCTGCTCCTTAGAGCCATAGAAATATTCTTCTGGTATATGTTTATTACCAATAAGGTTAAGTTCTATTAATGCCTGTCTAAACTTGTTACCCTCGTTCCTAGTATCTGAATCACAAACATCAACTAACAAACAGTTTTCACTATCCTCTTTTATTGTAAGCTTCTTACCGATTGACTCTGCATAATCAGCTAAATCCTCAATTATCTGTGTTTCGTTTATATTAACACTAAAACGAGTATTATGTGAATTGCCGTCACCAAGCCATAAACCAAGTATGTATGGAGGAATTAAGAATTCCTTTTCTGGTAATTCGTATGCTGACTTATAACCCTTGAAGAAACGCCTCTCATTTGCTGGAATCTCAAGAAAATCGTGAACAGATATGTTAACTTTATCTCCTTTATTAAATCCTCTATATTTTCTTGAAGCCGTATAAACAAGTGATAATATGTGTCCCTCATTCACCACATACGATTCGGCTCTACTTTGACTAATTTTGAACAGTCTATCATTACCACGAATAAGCGATTGTACAGTTCTTACTTGGTCATTAACACCCATAATCTTATCACCAACAACTACATCTTGAACCATTTTTTTAGTACCATCAGCCATTATAATAGGTGTGTCTTTTGCATGACAACCCATAGTGCTGAAATAAGTCCTTGGGTCGTTAGGGTCATAGCCTGCGTTACCAGTCCAATCACAGTTTGCATAGTTTGGATACAGTCTCTGTGATGTAGACTTGAGGGCTAACTTGAATAAGTCATAGTTAGGGTCTCCTTCTGCCTTGTTTACACCGTGCATCATCTGGAAGATTCCGCATGGGAAAATAGGTGTCTTATGATGTTTTCCAACTCCCTCTATAGAGCCATCAAGAAGTGCCTTGATTACCATTCTTCCCTCTGGAAGTGTACAAGTTCCATAGTTGATAGATGTAAATGGGAGCTGGTTTCCGCTTCTGCTCTGTAATGTATTGAGGTTATGATACATACCTTCAACAGCCTGTATCAGTTCCTTCTGCGTCTGTTCAATAGCGTATGTGTATACGTTACCACTCTCCTTGTACTTCTCGTCCTCTATGGACATTGAGTCATTAAATTCACTTAAATCCTTTACTCCTTCTATATATCTTGCTCCGTTCTTGAAATGCTTGTAGAATGATTTACGTACATATGGGACCATCGTCCAATCAAGGTGCGTTGCCGACACGCCACCAAACTGCTGTAAACTCTGTAACTGGAAAATCACTGCAACAAGCTGCATTGCTGTATTGATACTATTTGCTGGTCTAACGTCAGTCTGTCTCGTATTGAAGCCCTTAGCAAGAAGGTCATCAAATGGAATTGAGAGACAGTTATGCATTCCAGCAGCATACGAATCCAGGTCATGAATATAGACCTCATTATTAAGGTGATTGTTTCTGGACTTCCTGGACATGCAATATTTCAATGCATAGTCCTTGAGAACCAGTCTGTTTACTTCGCCCATTCTACCGCCAAAGGAATGCTCGTCAACATTGGCGTTCTGGTTTGTCACGTTTGTGGCTAGGAGCTTCTTTGTAATGTCCTTGTACAGCTTGTCCTTGTTCTCACGAATCAGCTTGTGATTGTATCTGTAGATGATGTAGGCTTTTGCTACCTCTTTATCAATCTCCATCAGACACTTCTCGACGTTATCCTGTATGTCCTCCACATGTACTGTATCGTTTGACTGGATGTTGTAAATCCTTTTAATACAGTCGATTACCTTGTAATCTGGCTCTTTCCCACATGATGCAAACGCCCTTTCAATAGCACTTTCAATTTTCTGAATTTGGAACAATTCTTCTGTTTTGTCACGCTTGATTACTTGCATAAACAAAAGTTCTTTTTTTAATTAAATTATTTTCTTCTCTTTTCGGTCAACCTTTTTTTTTACCATTGCAATGTTAAAATAAATATACCCTCATGGGGTAAAAATGAAGTCGATTTGAAAAGAAAATGGCTACCAATTTTATAACTCATTGATAGCCAAATTGGTGTGGTCTAAAAAAAAATCTAAAGAAAATTTTAGGTATTTTTGGCAAGCTTGAATACCTCTCTTCCAAGTGCCAACCTATCCTCCTGTTCCTTCTTTTTGACCTCGTACATACTGTCATATTCGTCAACGTTATCGGTGCTGATTCTACATGTACCATTATTGAATTCCACGTTGTTAAGCACCTTTCCACTCTTACCAGCTCTGTTCTTTAGGATGGCTATTGTAGCCTTGTTATTGCTTATATCCTCCACAGTCCTGGCTATTGACATTATGACATGTGCTATTTGGGCTTTCTTGACAGAACCACCTATCTTATCCATCGTTACGAGTTCAAGGTTTATAGAGTCCTTTGTACCCTGTGATGGAATCCAGATTGCCATATCAAGCTCTCCAGCCATTGCCTCGAACCTACGCATCGTCCTACCCTCTTTCTCAAACTCGTTGGTAACTGACTTATCAGCCTCATGTTCAAGGCACTCGAAGTAATCCACAATGGTAAGGTCTGGCTTGAATCCAGTATTGATAAGCTTCTTGATGAATCTCTCAATCTGTCTTGCTGTCTTCTCACCACTTGGGAACTTGACAATTCTAAGGTTCTCTTGTAGTTTCTCTTTATCTGGGAACTGTTCAAGAGTCTGCTTCACCTGTTCTATGACACCTGGTTTTGACAAGTCCTTTGCTTCAATTCCAGTAATCCTTCCTATATGTTTTCTCTGAATCTGCTTGATTCTGTCCTCGAAGACAATCTGCAACACCTTGAATCCACTCAATGCGGCATGTGAAGCCATAGCTGTGGTGAGACTGGTCTTACCAAAGGAAGTAGGACCGATTATAACACCTAACTCTCCCTTTCCAAGTCCACCTTCAAGAATCTCATCAATTTTTCCAATACCTGTTGGAATAGGGGTTCTGTAGTCATCAGACAGTGTTTCACTGATGTTATCGAATAGGCACTCACCAAAGTCATTGTGTATTCCCTTCGTCATCGCATCATTCAACAGGTTGACGCATGCATCATACTTATCTGAATCACCGTCACCAGCAACCTTAAGAATTTCGTTTGCGGTCTTGATTATATTCTGTTGTCTGAAGAACTTTTCAGCAAGGTCTCTCGTCCTCTCAACACCGTTTGATGGTGCTTCCTTAACTTTCTCCAGTACAGCCAGATATGTCTCGGTTTCCTTCTCTGAGTGAGATATGTTCCTAAGCTCAATCTCCATGTAGTCGTACTTAGGAACACTACCCTCTCGCTCATAGTAGTTCTTCATCACACCCACAAACGTCTTAAGATTGGGGTCTGTGAACATATTCTGGTCTATAATAGGGCTTAAGTCCTCAAAGAAAGTGTGGTTTTCCATGAACTCATGGGCTAATTTGTACTGGTATGCTTCACCAAGATACCCTAAATTATCCTTTCTCTGTTGAGCCATCGTATAAACCTCCTATTAATAATATAAAGACCTTAGATACTTTTTAGTTTTCTCTGCTACCGCACGTCCCCATGCGTTTTCATTCCTCTTATTTGCAAGATACAGACTGTAAGCATACTTTTTAGGCTTACCAATCTTCTTGCACACTACAGTCCCATCCTCTGCCGTTTCCTTGGTTGAACCTGGAAAGTACTCTTCCACAGTGGTGAACTGGCTAAGATACTTGGAGTTGTCCTTTGGGTCAAAGTAACCCTTCTCCTTGATTTCCTCACGTGATGGTGAGCAAGCCTCACAAATCTTCTTGGTAATCTGTAAGAGCACGTCTGGTTTGTCGGTAATCATGCTTCTCAATACCTCATGCTCAAATGATAGCCTACCCTCATTTACCTTAAAGAAAGACTCCTTGTCGTAAACGAATGTCTGCCCGTCCTTTCCAGTCACCTTCACGCTCTTGTTGCTTAGGTCTACCTTTTCACGGATTGCCTTAGGATATGCATAGCCATCCCAGATTCTTGTGATGACATCACGCTTGTTGTCCGACACTACGAACTTGAAGGTGCAAGCCCAAGGCTCAATCAACTTGGAATCGAATTCGTCTCCTGGCACTGGGTCTGCTGGATTGTAGTAATACCATGTGTAAACTCTACTCTTTGATTTCAAGTCATCATCTATTAATTTGACGATTTCATCGACCTTTAACTTGAAATCCAAGGTGTTCATACTGTTCTCGATGAAGTTGAAGATTCTAAAGTTTCTCTTACAAATGATGTTGTCATTAACGTAGAGTGTGAACTCAAATCTTTCTTCTTTGTAATCCTTTTCCTTAATTACTTCCATAAATTAAAATGTTAAGTTAAACAATAAAAAAATATTTCACAAATCAATTTCAGTTTTCTGAAGCAAAGATATATAAAAAATGTTAAAAAAACAAATTTTTAACTAAAAAAATTTTCAGATACCAAAATATTCGTATACATCATTTATCTTAAAATTACGTTTGGTAGTACCCTTACCATTAAGTTTCTCTATAGCATATTTTTCAAAACTATAAAACCAATCTCTATCACTTGAAACATTGAATGAAACAATATATGGATTATTCACACAAAGTCTTATACACTCTATGGGAACTTTATTAGTCATAACTTCTGGATAATAGTGGAACAAAAGTCTGAGACGAGTCATATCCCTTATTCTACCCTGCTGTTTCAACTCCTTGTATAAACGCTTGATGGAAACACACCTAACCTCCAAATCAGTGAAACTCTCACTATTGGGGTTAATATTACTCACAATTTCTTTTATACTCTTCATATCTCTTATTCTCCATTAAAATTATACGACCATATGGTGCTAAAACGTCACCGAACTTTGTCTCATCTAATAAATCAAACATCCTGTTGTCATTCACAATCTTATAGGCGGTCTTTGCGTTCCTGTTACTAGTGTCTATTGGTGCATACAACACATCATTCAACTCCTCAGCAGCCTCCTTGGTTAACAATGGTTCTGACAGGTCTATAATTTTCCTGTTAATCTCATACAGTTTATCCCCCTGGCAACCATCTGTGACCCCGTTAATAATGTTTTCGAGCACTTTGAGAGGTTTTTGCTTGTGCTGCTTTCTCTCCTCCAGTATTTCCTTCGAACGCCCTATGATGAAGTCCAAATCAATCTTCCTGTCAACAATCTCTGGGAAATACTTAATGAGTGTCTGCTGACCAACTCCCTTTACCCCCTTTATGTTATCAGACGGGTCTCCACAAAGCATTTTTTCCAAGACAATATTCTCATGTGTAATACCAAGTACCTTAATTGTATCGGTATCCTTGATTAAATCCCTCTTATTCGGTATATACACACATACATTCTCTGATATAAGCTGTGTTAGGTCTCTATCTGAGGAGAATATAACAATCTTCTCATTGTCCTTCCTGTTCTTCACATAGTTGGCGATAAGGTCATCACCCTCAACGTTCTCGAACTCATACTGCCTTACACACAGTTCCTCCAGCATGGTCTGGATTATATACTTCTGGCTTTCAAACAGCTCATCTTCTATTTCCTTCTCAGACTTTTTCTTCTTACTAGCATATACAGCTTTCTGAAAGTTCTCTATATACTTGTCATAATCTGTCTTCTCAGTGGCATTGTTCTCATAGTTCTTACCACGATTAGCCTTATAGTCCTCGTAGTACTTCCATCTTAGGACACCAGAACCCTTTCCGTCCCAGCACACTATGCAGTAGTTAAAATCCTTCCTCTTCAACAGTTCTCCAAGCAGGCGTATAAATGTGAATACTGCCCCATATACCTCTCCCCTGTCATTCATTCTTCTATCAACCAGGGAGATTTTAAGTAAATTTGTTCCATCAACCACCAATGTATATAACCATTTGTTAGTTGTGATATTATTTGCCTCAGCAACTCTTTTCTTTATAGGCTGTCTCATTATCTTTTATTTAATGCAAAGATATATAAAAAAAGTTAAAAAACCAAATTTTTAAGGTATTTATTGTTAAAAATCATATTTTAATGGAAAGGAATATAAATGATAATTTCATTGAAGATATAATCAAGGAAATGTTTCGTGGTACTAACGAAGCATTATTGTCTGAAGTAGATACAGCCGCTATTACTATGGCTAAACAAGACCTCAGCAATAAATTTGAAAAATATCTCAATGACCCAGAAGCTAAGAAAAGAACACAGAACCTGGCGAAGAACTATGGTGTAAACTTGGATAGGGGAGCTGAGCGTAAAGCATACAAGGACAGTATGCTTGGTGTCACTAACTCTGATGACCCAAATACTGTAGTTCCAAAGGGTTCATATGAGAAAGCAGTTGATACTATCGGTGGTGAATTAAAAGATGCTCTTAGAGACTACAACATATGGGTAGACCCTAAGACCCCTAAAGAAGTAAGGGCTGAACTTGGTAAGAAATGGGGTGGATTCGCTGGCTTCCAAAGATACAAGGATATTGCAGATAAAATGTCTCTTACCCCTGCTTACGACCAACAACACGCTAAAGAAGCTGGCATTAATGTAGCACCATTTGGAACTAACTATCAGACAGTAGCCCCTAATGGTGAAATGTCTCTTACCCCTAATAAACCTGTATCAACTCCAGAGAAGGTTAACAAGTCTGGTGAGGTGGTTAGACCTTTTAAGCCTGCTGACGCTGTTACTGGTTATGATTTCGAGAATCTTGACCTAACTAATGTACCAGACAAGGACATTATAAAGTACTTCAAGACTGGAACTAGAAAAGACCATCCATACGATGAAAAGACTGGTGAGAGGACAAACCCTAACAAGAACAGAACATATGCTGAACTTGCTAACATGGCAGATAAGGGTAACAAGAGGGCAATGTCTGACCTAAAGAACCTATATTTCAAGGCAATGTTTAATAAATTGCTCAACAGTAAATTCGGTTATGACTTCAAGATGCCTACATCAATGTATACCTATGGTAACGCAAAACTTCCAAACGATACATTGGTGATTAACTTTACTACAGCACACAGATGCCCAGCATGGAACGACTGTCTTGTTGGATATGCCTGCTATGCAAGAGGCTCAGAGCATAACTACGAAGGACTACATAAGAAGAACTCAAACCTTCACCTCATGTGGTCATCAGCTAAACATGACAGTAGCCTTCTTAATGCAATGTTCAACGTCATAAAGATGCACCTTATTAATCCTGGTAACATAGCTACTTCGCTTCTAAATGACCCAAATACACAAGGGAAATGGTTTGAAATACTTGGTGATAAGGAAGCCAATTTTACACCATTGAACAAGAAGACCTTAATTGGCATGACCCCTAAAACGCAGAACACGCTTGCAATGCCTAGTAAGAACGAGCCAGAAGAGGATGAAATGCCAACTGAAGGTAGAACGCTTCTAGGACAGGCACTACAGGAGGTTATGGGCGAAGCTGGTAGAAATACTGGTCTTCCTAAAGCACCTAAGAAACCTAAAGGTGCTAGAGACAATCTCGCTGGACTCATATTCACGCATAAGTTCCAGGATTTGTTCGATGAGAAAGATATTGAGGTTATCAAGAATAAACCAAACTCTTTCAGAGCTAAGTTCATAAGGCTCAATGAGGAAGGTGACTTTATCGGACAATGGCTTCTCGATGCATTTGATGAATTTGCTGGAGAATTGAAAGTACTTGGTATCAGTACTGCCGCATATACATGTAGAAATCTTAATTTCACAAAGATACAGAATATAATAATCAACGCTTCCACCATGAATGTTGGAACAGGCGGTGAAGAAGACGGAAACGTTTCGAATGCTATAGCAAGAAGATTCTTTGCTGTAAGCTCAGAACTTTATAACCGCCTTGATGACACATATGTACCTACTGGAAGGAAGATTAACTACATCGTACCAGACGGTAAAATACCTAAGGGTGAATATGATGGAAAGAAACCTCTTGTACCGTTGCACGAAACTGGAGACGGTCTGCATGTTAAGTACAACTTGAAAGCATTTACCAACGGTGAGGACACCACTAATCCAGAAACGTTCAATGACAGATTCGACCCTAACGGCTCTACAATTAAACGTAGACTGTACTACAAGTGCCCTTGTGGAAGACATGGTGATGTTCTTGGCGACAACGGTAAACCTTTAAAGATGGACTGCTATTTGTGTAGAATGTGTTATGAACCTAAAGACCAAAAAGTCGGTGAAATATATGTGCTTGTTGAAGTTCATGGAGATAATATAGATTCTTTCGATATGAACAAAGCAAACCAGCAACGTGGAATAAGCAACAACATGGCTACATACAGAGAGGCTAAAGCAATATTTGCCAACAGGCTATGCGAGGAGCATAAGCAGGCTGAGGAAAAAGGTCTTGAATTAGTTGGGCAGAACATAATAGAAAGTGTTAAAAACAGATTATCAAAAATAGGTAATAAAGCGTTGGATGAGATACCAATGGAGTCCAAGAAGTTCAACGACATGGTTAAGCTTATAGAGAAAGCAGATAAAAACAGAGGTAATAAGATAATAGATTAATAAAAAAGGGTAGGAAAAGAACTCTTCCTACCCTTAACGTTATCAACAATCAAACAACGATTAGATTTTAAGGTTAATCTAAAAAACCAACTCAAACAACGATGCAAAAGTATACAAAAAAAGTGAGATAACCAAAACTATCTCACTTTTTTAATATATTTTAACCAATTACAGATTCTATCTCCTCAAACACACCATCGTTTCCAACGAATGTAAGAGTCTTCTTGTTAGGAATCTTACTGAAGTCGCATATTGCGTTGAACTTACTGAACTCTTCAGTACCATCCTCCAATAGCATGAATACTGGAACATTATTGTCTGAAGCAAACCACATCATGTAGAAATCCCTATCGCTGTTTGAAGCGATATCACGAATTCTCTTAATGAGGTTGTCCTCATTCCTGTTACCCATAGATACCTTGGTACACTCACGCTTTCCGTTCTTCCTGGTGATTTTCCTTATCTCGCAAGGCTCAACGTAGAGTCTGTCATTGTGGATAAGGAGTGCAGAATACTTGGTCTTTCTCCTTCCCCTGCAATTTGCACGGTCTCTAAAGATTAAACTACTGTCACACAGACCTATATGCGTCTGGTGAGTTCTTCCTGTTTTACTCAAGTCAGAATTAGTCAGCTTCTTTACTGATATTCTCCTCTCTGGATTTAATTTTACTCTCATAACTGTCTAAAATTTGTTTAGTTCTTACTTTGAATTTATCATAACACTTATCGCATAACTGGTATATCCAGCCAATAGTCTCTTTTGGCTCTGTTGGCTCTCCACATTCCTCGCATACATGTGAGGATTGCTCTGAAGCCTTCATAATATCCTCCAGAAGCCCGTTCTCATACCTCGATAGGTAGATATTAAGCCTACCGAATTTCTCCTTAACCTGGAGGATTTCTATGGGGTCTGGATTATCCTTGTTTATCTCCTCTACCTTATCGAGTATTGGTTGGTAAAGGTTCTTCCAACCCTTACCACACTCAATACCGAATAATTCATAAGGATGTTTCAATTTATTCATCTGCTTCTTCCTCCGCAAATCTGATGTCTGCCTCACTGATATTGCTAGCACCATTTTCCTCAAGTTTTGTAAGTATATCCTTCACATATATCTTCTTGTATTCATCAAGCTTCTCTGGACTTAGCAGACCATTGTGTACACATGACATTTCACCCTCGTATGTAATATTCCAAGGAGTTGGCAACTGGTTCTTGGTAGTTCTAATCTTGGTAGTGATACCGTAGTTGTAGGTCTGTCCCTTCGCAGTAGCCGTAAGCTTCTTAGTAGCAGCTTTACCAATACCTCCAAGGTGTATTATCAATCTAGCACCATAGAACATGGTCTTACCACCCTTTAACTCAATTGAAGGTACACCACCCATTGAGTTCATGGAGTCATTCCAAATCTTATTCACACAGAAGAATGTGTTTGTATAAGGTTCACTAATCTTCTTTGATGAAGGAATTCTATTGTTGATAATGTCCTGGAATGCCTGTGAAATAGCACCAGCATCAAACATGTTATTTCCTGTCTTACTCTCAAGTGACTTGAATGACTGTATAGAACCGATTGAGTCCCAAATGAAGCATATTGGCTGCTGAATATCGCCTCTGTCCTGCGCATCGAGGATGTCAGTTATTGAATAAGCTATGTCCTCAAGAACAGCCTGCTTACGCTTTGTCTTAGACTCCTTACCTGTTGAATAGTCCCTGTTTCCATAGACCTCAGCAAGAATCTTATTATCGTAGTAAATAAACGGTCCATCGTAGTCGATGATTCTATTCTCCATGTGGGTAGTAATCTCCCCTGTCTCTGGGTCAACATCCTCAACCTCAACGTCACCATAGATAGGCGTAGCCTTCATTCCACAGTCGATTGCATATTTGAAGTCAAAGTTATTCTCAGTCTCATATATAACTGGAAGAATACCGTTATTGATACATGATGCAATAAGGCAGTTCTTTATGGTTGACTTACCAGTGTTAGACCATCCAGTAACAATTGTTAGGTATCCCTTTGGTATTCCTGGAAGCTTAATAGCATCAGAGAATGCCTCTGGAAGTGGTATAAAATCCATTGGTTTATCCGCTGCCGACATAACCAGGTCAGCATCTGACTTCATCTTCAGGCCAAGCTTCTCCTTTATACTGTGAATGTCTGGTCTCTTAAATTCCTTTTTCTTAACTGGTTGTTTCATATCTATTCACTCTCTTTTAATTGCTTATCCCTTATTTTATTCTTCCAGCACTTTCTGCATATGGACTTGTAGATATCGTTTCCACCTACCATAATCTGTTCTCCCTCAGTGACAATTTCACCGTTCTCATCGAACCTTGCATTGATTGATGTCTTTCTCTCACCACATGGACAAGTTGACTTAATCTCTTCAATTTCATCAGCTAGTTCAAACAGTCTCTTCGATGCTGGGAACAGCTTGCTCTGGAAATCAGTTCTGAGTCCAAAGCACATGACGTTTATTCCCAAGAAATCAACAACATCTGACAGCTCGTCAATCTGTTTCTCGGTCAAGAACTGGCACTCATCTATGAGCACCCACTTAAGGTTGTGGAATTGCGCCTCCAAGATGTTCCTGTAGTCCTTTATAGCCTTATATAGGTTAACGTCTGGGTCAACCATCACGCACTTCCTTTCAAGCCCTACACGGGACTTTATAATGCCTTCGCCATCCCTGGTGTCAGCAGATGGCTTAAGGCACATAATATCAAGTCCATTTTCTTCAAAATTGTATGCTGTTGTAAGGAGTCGTAGTGATTTTGCACTATTCATACTCCCGTAATAGAAGAAAAGTTTGTTCATTCATAACAATATTTACCTAAGTTATTTTAGAATGGCAGGTCTTCAACTTCATCCTCAGTGTCGAACTTAGCACCATCTATAATTCCATCAGTAGCAACATCAGCAGCTTTCTCAGCGTCTGCTATTGCACCATAGTCCTTTGATGCTGTTGCAGCCTCAGCAAGTTTCTCTTCCTCTGCCTCAACCTTCAACTTCTCCATGTCTTCCTTGCTGACATACTTGTTAAGTTCTTTGTTAAACACAGGTACTTTACCCTCTGCCACTATAGCCATGTAGTCATATGGCTTAACGGTATAAACCTCATACCACTTCTTCTCATCGTTAATCCAGCTCTCACCAAGTTCATAGTCCTCTGTGATAGGTGAAGGGATTCCACTGTCAAGAATAAGTGTTGTTGTCTTACCATCAGCACCTTTAGTCAGTGTGATGATAAGGTCAAGTCCGTTATTAACATCATAAATACTGTAGTTATTTCCCTTAGCTGCTGCTGCCTCACTCCTTACCTTTGCGAGGTTTCTAATCTGGTCAAATACTCCTTTTCCCTGCCTGTTGTCTGGGAAAAGCCAGAATTTAACACCGTCTTCCTCATGTCCACGCTCAATACAACGGACAATCCACATGTCCTTTGCCTTGTTCAAAAACTCCACATCACCGTACTTCTTCTTGGTTGGTTCGTCAAGTGCCTGGCTCTTAAGCTCCTTTGCCTTGGTAGAAATCTCACAGAATGGACACTTATCACCCATCAGTTTACCATCTACCTTGTTCTTTATAGGGCACACGAAAGCCTTCCACCCATTAGGCGAAATCTCCTTGTTTACACGAACAGTGTGCATGTGAATCTTTTGGAATGCTGTATTGCTATCTGGAGTGATAGGCAATAATCTGATTGTTAAGGTCTTAGAAGTCTCCTTTTCACCCAATCTTGCTTGTAAATAATTCTTTGTGTCAAACTGAGTCTTCTTAGTTTTTACTTGTGGTGTATGCACCTCCGCATACTGTCTCTCGACTTCCTCTGCGCTAATATTTGCGCTAAACTTTTTGGTTTCCATAAAAAAAATATTGTTAAAAAAATTATTGTATGCATGTCAGAACATGCTTAAAGTTTTCTAATGCAAAGATATATAAAAAATGTTAAAAAAACAAGAAAATTCCCGATTATTTTCGTTATAATCGGGAAAATTTTTATCTGATATTACTCAAATAGTTCTCCACGACCGTTTCAGCCCCATCGAAGTCAATCACACGCTTCAGCTCCTCTATGAACGGACTAGGTTCTGCCATCTTAATCATGGCGTAGAAATCCTCGAATGATGTGGCTATATCATAGCCTGTTATCTCGTCCTCGTTCAATTTCTGCTGGAGCTTTGAATATGCTTCCTCAGTTAATCTAATTTTCTTCATTATAGTTTAAACATTTTCTCTAGGGTCTGAATGTCATCATCAGCGATGCTGAATGACTTTGATATGTCGGTTGGCGTATCTTCCAAATCCTCGTCAGTAATCGTATACTGGTCTTCAACTGGTTTGTCATTGTCAGCATAAAGCTCGTAGTTGTTCCTCTCCTTCATCTTCTGACTCCAGAATCCGTCTGGTGTTACATTAAATGGGAATGAGTCAAACACACCACGCATATCAAGCTTCTCTGTCTGTGTTGGATTTCTCTTTTCAAACTCAGCCTTTAAGTTCTCAAGCTCACTGTTATTCTGGTCTAGTCTGTCCTGGAATCCCTTGATTGTGTCTATGAGCTTTATAATTCTATCATCTACCTTAGCAAGGTCTCTACCAACCTGGTTCTGCTTAACGTCAAGCTTCTCCTGTGCGGTTGTAAGCCCCTCTATGTCGATTGTATCACCATCCATTTCACCCTCATCACCAGCAGGCTCTTCACCCCCACGCTGGTCTGCAAATGGGTCTTCACCAGTATCAGGTCCAATCGGTGCTGATGCGTCTGGCATTGGCTGTCCCATAGCATTTGGGTCAGCTCCCATATCCTGTCCACCCATTGCATTAGGGTCTCCACCAGCTGCTGCGTTAGGGTCTGCACCCATTGCATTAGGGTCAGCACCTGGCATACCGCCTCCCATAGCGTTAGGGTCACCAGCAGGAGCACCACCCATTGCATTAGGGTCTCCACCTGGAGCTGCTGCGTTAGGGTCTTGTTCTCCTTCCTCGTCCATTACGACACCATGAATCATTTCTGGGAATGGTCTACCGTATGAAGCCTCAGCAAGCTGCATGAAGTGCTTGTGTGCCTCATATAGGTTATTTTCCTTAAGATACTTAATATTTGTGTTAGCCATCTTTATATTAGTCGTTCAAAAGCTCTTTATTATCCTCTGTCAAGATTGTCTTAGAACTCTCGGTTCTCTCTATCAAGCCCTTATCCTTCTTCACTCTCTTGAATGAAGAGGCTGGAGTCTTACCGCCAAGCACTTCCTGTGCCATTGCAATCTTCTCTTCTGTTGTCATAACGGTCTTGTTTTCGTTTATGTTATTTTCCTCACTCACGCTAGCAGGTTTCTGTGGCGTGAAATTGTTGATATGTTTTATTATAAAACGTCCCATAGTAATAATAATTTACTATAAATATCTGATTACTCAAAAAATACCGATTTATCGTCTATCTTTGTGAGATTTGAGACTGAAAGCTCACCGTTTGTTAGAATGATTAGCTTATCCTTGTAGGAATCCCAATCAATCAGATACTCGTTGTTTGGCTTGTCGTCTTCCTTTTCCTTTTCTATGAGCTTGTTAAGGGCATTTATAGAGAATAGACAGCCGTTCTTAACATGCATGACCGTAGCATTGTTAATCTTCTTAATAAACTTGTCCTTATCAAAAGTCTTGAAGGTAACAAGATATTCAACCTGGTTAGTATCTATGGAATAGATGAAAACCTTGTCAAGCTTTATCTTGTACTCACTCCTAAGCATTTCAAGAAAGGATAAGATTCTATTTTTCTTTACAAATCTTCCAATTATAATTCCGTTTGTGCTCATTTTATTTTATTAACTTGATATGAAGTACGGTATGGCGTACTTCTTATTTCCCAAGAACCTGGAGAGTTTATTCAACCCCCTGCTGGTATTGTAGAACAACATGTTATTTGGGTTAGAGTCCAACAAGGATAACACCTTGTCTCGTTTTATTCCGCAGTACTCAAGTACCTCTAAGGATACTCCAAGAACCTTATTGTTGTACATGGTGTACATAAGACCATTGTTTATATAAATATTTTTTCTATCGTCAGAATTAAATATATTATATAGTTTTTTTAATTTACTATATTTCAATTTCAATATATCTATATAATAATATTCTAGATTATTTAGTATATTATTACGCACGAAGGTATAGAACTTCTTCAAGTCCTGCTCAAACTCATATCGGCTTTCACTCTTCTTGAAAGTCCAGAACAACTTGTCACCAAGCTTCCTATCCAGGATGTTGTTATAACCCTCGAATGTCTTTGCATTCTGCCATCCAATGATAAGAATAGGTTTTGTGGGGTCAGCCTCCGAATAGTCATTGACCTGCTCCACAAAACCCTCAATATCATTTAACTTTCTATCCGTAACTATATATCCTATCGTCTTCATAACACTAATTTTATGCAAAGATATATAAAAAAAGTTAAAAAAACAAATTTTAAGCCTTATTTCCAGTGTACCTGTAGATGAAATATGGAAGTTTATACCCCTTAGAGTCTGGATAGTTCCACTTTTTCTTTCTACTATTCCAGTCATTTCCATAAGGTGACATCTTTCCTCCCTGGTTGAAATCAGACCACCATCCATCGCCAGTGTACATACATGCATGGTATGCTCCAGGTTCTCCCTTGTCTACGTCCCAACCGATGATTGAAACGTCTCCAGGCTGAACTTTGAAATCAGTGTTTCTACTATTCTTCGTACAAGTTCCAGAATACTCTAGGTTAAATCCGTATTTCTTCAAGACACCTCTGTAGTGAAGGTTTGTAGCAGCACCAGAGCCGCCACACTGCATTCTTGGTAAACCTCCAGCGTGTATAGCATCTTCAACATACGTAGCACACTTTCCGTTTCCGTATGGAGGAGGATTTGTTATTGCATGGGACTTGAACCATCTGATAGTTGCTGAGATATTCCAATCCTTGATTCTCAAGTCTCCAGCACTATCCTTCTTAGGTTCTACTCCAGAGCTAGTTCCAGTATTATCGATACTGGTTTCACATGTAGGACATTCTCCTGGTACATAATCTTTTAACATTTCCTGTTTTCCTCTAAACTGAGGTACTTCCTTAACCAGTATCTTGTTATTAACTGGGTCTGGATACCTCTTAGCTATAGCCCTAAGGAACTTCTCGTTTATCTGTGTAGGGTCGTTAGGAATATCAGTCCTGCTGGTTTGCGTGTCGCTCTCCTTCAAGATAAATATCGACCTATTGGCTATCTTAGGGTTCTCAGCCACAGTAGCCACGATTGCAATAGGTTCTTCATTAGGTGCGTTGTTGTAATACCAGATTAGATTCTGGACATACTGATAGTAACCATTTAGAATAATATCGAAAACGTTTCCAAGTTTATCTCTCTTTCCGTCTTTCTGCTTGAACATTATCAAACCACCATCCTTGTAAGTAGGGTCGAGGTTGACCGACGTAGAAGGCGATGACCATGCTGAATCCTGTACTGCCTTGAAGAATAACTCTGGGAAGTTCTTTGTATTGTGCTTAGGGTCTGTTGACGTACTCTTTGTACTACCACCTTCCTTGTAGCCATTATAAACTTTCTCAGCCCAGTCCATTCTATCGTCAAGATGTGCATCAGCAGGATTAGGGTTTTCATATCCAGCATACTGACTCTTAGAGCTTTTTCCATTACAGAAGATGTGAGCCGCATCCCTAGGATTTGTAGCACCACTAAGCTTTTTCCAAAGTTTTTGCTCTTTTACATTAGTGTTGTTATACAGAGACTTAACCACAAAATTACATTGGTATTCAGCACTCTTATCCTTCAAACGCTCCTTAACGGTGTTTACTGTACTAGGGACATAATGTGATGTATAGTTTCCATGTCCATAGTTCTGATAATCGTTATCTAGCATCTGATGAAGCGTGTAATAACTGTCATTCCACATACAAAGACCAGCGGCCACATATTTTTTATCATTAGGATTAATAGCCTGTGGGTTGAATCTGTATGGATTTACACCTTTAACAGGTCCTGTCTCAACTGCCATATTGCCTACGATACCAGCGGCAACTATTTTCTTTTCACTATCACTCATTCCACTAGGCATACAACTCATGAGAATCTTCATCAGCTTATAGGCGTTCTCTGTCTCGCTTCCACTCATAGTAACACCATCTTCATCCTCAGATACTGGAAATATCTTGTATGGACAGTCGTTGTTAACGTCAGCCTTGCTGCTGCTATCGTTGCTTGATGGATTTACATCATCAGTGTTCTCGTCAGTTTCATCAGTGAATATATTCTCAACAAGCCTGTTGGATACGTTAGCCATCCTGCATCCTACAATTTCAGTGGTCATATCTCCAGGTCTCATCCTGTGAGTTACCTTCATAATCATGTAAGAACCTCTGAACATTGGTATATTCAGAAGAACAAAGTACATAAGTGGCTGTATCCATGCACAACCCATCATTTCAACTCTACAGGTGTATGACTGGTTTGTATAGATATCGTACAAGTCCTGTGAGGTTGAAATCTTTCTCTGGTCATTTCTACTTGCGCTTAGTATGGAGTGCTTTGCAATAATAGCCTGCTGGGTCATTATAGGATTCTGCATGTCAACACGCACATCCTTGAAATAGCTCTGATACTGCCTTCCATAAGATACTCCGAACGCTGGTATCTTGTAGTATGTACTAGACTCTGATGACTCGTCGTCAGAACTACCCCTAGACCTAATTGCAAGTGGTGTCTCCAGTTCATCGTTAAGCATGAATCCATCGTCATTGAACTCACTGTTTGATACATTGAGGCTCTTTGATGCTGCGTAAGTATACACAACGACGAAATCTGGGTGCTTCTTAGGCATTCCCATCTTCATGTAAGGGATAGGATGGAACAAGTCCTCCATACCCTTTGAAAGGTCTCTGAAGTTCTGTATACACTTCATCATACACCTATGCTCAGCATATACCTCAGCCAGAAAGTTGAACAACATCACATTAACATCACTGTATGACATTGAAAGCATTATCTTATCAGCCAGTTTCAGTGGGTTTATGAGCAACTTGTTTCCTACCTTGTTGTAGTATGAGTCAATGAAGTGGAACAAGTGTCCTGTTGACTCACTTGTTTCGCCACTAGTTCCTCCACTTTCAGTGAAGAACGTCTCATAATTCCATTCTCTCTTGTCAGTGGTTGGAATCCACTTATCGAATACCTGTTTCAAGTACCTGTACAACTCAATTTTCATGTCCTCAGTTGTCTGTGAAGGCTCTTTTGCAATGGTAGTAGCATTATTGGTAGCCTCCTGTGGCTGTCCGATGTTAAGTAGCTCCCTAAGCTTTGTCAAGAATGAATCAAGGTAAACCTCTACCTGCGTCTTATCAAGCTTGAATGCAGCCCTTGACAATGAAGTACCGTCGCCAGCATCAACAGAGGCGTTTACATTGCCTCTCACAAACATTATTGGTGACATAAGGTCAGTTGTAAGGCTTTTTACAACTGAAGAATCCTGGTTAAGGAGTGCCCTGTTTATTCCTGTTGCTTTAAAGGTTGACACATAGCAATTAGGGCTACCGAACTTAAGTACATTCTTATCCTTATCGTTTCTTATTGTCAAGTATTTTGAAATGGTATTGTAATTCCTGTTGCTCCAGTCAAGGAAGTATCTGACAAGCTTTATCCTTGCTAACGGATTAAGACTATTCAAGAAAGGAGTCATCTTTATCTCAAATGCAGCTGAAACAGGCAATTTCTTCCTTATATTCTCAAAAATCTTTCCATACTTGTGAGTAAACTGCAATCCTATACCGTTTGCAGATGAATGCGCTGCAAGTACAGCACCAATCTGTAATACTAGAAGCTTAGGCACATTACAGAATGTCTTCTCAAGCCCGTCTTTATTGTAGAATATACTGCCTTCATAGTCGAAGCAGTCAATACCCATCAAGAAGAATGCTGTCTTAACGTTTGCTGGAGTGTATGTATGGGTACTTGCATTCCAGCCTCCAAGAAGATAGTAGTCATCTGTCAAGAACAATGAGTAGTTTTTATCAATTTCATATAGTTCATTAACCTTCTTAAAACCGAATACCTCAGTTATAGTGCCGTTATTCACAGTACCATTTTCTATATCAAGATTAAAATAGCTCTCAAGCTCCTGGTCTCCACTAAGGTATGTAGTTCCATCTTCTGACTTTTCCCCAACATACAAAGGTTTTCCAGGCTCTATATTCTTGTCAGTTGTCACATTATCTCCACGATATGTCTCTGGCAATGTTGCATTGAATGATGATAGGAAGTCCTTTGATGTATTGAACATTTCCTTATATACGCTTGGGTTAATCGTAGAGGCACTTAGCAACGTTCCAGCTATCTGCTTGTACGCATCTGAACCATTTGCAGCCGCATTCTCAAGTGTAGCCTTTATGTAGTTTGCACGACTTGAGATATACACAGTATTGAACATGTTTGACTTTCTACTTTTCAAGAACTTTCCAAGTATAGCATCATGGTCTCTCAACCTACTTGCTGCTATATTGTTGTTTTCTACCTCAACTTGGTCTCCATCGAATACCTTCAATGTGTTATCCATGTTGTAGAAAGACATATTTTGTAATGGATACAGGAAAATCTTCTCTGCCTTATGTGATGTTGAATATCTCTCAAGCCAGAACCCATTTGCCTCATTGAACAATGGCTGCTTACTACCTTCCTTATACCAAGGCATCTTCTCGTTTGGAGTTGATGTAACAATGTCAATAATCTTCTTACCAGTGTTTATTGCACCATTCTCTCCAATCTCTTTCATAAGGTTTACGTTTGTAATCCTAACGAGATTGTAGAAATTCTCAGCTTCAGTCTCTGCTATTTCCTTAATCTTAGATGTCCAGTTTGTGTTGTATTCCTTTCTGAATGAATTAATTGAAAGAATGTCAAACATCCTCATGCAGACCTTTCCAGCGAAAGCATATCTGTCGTTAGATATATCAGTCTCTGTTCCATAAGGGTTTGAATCAAGGAAGAAATCAAATGCTGCAAGAGGGAATTTGACAACACAAGTATCTTCTTCTCTCTCAGCAATATCCCTATTCTGCTCATTAACTGTTGCATTCATCTGGTCTTCCAGCTTTTTAATCATTGCAACGGCATTGAACAGACCGTTTATCATATCAACCTCCTTAAATCCTATACCCTTGTTGAAGTTACCAACCCAGGCATCCTCTCTCTTGGTAATACCATCACTGTCTGTAATAAGTTTTGTCACACGTGGGAATGGAGGAATATATTTAACATTTGAGTTAACGTCACAGCAATCACCGTCATCACCAACAGATATTCCAAGGTCGGTAGCCGTCCTCGTCTTAGTCTGTTCGATAACGTCATACATCATAGCCATAAGGGTCTCCAAGTGAGCCATCACAATCTTTGTGAAGTTCTCAATGCTAGGATACCACCCCATCTGAGCAAACATATACCTGTTGTGCTCCTTTAATTTTTTCTCTCTTAACTTCCTGTCGTATGTCTTATTTGAGTCCTCTATGAGGGCATTAATTCTTCTCTTTACATCGCTGTAATCCACCTCAATTACGAATGCGTCGATATACTGGTGTACACCGTCGTCATATATTTTCCTAAGTCTCCTAGTTCTGTCCTTCTCATTGAATATCACCTTGATGGTTTCTTCTCTAGGAAGCACATTGTCACGATGGAATCCCTCAAATACAATCTCCTTCTTTCTGTCATTATACCACAGCTCATTGAAGGTCTTAACCTTTGTATACTGGCTGAAGTCCTTACTTACGTTTGTAAGCTTCCTGTAGGACTCACTTGATGAATTGTATTTCTCAATGGCATTATAAAGGTCTATATTCGTCTGTCTGAAGTCATTGTCGTACTGTAAGTACTCATCAGCAAGGTTGCCACCTGTAATATTCTTTCCGTTAGTGAGAATGACAATTCTCTCATATTCTTTATCGTTGTTTTCTCCACCGAATACAAAGACAAAATCCTTTCCGTATTTCTTTGCTGCAAGTTCGTAAAGCTTTGAATACCAGCTCCTATAGAGTCTCTTGAGTTCATCCAACTGTCCTATTTCAAGTTCATGACCCATTTCCTCGTCATCAACAGTAGTAACCTGCTGGTCTGTATCTGACTGGTTCATGGCTGTTTTTATAAACTGTCTAATCTCATAGAGCTTAGGCATATTCACCATGTCCTGTCCAGACTTGTCTGGTAGTCTGAATCTACCGTTGTTTACGTTGTCATTCCAATATTTAGCTCCTATATAGTCTGAATAAGGTGCTGCAAGCAAGGCATCAAATGATATATCAGACATGAAAGAGTAGGCGAAGCCAATAAACTTCGCTGTAACGTCAAAGTCACCAGTCCTGGAGTTAAATGCAGCGTCAAAGTTCTGACACATAACCTCATACGAAACTGGTCTTCCATAGAATCCCTTTACATGAACGGTAAACTTAGGAAGAGGCAAAACAAAGAATGCATGGAAGAATGACTGGGCGATATTACCCTGGTCAAATCCCCTAATTCCATTGAATGACTGGTTATTATTAAGCTCCGTTGGTTGGAACAATGACATACCCCTAACATCAGTGAACTTAATCGTGATGATAGGGACGCAGGCATTGTTGTACTCGATGTCAAGTGACTTAATACCAATCATTTCAGTAGTACCATAGTCAACAAGGTCTGTAACGAACATATCGGCATACTTGCTGGTCAACATGTTAGGAGAACCTGCAACCTGCATCTTGCTTCCACTCATGAAGCTAACCCTGTCCTCTTCTCCGTTACCCTTGCTCCTATATGACATCATTATAACGGTGTTCTCCTTGGTATTCTCACGAACGGCATCCTCCCTGCTGGATAACTCAACCTCAATGTCGAGTGCTATACAGTAGTCTTCAAGGTTTGGTGCTCTGTCATAGAATCCATCACCAGCTATAACGCCTTTATTAAAGGTATTAACGTCATTTGGTTCTACATACGCAACACTTGAATGGTGTTTTGGCATATATTTTTACTTAATTTAATCCGTATAATTTATCGTATTTCTCGATTTCATCCTCATAGCCCTGTATGGCTACATCAAGAGGGTATGGTATCCTCAGCTTCGCATTGTCGTCTATCATAAACTCCAAAGACCCTTGCTCTGGATTAGCCTGTAGTATTAGCCATCCATAGTTAGGGTCGTTGTAGTACTGGTAAGACAGAAGGTCTAGCCTTGTCTTACCAGCTTCATAGAATACGAAACAGTCCGTAGACCTCTTAGGTATGGTTATGAACGGTATGTTCTTATAAGCACCGTCCACTATAAACGAATTGTATCTACTGTGATTCATAATGAATTAATTTTAAAAGTCTTCAAGTCCAACACCGTCTCTATCGATGTCTTCGTTAACCTGGTCTCCGACAATACCAGTTCTCTTCCTAACTCCATAAGGATTTGGATATGTGAACGGCTTGTATTTAACCTCTCTACCGTCACCGTTGTCACTGTATAAGACTCTCTCAGCACGGTTGTCATATACACTGGCATTAGCGTAGTAGTTGAACGAAACAGCATTCTGAAGCCTTGAGATAGGTCCTGCCAAATCGCTTCCTCCAAGGAATGTGAATGACATGCTCACCTTTGCGAACATAGGCATCACGCCTATTCCCTCTGGGTTCAAATCCCACTGTGCATTCTCATACTGTATGTTGATGCTGTTTATGATAATCTTCGTATAATAGAAGTCACCAAGTCTCAATACACATACTGGTGGTCTACCGAACGCTAAGTTATATGCTGTTTTAGCATGATAGTCGCTGTTACCAATGGTAGGTCCTTGTCTGGTACACTGCTGCAAGAATGTGAGTCTTGCATTGAATCCCTCTGGGGATATTGAGTGGAATGCTGGGTCGAAGTATTTAATCTTCTCTGTTATCAAGTGATGCATGAATGGTGCATTTCTCTCAAGTAACTCGAAGAACTCACCCTCATTGTCATATCTTTTAACAGTACTATTACCAATGGTGACATTCTCCATTTCCTTATCCTGGAGATATGAGTTGTCATAATTCAAGGCGTACTTGTTGAAGAAGTCTTTTCCTCCTGTAAGAACACTAGCCATTTCCATATTGAAATTGTTAGGGTCAATAGGTACATGAACATCAATTGGTGTTATACTTCCATCCTTGTTTCTTATGTATTCCCTCTTCGTATATCCTTTCTCTCTAACCTTCCTACCTTCCTCAGTATATAGAAGCCAATCTCTTGCATTATTCACAGCACCAGATGAAACCTCCTTTGACTGGTTGATAGAACCAACGGTATTAACCTGGTCAAGATATCCCTTTCCGTCGTCTGACATCACTGGATTTCCATTTGCATCAGTCTGTGCTGCTGTATCCTTCTGCTGTGCTGGGTCTGTCGCAGTTTCTTCATACTCAACAACCATTGAAGCACTTCTCCAAAGCTTTGTTATTGGGTCGTTTACGTCGTTCTTGTTGCCACTGCTCTGAACACCATTCTTGAACTCTATTGTCGCAGTTTCAAGACCTGGGAAGTTGTTTTTCTCAAGCCATTTCTTGAATGTCAACGCTCTGTTCTTTGCAAGCTTATTGTTTCTGGTTGCATTGACCTGTGCAGATACATTGTTACCCTGTACAGAAGCGTGTCCGTAGAAAGTAATCTTTGTTATCTTACAATTTCCTTCCTTGTCAATGATATTCTTGATTATCTCAACGTTCTTCTCATCATACAGACCGCTAAGAAGGGCTTCTGACTTACCGCCACCCTCAAGTGCCATGTACATATCCGTCAAGCTAACAAGGGTCTTGTTATCACCTTCAATTGAAATACCAAATTCAGACTTCAATTTATCTGTCCTTGAGTCATATCCAACACTATTATACTGATAACTTGCAGTATCAAGATAGTTTATCTGTCCAGATTTACTGTCCTTAAGTGTAAGCTTCTGATTTTCAGTGTCTTTATCTACTCTATAGTACCAACGTTTCCTGTACCATTCGTATGGAGATTTCTTAGTGTATCTGGCTTGGTTAGCATATCCCATTGGTGCTGCCTCACTACCTATCTGTTTTGCAAGAAAAGGCTTTTCAGTTCCATATTTTCCTTTTAAATAATCATCTGTTTCACCATCAGTAGAGCTACTAGCATATCTTACATGTATTTTATTTGCATTTTCATCAGTTAAATACTGACCTTTCTTTTGCGGAGAATTTGGGTCGGCATATGTTTCTACTATTTTTGAATATTCTGAACTTAATACTTTATCAAAAACTGAAATTCCTTCGTTTTTTCTCATTTCGTATCCACCGCCAGTGATACCAGAAAGTCTATATTCCATACTAACAGCGAAATCTTCAGAGTAATAAGTATTTTCGTTTATACGCTTCTGTGTACCTATACCATTCAAAAGGTAGTGTATGGCATTAACCGTAGGGTTAGAGCCATTTGGTGTATCATCCACACCACTGTAGTTGTTTGGATAGTAAACCAAACAATACAGCACCTTTTTCTCTGGTTTTGCCTCCTCTGGTTCTGTTGGGTTTGGTTCTGGTGCTTGTGGTGGCTTATTGTTTGGCATTTCCTGTACAACCGCTGGAGTTTTACTTCTAGTCCAATACTCCTGTGGTTTTGCGGACAATACTTCACAGCCTGCGAAGAATCTAAGAAGTGTATTCTCCTGGTTATTTATGTTATCAACACCACCATTATTTCCATAATCAAGATGTACACCCTGGTTTTCCATTCCGTTTCTTTCACTACCAGTCCAATAGTCAAGTATTGAAGGATGGTCGATAAGAAGTGTGAATGACAAGTTACCAGTTCTCTCAGTATTGGTATATGTGTATATATTCTCTCCTCTTCCAATAAACTCGTTTGAATTCCACTTAACCTTTACGTCTTCGTTAAATGTAAGGTCGTAAGGTGGAAACCACATGATACGTCCACCAAGAGGACCTTTCTGTTCTGCTGACAGACCATAGGCATCAAATTCGTCTGGTTTGTTCTTCTCATCACGCCATGCAAGGTTCTCGATGGAGAACATACATTTCTTCGTAGAGATTGAACGTCTTTCCTTATCGTCTGCCTTATGTTCGAAATAGTCCTTGATTTTGGCTGTAGGAGCAATGTTGACAAATCCGTTCTCATAGTTGAGGACACCATATCTGTCAAGCCTCTTGCTACCTCCTTCAAAACCATAGTTTTTACTGGATATTGTTCTAAAGCCACCTTTATCAACACCACCAAATTCAGCCATCTCAAGTCCTTCCTCTGTTGTCACAAGTCCGAATGGTCTTATAACCCTTTCCATAGAGTTATACTGGTGATGGTAAGTCCATACACGGCAGTATGGGTTGTTGTAACCATTTGGTTCATCTGGTTTAATCTTCAGAAGGTTTCTACCGTGAGACATACCATACTTCTTTGTATTGGCTGTCTGTGTAGGGTCGTTCTGTGACTTCGAATCCTCATGGTTAGTGTGGAATCTGGCTATAAGTGTCCTGTACTGTCCTGCCTTGAAACTTTCATTGGTTTTCCTAATCAAGTCACAGGACATCAAGTTTTCAAAACTCTTTACAATCTGGTTACTTGCTGTACCAAGATTACCATCTGCATTGATAATTTGCTTGTTGTTTACCTCATTATCGTTAGACTCAGCATAGAATATACCAGTATAATCATTTTTCGTATCCTGGAGCTTAAAGTCTGGCATCCACCTGTCAAGAAGGTCTTTAGGGTCGAAGTAAGGGTCTGCAAACTTAACAGTAGGTCTTTCCTTGTAGAAGGTAAACTTAGGACATCCATAGTTACCCCCTCCATACATCATGCTTGCAACACTGTAGCCCTGCTGGTAATTTCTTCTAACGTGGTCAAAGATGAACACGTAGTCTTTACCAAGCAAGCTTATAGGCTCACGTCCAAGAGACTGTATAATATACATCAAGTCCTCATACGAGTCATTCATTCCAATAGTCCTTGATATGAAGTCGTTATTGGATAGAATATCGGAAACACCGTTCTTTACAGCATTTCCGATTGACTTGAAATAGTTTGAAACACTACTAGCCATGTATAAAATATAATTTATTTTTGTCTTATTTAAAGATTATTATGAGGTTAATCTTCCCATTGTTGTTGACTGTGATGGCATACCACGCATATATGCTGTATCCATCATGATTCTACCACCATTAATATCAGATGCCATAGACTCTCTGATTACATCCTTGAGTGCTGATACAAACGATACGTCACTAAGTAGACTCCTTACATCGATGTTCTGTGAGCTATTGCCTCCGTCAAGCTTAATTGTACCGCTTATGTTTACATTGAAGTCCTTTATTTTAACCTCGCCATTAATTCCAGTTGACTGATTATTAGATGGTACATATATGTCTTCCTTGCCTCCTACTGGTCTAGCAACCATTTCTGTTGGTACTGGTTGTGACTTGTTGTTAGCAACTACCACAGGGTTTGTATTAACGGTATTAGGTGATGCAAAGTAATTACTTACAATGCTGCTCTGTGTGTTACTCCTTTCACGTATGACAGAACTTCCACCGTTAGTGTTAGGTGAAGCAAGGTATGTGGTCATTCCAAGAGCACCCTTCAAATCTTGAACGGCTGATAAGAAGTCCCACTGTCCCTTTACTGGAACAACAGCTTCTCCACTGTTAGTGTTAGGTGATGCAAAGTAATTGTTTATGATACTATTCTGTGTATTACTTCTTTCACGTATGACAGAGCTTCCACCATTAGCATTTGGTGAAGCAAGGTATGTGGTCATTCCAAGAGCACCCTTCAAATCTTGAACGGCTGATAAGAAGTCCCACTGTCCCTTTACTGGAACAACAGCTTCTCCACTGTCTAATGCAGTTTTAACCTTGTCACCGATAAGGCTTCTACCTCCAACATATCCTCCGATTGCATGTGGTTCTTCGTCAAGTGTTGCCTTACTACCCTGTATGCTCTCAGCAGCAGCTCTAGCACCCTTTCCTGCAAAGTATCCTGCTATACCACCGCCAAGTGCAGCACCAATAGCAGTACCAACACCAGGGGCGATTGCAGTACCTATAGCACCACCAATCCAAGCACCAAGGCTTCCTCCACCAATTGCGCCCCCAGCAGATGCAAGGTCATTGTTTCTGCCCTTTTCGAGCTTTTCGATTTCAGCCTTCTTCTGTGCCTCTGTCTTTGTCTTGTCTTCCTCAACAGCCGATTTCTTAGATGAGAAGTCAAACAGTGTAGAACCGATATCCAATGCAGCTAGTGCTGTTCCTATACCAGCAACACCCTTCAGACCTCCTCTGAATCCACGTGAATTTCTCCAAAGCGTCTTGAGACCTCTGAAACCCTTGGTAAGTCCATTCTTACCTCTCATACTGAGCTTAGCATCGTTCTTAGCCTGCTTCCATGTACGGTTCTTATACTTACTCTTACCTGCGGCTGCGGCACTGCTAGCACCACCTCCTCCACCAGCTCCGAATAAGGCTCTAAGACCCTTAAGGATTGGATTGAAGAACATAGCACCAAGAAGAATTCCCCAGTTTTGTGTCAAGAATTTTGTAACCCATGCTGCAAAGTTAATGAAGCCCTTAACAAACTCCATAACCTTACTTACATTCTCTGGCTTCAAGGCAGTTGTCATCAACTTCTCGAAGTTAGAAGCAATTGCTGGGGCATGAGCCATCAACGTTCTACCCATTTCACCAATGAAGTTCTGTATTTCTGGAAGGTGTCTTGTTACAGCCTCTGCTATATGTCCAGAGAATGCTGTCTTGATACCTTCTATCTGCTCATTGATTGAAATAAGGGTCGTAGCTTGCTTCTCCATCAACTGTCTGTCATCCATATTGTTGAACTGTTCGAGTTCCTTCAACAGCTCTGGAGGAATCTGACCGCCAGATATATCTCTTGCTTGACCATTCATATCGTTTATCATGAGTTTTCCGTCCTTAACATAGGACTTGTTCATGATAAGGTCACGCTGGTCTTCGTTAAGATTTCCGAATCTGTTTCCAAACTTAGATTCCTTATACTTCATTTCAGCCTGCTTCTTAGCGATTCTGGTAGCTTCTCCTGGGTCAAGTCCCATTGCATCAGCAATTCCTCTTATGAAGTCCATGCTCATACCATTAACCTTAGCCATACCAGTTTTTGCATCAAACTGAGCATATCCACCAAGTGTTTTGGTCATTCTCTCAGTTAATGCTTCTGGGTCATAGTTAGCCTCGTATGACATGTCAAGTGCATTTCCACCGAAAGCACCAGCAGCACCACCCAGCATAGATAACTTAGCTGAACTTTCTATAGCCTTACTCAAATCAAGGAAATTTCCAGCTACTTTATCAATCGACTGTAAATTAAATCCAAGCTTCTCTGATAATGCTGTCATCTTGGTAATACCATCAACACCGTTCTTAAATGACAGCTTGTTTGCCATTGAAAGGTTCTGAGCTACTTTCTCACTAAATTTCTGAGCGTTCAGACCTCTCTTTGCAGCAGTAGCATAGGCTTTGGAAACAGCACCTTCGACAGTTTCCAACTGTCCACCCATGCCCTGCATGATTTCCTCAGTAAACCTGTTGGCTGTTTCAGGTCCAACAAGCTTATTGATTTGTATCATTCTCTCAGCATCTGCATCAGTAAGAATCATTGCCCTACCGCTTGCACGTGCGAGATTCTTCTCTAGTTCCTTAACTGCCTCTGATGCAATACCATACTTCTCACCAAGGTTCTTTGCCCTCGTGGTAAGAACCTCCGTATAAGCCTGTGCTTGCTTTGCAGACATACCGACTTCCCTAGAGAAAGCGATAGCTTCCTGGTGGTACTGTAAAGCCATCTTAGCACCAGCAACAAATATGTTGGATACTAATTTAAGACCACCTGCTATACCTCCTCCAAGAAGGCTCATTATCTGACCAAGTATACCTATTATAGCGTGCATATTACATCAAATTTTTATATAAATAGATGCTTTTATAATTTTTTAACACTAATAATTTGGATATTCCAATCTTTTTCCTTAACTTTGCATCGTCAAACAATTTAAACGTTACTGCAATGAGATTTTATAAGAATGTTTGGGGGATTATATGGGAGTTCAACTCCTTATGGGAATACATCCAGTTTCTCATCGGAAGAGTGATTGGAACTGTCATTTTCGTCGTTATCGTATACTTACTTTACAAATACTATCCGTTATGATTATCTGCGAGTCAAGATTGAAATGTCTCTTCATGGATTATAACGAGGAGTTCTTTGAGGACACCCTCCCTATGCCAGAGATTGTGATATTCCACAGTACTAAGAACTTTGGATACTTCGAGTGTGAGTTCTGCAATGGTGAGGTTATAAACCCAGTCATTAAGATAAGTGACAGGTATAATTACAAGCCGACACAGCTTCGTGACATCCTTGTACATGAAATGCTGCATTACTACCTTGCATACACTGGTGAGGATACAAAAGTTCATCATGGTAAAGAGTTCATCCGCATGGCTAGGAGTTTAAACAGAAGCTATGGTCTGCATATCACTGAGACCATTAATGACAAGGAGTACACAAAAAACAAAGACACAAGTCTGTTTAAGCGCATTATCGGCAAATTATTCTGAAGTCCGTGATATTTATAGCAAATATCAGACTGATGAATATAAGACAAATAATATCAGAAGCAATTGACAGGGCTGTACTTGCCAGATATGCTTCAAACCTTGAGGTTGAAATGGGTAGGATTGATAACATGGACTTATCAACCATAAACCCACTTTCATTCAAATACGTTAGTGCATTGTATGTCTATGCGTCCGATATCGTATATGCCATAAGGTCTAACAGAATAATGCCCCCAAGAAACTCGTCTCCAAGACCAGCTTCTACGAACAGTAAGAACATCTATAACCCTAACTATAATGCCTACGAGAGGGACAGCTTCAAGAACCAGGCTGCTAACTTCATAAAGAACGCCCCAACACAGGTTGGAAACTTCATGAACGATATAGGTATCCAGGGAACAGGTCTCATGAATGGTGTTTGGCAAACGGCAGTAGATACAACGCAGGACTACTACACTAAGAACAAGCTGAATAAGGACATGCAACAGGCACAGGCGCAGGCTGCTGCCCAGAAGAAGTCACCAAGACGTGTAACAAAGAGGAAACCTTCTGGTGCTGACTTAACAACGCTGTGCGGGTCATTCCAGAACTACAAGAATGAGTATGGTCTCACAAACAGCAGGACTGGTAATGAACTAGCAAGAATAAGACCAGTAACAGATATGATTACCATTATAGAAAACATAAAAAATGCACTAAGGACTACTTAGTGCATTTCTTTTTTATTCAAACACTTCATCACCAGTAACACCCTGGCTCATATTTGTAAACATATTTATATCCGATGAATAACTTGAGTTTTCCATTGCTGCTGCTCTAGCCTCCATGTGTTCGTTGTACTTGTGTATGTAGTACTTCCTGTCACGTATAGGCATGTTCTCAAGCACGTCAAATGGTATCTTCACGTACATATGGCAAGCGAATAACTCCTCTTTAAGATTCTGTTCATATGTCGGATATATTGAGGAAAACAGAATCGTCCCAATTAAGAAAGGTTTTAAATGAGCCACCTCCAAGGCTCTCTGGTCTCTGTACCTCGATGTCAAAGTCTATTCCAGGCTTATTCTCATTGATATACCTTCTCAACATGAGTGAATCACGTGCTGGCATTGAATTAATATACTTTCTGATATAATCCCTGTCAGTATTCCCGTTTACAGACATAATTTGGAACTGTAATGAGTTTGTGATAATCTTGTTGAACCTTGAATCGTTCTCCTTCTTGAGTTTTTCTGACCACTTCTCCATGACCTTAATGGCACTTTTGATAACCTTCTTGTCATTATCATCAATGAATTTGTCACCAATCATGGAAGCATTAAGAGTTTCTATTTCCTCGTCAAGCATATATGCCTTAGTGCCATAGTTCTCAAGTTCATTAACCTTCTGAATCTGTTTCTCCATCTTCCTTGTAAGGTATCTGAACTTAATCTTATCCTTCTTCAATGGTGTCTCGAACTCAAACCATCCGTTCTCGTCTCCTATAAGCTTAAAATCCTTTGGTTTAAGCGTTGTTAGGTCGATAGTAGTCTCAATCTGTTCACCTGTCTCTGGGTCACGAACTACGATAGGAAAATCAGGTCCATAACTGGTTGCTCTCAAGAACAATATAATAGCATCCGCATCACCGCTTACCAGCTCGTCAACGTTTATGTTCTTGTTTACAATCTTATTCTTCAGAAGGAAATCGATTACGAGTCCGTCCTTATACAGATTTGGCGACGTAATGATATTCTCATCATACGCAGTAAGATAAGCAACAGGTACTCTGTCAAGCTTGCTCTTGTAACACTGTCCGTTACTTGGTAACTGGATAACGTCATACTGTACATTTGATTCAATGTCGCTGAATGTGGATTCAGTGCTTACCACAGACTCACTTGGTGTCAAGTCGTATTCCTCTTGCTTAACCTCCGCAAACTTTGTCTCTTGAGGAGTCTCAACAATCTCCTTCTCAGCCTCCCTCTCGTTAAGAATGTCGAATATCGACATGTCTGTATCACCGAAAAGGTCGTTTGACTTGGCTGTTGGCTTCGTGGCAGTATACTGCTGAGGATTGTCAAGGGCAGTAGGGTCTATTGAGTTTATGTGGTCAATAACCTCCTGCTGGGCACGAACAATCTGGTCAATCTTCTTTCCTCTCTCCTTCGTTTCCTTCTTTGTCTTTTCCAACATTTCATTATTTGCAAGGAGAATCTTTATCTGGCTCTCCTGCTCCTCTGTTAGTTTCTTCTTGTTTGCCATAACTATATCTTCTCATTATTTTATTTTTCCATCAAGTCTTCCAATTAGACCTTCTACCTTGATAACCCTGTTTTCAACATTATCCATGCGTGTTGAAAGACGGTTAATCATGTTCTGAATCTCTTCCATGTGCTTATGGAGTTTATCAAACTCTTTCTTAAAGTCTGATTCCTCCATGAAACTTCCCTTAACCATAGCTTATATCTTATCAATTAAACTTATTTTCTCAACATAAACGATAAGAGTGCCACCGCCTAAATCATCCATAATCTTACAGTTCTCCAGGATTGCATAGATGTCCTCATTTGCCTTATTCTTGAAATGCATCTTAACGTTTCTCTTAGGTTGTTTTGATGCTACCCAAGCATCACCAGCCTTACCCCTGTAGCTTTCAATCTTCTTATGCTCCTTGCTCCAGATGGAATACTCAGTCTCGAAATCCTCCTCCGACGTATCCATGTCAAGCTCCAGCATTTCAACAAAGTCACCCTGGGTTGCAAACTTCTGGATAATACCATCTACACTCTCGTCCTCCCCGTCCTCATTGTAGAGACTAGCCTCACATGACGAATAAGCCACTTTATCTTCCTTCTGCTGGGCGTTTGCACCGAACTTGTATGTCTTACCATCTGAGCCTGTAAAAACGTCCCTAGAGCCGTTTTTGTACTGATACATAGTATTCTCTACAATGTCCTTATTCCTCATGTAGTCATCATACACAGCATTGGTATACTCACCCTCTCCATAGTATGACTCATCAGCGTCGAACTCTCCGTCATTATAATCGTAATACGGTAAATATAACGTAACTTTCATACTCTTAAAGTTTATGAATAAATATTAGGAATTTGTTTTTATAATCTCATTCATACCATCCTGGATATAAGTTATTACTTTTTTAACATCTTTTTCAGTAAGATTGTCAAAATTTACCTTATAAATCTCATCCATATAAGCTTTGACATTATCCATAAAACGATATGTCTGTTTCCAGAATCCTTCCTCTTTATTCATTTTATTTTATTCTTATGCCTTTTATTCTTATTTTCTAAGAGGGACATTTTTGTCTGCTGTAGACCTAGAATCTTCTTAAGCTCATTCAATACCTGTATTGGCTTCTCACGTATATCTTTCTCCCAAATTCTGATGATTGGTATACCATGAGCAAGTGCCCACCTATTCTTGTACTCATCGATTCTCTTATTTCTCATCTGCATTGGACTAAGTTTATTCTCGTCAACAATCCTTGGGTCTGCATGATAATATCCACCATCAATTTCAATCAACAAATTATGTTCTGGAAGATAAAAGTCATAGAATCTGCCAATATCCTTAGCTTCAAACTGCCACACAAATTTCACCCCAAGTTTAACCAGAAAGTCTCTTGCGAAGTCTTCTTCCAACTTGGACGTACCGAACTTGGGGTGATGCCACTTTTGTTTCGGCTTTATTGTCTTCTTTTTTGTTAACGGTTTCTTCTTAATTGGCTGTTTCATAGCTTACGCCATCGAAATTGATTTGAAGCATTATCTGACTAGGGTCTGTCTTTGTATATTCGAGTGAACTTCTGAAATAACCTTCTATCTCACAACCCACATACTTTTCCTTGTATACGATAGCACCAGTTCGGTCAATACGCTTGATTGTCATGGTGAACTTTCTTCCAACGTTACCCTCTATGACAGACAGAATAGGGTATCTACTTCCAAAGATAGTAGTAATGAAATCGTTTATCGCAATTTCAATCTTATTCTTGCCAAGGAAAGTAACAAACTGTACCATATTGCTTGGAATATTAAGGTCGTCAAGCTCTACAACGAATCCAGAAGTAAACAGTATATCATGGATATTTGTATTCACGATAGCCGCATCAAGGTTAACTAGTTTCGCCTCATTACTCTTGGCAATATTGTCATACAAATCATAGTTATGGTGACAAGTACAGGTTGGAGAACCACAACAGGTATTGTCTTTCTTGATATTATCAAACATACTTGTACTTGCGGTCTTCGTAGGCTGTTCATTCTCTTTCCTTAGTTCTTCAATTTCCTTAAGAGTTTCATTTATTTCAGCCTTCATCATATCCAATGTTTTTCCAGGAACATTGTTTTTCCTAAACATTTCGTGAAGAGTATTCATCAACATCTTATGTTCGTTAATCTTCATTTCCAATCTTTTCTCTACACTTAACATATTCTTAAATCTTTTACGCTTTATTATTGTCATTGTCAAAATCTAATATCTTTTCAATTATCGGGGACATGTCATAGTACTTGTATTCTCCTAAACGTCCTCCAAAAATCACATTATTCTCCTTCTCAGCAAGCATGCGATACTGCTCTGCCAACAAGTTATTTCGCTTATCATTTATTGTATAATATCGTTCCATTCCTTCCTTATATTCAGATGGTAACTCCCTTGTAATAACAGTTACAGAACTGTCATATATTTTTTGTCCAAACATCTCGAAATGCTTATGCTCAATAATCCTAGTATAAGGCGTTTCAGAATCAGTATAATTCATCACGGCATTTCCTTGATAGTTAGGTGTATCTAGCACCTTCTCCTCGAAAGATACTGTACGCCATTCGAGTTTTCCAAGCCTGTAATCGAAATATTCATCAATAGCACCAGTATACACTATCTTGTCAGCAATGGATTCCCAATACTTGCGGTTCTCTAAGAAATCTACATTAACCCTGGTTTCAATGCCGTCCAACAATCCATCGATAAGCTTATTGTAACCACCAATTGGTATACCTTGGTACAGGTCATTGAAATAGTTGTTATCGTAAACGAAACGGACAGGAAGACGCTTGATAATGAAAGCTGGCAGTTCTGTACATTTACGTCCCCACTGCTTTTCAGTATAGCCTTTGATTAATGTTTCATAGATATCCCTACCTATCAGCATCAAAGCTTGCTCCTCCAGGTTACGAGGTTCTGTCACACCCTCTGCCTTCATAGCACTTACAGCTTCAGACTTCTGTTCTTCTATCTTGGCTTTCGCCTCTTCTGGAGTCAATACGCCCCACATCTGATAGAAGGTGTTCATGTTAAAAGGCAGGTTATACCGCTTACCCTTATAGTTGGCAATAGGAGAATTCGTAAAACGATTGAACTCCACTATGGAATTTACGAAATCCCATACCTTTTTGTTGGATGTGTGGAATATATGAGGACCATATTTGTGAACATTGATACCATCTATATTCTCACAATAGAGATTCCCACCCAAATTGGGGCGTTTGTCTATCACCAGGCATTTTTTACCGTTTTGTTTTGCCTTGAATGCAAACATAGAACCAAACAATCCAGCACCAACTATTAGATAATCGTACTTATCATTAGCCACTATATAGTATTGTTTTTTAAATTATACTTATTTTCCGTTATCTTAATTTCTACTGGTGTCACTTTATTAAAGTGTCTCAAGAAGAAAACGTTTGTCAATCTTTCAGCAAGGAAGCCACCTATCCTCTTTTGATAATCAAATGTACCATTCTGAGGCATATCCTTTATATCCTTAAAATATTTATCCTGGTTGTTCATAACTCTTGCCTTTATGTCATTTCCAATGATGTCTATATATTCATCAAGGACACCTTTTATAAACCTCACATACTCTTTAAAGTCGTCTCTACGCATAATGAACATGTTGTAAATGAACATTATATTTCCATTTAAAAAGTATTCCATAGCATTGTAATAATCATTAAACTTTTCCTTTACAATTTTTTCAACAATCTCAAGGTCTTCAATGTTATGGAAGTAAGCGTACTGCTCTCTAACGTTTCCGTCAAAACGTACTGGTCTGACAGTTATGGCATCACTCTCTTTAAACACCTCATTCATGTTTGGTATATCATCCATGAACGAAAAATATCTCCTATAATGGCAGAACCCGACATAAGGTGGAAGGTCTTCGTATTCCGCTACGTTGTAATATGTGAGTATTTCTGAATAGAAATTGTCATCAAGTCCCTTATATTCCTTTATCTTGTTATTTCTATTATCGACAATCTGATATGCTTTATTATGAACTGGAGGGTCAAAATCCTTATGAGTGCATATAAATATCTTCAAGTCTTCTTTTGTAGGGTTATCATCCAAGCTAAAACCTTTCTTCTCAAGATATTCCTTCTTCTCTGGTGTTATATCGTTGACTTTGAAGAACTCATTAACTGGTATAATCTTCATATAATCGGCGTGTGTTCTGTCACCAAGACCTCTCACCATCTTACCTTCTATGAATTCTTGAATGGTTTTTGTTGTAAAGTGCTTCAGATATGCATTTTCAAACGTATATGGCGTAAATGGAGAACTGTTATTAATAGCAACACCATCAGCATTACATATCTTTTTTGTAATGATTGGAACGTGTGGATTCCATCCTATCTCAAAGTCATCAGCCTTACACTTCACAATGGACTTTGTATGGTTATTCTGTGGAAAATTGAAACCAACCTTCTTGTCGTAATCCATAGGAGTCGTAAGTCTCTCGTTGACTGGTCTTCCATCATTCTCAATCATATTGTTATCAGTGTAAATCATCCAGTTTACCTTCACACAGTCGAAGTCACCCTTTGTATTAACCCACTCAAGATACTCCTGTATGGTAGAATGGTTCTTCAGCACCAGAAACTCGTCAAAGTCGAAGAACGCAACCCAGTCATAGTCACTGGCGTACTTGTATCTGACATAGCAATCAGAATAAGCCCTCATCTGTACATTCTCCATGTTCCTGTATGGTATTACCTCCACCAGCTTCTCATCTATATACGGCTGAAGCACTTCCTCGAAGTGTTCCTCACCTTCGTGGTTATTGTCAAATATGGTAATTCTATCAAAGCCAAGTTTTTTGTACCATTCGACAAATTCAACTGCATACTGGTTCTCCAGCCTTCCGATACAACACAATACTACTTTCATAACGATATCTTTCCTTAAAAAATAAAAAAATAAGTGCAAGAAACAATAGTTCCTCACACTTATTATTGTTTTTTTAGCCGTCATCTAAAGATTTAATATCCGAAAAAACAAGAAATTACTACAATTTCTTTAATTTTTTTTGTTGATTATGCTATGCAAAAACCATAAGCTACTGATTATCAGGCAATTAGTAGCAGAGTATTGCGTAGTCAAATCTCAAGTTTATTGAGATTGTTGCAAGGTCATCGTTGCTGTAGTCCAACTCACCAAAGTCAGCTTGTGTACACATCGTGTTCTTTAAAATCCACTTAGATACAACAACACCAGTTGGGTCAAGCATTTCAAGCTCAACATCACGCTTGTAACCAGCTGCATATCCCTGTCTACCACTTACTGACTCAGAGTGAAGACGAACCCACTCCATAACAGCCTGTGAAGCAGAAGGTCCAATTGGGTCACGAAGCGTCACCTGCATTTCGTCCCATGTATAACGTCCAACAACGTATGTCTCAGTGTTCAAGAACTGAATTGGCTTGCCTTCCTGTTTGATAGAAGGACGCTTTGCACTCTGACACCACCACTCTTGTATACCTAGGTCTGCTGGGAATCTAAGAAGCCATCTATTTTTCCTCAGTGGCTCATAGTTCAACGGCATTTTCAAAAGTAAATCACTCATAATTTGTTATATTTTTTTAATCTAGATTATTATTGTCTAATTTTAATATAAATATACCAATAACACTTTTTTACTTAAAAAATTTGTTTTTATCACTTTTTTTATATATCTTTGCCAGAAATATACTGTGATATGATAAAATTGTTATTGTTAATGATACTTGCACACATCGTAGATGATTACTACCTGCAAGGTATCCTGGCTTCCATGAAGCAAAAGAAATGGTGGCTCGAACAGAAGGGTTATAAAGACATGTACAAGGATGACTACACTATAGCACTGCTGATGCATTCTATGTCATGGTCTATCATGATATTGCTCCCAGTAATGGTATTCACAACAACACCAGGTGCTGTCATATGGACGTTTTTTGTCATCAACGCACTAATACATTACTATGTGGATAACCTAAAAGCCAACGAACTCAAGATAAACCTGGTGGAAGACCAAAGCGTACACTTGCTACAGATACTTACCACCTGGACAATCATATGCATGGTGTTTACACCTTTGATATAATTATCTCTTACCCCCAGTATCAGTTAATACCTTATCACTCTCCAGGAATACCTTCTTGAAGAACTCGTAAAGTGAGCTTGTTGGGTGGTCTGCGTACTTCTTCAGACCCTCAATTGCTGTTTCTCTAATCTTACCAATGATTGGCTCATGCTGGATAACCTCCTGTGCATGCATTGCTATCTCTTCCTCAGAGTCTCCCTGTCCCATCATCATCTGCTGCTGTGGCTGAACAAGTGAAGGGTCTGGCTGCTCCTGCTGCATTTGTGCGCCCATAGGTGGCTGTCCCATTTGACTCTGCCAGTCCTCAAAAATGAATGACTCAGATAGCTGTGTCTTGAGGTTATTTAATTCTTCTACTAAAGTTTTAATATCCTTTTTCATATAAACGTTTATTTTCTATATAAATATTAAATAAGGTTAAAAATAGGTGGCATCCTTGGATAATTCAGAATTTTTTCTTATCTTTGCAGCAGAATTAATTTTAAATGATAAAAATATGAAACTAGAAGATTTAAGAAAAAAAATTGCATCGAAGAGCATTAGCTCGTGTTTTATGGTAGAACGTGGTAAAATTTATGAGTTTAAGATTGCTTTAATTAAAGGCGAGAAGTCTATTTCGAGTATTTACACAGGAGAGCCACGTTCCTTCAGTGTTGGGCTTGAAAATCCACATAACAAAGAAATATGGAAACCAGATTATGCAACACCATTCATTGATGTTATGGGTATTGATGATAATGGAAAATTAATATTAACTGATTATAAACAAGCTGGGTTTGATGCTCCAGGTGTTTGGTTCACCATCAATGGTGACTTCTTCTTATCAAGGCACAACGCAGAAGAATTTATTAACTGTTAAACATATGATGAAGCTTGCTAGACAAAGTATTGGTTTTTTTGAACCAACCCATCTTGTACATAAGGGTAAGGGTGGAAACAGGACAATTTCTATTGTAAAAATACAGATTTCTGTTAGAAGTAAAAAACCTACTATACTATACAATTCAAGAAAAAAAGAATTTAAGTATAAAAATCTTTCTAACGAAAGTAAACGAATTGTTGATGAAATTGTTGAAAGAAATAAATGGTACTTTATGCATAAGTAAAAATAACTATGACATATGAATAAAAAGGAAATATTAACAACAAAGGGTAAAGAACTAGCTTTTCTTCTAAGACACGATAAGGAGGCATTCGACAATGGACTCATTGACCACAATGGCTGGAGAAACGTATCGGAATTGGCCTCTAACAAGGGATACTCAATTGACCTTATTGAAGAGATTGTCGCTACGAACAACAAGAAGCGGTATGAGTTCAATGAAGGCCATACAAAGATACGTGCAAGGCAGGGGCACTCAATCAATGTTGATGTGGGTCTTACAGAGGCTGAACCACCAGCAATTCTCTATCACGGCACTTCGAGTAATGTAATCGATGCCATATTAAGGGAAGGTATAAAGAAGGGTAGCAGACTCTACGTACACCTCTCCAAGGACACTGAGACTGCGACCAATGTCGGTTCAAGACACGGCACACCATGTATCCTCAGCATCGATACCAAGAAGATGTACGAGGACGGTGTGAAGTTCTACCTGTCAAACAACGGTGTGTGGCTGACTGAATTCGTAGACCCTAAGTACATAAAAAAAGAGGAAGACCAGTAATCTTCCTCTTTTTTTATAGAGTTATTTAGATATCATCAAATGAAACCCCCTCTTTTAACTGGGAAAGATTATTACAAACGTTTTCATCGGTGTACAATCCACAAAACTTAGGATTACTCTTATACCCAGGAACGGTATTACTCTTTGGCACATAGTATAATAACTTAATGCCTTTGTCTTTACACAACTGATTTTTGTATATATCTCGCTGTATGTTTTTGGTAAATAGTTCTTCAGCCCACTCTTTACCATTGTTTGCAAAATCCACTGGTTTAAAATGCTGTTCCCCCTGGCATTCAATTCCAACGTTTTTACCTAGTAGGAAAAAATCAAGCTTATTTTTGCCATTTGTTTCGTCATACTTGTATTGTTGAATAAATTCTATATTGTTTTCTTCTAACAAACTACGCACCTCACTCTCTATTTTACTTTGTCTACAATGAGGACACCCTTGACCACGAAGATGGTCTCCTGGACGTTGCAAAAACTCACCATGAATAGGGCATATAATTGTAAGAGGGGTGTGTATTCCGTTATATTCAGATTTACTGTAGTCGTATTTATCACAGTGAACATTTTGTGCATCATTTATAAAAGACTCCAACGTTCTCTTAGCATTACCACTACAATGAGGACAACCTTGCTTTCTTAATATATGTTTCTCTGGAGTTTGAAGAAATATTCCGTGTTCTGGACAAACTATTTCAACTTTGGTTCTATTGTTAACATACTTAACTCTAGAATAATCATATTTACCATTATGAATTTCATTTGCTCTTTTTATAAAATCTTCAATAGGTTGGCTCATTTTTCTTGCCGACTTTTCATAGCGGCATATTGGACAGCCCTCACCCCTTCTATGATTATCTGGTGTTATTTCAAATATGATATTATGTTTTTTACATTTAATTTTAACTTTTGTTTTGGCGTTTATATATTCTGATTCAGAGTAATCATATTCATCACCATGAACTTTTTTACATTTTTCTATCCATTGTTCTGTTGTTAATTTTCTCATACAATATATATTTACTTATAAATATTGTTATATCCTCAAAAGTAACACCTTTATTTATATTTTTTTTGCAAAGATATATAAAAAACAGGAGAAAAACAAATATTTCTCCTGTTAATTTATAGAATTTTATGTAACTTCTTGATTATCAATTAGATATCTGAAAATGAGACACCTTCTGGGGTCAAAATGAAGTCGATTACAATGTACTCAAGAGCGTTGTAAGGCTTGAAGTAAATCTTAACTGGAAGCTCTCTTCTCTCTCTTGACTCGATTGTGTCGTTAATCTCGATTCTATAATCAGAGATACCTCTGTTACTTCTGATGCTATCCATGATTGGAGTTACGGTAGACAAGAATGACTGCTTAACAGTTGGGTCATTTGGCTCGAAGATAAGTCCTATGCAAGAGATTGCAATCAACTTTCTCATTCTGAGCAACAGTCTACGAACTGCAATACGGTTGAGCTGAGACTCATTAATCTGAAGGTTCTTCTGACCCCAAATCTTAGGTCCATCCTGTGCGAATGTCTTGATTGGGTTGATTCTACCATCGTAAAGAACATCCTCGTCTGCCAACTTGGTGATGAAGTGTGCTCTTACACAGTCAACGTTACCACGCTCGATACCTGCTGGTGCGAACCAAGGCCATGACGTGTTATCCGTCTGTGCGAAGTTTCTAACTGCATCCTTCGTTGCTGGCAAGTAAATGTACTGACTGTTGTCAACGTCCAAGTACTTAACCCAAGGATAGTATGTACAAGAGTAGTTAGAATCAATCTCAGAATCCTCAAGGTTTCCTACCGCCTCGTCTGGGGTGTACATCTCATCAACGTAATCACCAGCGCCACTTGGTTTATCTGGGGTTGTTACAACGTAGATTGAGTCTGCTCTCTCTTCCTCAATCATTTCGATAGCCTCGTTAACAAGAAGCTTCTGGTTCACATAGTCGATACCTGGGGTAGCGAATACGTTAATGTCGGTTGCCTCTGGGTTAGAGAACTGTCTGATTGCGCTCAAGTAAGCATACCAGTCAGATGTGATACCGTTCTGATTCAACTGTAGAAGGTCTGGGTCTTTGATTCTGTTGAATGCATAACCCTCACCGCTACCTGTATTGATATATCCTCTGTACTGAGACATCTTATACTCGTCAGTATTGGTTCTCTCATCTCTGTAGTCATCCCATCCATCGAATGCACCGTAGAAGTATACCGTAAACTTACGAAGATTTACATACTCATAGATTGAACCATACATTTCCTCCTCTGTTCCAATCATTGGAATACCCTGTAGAATTGATGTTCTAGAGTCTGTAGATACACAGTCAAATACATAACCGCTTACACCATCTACAGTATATTTCTCTGCTGCTAGACCACCATTAACACTGTCAAGCCTTGAGTCAAGGTGGAATCCATGAGACATAAACCTTGGGTCATTGATATATGCCTTATTACCCTTGAAGGTGAAGTTGTCAATATCGACACCAACCCAAGAAGAAAGTCCAAAGTACTGCTTCCTGTTCTTAACGTCTGGGTTGAAGAATCTGTTGTACTTCAAATCTGGCATTGTTATACCAGTCTTCTTCTCACCTGTTATTGGTAGACCACCGTAGTTAGGTACTGGGTATCCCAAGAATCCAGCAGGAACTGAAGTCCTTGTAGCTGTAGACTCGATAACCTCAACTGTAATATACTTAGACTTAGACTCGTATACACCGTCGAATGTACCAATCTTGTAGCCAATGAAGCTTGAATCACCAGGAGTCATAGAACAACGTCCGAATCTCTCAAGTGGGATGATAGACTCATCCACATCATCGATTCTACGTACAACTACGTCGAATACACCCTCATCTGGTCTGATATTCTCGATAGACACCTTAATCTCGTAGTTTGCACTGTTACCATCAGAAATGGTGTGGAATCTGAACAACTTGTTAAGCTCAACATGCTCATAGTCACCCTTCAAGTTAGAAACAATCCAAGGTGTAGAAGCATATCTGTAAGCTGACTTATAGTCGTTAAGGTCAAGCTCTACGAATGCAACATCTTCTTTATTACCAGTCTCACCATTCATTCTGTAGTAAAGACCATCATATGTGTTCAACACCAATGTAGCAAATTCTTTCTTAGCGTTTATTCTAGAAAGCTTGGTTTGGCTTTCAATTCCCTTTGTACCTCCGCTAAGAAGGTTTCCGTACATATTTGTTGGGTCAAGAACTTTATCTTTATCGGATACTGTAGCTCCTGGAGCATATTCGTCTACCACCTTATTAACACTGTCTACAGTATAGAATCCATAATAATAATGTCTCTTACCATCAGCAGTTGTATACTGTCTTACGGTATAAATCTGACCAATCTGCATCTTGAACTGTGCTGGTATCGTATCAGCAACTGCCTTGTCGTCTTCCGTTAGACAGGTAAACGCATTTGTTATAGCTGTGTTTCCTATAATAGCAGTTGTAATCGCTGAATTAGCTACAACAACAATTTTACCAGATTCATCTTTTGTCTTCATACCAACCATAATAGGATTTCCAGTGTTGTAGTCCAATGCTACGCATGTGAATGCACTATCGCTAGCTGCTGCCTTATCAGCAAGGAATCTCTGTCCTACATGTCTTCTTCTAAGAGAAGTTGAAGGCATTGATACTATGCTGCTAACTGGCTCATGGTGGCAATAGTCAGCTGTGTAGTAAACCTGGAATCCAGAAAGAGCACCATCAATCTCTGTAAGTCTGCCCTCTGCAATACCCTGGTCAAGTGCTACGTCATAAAGTGACTCAACGAAGATATAAGCATCACCATCATATGGCTTTGTACCAAGTACGTTAAGGATGTACTCCTTATCATATGGGTTAAGCGATACTGCATACTCAAAGTAACCATTCTCGAATTGCTTCTGTGTAATTATAGTGTCAACATCGCTCTTACAATGAGCACCATATACACCCACAAGTTTGAATCTACCGTGATTGTACTGTGAAATAGCATTCCAAGAATCACCTTCAACACCTGTTATTTCATAGCCTTCGCACTCATCACCATCACTGTTGATTGGTATATATGGCTTAATCTGAAGTGCGTTAAGGTTATATTCCTTCTTTGAGCAGTCATTAACCTCACTATCAGAAAGTGCTGGCTCACCAACATAGAAGCTCAATGAGTCATACTTTGAAGGCTCACAGGTACAAACCGTAGTAAAGCCTGTCTGGAATGGCTTGTAAGTACCACGTGAACGAAGGAGAGCTACTGCCTGTCTATTACCAGTACCTTTAGATGCTGTAACAAGCCAAGCAGGACCTGCATTATAACCACTAAGTCCAAGCACACGAACAACCTTAAGCTGCTCACTTTCAGTCAAATATGACTTTGCAATGTAAGGCAACTCATATTTAGGGTACTGACTTCCCTTAAACTTCTCAGTACTTGTTCCACCAAATGTCTCCTGGAACTCACGCCAGTTGGCGATGTCCATTGGCTGGAAAGCAGGACCTTTCAAGGTCTCACCCACAACACCAAGTGTTGTGATACCAAGGCTACGAACTGCGTAAGTCATGTCGATTTCCCTGGTATATATACCTGGTGAAACATGTATTCCTCTTGCATTATCTGCCATAATTTCTTTAATATTTAAATTTTATTAGTTATTTTTCTTATATATAAATATTTAATGTGTCCCATTAATTACCCCAGAACTTGTTTTTTGCAACAATATTTTTAAACTCCTCATCCTCAACGGTATCCGTCATAAAGTCAATGAATCTAAGCATTTTGGACACATCTAAGTGAACTTCTTCCTGTATTAACTTATTGTGATACTCCTTGAGTTTATCCTTGTCCTTGAACTTGTTGTAATACTCTTCCTGGAGTTTAAAGAAAAGGTTTGTAACCCTTCCAACATCCTTTAAATAGTCATACAATACACGAACATTCTCGAAAGATAAGTCAAACTTGAACCTGTTCTCTATCTCCAACAGGAATCTTTCTACAATCATCAATTTTTCTACTGTAATCATTGTAACACTGTTTTATTAATTATAAATATCAGCCCAAACCCGAAAACACAAAATGGGCGGTCAATAAAACCGTCCATTTATTCTTCGCCCTCTGATGGGTCTATTAATATCTCCTCATTGTAATAAGGCTCATCAAGTGATGACTCTGGTACATCAAGCTTGTCGAACTTCGTGTGTGGGTCATATCCGACAAGGGTCAATACAGACGTACCGAACTCATCCTCCCTTGAAATCCTCACGGTAATTTCATCATCCTTAAGGAAAGTAATTCCATTGTCAAGATTCATTACCTCACCGTTGACTATTATCTTGAAATCGTATACATTCTCTGTCTCCACTGAATCAAGCACCATGTCCTTATCAATCTTGAATGTAAGTTCAAGTATACATTCGTCAAAATTCATGACTACCTTCATGGTCTTATAGAAGTACCTGTCGTCTGGTGGTGGGCAACACTCATCATTACCGTCAAGCTCCTCAAGAATTTCTGGTGGCGGAGGTGTAACATCCTTTAATGGTGGTACTTCGCACTCATCATCATTCTTTAATGCATTCTCCAAGAACCCAATCTTGTTTCCAGTGAACATTCCGTCAAGGCCCTCTACGAAGTGAACCTTCTCATCTTCTCTTCTGTTTTTACCCCTCCTGTTTACTATTCCAGTTGCATCAGAATCGTGTGAACTTATCACAAGTCTTGAAGGTATTCTCTCAACCTTATAGTCCTCTCTCCTTATTATATAACCCTTTAGTTTTACCTTGAATGTCTGAGAGTAATATTTACGGTCATCTATGGCGTATTCTGACTCGTCTGACACATCTTCAAGGGTAAGAGGCATTGGATGGCCATTAGGAGAAATATAAGCCGTTATAGCATTAAATTCGTAATGCATCAGCTCATTCATTTCATTCAGTATCTCCATCTTATTCGTTATGATTGATACAGAATATATGAAATTGACAGCAAATGGCTGCTTCATGGTGTACTTGTCATAAGCCTCAGTACCGTTCTCCTGTAATACAGGAACGTAGAACATAGCGAAATCCTTGTGACCTGGTATATTGAAGTAACTACCCTGGTTTTCGCCCTTCTGTGGATTATTCTCACGTGTGATGGTCTTGAAATTCATTATAACATTGCCATAATCATCCGTCTGACTCCATGTCTGTGAGTATTCACTTATCCTCTGTGTTGAATACAGCTTGTATGTAGGTAGTCTCACACCATCGTAGACAAGATTAAACTTCTTGTCAACCCAATTGAACATTTCCTGGTCTATGTCGGAGTACTCTATACTTTTTGGTATGGGAGTCCCATACTCCAAGATTAGCTTCGACATGTTGCGTCTTCTCTCCGTCCCGTAAGCATGGCGACGAAGCCTCAGCTTGTCCATATATGGCTTTGGTTGTATTAACATTTCTATACTTTTTTATTTCCTATAAATATTTATTATATATAAAAACAGAAACATTATGAAGAAGATTATAAGACTTACAGAATCAGACCTTCACAAAATCGTGAAAGAATCAGTAAACAAAATACTTGGAGAACTTAAAGGATACACATATGACCCTACAGATGGAGGGTATTATGATAGATTTGGAAATGAGGCTGAATACGATGAAGATGGCGTGCCTTATGACCCATACGAATATGAAGGAGAAGATTATCTGGGTAATCCAGTATAAACAATAAAAGGACTCAAACGCTTGAGTCCTTTTTTATTATCTTTATATCCTTAGGATTAAATATAACGTAATTCTTGAATTTCTTCCCTGTTTCAGTGTTTGTATGCACCCACACAAGTCCTTTATAGCCAAGTTTATCATGTAGGAATTCACTTGTTTCCTTGTCACTACCAAGGAAAGACGATATTGTGCCATAAAGTGTGTTTCCATCTGTTGAATGACCAATATATTTGCATTCCTCATCCCAGAACTCTCTTTCATAACCAGCATACGCCTCACTGCCATACTCATGTTCCTTCGTATAGTAGTTAAAGAAAACACGTGCAATTCTCATTGCCAATGCTGGACTTATTCTATCAAGGTTAAGATATCCCTTATCTGGTATTTCAACAGTATATATCATGCCTACCTGCGAATATTCCTTGGCACATTCATAACTTGTGGTAAGATAAGCACCATATCCATAAGCTTGCTGTCCCCATCCGCTTGACATATAGGCAAAATCGAATTCATTGAAATCATGTGGCGAGCCATGAAACAGCTCAAGTTCATCAATAGCTTCCATGATGTATCTGCTAATCTTAGATTCCCAGGCATAATCTTTTCTACCAGCAGGCTCTATGAAACCGTCTGGATTATAGTCTTGCCTCATGACGGGATGTTTAACCTCTGGAGCACAGCATTTCTTGAACAGAGGAAAGTCCCTTGCAATCTCTGTTTTCAGACTGTTAACATAGCCACCCTTTCCTCCGACACGCTTAAATCCATATCCTTTCAGCTTGGCAAATTTGTGTATTGCTGCTGGTGGTGGAACTGTTGGTAGGTTATATGCCTTGGCAATATCCCTTGCTATTGTCTTTGGGTCTAAAATCTTCATAACAAACAATTTTTTATATAAATATTTTGTTTTTTAACTTTTTTTATATATCTTTGCAATATGAAGCGATGACTATACAATGTAGCCTACAACTTCAATTAACTTAACAATTATTTATATGAAACAAATTACATCAGAGGTCGTTAATACTTTCCTTAACGGACATGACCCAATGGAGCACATCATTACCATAGAATGTGACTACCAGGACGATAGGGTAAGTATTGTTTTTGTGAATGACAAAGGAGAAAAAAGGGTCAGATTGGACGATTTTAAGCCGTTTTTGTGGTGCAAAAACAGCGCAGCAATCAGATTATTTGGTGGTGACAGGAAAGAACTTATCTCTCAGATGAGAAGATATGGCATATCCTGTAAAAGACTTACAACTTCGGATGATGGTAACGTCAGTGACCGTCTTGAGAATGGCTACAAGTACATGTTCTATGCGAACAGGAGAATGAGTTACCAGAAGTTCCTCAGCTTTTTCAAGGATGCTGGAGTGCCAGTGCATGAGTCGAAGAAAAACGGGCAAACTGGTGAAACCAACAGGGAATATATGGTGGTAACTCCAGTTGAACAGTACATGATTCAGACTGGTAAGAGACTGTTTAAGGGTTATGAGAATTATAATGACTTGAACAGATTTATCTTCGACCTTGAAACACAGGGACTTAACCCAAGAATACATAGAATTGAACAGATTGGTATCCATACCAACAGAGGCTTTGATAAAATCATTTCGGTTACTGGTAATACCAAAGAGGAACTTGATGCCAGTGAGCTTAATGCAATTGACATGTTTCTTTACATATTGTCAATTACAAAGCCAGATACAGTTGTAGGTCACAACTCAGAGAACTTTGACTGGGACTTTCTTATTGTAAGATGTGAAGAGCTTGGTGCGGACTTTAAGGAAATGAGTTTAAAGTACTTCAAGCACCCTATCTACAAGAAGCAGAAAGAGTCGGTTCTTAAACTTGGTGGAGAGGTAGAGTACTATCGTCCAACAGTCATGTGGGGTCACATCATTCTTGATTCACTTCATGCTTCAAGAAGAGCACAGGCTATCGACTCTAACATGAAGAAATCAAACTTGAAATATGTTACCAAATACCTTGACTTGAAGAAGCCAAACCGTGTGTATGTTCCAGGTGACAAGATTACAAAAACTTGGGCTGTAACTGAAGAGAAATACGGCTTCTGTGACGAGGATGGAGACTGGTATTTAGTAACTGAAAAACATAAGCTTCTTCCAGGATATAAGATGGTTTCTGGTAGGTATATAGTAGAAAGATACCTCCTAGATGACCTATGGGAAACCGATAAAGTGGAAGATAAACTTAATGAGTCTAACTTCCTGGTAGGTAAGATGTTGCCTACAACATTCTCTAGGGCTTGTACAATGGGTACAGCAGGTATATGGAAGCTAATTATGCTTGCGTGGGGTTATGAAAACAACCTAGCCATTCCAGCAGCAGCACCTAACAAGAGGTTCACTGGTGGTTTGTCAAGGCTTCTTAAGACTGGATATGTTGACCGTATTGTGAAGCTTGACTACAATTCCTTGTATCCATCAATTATCCTTACATGGCATGTATCTACGCCTATTGATACAATGAATGTGATGCTTTCATTCCTTGAATACATCCTAACCCAGCGCGAAAAGTATAAGAACTTGAAGGGAGAGGCTGGAGACAAGGCTAAGGAACTGGAGAAACAGTTGAAAGCATATGAGGGACAGGATGAAATGTTTAAGAAGAAGCTGGCAGAAGAGATACAGTACTGGAAGATTGAGAAATCTGGTAACGATAAGAAACAGTTGCCTTTGAAGATTCTCGCCAACTCATTCTTCGGCTCTTATGGAGCACCTAACATATTCCCATATGGAGACGTTATCGCTGCTGAGAAGACCACCTGTATTGGTCGTATGTCACTGAGACTTATGATTTACCACTTCACAGGCATTGGATATACACCTATCGTGGGTGATACCGACGGTTTCAACTTCCAGATGCCAAGAGAGGAAGATTTCAGATATACAGCAGACCATCCTTATATTGGCAAGGGTCTTGGTCGTAACACTGTCAAGGGTAAGGAATATACTAGAGTTGAGGCTGATGTGGCTGAGTTTGAGGACTTGTTCATGGCACAGGCTTACAACGGTGGTGTAAACAAGATGGGTCTTGGTATCGATGAATACTGTGATGCTACCATCAATTTCGCCAGAAAGAACTATGCAGACCTTATGCCAAACGGTAAGACAAAGAAGGTGGGTAACACCATTAAATCAAGGAAGATGTCTGGCTATCTGGAGAAATTCATTGATGACGGTGTAGACCTGTTGCTTAGAAACAATGGCTACAAGTTCTTGTCTAACTACTACGACTATATAGAGAAGATTTACAACTATCAGATTCCTATCAAGGATATCGCTTCAAAGGGAAATATCAAGAAGACAATTAAGGATTATATAGCAGATTGTAACACCCTTACAAAGTCTGGTAGTAAGAAATCAAGGCAGGCTTGGTATGAACTTGTAATCAAAGAAGACGTGAAGGTTAACGTGAGTGATACCATTTATTACATCAATACTGGTACTAAGAAGGGTCATTCAGATGTTAAGCGTGTAACCCATTATTTCACATTTGATAATAATGGCGAAAAGGTAGAGATTACAAAGGAGGTCGAGAAATTATACAAGGAGCAGAAGGGTAAGACAAGACTTGAACTTGCTAAAGAAGCTTATCCGAAGGCTTACGAGGAAGATGAAATAATCCTCAACTGTAAGCTAGTTCCTAACGACATTGTGGATAGTGAAGAGGATGTGCTTTGCAGTGACTACGAGGGTCTTGAATACAATGTAGAGAAATATATTGACCAATTCAATAAGCGTATTACTCCATTGCTTGTATGCTTCCACCCAGATATTAGGAATAAGATTCTCATTACAGACCCTAAGGATAGAAAATTCTTCACGGAACAGGAATCTAAGCTTGTCAATGGCTATCCTAACAAGCCAGAAGACCAGGATACCTTCGAAGCTCTGATGACCCCAGAGAGGAAGGAAATCGAATTCTGGACAAGTATTAATGAAGTTCCTCCGTTCGTTAAGGAATGTAATATTGATTGGGATGGTCTCGTAGCAGACTTGAAGAAAACCAAGGAAACTGAAAATGACTATGTATATCAGCTTGAGAATAAGAAATACCTTGATGCCCTCAATGAACTCACAGATGCAGATGTAAATGCATTTGAAGAAGATGGTAAATTACCAAGTTCTATTTCAAGTATTATGACGCTTGGTTCTGATATGAGACTCTATTTCAAGAAGATACCAGAGAGAACACCTTCAACAGGTGGATATGTATTTGATGATATAATGTACAGCTTTATTGAAAACGCTGAAGGATAAAAAAAGAGGCTAGATTGTTTCTAGCCTCTTTTTTTTTAACATATTTATCCTCTCACAATTCCGCAAATCAACAATGCAATCATCATAACCATTTCCCCAAACATCATATTCCACCTACCGTCATCCATATACAGTGTATAAACCACATATGGAAACCTAGCAACACTAGTAATTAAAACGTATTTATCCATTTTATTTAAAATTATTTTAGATTATAAAATCTATTTTTTAATTCGTAAAATAAATAGATGAAAAATAAAAATAGCACCATTTCTGGTGTCATTTTTGCAAAGTTTATTATCTTTTTAGTTCTTCAATCAACTTATCGGCGTATGAAACGGCAATATCAGATATTTGTTTCTTAAATATAAATTGGAATATGAATGCCATAATACTATTTGATAATATGGCATTCATTATGTTAATAGACGCATCTATACGCACTTGATTCCAATTTATATTTTCTTTAGTCATAAGCAATTACCCAATTTGTGTTATTCTAACATAACCGTTGCCAGAGTGACCAGTCTCATTACCGCCAGATGTAGATGGGAATGACGTATCACCTCCTATGGTTTCGGCATTGGAAAGATAATACTCACTACCAAGGGCATAACCACTTGGCTTATAACTACTTGAGGTTAGGACATATCCAGAACCGCCTCCAGCAGCAGACCTTTGTGAATAACCGCCGCCGTACCAGCCGCCGCCACCACCGACGGTTCTATAGCTAGTGTTGTTAGCATATGCGCCTCCACCAATTCCAAAGTCTGCAAGTGTTCCTTGGATAGTACTGTTCTTTGTATTAGTTCCATAATAGGAATCTCCTGCTGCGCTTTGTGTACCGCCTTGTCCACCTTTAGCTCCATCAGAAACTCTATCTTCTCCATTTCCTCCTGTAGAGCCGCCGCCGAAGCCGCCGTTTAATTGGGCCGTAGAATTGTATCTACCAGCTCCGCCACCTCCGCCAGCTACTATAACTCGGCACAATAACGAATCTGTTCCAATTCTTATATCTGAAGCTCCGCCACCACTACCACCATAGTAGTTTGCTGAAGTGCCATAAGAATTACCACCGCCATTGAAGCCTCCACTATGGAAGCCAATACTAGAAGCATCTTCTCCGCTACCGCCTACATATACGTGTACTGTAGTAGGGCTGTTTATCTCTATAGTTCCTACAGAATAGCCTCCTTTGCCTCCAGTAGCACCTGTTATAGAACCACCTTGTGCTCCCCAACATTCAAACGTATATGTTCCTGGCTGCAAAGTAGCTGTTTGTTTAGAACCAGTATAAGTATAATTTGTTACAACAGGTTCAAATTGTCCAACGCTTATGTTATAACTGCTAGATGCATCAGCATAATTAGTACCACCAGTAATAGATGCTGTAATTGTTGCAGAACCATTAGCAACACCAGTTACAGTTCCACTACTATTAACTGTAGCCTTGCTTGTGTCAGAAGAAGAATAAGTTAATGTTCCATCAGATGCACCTGCTGATACTGTTGCCACATTAGTTACAGTACCACCAACACTAACAGATGTGGTTGGATTAGAAAACGTTACTGTACGACTAATTTTAGAAGAACCTTTCATTGTTCTTGTTCTTAATGTTTGCATAATATGCCATATATTATTTAAATCATTATTTAAATTCCTCTAACGTATATTTTATTGTTAACGTTTATGAAATCTACCTCAACAAATCCGTCTGCTGGTATTGATAAAGTAACGTTTGACCCACTAGGGCATACGCTTGATGTACTGTTATGCACTATAGTTACATTTCTTGCAGCAGAAGACGTAAGCATTACATGCGCTGAATGTCCTGCAACTGGCATCTTTCCTGATGCCAAACTAAGAGATGTTATATCTCCTGTTACTGTTAAAATAGTTAATGGTTTAGTACCATCGATTGTAACGGAACCAGATGTATTTCCATTATCTGAAGTTGTTGAAACAGCATACGTAATTGCTGAATAGTTAGTATCAACGCTTCCTCCTCCAGAATCAAGGTCAGTTGCAGTAGTTGCAGTTGTGAAATGAGGTGGGGTAAGCGCATAAGTATCTATTAATATGTTTCTTCCATATACAAGCTTTGACGCTGTTGTTGCTATAATACTCTTCTTTGCTGATACAATATTATTAAGTACAAATATACTTTGAACAGTACCAGATGCACTAATATTTATTCCATTAACAGCAGGCTCTATAGTATTATTTCTAATTACTGCCGTTCCTAAGTCTTTTTGTATTAAAAGGAACTTATCTTTAACTATATTACCTTCCACATATAATTCAGTAATAGCTGAAGCCGCTTCAAATAAGAATGTATCTGCTGAACTACTTTCTATATAATTATTTTTAATATAAACGTAATCTGCTGTTACATTATTATAACTATATGTTTTTGTCTCTGCACTCGCCACATAATATGGGTAGTGACCATATCCAATAAATCTATTATTTTCAACAAATAATTTACTACATGTTAGCTTAGGCTTAGATTTTACGGTTGTATTAAGGTCAGAATCATATTCAAATGTGTTTCCCTTCATTACAATCTTCTTAAATCCAGTAATTGTATTAACAGCATTTCTTATATTATTGTTTTCTACAATAATCACCGTATTATCAATATTATAATAAGTTGGGTCAATTGATGTTGTTATAAATCTTACTAGTGTAGGCTTTTTCGTACTACCGTCCATTACATATGGCTGGTCATAAGAACAGTTATTTGAAATAACAAGAGTATCTTCTATACTATCTTTAACCCATCCAGCTCTATCTGTTATTGTTTCAGCACCTATAGCAATAGAAGGTGTCTTCATTATATTACCACTAACTATGTGGTTGAAGTTTCCGAACTCACTTCCAGAAATTTCGTAGTCATATATGAAATTGTTTAAAATCTTATTGTTTTTACCCCTCATATATATACCAGCAGTTGTACACCCTTCAATTGTAACATATTCAGCGCATCCGTGCATATCAATTGCTGCTGGGAATCCATCCTTAATTGAATTAGCACGAATGTTTTTAACCAATATTTCTCTGCCTATTACAGACAAATCATTATTTGCACCACCAATAGAAAGTGCGTGATTACCCCCAATGTAATCTCCACCTATAACGCTAATATTTTGACATCCACCAAAGGAAATACCATAGCTATCAAAATCTGCGCTTTGATTTAGCGTTACATGGCATACACAATCAATTAATGACATATTATGGCAACCACTCAAAATAGAACATATTCTAAAATCAGTGACTTTAACATTTTCTATTTTTCCACAAATAGATGAATATATTACTAATCCTTGGAACTTACCATCTAATGTTGATGGGTTGTTCATTTTAATGGTTAAATTCTTAATGTTGCAAGAAATTTGATTAAAGCCATATACTTTGCTTGAGCCTCCAAGATGTATGTATGAACCCATAAGAGGATGTCCTAATCTAAGAACATTACCTTCTATACCTCTTATAGTAGCAAATTCACATTGCTTATAAGAGCTTCTGTGAGGCGAAAAACTATATTCTGTATTATCTCTTACAGAAACAACATCACCTGCATTAAACAAAGAACCATCCCCTACTGTTATGGTCTCATCACCTTTGTAGGCTTCAGAATTTATAGTGGTAGAAGTAAAAGTATCTTGATTCTTTGGTTTTACAACAAACGCTTGTGCGTTAGATGTATATTGGAATTTTACTATTGCATTATTTCCGTTAATGAATATTGCTGTTTTATTATCTAACTCCTTACTGACATACACAGATGTAGTATATTCTCCGAAAGCATATTCATATTTTGTTGGTCCATCCACATTATTTATGAACCTATGCCATGCATCAATATCGTTATTAGCAAACCAGTTCTGGTATACTACGTCATTTTTACAAGTTCCACTAATAGTAATGCCACTACCAAATTTAACATTTCCGTAAAGGTAAGTGTTATCTAAAACTAATGTTCCATTGTTTATACTACCACCAGCAAATTCAAAAGTACATCCAGAAGGAACTGTCACACTGCTACTTATAGCATAATCATATGAAATTACATATACAACACTAGTAGAAGATAACATTTCAGTTGTTAAACTTCCATTATTTGGGTCCAGATACACTTTAGTTCCTTGTGTTGAGCCGCTGCCTTCTATTGTTATATTACCCTCTCCAAGTAATGATTGGTTGTTTATAGTTTTAATGTTAGTACCACTAACAAGTGTGTTTTGTTTAGTTGCTAATTTGCCATCTATAACTGAATCGGAAGAAAATGGTACAATTTCTGAATTTGTGTTCTTGATAAACAATGTTTCCTTGCCAGCAAATTTATTAACAGCAATTTCTCCGTCTAATAATGCTTGAGGTTGTCTATCTTCAATGGCACTTGTTATGTGTCTATATCTAAATTTTTTTGCCATATAATATTAAATTATAAAATTTATTATTTTAAAAATCGTAAAAGGTAGTGGTAAATATTTCAACCACTACCTTATTAGTTTTTATTAGAATGTTCCTGCGTCAAGGATTATAGTGTCTCCATCAACAGTCAAATCGCTAACTCCACTTGTAGAAAGTTCAGTAATCGAAATCTCTACATTTCCACTGCCAAGAAGTGTTTTATTAGCAACTGTCTTAATGTTAGTGCCACTTACCAACGTTTCTTGTTTTCCACTAAGTGCTGTGTCTACCTCAGTCTTTGTGTAAGTTGTTGCTGTGTCTGCTTTTGCTCCAATTGCTGTATCAACCTCAGTCTTTGTGTAAGCGTTAGTAATACCGTAACCAGAAAGTGTTGTTGCTGTGTTAGCCTTACCTGCAAGTGCTGTATCAACCTCAGTCTTTGTGTAAGTTGTAGCAGCATCAGCCTTTGCGCCAACTGCTGTATCAACCTCAGTCTTTGTGTAAGTTGTAGCTGTGTCTGCTTTTGCTGCAAGCGCTGTGTCTACCTCAGTCTTTGTATAAGCATCTGTAATACCATAGCCAGCAAGGGTTGTTGCAGCATCTGCTTTTGCTCCAATTGCTGTATCAACCTCAGTCTTTGTGTAAGCATCTGTAATGCCATAACCTGCAAGAGTGGTTGCTGTGCTTGCCTTACCAGAAAGTGCTGCGTCAATCTGAGCCTTTGTATAATAGTTGGTAGCATCAAATATGTCTGAAATAGGAATGTTAATATTCTCTTTTCCACTATCAGCGTTAAAAGTAATTACAAGGCATGTAACTCCATCGACTGTCTTGATTTCAACATTGGAAACCATACCATCCTTGATAAAGGCGCTAGCATCAATATAAGCCTTTACGGTACTTCCATGCTTGAAATTAATTCTAGTTGTTGCGCTATCATATTCAGCGCCATCAAAGAAATCCTTGATGTTATTTGTAATTGCTGAATCTGCCTCGGCTTTTGTATAAGCATCTGTAATACCATAGCCAGCAAGAGTTGTTGCTGTGTTAGCCTTTGCAGCAAGTAAACTGTCCACATCGTCCTTTGTATAAGTTGTTGCTGTGTTTGCCTTACCAGCAAGTGCTGTGTCTACCTCAGACTTTGTGTAAGTAGTAGCAGTATCAGCCTTACCATTGAGCAAACCATCTACCTCAGTCTTTGTATAAGTAGTAGCTGTATTAGCTTTGCCTGCAAGTTCACTATCCAAAGTATCAATTGCACCAGATAATGCTTCAATCTTTGTTTCAATAGCCCCACCGCCAGATGCTATTTTTGCATCAATTTGGTCTTCTGTAATGAATTTTACAACGTTACCACTGCTATTCTTTAAGAATAACTTTTCTCCTCCAGCTGCAATGTTAACAGCAATTTCCGCATCTTTCAACACAGATGATGAAGGAGTAGCACCACTTGTTGAGGTCTTAAGATGTTGATACCTAAATGTTTTTGCCATAATTCTATTTATTTTTTTTATGTTATTTTTTTTTTACGCAAAAGTTCCTGCGTTTAATATTATATTTCCACTTTCATCTACTATAAAAGTTTCTTGTATTGTTTTTACAACTTCTACTTCTACTTGTTCTTTAACTATAGTATCAGTTTGCTCTTTGGTGTAAACTTCATATTCTGGTCCGTCATTAGAAGTGTCAACAAATAGTTCAGTGTTAACGCTAGTAGGGGTCGTATCACTAATCACGATGTTATCGTCTATTAATGTTGTCACACCACTTATTTGTTCATCTACTTGTTCCTTAGTATAAACAAGAACAGAACTATCCTCATTAACATCAATGAAAACCTTTGTATTTGAACTTATAGTATCAGCACTAGTTCCAATTTGAACCTCATAAGCATTTTCAGCTAACCCACTAATAGATTCAATTTTAGACTCTGTAGAAGACGAAAAATCATTAAATGAAGATTCATCCACCTTTGTGCCAACAATGCCGCTAATAGCCTCCAAATCACTTTGTAATGCCCTTTCAGCTAGTTCTTCCTCAAGTTCGGTGTCCTTTTCTTCGAGTTCTGAAACCTTTGTATCAACAGCCCCACTTAATTCATCAATTGCTTGAGATATTTTAGATATTGTGTCCCCACTGAGTTCATCTGTTTTTCTTTCAAGTACGTCAAGCCTATCATCTTGTTCATAATCCTTGACAACAACAGAATCAATCATAGAGTCAATTTGTTGCTTAGTATATACTTCTGTAACCGCAGAATCACTCAAGTCAATCCAAATTTCAGTGTTAACTTTAGGCTGGCCACTAGAAATTTCAACCTCATCATGGAAAAGAACTATTTCATCAGCATCGTTCTGTAATGAAATGGTCTCAGTACCTTTATGGTAATTAATAGCCAATTCACCTGGAAGCAATGAATCAGGTAGTTTTGGTTGCCCATTGTTAGAAACCACCTTACTTCTTAAATGCTGTATATGCCTTTTTTCTGCCATATTTATATATTATTTAAAAATATTATTATAAAGAATGATTAGTTATATTTCCCTATTCTAAGTGTATATCCCATGTTTCTTCTAATCATAGCACCCTTTCCATTTACTCCATATACACATGTATTCCAATCTCCTGCTTCAGCATAATATGATTCTCCCCAATAAGTAGATGTCCACCAGCGTAAAACATCATCTGGAGTTGCTTGTTTTCCGATGGCTACACGACACTCATCTATTTGGTCTTTATAATTTAACAATGTAAGCATTTCCTCATATGATGGAAGATATGTGTGTCCTCCAACGGTAAAATCTCTCATAATCATTCCGTCTCCATCTAACAAAGGTTCAATTATGTTTGTGTTATATTCTCCATCATCCATACTTGTTGCTGCTGAAACTCCTGGTACTTGGTATCCAGACTGATAACTAAGTCTTGCCATATTATAAGTTTCATCAACGTACACTCTTCTCTTCCAATTACCGTCAACAACGATAATAGAGTTTACTTGTCCTGTACCCTTTGTTGGCCAACAAGATGCTGAGAATAAATCACCATTTGTGTTCTCAATATATGCACCATCTAAATGAGTTGGGGCGTTAATAACATTAACGCTATAAGTTAATTTTTGGTCTTCTGGCACTGTAATCCAACAGTTATTTGTTGACGCTGCACTACATGTGATTGATGCGTTTCCTTGATTAATACCAGTAACAGTACCTCCAGAATCCACTATTGCTACATTTTCATTTGATGAAGAATATATTAATTCACCATCATAGTAATTAACTATAGTACCTCCAGAATCTACTATAATACATGGATTGTTTACTGTCTCACATTCATTTACAGTTGTTATCGGCTCGTTAGCATATTCTAAAGTGAGTACTGCCTTTTTAATTGAAGCAGCATAAAAAGAATCTGTAACACTACTTGTATAATTAGCATTTTCTGCTGAATAGTATGTAATTAAATTTGAAACGTTGGCATCTTTTCCTTGAGGTATTTCAGTTGAAAATGGACCGCCGTTTACGTTGTACATAATCACACTAGTTCCGCTAGCTGGCGTACACAAATCTTGATATTCTCCATTGTAATGCAAATTTAAAATACTGTAAGCTATTTCTAATATTTGGCCTTGTGCCTTATTAATTCGTGTTTCATAAACTGCTGGTTCTGTTCTACTATACCATGCATTCCAATTGCTTGTTGCATCCATATAGCAATATACCGTCCAAGGTCCACCTGCATTTTTTTTCTGTGGAATTGATAAACTCCAAGTTCCACTATCCCCTAATTTATAGTGCATTGTGCCACTTGTTGAAGGTTTGTTAACAATCAACAAATCTTGGTTTTGTCCGTTATAAGTAGCATTACTTGGATATACAGTTATCGGACAATCACCTTTTTCTATTCTAGTAGTAACAGTTCCACTTACTGTGTTGTAGTTAGAAGTATAAATAGGAGTAAACTGCCAAGTAACTGTATAGTTACCTACGTTGATTGCGGTATTATTTTCATATGTAAAATTGCCACTCACACTTGCAACGCCACCACTAACTAGCGTTTGTTCTTCTTCATTATATTTTAAGTTAGGAATTGCTTGTGGCTCAGTTTGTACTGGATTTGCCTTTTTAATTACATAACTTGCATCTGTTTGGGCAATATTATAATTACCACCAACTTCATCCATAATATGAGTTGCATAAGTTCCTGCATTAATTGTAGGGGTTATCGTATAAATATATTCTACACTTGGAATAACTGTGTTTCCATCTTTAACAGTAACTTCTGTCGGATATTGTTCGTACCCATTATATGTAAAGGCAGATGGATTTAAAATAACTGTTGGACTGCTAACAGTCTTAGGTGATATTGTAGTAACAATTGTCTCAGAAGCCTTGTCGTTATGATTACTATCGCCTACAATCCTCCAATAAGATGTATATGTATTGGCATCAGTGCCACTTGGTATTACGGTACTCCAAGTGCTGTTATCACTGCTATACTGTATTGTGCCACCAGTACAGTAGCCAGCATTAAGCAATGCTTTTGAAGTGGTGTCATATGTTCTGTTATTAGCTGTAGGCGCTGTATAGGTAGGATTTGCCTTTGTAATTGTAAAGTTTACACTACCATTAACGTCATAGTTACCACCACTAACATCACTAATATAAACAACTCCTGTACCAGTATTTACGTTACTACCATAACTAACAGTATATTCACTAGAAGGTATTTCCACGCTGCCATCTTTAACAGATATAACAGATGGTTTCTTCTGACTACCATCGTAAGTATAGCTAGTTGGGCTGATTGTTATGGTTGGGTTATAAACGTATTTACTATCTATCACAAATGTTCCACTTGCTGTTCCTTCGTAATTGCCAATACCAGATACAACAACTGGATAACTCCCAGCGTTAACGCCTCCACTATTTACACTTACAACATAATCAGTGCTTTCTACCAAAGTAAGTCCATTAAGCACAACAGATATGTTTTGTGCTACTTGACTGTTTCCGTTGTATGTTGCGTTTGAACATGTAACAACAGCATTAGTTATTGGTATAAAACTATGGGTAGTACTTTTTAAAAAAGCTCTTCTTCTCATAATATATGATTATATCTAAATTTATTATATTTTAAGATTGTGGCCATAATTTATGACCACAATCGTTTTCTTTTATTAATTGTTTTATTTAAGCTCCACGAACATACAACTTAGTACCGTCAGAAATAACATTTATTTCTCCATATTTTCCTATACCAATTGTAATTGGGTCTCCCAATAAAATGTATTGGCTACCTGATACAGTTACTGTTGCTTCGCTTCCAGAATTGTTTTTAACAAAAACATGTATTTCATATCCATCTGGTAATGTATTACCGCTTAGTGAGAATGTATTTGAAGCACTACTTGTTTCTATTACTACTAATCTCTTAGTTGTTGGTATATTTGTCAATGATGTCAAACCAGTATTAGAGCCAGTATAGAAATCTGTAAATGACTTAGAAGCAGTAACTGCACTATTGGATTCAACAGCGCTTTCAATTGCCCCACTAACACTTGCGTTATCAGTAATGGCACTAGTTATGATTGCTTCAACTCTAGTTTCAATTGTTGTACTTGAAGAAACTATATTCTCAACTGTCGGAGAGAAATCAGTAATTGCACTAGATTCATGAGTATGCACTAATGGAGCATAATCTCCCTTTGCTTGATACACCTCGCTATAGTCATGTGTATGGTTACCAGCTGCTACAGTACCTTCTGTAGTTCCTGTATTCAAAAATGCTGCATCACCAAGACCTGGAACTGATATGGTATTTTGTAACTCTCCATTTACTGTAAGGGTAAGACTACCATTAGTAGAACCGCTTCCAAGAGAAACTGAAGAAACACCTCCAGCCACAGCATCATCAACCTTTCTCTCTAACTTTCCAATTGCTACATTAAGAGAATCACTAGTTGAAATGTTAGAAGCAGAAGTTGCCTTCTCATATCCACTCATACTTGTAATAGCGCTTGATGCATAAGTCTGACTACTAATCTTGTTGTCAATTGAATTCTTATCATAAGTATAGCCGCTTACTATTGCTTCTACAGCACCATTTACAGAAGAATCCTCTTCAATTACCTTCGTTATTGAATTGATAACCTCTGTATTGCTACTAACTGCATTTGAAATGGCATCACTAAGTCCATTAACGTTAGTTGCAGAAACCGATTCAGCAGATGCTGCTGTAGTTGAGCTATAAGCGTTTCTAACAACAACTGTAGATGATGAACCACTCAATTCATCCCTTGTAAAATAGTTATCTGGGTTGAAAATGTCAGTCAATGATAGACTTATATCCTCTTTACCTGCATCAGTATTAAATGTTATGACAAGGTTAGAACCGCTAATTGTAACATTGTCAACCATTCCATCTTTAATGAAATCTGTTGCGTCTATATAATCTATTACACTAGTTTTTGCAGATGTTGCATAGAAATTGATTCTCTTAGAATCGCTATCATATTCAACCTCGCCAAACTTGTTTGATGTAGCAGTGTCAATTGCGTTTTGTACCGCAGTATCGCTTGTAATTGCACTTGTGATTGCTGAATTAACTGCATCGATTACTGCTTGGTTTTCCGTAATTGCAGATGCAACAAGTCCATTAACTTGACTTTCCTTAACATATCCAGGAGAGTTTGTGAAAGCACTTAAATCAGTTGGAATATCATTACTCTTTGCATATCTTTCATCGAGCACATCATTAGTAAATGCTGATATGACATTGTTAACAGATTTCTCAACTTCAGTATTGCTTGAAATAACTTGTGTTATTGAGCTAATTACTTCTTGGCTGTTAGTTATAGAACTAGAAACAATGTTAGTTACAGCATTAATCACATCACCATTAGTAGATACTGCATTAGATACGCCATCGTTGAAATCATTAATATCGTTATATTGGTGTTTGTGTCCACTGTCTGACTTACCATTAAGTAACTCAGTCAATTCTTCCGTGTCAGTATATGCTGTAAGTTTGTTTGACACAATTGTTTCCACCATACCGCTAACTGCATCGTCTTCACTGATAATTTTGGTAATTGCACTTATTACAGTGTCATCGTTTTCAATTGCATTAGAAATCTTATCATCCAATGCTTCTTTAACTCCCTGGTCATTCTTTATAGAATCTTCAATTTTGTCGTTAAGTTCACTATTGTCAACTTTTGCTGCTAATCCATCTGTAACAGCCTTTTGAGACATGATGTCTGTCATTGAAGAACCAGTTGTTTGAACAGGCACAATTGGTTGTATTGTATAGTTAGTAAGAGTTACAAATTGGCCTTGCTCGTTCTTATATTTTAAAACTGCCATAATTTATTATGTTTTATTAAATTTATTATTTTATAAGTTATATATTATCAATAGTAAATCCTGTTGAACTCCGACCAACAAATCTTGTTCAACCAATATATTTTTTAACTGTTTATATACTGTTTTTAATCATAAAATTTTAATTATCATTTAAAATATTATTTTTCTTACTTGGATATACATCCCTTATAATTGACAATGCTGTCAGACTTCAGAAAAAATATAAATTAAATATAATTTCTTTTTATATAAATAGTTAATTAATCTAATTAATTATGTTTTTTAATAAAAAAAATGAGCAACTATTATTGTTGCTCATTTTTTTGTTACTATTTGTATAAACTGTTATGTTGCAGCCTAAATTCATCCTATTTGTGTTATTCTCACATAGCCATTACCAGAGTGGCCTGTCTCACTACCGCTGGACGTTGATGGGAATGACGTGTTGCCGCCTTTGGTCTCAGCATTGGAAAGATAATAATCGCTACCAAGGATATAACCACTTGGCTTATAACTACTTGAAGTTAATACATAGCCAGAGCCTCCTCCAGCAGGACCTCTACGTGCGCCGCCGCCGCCGTACCAACCGCCGCCACCGCCAGCGATTCTACTAGATGTGTCAGTTGTGGAATTTCCTCCTCCAGTTCCAAACGATGCTGAAACTGGTCCAGTTCCATCAACAGCAGCACCTGGAGCTGATTGACCGCCTCCAGTACCATATCCTTGATAATAGCTAGAAGGAGTGCCTCCACTTGTTCCTCCTCCATAACCACCAGGATAGTAGTACTGTGCAGTGCTTCTGGTTCCGCCGCCACCGCCGCCACCAGCTACTATAGCACGTGCATATAAACTATCTGTACCTATTCTAATATCTGACGCGCCTCCGCCAGCACCATTGTTATAGTTACTACTTGGAGCATATGCTCTACCTCCTCCATTGAAACCTCCGTTTATTATTTGTCCAGTAGAACTACCGCCTGAGCCTCCTACATAAACATACACTGTAGTGGCAGTATTTAATGTTAAAGTTCCTTTAGAATAGCCACCTTTACCACCAGCCGAAGAAGTGGAGCTATATCCAGCGCCTCCTTGCGCTCCCCAACATTCAAATGTATATGTACCTGGTTGTAGAATAACGGTCTGTTTAGAACCAGTATAAGTATAGTTGTTTATAATAGGCTCAAATTGGCCTTCAATGGTTATGCCATAACTACCAGATGCATCATTATAGTTTGTACCTCCAGTAATTGTAGCTGTAATTGTCACACTTCCTTGTGCTACTCCTGTAACAACTCCGCTACTATTAACCGTTGCCTTGCTTGTGTCAGAAGAAGAATAAGTTAATGTTCCATCAGATGAACCAGCAGATACATTTGCTACATTTGATACCGTACTACCAACAGTGACAGATGTTGTTGGGTTAGAGAAGGTTACAGTACGGCTGGCTTTGTACACTTGAACTGTTACATAACTTGACCAAGGTGACGCATTGTAATTTGCATTGCCAGTCCAACGTGCCCTAGTTGTGTGAGAGCCAACAGAAGTCTGAGACTGTGCGCTTTCCCACTCTATAGAGCCTACGCCACCACCGCCACTAGCTGTTGCAGTTGCAGTAGTTGGATATGTAGTCGTAGCACCTACAGCAGTTGGTGCTGATTGGTCTGCCTTGGCAATCGTTGTGCTTGCGCTTGCTGCATTCGTTCCACCACTATGATTTGAATCTGGAACTGCTTTCCACCAAGTAACATATGTTCCAGCATTTGTCTGTGTTGGAACTGTAGTTGTATAAGTACCTGTCTGTGAAGCACTATACTCTATAGAGCCGCCATTTGCAGTGCCTCCACTCATCAATGCTCTTGCAGTATTATCATAGGTATACGTAGTGGCACTTGGTGCAATATAAGTCATAGCTGCCTTTGCAATAGAACAAGCTACACTACTAGAAGCGGTACAACATACATTAGTGTTGCCAGTTACCTTCCAATACACAGTGTATGATGTAGCATTTGTTCCACTAGGTACTGATGTGCTCCAAGACGAATTATCTGTAGAGTATACCATTGTACCGAAAGAAGTATAACCAGCATTTACAAGTGCTTGAGCACTACCATTCCAAGTAAGACTCTTTGCTGTAGGCGCAGTACATTCTGCACAAGTAATCGTAAATGTCTTGCTACCACTTACAGTATAATTACCACCAGCGTTATCAGTAATGGTACAAGTACCAGTACCTACATTAGTATTGTTACTATAACTTACAGTATATTCACTGCTTGCAATAGTCACGCTATCATCCTTAACCGTTGGGGTTGGCTGATAAGCGGTGTTGTTGTACACATACGAATTTTGAGATAATGTTATGATAGGACTGCTTACGGTCTTAGGGAATACAGTAGTACTAATACTAGCTGATGCCTTATCATTATGGTTTGAATCTCCTACAATTCTCCAATATGTTGTATAAGTACTAGCATTGGTCTGTGAAGGTATGGTAGCACCCCAAGTACTGTTGTCGCTACTATATTGCATTGTACCGTCACTAGTAGAGCCACCATTCAACAATGCCTTTGAAGTTGTATCATAAGTTCTGTCGTTTGCTGTAGGTGAAGTATATGCTGGGTCAGCCTTTGCTATTGAAACTGATATACTATTTGCTGCAACATCATTTATGTTAGAATCTCCAACAACTATATAATAAACAGTATAAGATGCGGCGTTAATACCACTTGGAATTGATGTACTATATGATGAATTATCCAAACTATACTGTAATGTACCGTAGTTTGTAGAACCTGCATTAACCAATGCTTGTGCTGAACCATTATAAGTTAAACTCTTTGCTGTTGGCGCAACTACTGTTGGCGTTACTTTGTTAATTATAAACGTGCCGTTTGCTGTACCTTCATAATCGCCAACACCAGATATAACTACCTCATATGAACCAGCATTTATACCTCCAAAGTTTTGTGTAACGATATAGTCAGTGTTTTCTATTAAAGTAACACCATTTAATCTAACAGTAATGTCTTGCGCTATTTGATTACTACCATTATACGTAACGCTAGCACAAGTTACTATGGCATCATCAATAGGCTTACTAAGTGGATATAATAATGTGTAGCCAAGGTACAATTTTACATCATTGTTGCCTAGTTTTAGACTCTTAACATTTAAATCTCCAATATAGAATTTGCTATTAGCCATAACAATGAATTATTAATCTGTTATTATGTATAATGTATTTTCATCTTTTGACTGAAGATTTGTATAATCTGTTTGAGAAATCTTCATAAGTCGTATTCCGTCAAACCTACTTTCTAGCTTTCCAATTGCTTGGTTCAATGTGTCACTAGTTTGTATTGGACTAACAGTGCCCCCACTTGAATAACCAGTCATTGCTGAAATTGTGTTTGATGCTTGTTCATGACTATTACTTGCATATTCACTGTGAGTGTGATTTCCAACAGCAACTGTACTGTTTGTAGTGCCAGTGTTTAGGAATGCCGCATTACCAAGTCCTGTTACATTAACATCTACCCCCTCAACAGAAATAGTACCGTTTGAAGAGCCACTTGTAAAGTCCAATGCACCAGTATTAATATCAGTACTTAGTACTTGTGTTCCGTTAACATTTACATCACGCCAAGTATTAGTATCTGGTACATTTGTGTTACCGCTTGTAACACGTCCATAATCATCTACAACAACGGAGCTATATATGCCAGCAGTTCCTGTTGTTGCAAGACTAATACTTTGGCTACCGTTTTCTTTTGCCCCAACAGAAATACCAGTTCCATTTGTAACACCACTCAACGCACCAAGTCCTGTTAAATCAGAAATTGTAACGTCAGTGCCAGCAGTGATATGCCCATATGAATCTGAAGAAAGTTTCTTAAACCCATTTTGAGAGATACCATTAGCGTGTGTTATTGTAATAGTCCTACCACTAGCGGCTTTATCACTTAATGATACTAAAATTTTAGTATCGCTAGTGACACTTACTACATCCCCACTATCAGCGTATGATTCAGCTTCAGCAAGGGCAGATATACAATTAATGAATGGTATTATGGTATCGTTTGAATTCTTAATGTAAAGAACCTCATTACCAGCCCCATATCCAACAGCTATTTCTCCATATAACAAATCAGCAGCAGATGGTGCTGTAGTACCACTGCTCTTTAAATGAGAAATATGTCTAGCTATATTTTTTGCCATATTTGAAAATGTATTAATTTTAAAAAATTAAGTGGATAATTTTATAAAAATATCCACCTAATTTATTTTATGTGATAATTTAATCAAATGTTCCACAATCATATATGTTTGAAAGTTTCAAACCATCGTTTTCTATGGTAAGTCTTCCACTATCATTAGATGCAGAAAGTGTCAATTCTATTGTGCTTGCAAAGCCATCCTCATTAGGGGTTTCTGTTACGGCAATACCGCCATTAGCACTTGTAATTGTTCGTCCAGAAATAGCGGATTTTCTTGCAGCAATTTCGCTCTTCAAACTTGCATATAGATTTTCTATACCAGTTTGTACAGAATCTGTTGCAGACACACCACTTACCTTTGCAGCACCACTTGTAATATCAGCCTCTGCGGTCAATCCACTAATCTTTGAAGCATCTGTTTCAATGTTATATGTTTTATTGCCAACTGCATCATCTATAGAGGCTGCGATACTACCATTATTTGACGTAATAGCAGTAACAGTTTTTCCACTCAATGCTTCAAGGTCATTAGCATTTGCAATGTTGCTTTCGCTAACTGTAACGGCGGTAATCTTACCATCAACCTCTTCAACTCCAACGGTTACGTGGGTAGAATTGCCACTAACATCAGCATCAAGTCCTGCTACAGAATTGGCAAGAATAGCATCAGCATATCTCTTAGCACCTTCAATAGAAGTGTCACCACTTACTGAACTAGAATTTCCGCTTAATGCTGCAAATTCTTCAGCAACTGCCTGTGCAGATGCAATGTCATCCTCAGTAACTGTAACGGCAGTCAATACGCCATCAGCTTCTCCTACTGTTACAGAAATGTGAGTTGTAGCACCGCTTTCAACAGCATCAAGAGCATTAACTGCTCCGTCAATAGCGTCTTGTACACCAGAAAGCTTGAAACCATTAGCCCCAACAGTCAAGAATGCTTCAGAAGATGGGTCTACAACACCATGAGCAACATGGTCTGTAACTGTAATGCCACTAGCAAATTCAGCCTCCAAAACAAGTGAAGAAATATCGACATATTCAGTCTGGGTATTACCGCTTACGTCAATGTAAGTATATTTAAGATTCTGATCATGTATGTCTGATGAATCCGTAATATATTCAATACTTACAACTGAGCTGTCTTTATAAACCTTAATTGAAGCACCCAATTGGCTTCCATCAGTTCCAATAAGTGCAAACTCTTCTTTAACCGTTGTTGAAGAAGGAGTTATACCACTCAACTTGATGTCAGTATAAACACCAGCATCACCATCTTTTGCAAGCACGTGCTCATTAGTTTTGATATTAACACTAATGTCAGTTCCACTTACAGTAGGTGTTACATTAATAGAACCGTCTTCGTCATTAATAGTAATGGAAGCTGTTTTATTTTCTAATTTACTCAATGCAACGTTGATTGTGTCATCAGAAGCAATGCTACCAGTATCATTGGTTTTTGAATATCCACCAAGTTGCAAATCTTTAACGTTGGTTTTTGTTTCAGATACAACGCCATCAGACTCAGATACTGTTGTTACAACCTTACCATTTTCAGCAGAAGCTGCCTTATCCATTTCATGAATGGTCTTCTGTAATTTACCAAGAGCTTCACCTAGAGTATCACCTGTAGCCACATCAGCAACAGAAGAAGCCTCAGCATATCCAGCTAATTTAATACCACTAATATTAACAGATGTGCCGCTTACTGCGCCGTCAGTCTGATTAAGGCTTACAAGAACCTTATTATCATCAGCAGCTAGATTATAGTCAAGTGCCTCAATTGCAGCCTCTCTAGCATCTTCTTCTGCGTCTATCTGATTCTCAAGTTTTGCAATTGCTTGATTAATTGAATCCGTAGAAACAACAGAACCACTATCACTACCTTTTGCGTATTCAGTAAGTTTCAATGTGCCAACATTAGCAGTAAGGCCACTAATTTTTCCATCAGCTTGCTGAATTTGTGTTAATACTGATGAATCAGTACCGCCAATAGGTCCATAATCAAGGCCATCAAGTACGTTTTCGAACTCCTTGTCATTGTTAAAGAATGTAACTCCTGTAGTGTTACCATTTACATAAACCACTCCAAGTATTGTGCGCACTTCTGTGCTTTCTCCAACCGTTACTGTATAACGTCCAGCAATAGGGCTACCATCAAGAAGTTGGAGTTGTTGGGCTTTAGCAATCAAGCCTTTTTTTGCAGATGCCATATCCGAATAAGTGGATAAGTTAGCATTACGCAAAAATTGAATTGTTCTTAAATTTGCCATAATTTTTTAAAATATTTTATTATTTATTTATATTCTTCCTTCAAGAGTTCTCACTCTAGCCTCAAGGCTATTGTAATTGCTCTGTAATGTTGAAACCCTTGATTCCAAAGCAGATACTCTTGATTCCAATGATGCAATTGCTGAATCATGCCTATTGTTTGCAGTGTTCCTATCAGCAATCTCATTGTCAAGCTTTCTCTCAATACGCTGTTCCTCTCCAGTTGCACGGCTCACCTCAGTATTGATAAGACCAAGTAAAACATTGTCTTGTGCAATCCTAGCCTCTCTTTCAACTCTCTCAGCTTCAAGTGCTCTGTTCTTCTCAACATCTATTGCCTCTTGAATATGGTTTATTGCTACGCCAGACGATGAAACGGTAAGAAAGTTTTCTCCACTACCACTGACGAACTTCTCACTGCTAGGGTCAATTAAAACATTGAATTTAGCATTGTTGAGTATAAGACCATCGCCAGCTTCAAGATTATTAATTAAGTCATTAAGGTCAATGTCAATCTTATCATCATTGTCAAATGTGATTATAAGGTGCTGTGTGTCCTTGTCATATTCGGCAGACTTGACGAGCTTGGAAGGTAAAATGTCTGTCATCTTAATTGACGCAATGGCGTTTCCATCAAGATTTTTGAATATCACTGATTCCAAGTCATTGTCGTAGTATGCACTTCCGAACACCTCAGTATTATGTTTATTATAAAGGTCATCAATGCTATTAAATTCCTTTACATCATTCTCACGGCTTGCCCTCAACTCATCCTCTATCTGGAATCTCTTGCTCATGTAGTCGTTTTCCTCGTCATAGCCATATGGCTCATACATTCTGTATTTTCCCATAATAAAATAAATTTTGTTTTTATATAAATATCCCCACTCTATTATTTTTGTTTTTACAAAGTGGAGATATGTTTATAATTGTCATGGATTACTCGAAATTCATCGTTATTACATTAGCGGCATCTGTCACAGCACCAGTATTGCCTACATTATACAAGTAAGCAACTTGGTTAATCTTGCCGAAGTTATTTGCATTAACTTTCACACCGTTGTATACGCAATCCTTGACATTGATTGTCCAAGTGGCAATCTTTGATGTATCGCCATTGAGTGCCACGTCATTACTAGCTGGTTGGAATATCATTAATCCAGCCCATTTGATGTCACTCTTCTCAGCATTCTCATACGTCCAAGTGACGTTCTCAAAGTTGATGGTAACACCAGTTGCATTTCCATAGTTTGCCATTCTCAAAATATTAGAGGCATCGACCTTAAGGTTGAAATAAGAGTCCTTAATTGTGATAACGGCATCGTTAGCTACTGTATACACGTTGCACACGTTATGTGTAAGCATTGTGTTGTCAACCGTTACGTTGCTTGCATTAAAGCTCTTCACAAAGTTTGCCGTATCAGCGGTTGCTTGTGAACCCTCAAATACATTATATGCAGTAGAACCGCTCTCAACCTCTACGTTGTCAATGCTCATATTAGGGGTGTTGAAAATAATCTTTCCGTTTGTAGCACCCTTATTGCCATTAATTACTACATTGTCAACAGTAATGTTCTTGGCATTAAGCTTGATGTCGGATGAAGGAATATTTGCGTTTGACACAAATAGTGAATTATACTTTACGTCACTTGTCAATGTTGCAATTGTGTTCGCATCAGTAAGTACAACGTTACTTGTATTAGCATCAGCAGCACTTGGAATCTCGTTTACAACCGTCTGGTAGTCATAGTAACCCATGTCCAATTCCTTATTCAGCTTGATTCCCTCTGCATCAACATAGATTGGGTTTACGATACCATCACCAATCATGGAAGCAGCGTGAGCCTTAATCTTGTTATTTGCAAGAATCTTGATACCATCGCTCTCATGAAGCCTTGCAGCCTCGATAGCATCATCAATTGCCTTCTGCACACCGTCAAGTTTAAGACCGTTCTCAGACACAGTTAAGAATGCCTCTGAATTACCGTCAATCTTGACAGATACCTTGTCACCTATAATCTCAATACCCTTGTCACCAACGTACATATTAACAAGGTCTTTCACGTTGATGTATATAGGTGCTTGACCTTCAACTTGGAACTGAATCTCAATTGCCTCGTCAGTTCCCTGTGGGTCTGGAGTAAATGTATCGCCATCCCAAGTACCCTTCACAACGGCTGCGTACTTTACGAACTGGTCTTTAGGAATGTTGATGTGCTCAATCACAGTATTACCTTGAGAAATTGTATAAACAGCTGCGTAATCACCGCTCTGTTGCTCTTTAACAACCCTAACAGTCATTGCATCCTCAAGGTCAGCAAGAGCCTTTGCCACAGTATTGCTAGCTGTGAACCCTTCACCAAGACGAGCATTCAAATCCTCGATTGCAATGGTAAGGGTAGTACCATCAATACCGTCACCAATTTTCTCGTTTATAGTAGCAATCGCCTCACGAAGCTCAGTAACGTCAGATGCGCTTCCATCGATGTCAAGGATGGTATAAGATGACTTACCGCCACCAGAATCTTCCATTTCAGCAGCGTTAGCGTAGAAACCAACCAATGTTCTGATAACTGGGCCTCCACCTAAAGTTGGGTCAAGATAACGAGCCAACTTAGCAACACCATCATTCGTACCAACTTGAACGAGAGCTTGCTCTGCAAGCTGCTTTGTTGAATAAACCTTACCATTACGTAAGAGTCCTAATGATTTAATATTTGTAATCATAATTTATAAAATATTTTATTATTGTTATTCTTTTATTATAATCTTATTAATAAATATTTTTTCAAAACCAATTATTAATAATTTGTCAAATAAAAAAAATCGAGGATAAGACTTTTTAATCTTACCCTCTTTTTTTCTTGAGTTTTCAAAATTATGGAATCTTTAATTGTATGTTTCATGCGCAAGCATTGCAAGAAGGTCGTTCACTTTCATGAATTCACCTTCTATCCAAAGATACATAGTGCCATCCTTTCTAATTTCAACAGCGTTCTTCCTATCTTCGTCAGATGTTCCAATACCAATACTAAATGCAGTCTGTGCTGAAGGTTCTTCTCCAGTATTACTTATATTATATGTACCGAATGCAACCTCATACTCGTTTGTTCTAACAAGAGTAGGGTTTGTCACAATGCCTATTTCATCCTCAAGCTCATGGAACTCACGATGAAGTACGTCAAGAACACCGTTACCTGTATTGGTGTAATTATCAACAGTCTCTCCAGTATATGTTGTGATAACATTTAACCTATTATATATATGTCTAGTATCAGCACTCCAACCACTATATATAATATCGTTGAGGTCATCAATCTGACTCTGCAAATAACCATCAGTACCTACCCTATTTGTAGTTTCTAATGCTAATGCATTTGTAAGGTCGCTTCTTACTCCCCCAACCTTGTCATTTACAGTATCATCAACATATGTTTTATTGGCTTTCTTGGCTAGGTCTGTATCTATTCTATCTAACTTGTTGTTGATATATGTCTCTACACCATTAAATTTGTTATCAGTATAATTATTAGCCTCTTGAACTCCAATTGTTTTCTGATACACGGCATATTTTTTAGCACCCCATATGGTGTCATCATTCATTGAATCGCCACTAGTACCAACAAGAGTTTTATCACCATTTATTCTATCTTGAATCTCTTGGTCGAGTCTTTCATCAATACTACCAATCATACCACTGATTGCAGCAACAGTTGTAACAGCAGACTCAGCCTTTGCGTCTATAGCATCAATGGTATTTGCTAATGCAGCATCACCATCTATTCTATCTTGAATCTCTTGATTCAAAGACGTTCTTAACTGTGACACTTTGTTATCAACCTCTTGAACATCAGTCTTATCGGCTTTTTTCCTGTCCATTTGGTTGAACATATCCTCAACGTCACTAGTGTATGCGCTGAATGTTCTCTTATCAAGCTTCTTGCCAAGTTCCGTGTTAACATCTTCTATATCGCTTTCTATATTGCTAATTGTGGTATTAATAGAAGATATATCACCGCTTATAGAAGATATATTATCCTCTATATTACCTATTATTCCATCAGTGGTAGCAGTATATGTTATGAATGAACCACTAAGTTCTTGAAGGTCTGCCTTCAATGCGAACTTATCTGGGTCAATTTGAGGAATATTGTCTATCTCTTCTTGCAATGTATCTATAGCACCACTTAATACTTGAATATCGCCTGTGATACTCGATATGCTTTCTTGCTCAATAGATATAATGTCATCTATCTCATCCTTTGTGTATACATCTTCCTTCTTTGCATATGTATCTTCAGCTTCATCCTTATCTAATTTACTAGCCAAAGAATCTTGCAATGTATCTATAGCGCCACTTAATGCTTCAATGTCTTCTGTAACTCCGCTTACATCTACAATTTGCTGTTTAATCGATTCAACCTCTCCACTCAATGTATTTAGGTCATCGTCTATAGATGTAACACTTGTTATGATTTCATTGATTTTATTCGTTACCTCTTCATCATATTCTTCAAGTGCTGTTATCCTTTCAGTATTTCCACTGATTACATTTGCGAAGTTTGTATTTATATCACTCTGTAGACTAATGAATGCTTCTGTCTTTGCACTGAGTTCATTGACTATGGAAAGGTCAGCCTTGCCCTTCGTAGCACCGCTGAGTTCACTGATTTCCTCGTCTTGCTCCTTGTTTATCTTGTTGATTTCACTTAAATCAACGCTTCCAATAGCACTTGTAAATACATTTTGGTCTGGAAAGCCATAAAATTCTAAGTGTCTAACTTTTTTTCCCATAATTTATACAATTACATTTTTATATAAATATTTCAAATTATCGATTAATATACAATATAAGAAAAATTAAAAAAATTCTTCTCAAAAACAGCAACTTTTGTTAGTTAGGTGATAATTGTTATCAGCTAACATAATGAAAACAAAATACATAAATTATGAGAAGAAGAACTTTATTGAAATCAAGCAAAGATGGTTCTCAACTAGGAGAGCCAATACCACCATTGAGCGTATTACATCACAGAATGGAATTTTTAAAGAAGAAGAATGGCTAGATGCTTATTTAAATTAAAAACAATTATACATTAACTATATTGAAAAAAAGGAGGGTAAGACAACGCATCTTACCCCCTTTTTATATATAGATTAATTAAAGTTTTGCTTAATATTCTCCGCAGTCAATAAGGTTCACATCAGCTTGTACTGTTGTCTTACCGCTAACATTTCTTGTAATGGTGAAACCAACATTATGTGCATCATCCTTTGCAACGAAATCATATTCCTCGATAAGTTCAGCCAATGGAACTCTCACCTCAATTGGTTCAGCAGATGAAGATGTGTGATATACAATCACAAGTTCCTCAGTCTCTTTATCATATGAAATGGAGTCAATGATAGAACCAGCATTAAGTGGTTTTTCAACTCCATTTACAATCAATGCGTTTGTTGCTGCATTATAGTCAACCTCAGTATATATGCCATCATTCTTAACTATAATTATATTACCTTCTACAGCACTAACGTTGACATCAGCCTTAACTTTCTGTGTCCCATCAATTGCTTCTTCCTTTGTAAGAGTTACCGTGTTAGTGTTCTCAACGGTTGTGATTGATTTTCCACTGATTTCATCAATCTTCTCAACAAGTGATTTTCCACTTACGTCCTCACCCATGCCGATGAAGTCCTCAACAGCCTTAATTTCATCTGAAAGCTTTGTATCAGCATCCTTCAAAGATGTCGCACCACTGATGAATTTTGCATTTGGGTCTGCTGTATATGTACCATCAGCATTAAGTCCAGCGGCTTCAATGATTGCATCAATCAACCCATCAGCATCGTCAATGCTATCAATAATATCAGCAATCTGCTTAACAAAGCTTCCTTCTGCTGCGTTTGGGTCTTCAGTACCATCATCCTTAATACCAAGCTTATTCAATATTGTTTGGTTATCAACGAAGAAAATCTTATCTTGCGCCTTGATACCTAACACATTGGCTATAGTGCCGTTAACACTCTTAGTGTCCATATATGAACCAAGTATGAACTCACCATCTGCCAAGGTTGAATCCAATGATAGTATTCTCTGTTTAGCCTCTTCAACACTAATAGCAGGTACACCATTTCTCTTAAATTGTATAGTTCTTAATACGTTTCCCATAATCAAATTATATAATTTATTATTTGTTAATTATTTTTATTCGTTAATATGTACCACAATCAATGTCACCATTGAATATAATACCATCATTTGTTCTGTCAACCACAATTAAGTTTGATTCATCTGTTGAAATCTTAACATCACCCTTAAGTGTGTTTGCTCTGTCTCTTTCAAGATGTAATGTAGCAGAATCTTCAACTCCAAGGCTTTCCTCAAAGTACTCTCTCAATGTGTCAAGTGCTCCGCTTACAGAATCAATAGGTGCTCTTGATACGTACAATGCACCATCATCCATTACCAAGATGTTGTCATCGTGACTATCGTTTATAACTACTGAAGCCTTCAATATATCTTGTTCTGTTGTTCCGCTAGCAACTCTTACCTTTTCAAGTTGAACTGCGTGTGGATGTCCATCTTCAACTCTCCATTCGTTAATCAAGTCACCTACAGGAATCTCAACAGTCTTAACCTCATGTCCGTTATTCAGATAAGTAATAACAATAGCTTCCTTACTTGGATTGTATTCAATACTGATGATTGAAGACATACTCTCAAGTTGAATCTCCTTCTCGCCATTGGTTGTGGTGAAGATAAGCTTATTAGCTTCCTCTATGTAAGAAAGGTTAACACCTGCATACAAGCCATCTGCATTAAGTTTGATTATGTTCTCTCTACCATGCTCAACCTCTTCGCTTAAATTAACGCTGATAACAGGTTTTGTTGACTCTGTCTTATCAATATTAATTGACTTGTCAGTATTGATAATATCCTTAAGGCTATTTGCAGAATCACCACTAATTGTATCTATCTCTGATTGCAGTATATTGATTTCATCTTCAATTCCATTAATCTTTGCATCGTGTTCTGCATCATTTTCAGTTGAACGTTCAATCTCAGAATCAATCTTACCATTAATTCTTGCTTCTTCATTGCTTGCACGTTCTACCTCTTCAGATAGTCCATTTGTTAATGTTTCTACATTGTTCTCAATATTACGTATTCTTCCATTGAATGTAGTATCTGCATCCTTCAATGCATCAATTTCATCAGCGACATTAGAATTTCTTCCATACTTAATGTTATCGGCAGTACCCTTAACATAGAGCATATGGTTATTATCAACAAGGATGTTATCATCTGCTCTTAATATCTTAACGTCAGCAGATACCTTGTCAGCACCGTGAATGATTCTAGCTCTGTCTATGAACACGTTATGTCCTTCATTTTGAGGTTCCCATTCCCAGCTATCCATCATTTCTCCGATTGGAATCTTAACCTTCTGCTGTTTTCCATTACCATCTGTATAAAGGATTACAAGTGATTCTGTTGCTGCCTCATAATAAATGTCATCGAACAACTTGAATGAATTAAGCTGAATTCTAGTTTCTTTCTTTCTTTCTTCCTCATCATTTGTTGATGTCGTGAATACAAGTGTATTCTCACTGCTTATATATTCAAGTTTTGTAGAAGCAAAGAAGCCATCAGCCTTTGATGTGATAATATTATTACTATCAGTTGATATTCTAATGGATGACAATTCATCCAATGCTTGCTGAACGTTAGTCTTACCAGTACTACTGTAGTAAACAATATTGGTAGCTTCGCCATCTACATAAAGATAGCGATTATCAATTGTCTTCTTCAATATATTATTAACACGCTCATCAGCGATTCTAACATCAGCAGACAATATATCTTGCCAAGGCTCTACGTGATGATGGTCTACTTCCTCATCATATCCAACCTCTTTCCTTGTAAGCACGATAGGAGACTTTGTTGCCTCACCTTCTACAACCCATTCAGCAAGAAGCTCTTCAAGGTTAATAGTTATCTCGTCACCGAATCTAGTACGTATGTGCAATGATTCGTCTTGCGGCTTATATATTCCACTAACAATCTCATTACCTGTTATCTTGAATGCCTTTGTTGTATCATTTACGGTAAAGTTAAGAACACTAGTATCCTCGTCATAATCAACGTCAACGAACATAAACAGTCCGTCATCAGTCTTAATAATATGATTATCCTCGGCAATTCTGTCAAATACATGGTATTCTGCCACTCTAACGTCACCACTTATAACAGTACCACTATCAGTCTGTTCCGCATACAAGTCCAATGTATCTGAACTCTTTGCAATGACTTTGACAAGCTTTGCAAGTTCATTAATCTGTTCTTGAAGGTTGTCAATATCTGATTCTGTCTTATGGGTGTCAATTATACAGAATCTGTTCTTTGAATGCCTTTTTCCTTCGTCTTCATTTGTAACAGAGCCTATTGCGAGAATAACGTGTGGGTCAGTCTCATCATCTTTGTTCTTATATCTTAGAACGGTTGGTTCTCCGAACAATGATAAACCATAAGAAACATCAACCGATGCAAGACCTTCTTCAGCATATTTCACTTCCCTAAAAATGTACTCTATAGCATCGTCTCTAGTGTCAAAAACACCTTCAACGGTAGTATAGCCACTTCCAATTCCGTGATGTCTAAATTGTAATCTATTGATTGTATTCATTTTTAATTGTATATTGTTATCAAATATTATTAGATTTCACCGAAGTTTCCGTCAAACTGAACCTTAATGAAATGTTCCTCGTTATTGTCTTTTGTTTTAAGAACCATATTTGGCTGTTCTCCATCCAAACAAGCATTTAGAACGTATGGATTGTTAGATGGGTCTATCAACTGTCCTTTAATCTCATATTCTCTTGCTGTTGCCCTATCTTTTTCATCAAATAGTTCTTGTTCAATTTCATCTTCTCTTGCTGTTGCCCTCTCAATTTCAGTCTCTATAGCTCCGCTAAGTACCTCATCAGCAGCGGCACGTTCTTCACGTTCTGTATCAATTGCGCCGCTTAAAGCCTCAATCTCTTCTTGAACTTGAACACCTCCTATAGCTTCCCAAAGGTCGGTCTCTGCTGATGTTGCACGTTCATACTCTTGATTGATAGCATCCCAAAGCTGCCCATCAGTTTCGGTTCTAGCTGAAGCCTCCTTAGCAATAGCCTCCCAAAGCTCTGCATCATCTTCCTCAATGTCAGCACGAAGGTCGTCTATTGCGCCACTAAGAACTGTATCGCCACTGATTCTCTCCTCACGCTCTGTAATAATCATTCCACTAAGGATTGTATCAGACTTGATACGCTCCTCGCGCTCCTTGATGAGCAATGGAACTATAATATGGATTACTCTCTCTACAACAAGGTCGTCGGTGTTAACCAATATCTTGTTACAATTGTCGTCCTCAGTGAACACCCTGTACTCAATGTTGCTCTGTGCAACCTTTGGAATTTCAACCTCGATGCAGTCTGGTACATTGTCCTCGTACATTACACAAACTTCTGTGGTTGTGCCTGTACCCTGGTCGAAGCATGGGTTCTCAATAACGATGGTGTCACCCTCCTTCATGATTCTCTTCTCCCAGTAGTATCCGTTCCACTCGTTGATGAACATCTCAACTCTCTTCTGTACAATCTCACCGTTGTTTACCTCAACAACCTCTGGTGCTGTTGCACAATCTGGGTCATACTCCTTGAAGTAGCTCTTGTCAGCGTAGTTTGAAGCAAGCCAAACCTGTCCCGCCTCTGGGAACAAGATGGTCTTATAAAGGATACCATCGATATACTCACTGTCATAGTAGTTGCTACCATCATAGTCCTTCACAAGTCTTACTGAATAGTAAGGACTTGGGCACTCTGCAACCTGTGTAACGCCCTTCTTCTCACAGTCAAATATCTTAACATATCTGTCCTGGGTTGGGTCATTGTGAACATGAGTTGAAGTCCAGAAGAATGCTTGCTCACGGAACTGAAGCGCCTCCACTCTGTTCTGTCTCTGACGATATACAGCAGTACCAGCAGGAAGTATAGTCATACCATACTTGTCAACTCCAACTGGAGACTCTGGCTTGTAGTCTGGAACATCGTTGTTGAAATCCTCAATGTCACCGTTGCAGTCTGGATTTCCTGGCTCTACGAAGTAGTCCTCATCCTCAAGTGTGCATCCTGTATTAGGCTTCGTTACGTTGCACTCACAATCTGGCTGATTGCACCATCCGCACTCTGACTTAAGGAACTTACCTGCCATGCATCCAAGCTCGATGTGGCACTGTGCTGAACCATGCTCACGGCAATGCTTACCTGGGTCACAAGGCTCTATAGAGTTCAAAAGAGCATCCCAGTCAGCCTTAGTAGGCACTCTCCATGCGAATCTCTCGTCTTCCTTTGAGTTCCTGCTGACATACAGCTCCTTCATCCTAGCCTCAATCTTATCAAGAGCAACACCGTTGTAAAGGTATCCGTAGTCATTCACATATTCCTTCGTAACGTATCTTGTTCCAAGCTTAGCTACTTCTGGAAGTGTACCACCAGTAGTGAGGTCGAAGACACTCAAAGCTGGGGCTAACATACCTGTCTTCTCCACACCAGCTATACCAAGTGGAGACTGCATAGTACCATTGCCCTTAAGCGTACCGTCTGTAATGACCTTGGTAAGGATATCGCTACCGATGATGTCCATAAGGTTGTCTGCTGTAAGAATGTTGGCAATTGATACCGTCTTCTTACCATCAACGCAATCATAGGAAATTGTCAATGTAGTTCCACTCTCACCACACTCAGCGTTTACTTCAAGGTTGTATGTGACATCATAAAGAGGAACAATAAGCTTCTCGCCATTGTTTCTAGTAAGTACAAGAGTCTTCTCGTCTCTGATAAACTCTGCCTTCTTAATGTCATTGTCCTTGAGGGTCAAGAAGTTGTGGTCTATCTCATTGATAGTCAACTTACAGTTCTTTGTTACGTCCTCTGGGTATGGGCTTACTAATTTGTAGTAATAAAGTCCGTTCATATCTTGTTATTATTTTAATAATAAATATAGAAAGTTTCTAACTTGTTTTCCTTTTTTATCATATTTATATGGAGAAATATGTATAAACCCTACAAAAATTATGAGACACCCTAAAGGATACTGGAAAAACAAGGAAAATATGATGACTGAAGCCAGAAAATATTCAACAAAGGAGGAGTTCCAGAAAGGAAACCTTACTGCATTCCTAGCCGCCCATAAATACGGTTATATAGATAATATGGACTGGATGGTTAAACAGAAGCAACACAAGAAGGGGTATTGGACTTACAAGCACATAGAAGAGGAGGCACTGAAGTACGATACCAAGACTGAGTTCTTCAAGGGGAATCAAACAGCATACAGGGCTGCTCTGAAGATGGGTGTGATTGATGATTTCTTCGGACTTAATGACTATGTACAATAAAAAAAGAGCAACCATTGCTGATTGCCCTAATCATCTTGTCCGTGAAATTTGTAACCAAGTTTTTTTGCTCTATTTTTGCCACCATTTGGGTAATATCCGTGCATTGGACTTACTTCTTTTTTATCGTGGTCAATTACATAGTTTGTATAACCATCTTTGCCAGTTACAAACTCAAGATTTCCATCTCTTCTGTTCTCATTCAGTATCCTATTCACGCACTCCTTCACAATTCTGTGAAGGTCTTGTTCTGTTAATCTAATCAATTTTTTATTCATATTATAATATGTATTTATTTCGTTATTTTAATAATAAATATCAGCAATTTTTCGCCCATATGTAAGTCTATTAGATTTGTTTGTAAGTGGCTTGAAATTAAGGTTGAACTGATGGCGGTTTAATCATCTTTTATTCAATCCAACAACATCTATGACAAAACTCTTAAGACTGTTATATGCGTCAAAAAGATATTGTTTATTGCCATATTCTGTTCTCCCCATTATTTCTTTAATTGTCTCAGCCATTTTATTTAACGTTTTAATATCTTTATAATCTATATTATCAGGCATATTATATAGTCTTTCATTTAATACTCCATTTACAGACTCTTTTACTATCTGATGTAAGTCTTGTTCTGTTAATCTTATAATATTTTCCTCAACCTTCTCTGGGAGTCCCTTGTGTTTTGTTTCCGCAAAATCCTTTACATCATCCATTGACATCCCCTTTGCAGCTTTCTTTATCTTGCTGCTTGGATTCTTCATTTCACCCTTCTTGTATGCATCCACCATACCGAAGAACCTCTGCTGTGCTTTACTTTTGCTTGGCATATTAATCTATTATTTTTATATTTGTAATTATTTACCTTATAACTTCACCAGTAAGTTGTTCAACTTTTTCTATTGGCATATATCCAACTTCTTGCAACGGCTTAAATACTTCACTGAATGGTTTTCCAAGCAATTCGCTTATTTCAGATTCATCAAGTGCAAAATCGACAAATTTATCCTTACTAAAAGTTGCATCATGATTCCACCTCACGTTGCAGGTATCAAGGTCTCCATTTTCATCAACGATTACGAAAATCATACTCAAACCATAATCATCATAAGCATTCTTGTCGTTATAGTGGAAATAAATACTCTCGACCATATCCCAATTTTCATTGAGCATTATATACATAGCATTCATACCATCGCAAGTATAATTATTCCACGTGTCAAGACTCCTTGTGTAACAAATCACATCACCAGTATCGTGACTATCGGTATACATACCGAAATATTGGGCAACCTCGAAGGTCACAGGTCCGATAACCGTGTAATTACCCTTACTATATGTTGACTCATTGTTGGTAGTACCATTTTTCCTGGTGTATTCATTGTCAACAAAGTTACTAAACGACTCACCATCGACGAGAGTATTCTTGAGTTCAGACACATAGTTCAGCATCGCCAGTCTTCCATTATTTGCTTCAATGGTCTTACACTTCGTATGTATGTACTGAATCATCTTCCTAATGTTGAACCCAACGGTGTTGTTTGAAAACGCACCGATTTCAGCAGCAATGACATAGAAATTAGGCTCTAGGACAATAAACCAGTCATCATTAACACCCTCATAGCCGAAATAATACCTTTTAAACCTCTGCTGCATTTGTACAACAGTGTTGTTGACAGGAACACCTAGACGTTGTGCTATTACCTCCTGTGTGTGTCTGTCAGCTCTTCTGCTATTTGTACTCTCAGTCAAAAATATCTTCTTGAAACTGTTCTCCATCAAATGTATTATCATTCTTTTGTTTATGTCTTTCTACCTCATATTTGTAATTATTTTCGATTATCAACTTCTCCATAAAGCAGTTGTATATCCTAAAGTTGCTGATATATCCTATGAAGCTTCCAGCGAAGCTCTTCTCAAGAGGATAAACCCTTGTAGGGTTCAGCATGTAGTTAGGCTGTATCGTCTCTGCAAGACCCTGTGTTCCACCGCCAAGTGATATATTATAAGGTATACCCTCCTGTTTCTCATAAAGGTCATTAAGTGCCTTTAAGTCAAGTGATGGTAAATCCTGTGTAATGTAAACTAATTTTCCATTGACATAGAACATAATCTTCATCTTATCCAGGGTGAACATCAGCCTAGCCATTACAGTAACCCACTCACAGTCTGGTATGACGTTTTCAAATGAATATCCCTCGATGATTCCAGTCTTGTCTCTGCCTTCCTTATTACAGTCTAATGTGAGCATCCTGTATCCTATCTCCCCCTTATCTGTTATTCTGAACGCCAGAGCGTTATTATAAAGGTCTCTGTAAGGATTGTAGTTGTTCGCTGACTGATTCCTAAGGTCGTCTATATTTGACACCGTGTAGCCAGTTTTTGTCCTGTTCATGAGGATGAACAAGTTTCCAGTAAACTGGCTTCTCCTTCCATAATACATGATTTGAGTACCTTCTATCCAATTCTTAATAGTCTTACCGTTCTTAGTGCGGTCAAAAATCATAAATTTGTTATCTGTGTAGAAGTAGTACTGGTTTGCTTCGAACAAGGAGAAGCCATTATCTGTATAGTAAACGAAGTCAGATATGTCAAGTTCTGCCTCAACATAGTCCATAGCTTCCTCCGCTGACATAATATCACCAGTGTCAAATATGTAGTCCTCGCCAAACTCCGTACAACCCTTCAATGGATTAGGGTCGAACGGTTCTCTTGGCTTTGGTACTCTCTTATATGATATAGGACATCCACAACCACGAAACCAAGGCTTGAGTATGAAGTCGTCATCACTAATCTCACCACAACACCATGTAAGCGTACTGTGACGTGCATTCTCATCAATCACCTTAGGTTTCTTCTCAGTTTCAATCTCCAAGTAGTCGTACATGTCGTTCCAGTCGCAGTAATCATCTGCATACAGGTCGTCTGAGTAATAGTTGTAATTGGTATAGTCACCAAGCTCAAACGGGTCGTATCCATCGAAATCTATCATAGGGCTTGTGAACTCTCCAATGATGTAAGTCTTCTTGTTAATTTCACCACCTTCAACGAACTCTTCCATACCAAGCTGGTAACATTCCTCAAGGTTATCTACATCATCCTTGTCATACTGGTATATCCACTTGTTCTCAGACCTTACACCAATGTAGAAGAATATACCCTTATTCTCTGGATACTTATCATTCAGTGTCTTGGTAGACTCTGGTTCAAAATCACATTTCTTGAGAGTAAACTCGAAATACATGTCATCACCACTCTTAAATTTGGATGGTAGTATCCTGTATTTCTCGCACTCTGTCTCAAAAAAGCCCTGGAAGAAGCCGCCATTGAGTTTTGCTTGGCACTCCTCTATCTCATAAGGGTATTCATACTGTAGGGTATTACCGCTTACAGCATGAAGCTTGAGACGCATATCATTCTCTTCTATGTCAAACTTATTCTTCTGGAATATATCAACAAAGTCCTTATTGGTAATCCTGTCCTTCCTAAACTGGAAGAGACCATTGTCAACACCTGTGTATGTTATATTGTGTAATGTATAACCACTTGCAACAGCCTTGTCCCAATAGTAGTCCTTCTTGCTGTAAACCCACTCCTTCATGTCGGTACAATCTGGGTCACAGAGGTCTATGTAAGATATAAGGCAATCATCATACAACCCATTCAACTTGAATGAGCCGTAAGTATCCTTGTTAACAAAGAAATCCCAATATTCATCCTTGTTAATCCTAAGTTTTAGGTTATGATAGTTATTAACCTTTAAATTTGCCATACACTTGCTACATTATTTCTATCTTATAAATATTTATTGGAAATAAAACCAGACAGTATGAAGGTGATTAAATTAAACGAATCCCAATATAACATTCTATTTGAAAACATCAAATCTAGAAATATTCATATAAATGAATCATCAGACGATGAATATTCAAAATTTTATGATTATCTTGAAGATTATGATGAATATTATGTTTTACATGAATTCTTCTTTAATAATAAAGGAAAACAAGATTGGGGTATATTAATTAATCCTAATATGTATGCAAAAGCATTACGTGAATTCACAAAATATGGCAAACTGATTAATTTCCCTTCAAAATATGTTTATCAGTGGATGGGAATCATTATGAAGAACACAGCTATACTAGCGTCAAACACGAATCTTGCTGGACATTCTGGTTATTTCCCAGGAGATTTGGTTGCTGAACTTGCTGCATCAATTGATGGTATTGCGATTGGGGAAAATTATGAAGAAGGGGGTGGATGGCTTGAAGAAAAAGGATTTTACGATTGGACAGAGATGCCAGATGGAAGTGATGCTTTGAGCGACTACGGTATTGAACCATTGGTGAAAATATTTAAAGAATACAATGAAAATTTACCTCCAGAAAAAGTTCTTGTATTAATTAATAGGGCATTAGATGTATATCATCAAAGAGGTGATATGGCTTCAATATTCATCCAAGGTGGTAGCAAAGTACTTTCTAAGATTTCTGAAAATGTTAAAAGAAGCATTATAAAAGCACGTATAAATGAAATAAAGAAAAATATTATGAAGGTAATTAAATTAAACGAATCTCAATATAAGAGGCTGTTTGAAGACATTGAATTCTATGGTGAGGAAAACCCATCTTCTATACCAGACGAACAAACACATGACCAGACATGGGTTACTTCAACTATGGATAAAGGTGATGAAGGTAAAGAAAAGGGTATTCCACCAGGAGTACTTGGAAAAGACCCACATAATGATTTTAGTCCTAACGACAGATACGGTACTTTTAGAAACGCAAGATAATGGCTATTATTTTAGAGTTCGATAAAAAGGTAGGTAACAAAGGTATGAACGTACCATTGAAGTTACAACAGGATTCCAGTACATTGCTAAATGCACTGGATAATGCTGGTGTACCTAAGCAGAACCTTAAGAACTTAAGGAGTCTTGCAGCTACAAAGACATATAACAAAAAGAAGCCTGGAAGCAAGAATGATAAAGAACAAGCTGGAACAAACTACATAACTGCTGATGTTGCTAAAAAAAGAAAGCAGAGATGGCCAGACAATCCTACAATGGCTAAACTACAGGGTGGTAAAAAAGCGTTGGACTTCTATACCAAGGTCGTACAGATGGCTAGTAGACAACAGGAGGTTTCACCAGTTGAACCACCAAAACCAACAGCACAAAAGGCTTCAAAACCAGAGATTCCAAAGGCAAAGGAAATTCCAATGCCAAACGGCAAGATAAAACTGACAGCTTCAGTTGAGCCTAAAAAGGTTATGAGTGAAGGAAAGAAAGTTTACATAACAGAAGAACAAGTTCTAAAAATTAAAGATTATGGCAAAGAGTCCAATTGAAAGAACATTAGATAGGATAGGAAACGTTGTGCAGGATATTTTCACAGGTCCTTCAGAACCACCTGTTGTTAAGTCAATGAATGGCAGTACTACAGGTCAAACGTGCCTTGAGAAGGTTGGTATGGAAGCAAGAAAGACCCACCTCATGAGGAATGAGTGGAGAAAAGACCTTGAGTATTCCAAGCCTCTTGTTCTTGCTGAATATGAAATACAGACTGAGTTTAAGGTTTCAACTGCTGACGACGATGTTGCAACACAATTGATGAATACCCAGCAGAAGGAGCGTGAAAAAGAATTAAAAGCCCAAGAGAAAGCTAAGAAAAAAGCTGACAAAAAGGCTAAACAAGAAGCTAAAAAACAAACGCAAGTAGCTGGTGTTCCAGAGGATGCTCAACCTGCTGGTGCTAACACCAAGACAGAACCTGCTGAAACCACCATACAACCAGAGAGACAGACACTTACTCAAGTGGTAAACTCACAGGCTAAGCAGAATTACATACCTAACATAGGAAACGAAATGTTTATACATGGTTTCGGTAGGGTGTAAAAAACAGATGATAACTATTTATTATTAAAATAAAATATTTAAAATTTATAGAGAATTATGGCAAATACTATTCCAAACGGACAGACATGTCTTGAGAAGAGAGGTATGGAGGAGAGACACCAGGAGATTACTCGTAGTGACTATAACATCGAGAATCAGTATGGTGCAACACATAAGGACGCTACCAGCGACGGTGACGCACAGGGTAAGGGAACAGGACACGGTGGACACACCCACTTCCTCCCAGACTGCACGAAGCCAACCAACATGATTAACTACAGCAACTTCGACACTGAAAACGGTGGTGGTTGCTATGATATCAAGGGTAGAAACGGTATCAGCGGACGTGAGAGAGCATTGGCTATCTCAATGTACAACAAGGAGAACCCTTATGGTGCAAACCTTGTAGATACAAGTGCAAACGTAGCTGACGGACAGTACTATGTTGGACAGCAGCTCGGTAGTCCTAATTCAAACTGCGGATAATAGAACTAACCGATGAATCACATTGACCTGTCTTTATCCAACATCCTGGAGTCAATGAGGCTTAACGAAGATTCAAACCTAGCTGACTTCAGAGATAATAAGGATAAAATAAACTATGCCATCGACAACAGGCTGATGATATCACTGTACTATGACGATGGAAAAGGTGATAAAGGGAGAAAACCAGCCTACGGAAACCCAAGAGGATTCCGTAGGATAATTCCTTATTGTCTTGGAAGTAGGAAGGGCAGGTTGGCATTGAGAGGCTTTCACGCATGGAAAACCCATACAAAGAAAGGACCATTCAAGTGGAAGTTCTTTTATCTTGATAGAATGAGTAATGTTAGGGTATACAAGAACATGCCTATACCTTACATTCCAGAACTTGCAAACCCAGATGGCGACTCGCATATGGATGAGATTATAAATATGATTGGTATGCAGAAGTTCCAAAGTCCACTCGACAGAGAGAAACAGACTACACAGGACTTGAAAAATACTACGTCATCAGAGCTTAACAAGCAGGGTGCTATAAAGCAGCTCAACAAGGGTGGTCTTAAATCTCTTCAGAATCTTAAACCAATACCTTCAAAGACAAAGAAGGTACAGTATAACTTCCAGAATACTGCCAAGAACCTACAGGACTTCGAGAAGCAGAACACTGAAATGAACAGAGATAGAAGGTGGGCTGACTACGATAAGGCTGAAAGAGAAAGACAAGAACAGGTAAAACAAGCTGAAGCACCTAACCCTCCAACCAGTAATTCTGGACCTGTCAGCCAAAATGATATGGAAGGTTACGAACAAAACATGAATAATAATAACAAAGAAAATAGATAATCATTTAATATGACAATCCAGGAAGAAAGAGCAGCAAAGATTAAGGCTGCAAGAAATAAGTCCCTCAGACTGATGCAGATGGACGCAAACGGTACACTTGACAAGATTGCTGAGGGTAAGAAAGATAAGATAAACGAATCATTCACTGATGTTGAAATGGTATCTGGAGATATGATGCAAGCACCAAGGCAAAATATGGCTGCAAACATAGCATCTGGAAGAATGAGTGTAGCAGCAGGAAACGTACCTTCAATTATTAGGGAGTCATTCCAATCACAACCACCTCTCGCACAGCAGGAAGTAACCAGCTCAGTACTTGATGGTATGTTCGGTGACTTACTCCAGGAGAGACAGAAACCACAACATGTTATTACTGAGACTGTGCAACAGCCACAGCAGGTAGTACAACAGTATCCATCACAGATTGACTACCCTATGATTAGAACAATCGTAGAGGAAATTGTAAGAAAATATACATCATCACTCAGTAAGAAGATGATTAATGAAGGTAAGGGTAGTGAAGTAAATACAATAAGCCTTGGTAAATCATTCAAGTTCCTTGCTAACAATGGTGACATTTATGAGTGCTCTATGAGAAAAGTTTCTAATATTAATGATGTTAAGAAAAAAGGTTCAATCACGTGATTGAACCTTTTATTATTTTATATATTTTATTAACTATAAATATTTGTTTCTTATCATATGCCTTTTATCTTTTAAACAGAAGAAATAATTTTTTAATATATTAAAAATGGATAAGAAAATCAAAATGTTAGTGATTCCTTCCGACAGAACTGGTGTCGGAAAGTTTCGTTCAGTAGACCCACACGTTTATATCGGAGAACATTACAGTGATGAATTCGATGTGGATATTGTCTATAATATGCCTAACGGAGACCTTGAGGCATTTCTAAGGCAATATGACTTGATACACATCCATAAACAGCTAGATAAACAGTGCAAGATTATGGATATGATTAAGTTCCTGGGCATTCCAGTCATTATAGATATTGATGACCACTTCAAGCTTGGTGACGACCACCCAATGTCACTTACCGCAAAGAAGGAGAAGTGGCACGAGCCAATCATAGAACACCTTAAGAAAGCTGACTATGTAACCACTACCACAGACATCTTTGCCAAGGTCATCAAGAAATATAATCCGAATGTGAAGGTATTCCCTAATGCAATCAACCCAGAAGAGCCACAGTACGCTGTTCCAAAGACAGAGGGCGATGGTAGGCTGAGAGTTGGTATCATTTGCGGTTCTTCACACTTAAAAGACCTTCAGTTGTTGAATGGTATTGCAAAGCAGGTTGATAAGTCAAAGGTACAGTTTGTACTCTGTGGCTTTGACACCAGGGGTAACAGAACCATCTACAACCAGGATACTGGAGAGAAAACGACCAGGCCAATTCTTCCACAGGAGAGTGTATGGTGTGATTATGAAAAAATCTTTACAGATGATTATAAGACAGTATCACCAGAGCATAAGGAGTTCCTTATGAAGTACATTGCAAATGTTGATGACCCATTCACCAATGAACCTTATCGTAGAATGTGGACTAGGGACATCAATAACTATGCCACGCACTACGCTAACGTGGACGTGCTTATTGCTCCACTGAAGGAGAACGAATTTAATGGCGTTAAGTCAGAGCTTAAGGAGATTGAGTGTGGATTCACACACACTGCATTCATTGCACAGAACTTCGGTGCTTATACCATCAACTTGATTCCTATGATTGAGAAGGGTGGAAAGATTAACGAGAACGGCACAGCACTGCTTGTAGACCCACGAAAGAACCATAAGGACTGGGCTAAGTATATTAACAAGCTTGCAAACGACAGAGAGATGCTTAAGAAGCTCCAGGACAACCTATATAACTTCGTGAAGGACAGATACTCACTTGAGATGATTTGTAAGCAGAGAGTTGAGTTCTACAAGAGTCTTGTGAATAAAGAATAAAAAAATAAGGAGATAGATTGGTTTCTATCCCCTTTTTTTATTTATACTTTGTGGTTATTCCTAATTCATTATGACTCATGTCTACTGGTAATCTGTCATCATTTGTTCCGCTTCCAAGATTGTCTCCCCACTTATACCTTATTAACTCAGCACAATCTCTAAGCTTGCTTGTAATCTTGTGTATATCCCTTGGTTTACCACTGTATATAACAAGACTGCTAAGACCATGTGATGTCATGTAGCCGTTAATCACACTAGGCTTCATTCCACCTGGTAACGGTACATCGTTTGCCTTTGCAAGCTTCTGTAGCGTCTGACATTTATTGTACAAAGCCGTGAATACGTCAGCAAGTTCCTCAAGTGGTTTAGGTAAGTCCTTAATTCTGTACAGTACGCCACTTCTATCACCCTGTCTAGCCCAGTTTTCAATATCACTGGTAAGTTTGCTAACCTCCCTGTATTTAGTGTGGAATGGAGTAAGTGTGCTTTCGAAAAAGTTCCAAAAAGCATTAGCATTATTCTTTCCATACATACCACATACATTCTTGTTAAAACTGAGAATGTTTTTAAGTGCCTGGCAATCCCATTCGTTCCTAAGAACCCTTCCAATCTGGTTAGGTGTCTCGGCATCATCAAGACTCTTCACCACCTTTCTCTTCCTAGGTGTTGCCTCTTCTGGTGGAGGTCCACCAGGGCCGTATTTCTTAATCCTCTTCTGCTTTGTAGTACCTCCATACAAGTTAGCCCAAGCCTCATTAGGGTCTACTAGTCTAGCTTCTGAGAGTACAAAATTGTCTATGGATTCCTTTATTATTTTATTAATCTTATCCATATCTCTTTACTCTGGTTAAGCTTGTTCTTCGTTCATTAAGTTCATGATTGATTCCATTACAGCACGTCTGATACGAGATTCCATGTGGTTAGCCTTCTTCCAACCGATTGTGTCTGCTGGAAGCTCAGCCTGTGAAGGTATTGAATTAGCTGGCTTAAGCCTGTCACCGAACTCTGCTTTATCCTCTGGGAAAGCTCTTGAATTATTATCAATTGCATCCATTTGGTCGTCAAACAATCCAGTACCAACGCCAGCCACACCAAGACCAGCACCCAATACACCAGTACCTACTGCCTTAGCAACATCTTTTCCAAAACCTTCATTAACTGCTCCTTCCTGGATAGCACGTTTAACTGAAGTTTCTACTATATTCTTAAGTTCTGATTCTGTAAGTCTTACAATTTTCTTCATAATACAAAATATATTTCTTTATAAATATTACTTAGATACTAAATAATACTATATTAGAATATATTAATATATTATATAATATTATAAAATTATATTAAATATCGATATATTAAAAAATGTTAGCAGAAACTTGTTTTTTTAATATTTTTTATATATCTTTGCATTGTGAAATCTAAATTTTAGTAAAAATGTCAAACTATTAAAATCAAGAGTATTAATATGATTACGCAAGAGCAGAAAAACAAAAATTTTGAGCTTTACAACAAGAAATTAAAGCAAGTAGGAGTTGATTTGAGTTCGCTAGATGCTTTTATGCTAGCACTGAAAGATGCAAGTTTCACAAACTCAAATGAGTATGGTAATGCCTATCCAGGCTCTCTTATAGAGATTGTATTGAAGGTTCTTACGCCTTACGCGGTGAAGCTGAACGAGCTTTTACCAGAGGACATGAGGGTTGATAAAAACACCCTAGTAAAGGTTTGCCTTCTGCATCACATTGCAAAGGCTGTAAGACTTGTACCTAATGATAACCAGTGGGAAATTGAGAAAAGACTATTGACTTACAAATATTCTGACAATCAGCCTTCAATAAGAACTGGTCTTCACTCACTTATTCTAGCGCAGCAGGCTGGTGTTACGTTCACACCAGAAGAGGCAGAGGTTATGACAGTGAATGATAGAGACCTCACCGATGACCAAGCTAGATGGCATTCAAGCACTATGGCTACGATTGTTAGAATGGCAAATGAAATGACTTACGCCCAGATAAACAGGAAGTGATATGGATGAGATAGTTACTGATGATAGAAAAGACTTTCTAACGATTGCTAAGGAGGCGTTAGGGCAGACAAAACTTGAGGTTAAGTTCAAGAAACTATCAAAGGATGTTGTAATACCTACATATGCACACGATGGGGACGTAGGAATGGACTTAACTGCCACCTCAGTAGAGTATGACCGTGAGAACGATATGTACATCTATCATACAGGATTGGCATTCGAGTCAGACCAGCACTATGGTATATTCCTATTCCCAAGGAGTTCAAATAGGAAGACCGATGCATACATGTGTAATCATGTTGGAATTGTTGACTCAGCCATATACAGGGGTGAGATAATGGTGTGCTATAAGAACAGAACATCACTTGATGTTAGGGCTGAAATGGAAAAGTCAAGGTCATTCTTCAATAGCATATTGTACAACTCATTTACAATTACAAACGGAAACGTAGTAGAGTTTACATGGCCAAATGCCGTACAGAATGCAATGGGTAGTGCTGACTGGGTTTACGCTAATCCATTAAATTTCGCACCATATAAGGTAGGGGATAGGGTAGCCCAGATGGTGGTTCTACCATATCCAGATGTAGTACTTTCCGAAAGAGCAGAGCTTTCAGAAACAGACAGAGGCTCTGGCGGTTTCGGTTCAACAGGAAATTAAATTATGAAACCAATAGAAGTTTTTATTAAATATGCTAAGATTAGAGGCATAATGCCATTCATTAAAGCAAGGGAACGTGGTAAGGTAATACAAGTACCAGACTGGCATACATGGGATATGGTATTTAAGGATTTCAAGACCTTTGCAAATGAATTCACATTTCACAATGGATTCTACGGTCTATTCTCAGAATTAGAATATTATTTTTTCGGTTACAATTGTTCTCAAATAAACCAGAATTACAATAAGGCTTCAAGATTGTGGACTGGCTTCGTAAGCAGAAACATATTTCTGAAGAATGAACCTAAGGAAGGTGATAAGCTCACTCTTTTGGCATATAATAATAGTGAAGAAGATTTCAAATTCTTAAAATTCTATGATGGATATCGTTCTCTACAAGTGAAGAGTGATAGCGGAAGAATATTCCACTATAACGTTGATAGGATAAAAAAGCTCAACGGAGAACCATACGAGCTGGATTTTTATATAAAATGGAAGAAGAAAACTTATGGCATTGATTAAGGAAGTTCATTATACTTACAGGGATGTGACAATACTCCCTGGTACTAAGAGTCTCATAGAGCATAGAGCAGAGTGTGACCCATTCAACCCAGACGGAATGCTCCCTCTGTTCACTGCTCCTATGGACACAGTTGTAAGCCCTGCTAATTTCTGGAGGTTCAAGGATAATGGTATCATACCAATACTACCAAGAACTGAAGATTTAGAGGTTAGAATAAAATACGCATTTGATGGTAGTTGGGCAGCTTTCTCACTCAATGAATTTGAAGATATCTTTTGCGAATCTGAGAAGAAAACGTTTGAGAAGCATACAGTGAAAGTACTGATAGATGTTGCTAACGGTCATATGGAAAGAATACTAAAGCTAGTAAAAATAGCAAAGGAGAAATATGGTAACAGAATTGAAATCATGGCTGGTAACATTGCTAATCCAGACGCATATTACTCATATGCCGCTGCTGGAGTTGACTACATAAGATGTGGTATTGGAAGTGGATTCGGTTGTCTTTCAACAAGTAACACTGGCGTACACATGCCGATGGCATCACTTATAGACAAGGTTGCTGAAAGGAAAAAAACAGTTAAACGTTGGTTTGAAGAAAAGTCCACAGTATACAAATCAATACCTAAGATTGTTGCTGACGGTGGAATAAGAAACTATTCAGACATTATCAAGGCACTTGCACTTGGAGCTGATTACGTCATGGTGGGTAGTGCCTTTGCAAGTATGCTGGAGTCAGCAGCACCTAAGCACTGTAACAGTGGTTATTCAAGACCATTGGTTGACTATGATAAGATATACTTTAAGAATAATGCATGGTATCTTAAGAAGGATAGGGGTGAAGATTATTTCCTAGGTGATATATCAGCTGTGTTCTACGGCATGGCATCAAGGGAAGGACAGATTGCAATGAACGGTTCAAAGACAAAGACCAGCGAGGGTATAAGTAAGGTCATTACAATTAAATATACTATGGCTGGGTGGGTTGAGAACTTTAAGGATTACCTACGCTCAGCAATGTCCTATGTTGGGGCAAAGAATCTGAGACAGTTTAGAACGTTAGCTGTATTAATAGTAAACTCACAAAATGCAATTTCTGTAGTAAATAAGTAAAAAAAGGTGGTCAAAACTTTGTTTTTGACCATTTTTTTTTATTTTTTATATAAAACGTTTATATGGAAAGTAATATTGCAATAGTTCTTTGTTCCAAGAAAACAAACGAAGAAATTAAACCATTTATTGAACACATAAAGGAAACCTGTGGTTGTGATGCCCATGTCTATTTTATTCACAACCCAGAGGGCGTTAGCCTGTCCAGAATATATGCTGACATGGCTGTATCCAAGGACATAGTAGAAAAGGTCATCGTATTCATACATGATGACATAGAGTTTCTTAGGAAGGGATGGGGTGCTGAAGTGTTGAGACAATTTAATGAGCACCAGGATTACGGTATTATTGGTGTTGCTGGTTCTGCACAGTTCGATGAGGGTGGCGCATGGTGGAACTATGAAAAAAAATTCGGACAGGTTCTTCACAGAGCCGAAGGAAAAACATGGCTTACGACCTTCTCACCACTGCTTACTAAGGACTTACAGGATGTTGTTGTAATCGACGGTCTTTTCATGGCCATACACAAGGAGAGAATATCAGAGAATTTCAATAGAGACCTTGAAGGTTTTGACTTCTATGACATTGCTTTTTGTCTTGCTAACCACTTCGCTGGCAAGTGCAAGATTGGTGTGACAACAAATATAAGACTTGCACATAATTCAATAGGTAAGCTGAAAGATTCATGGTATAAAAACAGGGAAATTATCAATAGATTATACGGAGATAGATTTCCAATTGATATTTTAAAATAATTTGGCACGATTTTTGCATGTATGAAATTAAGTGAAATGAGCTTTGAGCAGTTGACAGCGATGTATAATGTGGCAACTGACATTTGTAGAGAATATTCAAGGATGACAGATGGTTATATCCTTGCAACTGGAGATAACGTACTTGATGCATCTAACAGGATACCTGCTGATGTGCAAAATACAATCAATGAAAGACAGCAGTATTTTGCAATAAAAGACAGAATAACCAATGAATTAAAGAAAAGATTATTGACAGAAATAGAATATGAATAAAGTAAAGAAATATATTCTTAACCTTTGGTATGGACTGCCATTCGGAATGAAGGCTGCTGGTGACGAAATTCTTGGTGCTGGTACTTCAGACGGTAACGATGTTTCCATATCCCAGGAAGTTAAAGACCAGAGGGTAGGAAAACACCTCCTAAAGGGCGAAGTGACCCAGGAGGTAGAGGAACTAAGGTACAGGACTTATAAGGTCGCTGGTGAGGCTGAAAAGTACGAATATCTGGGTAATGGCGTGGCAGTTAAGAAGGATGAACCAGAGAAGATGGAAATAGGTAAGATAAAGTTTTCACAGGAGAACGGCATCATGTGTTCTTCAGTGCTTGACGAGTTAAAGCGTGTGAATGACTATGGAATTGACAAGTACAGACTTGAGGCAATGTATAATTCTACCGTTAAGTTCAAACTTGAACAGTTTGCCACTGTGATAGATGTGTTCATCGACACCAGGATGACAGAGAGACCAGCTACCATTCAGACAACCCTTCACTTCGAGAAACAGCCTAACCCATATAATGCCAAGTCTAAGCCGTTCATAAATGAGCTGGAGAAGCTGAAGGATATTAGGAATGAGCATGATGCGGCAAGGCATGAGATAACCTCATCACTTGTAACTCTGTCATTCACCACATATAAGGCTAAGGGGGAAAATGATTTTGTCAACTATAGCTTCGTAGAGAATCCTAAGTTTGAGAAATTTGAAGACAATGGACAAGAGTTCTTGGTAACATTCTCATGGGACGGATATATGAGACTTCCACTTGACCTGGAATCAAAGTATTACTCAAAGGAAATGGCTGAGAAGTACGAGAAGAAGGAGAGGAAGGATACCCCTGTTGAAATGGTCAACAGTGAGAGGAAGGCGTACTGTTCGATATGCGGTAAGGAAATGTCAGTCTATGATGCTGACATCTTGTCAGCAGACGGAGAACAGGTTATTTGTAAAGAATGTTTGGAAAAAGCCTTGAATAATAAGTAAAAAGTGTTATTTTTTATATATGATTACAATAGGAATAGAACTGAATCATGTTGTTAGGAATATTAATAAACAGATTCTGAAATATTATGCGAAAGAATTTGACCCATCAATGGACTGGGACGAATTGGATGACAGGGTAGATGTTATTGAGAAGTATTGCAAGTTCAAGAGCAAGAAAGAAAAGAGCAATTTCATCTACATAGATTATCCTTATGAAATATTCGGATGCGCTGGTACAGCTGAGAAAAAACTGGCAGTGAAGATTACAAACTGGCTTGCTGATATCACGAACATAGAGGAGGAGGACATTAGGATAGTGTTCTACAGCTTGAATGAGGAGGCACTTACAATTCAGTCTACATTCTTCTTCTTAAGTAAGATAGGAGCAAGGGTTAGAAAGGTATTTTTCCCAAAGAAAATATCAGAGGTCTGGGAGGAATGCGACGTGGTAATCACAGCAAACAACCAGATGTTTGAGGAAGAGATACCAGAGGGTAAGCACATTGTCCTTATCAACAGGGAGTTCAACGAGAAAAACAAAGACAAGGCGATGTCAAATTATAATAATCTGAGTGAAATAATTGATGATGATAATTTTTTAAAACAATTTTATTATGAAGAAAGGGGAGACCAATCTTATATTTGACATTAACAAAATCAGTGAGTTCGTCTTCGGGGACGCTGACAAGAGAACAAGTGAGGTGGAAATAACAGAAAACTTCATCTACGACAAGAAAGAGGATAAAATGATTCCCAACACCAAGGAGGTGAAAGAGGTAAAAGTAAAGGATGACGTGAGTCAGTTTACCATCAGATACGACTTAATAAAGATGTTCATTGACATCATGGATTCAATAGACGACCTGGCTGCAATTTCATTGGGACAGGAGATTACCGTGAACACTATGGAGGCGTATGAGTTAATAAAAGAATTAAAACAAGACAGCGATGAGTGATAAGAACAAGATAGTAATCGAGAACATTAACAAAGAGATTGCTAAGATAGACAAGAAGGAAAACAGGGTGTTCTTCTTCGTAATCGATACAAAGGGAGTACCAAGTGGAAGCCTTGAGTACATTTACAACCTTGCATTGATAGCAAAGGAAGACGGATATGATGTTAGCATGCTCCACACTGAGGAGGAATTCGTAGGTGTTGGTGCTTGGCTTGGTGAGGAATACACTAACCTGCCACACTACAATGTTAATAAAGGAGAGGTTGGTACGTCACCTTCTGACGTGCTGTTCATTCCAGAGATTTATTCCCAGGTTATGAATCAGACTAAAAATCTTCCATGTAAGAGAGTCGTTATTCTCCAGAACTATGACTACGTTGTTGAGCAGATGCCATACGCAGCACAGTGGGGTGACTTCGGCATCATGGAGGGTATCACCAACTCAAACTACCAGGCTGCTGAGCTTACTGAGGCTTTCCCTTACGTTAAGCTTACAAAGGTTAACCCTTATATCTCAAAGATATTCGGTAGTACCATTCCACCTAAGAAGATGGTTATCAATGTAATTTCAAAAGACCAGTCTGACATCAAGAGAATCGTTAAGCCGTTCTACTGGAAGTATCCGTACTTCAAGTGGGTTTCATTCAAGGAGCTTAGAAACCTCTCTAAGGAGGACTTTGCAACGGCACTTCGTGAGGGTGCTATCACCATCGTTGTTGACGAGTCAGCCAGTGTTATGTATTCAGCACTTGAGGCAATGAAGAGTGGAAGTATCACTATGGTAAAAGTTCCTAACACATCCCTTGACTGGGCAGATGGTGAAGAACTTCCAAACTGTTGCGTATGGTTCAATGACTACGACACACTTCACAAGCAGCTTGCAAGCGTTGTGCGTTCATGGATTACCGATAAAGTGCCACCAGTACTTGCTGAGGAGGCTAAGAAGACCCTGGGGAACTATAACAGGGAGAAGACCAAGAAGGAGTTTATCGATTACGTTACTTCAGTCCTTGAGAGGAGAAAGAAGGAAATGGAAGAATTGTTAACACAGGTTAAGAAACAGGAGGAAGAATAATGGCAGAGTTCATAAAATACCTGGGTGAAAATATCTACCTGGATAGGTCTATATTAGTTCACAATTACAAGGATTTCAAGAGAACAGAGAAGGGTCAGAAGATGATTGAAACCTACATCGATAGATGGAAGAAATTTGGTTTCATCGAAGGCCTTGACGGTGAGCTTAGGGAGAGATGTGCCGTTGGTATGGAACAGTTGGCTGTTTATCTCCTTACTGAGAATGAAAATCACCAGAACTTTGGTGAGCCTTTTAGCACAGTTGCGTTCCCAATGATACGTAGAATAACCTGTGGGTCTGTAGGAAATGCGGAGAAACTGAATGACCTTGACTTGTTTAACTTCTTAAAGTTCATTAAGTATTGCAAGGAATTGGATGTAGTTGGATTAATCAATAATGCTGCTACCATCATTGGTTCAACTCAGATTGATGCAGAGGCAGAAGCTTGTGCTTTGGGTTGTGAGGTGATAATAAGGAAATTCAATGGTGATGAAAGAAGCTTTAATGAGATTAAAGCAGAATACATTGATAAACTAAAGGAAAAAATTAAGAAAGAATATGAAGGAACTAGGAATAATTATACCGATGCATGAGTTCGGTAAGGAAAATATAGAGCTTGTTAATAAGGCAATTGAGTCAATCCCAAAGGATACACCAATCTGTCTTTCAGTGCCAAAGGGTACTACGCCAGCAAAGGTAAAGGGACTCTCTGACAGAGCTGCCCTAGTACCATCAACTGAGGAAGGTAGCACCTTCGCTGACCTTGTTAATAACGGTGTAAGAGCATTTAATAACAACGAGGACGTGAAGTGGTTTTCAATCCTTGAAATTGATGATACATATACACCAATCTGGCTTGCAAATGTAAAGAAATATATTGACTTCATGCCAGACGTTAGTGTGTTCATGTGCCTTGAGGATATCACAGAGTTCGGTACAGGAAAGTATATCGGCTTCGGTAATGAGGCTGCATGGGCTTCTGCATTTTCAAATGAGCTTGGTTTCATTGATGCAGACTGTTTGCAGAATTACTTCGACTTCTATCTCACAGGAAGTGTATTCAATAAGGCTGACTGGAATGAGGTTGGCGGTTTAAAACCTTCCATCAAGATTACATTCTGGTATGAGTGGCTGCTTCGTGCAACGAATAAGAGTAAGAAGGTATTCGTCATACCTAAGGTTGGATATAACCACACACTTGGTAGGAAGGGTTCACTTGTAGATACATACAAGAACACCGTCAGCAAGGAGGAGTCACAGTGGTGGTTTGACCTTGCGAAACGTGAGATGTACTTTAAAGAGGACCGTAAGAAAGAATATAAGCCAGAGATACCAGGAAGTGACGAAGAATATGCTCCTAACTCAGAAATAGGAGCTAAGAAATAAGATTTAGTAATAGTTGCATTTATATTTTGTTAGTTTCAATGGCATTAATTCATGATGGTTAATGCCATTTTTTTACACATCAAAAAGGCACACGAAGATTTTCATGTGAGAAAATGTGAAAGAAAGTGTGTTGGAATTACACAGATTTGCCTTTGATGGAATATTTAGTAATATAAAATAAGTGGAGAAAGCAAATCTCTACAATTATAAATATCACCAGACATGCCAGAAATTTGTGTAACCGAAGAAAAAGTTAAGAAAAAGAGAGGCAGAAAGCCATCCAAGGAAAGAAAAGGCTACTTCTATGAGCGTGAAGAGCAGGCTGTAGTTGACTACATTTCAAGTGATAATGAGAGGGAGAGAAACCAGATTTTTAATACCATCTTGAAGCCAGCCTTCACGAAGATGATAGAATCAATTATTAGAAGATATAACCTTTACCCACCAGACGAAGAGTTCCAGGAGACTTTCGACGACACCATTTCATTCCTCATGACAAAGCTTTCATGCTTTGACCCTACCACCAATTATAAGGCATATTCATACTGTGGTACAATATGCAAGAACTATCTCATCTACAAGATTAACCAGTTTACGAAGAACCAGAAAAGAAACACGTCATACGACAATCCGTTTGACAGTTCCCAGGGTGGTTTCAATGATGATATAAGGTATTCCTACAATGACTATGACACTGCGAAAACCTTCATGTCAGAACTGACTGGAAACACGGTTGAAAGCATTAGGAAGATTCTTGACGATGCTGAGAGGCTTAGACTCAATGCAAATGAGAAGAAGGTAGGTCTCGCACTCATCCAGCTTATGACAAACTGGGAGGAATTGTTTGCACAGATGGGTAGCAACAAGTTCAACAAGAGTTCCATCTTGTTGTACCTTAAGGAGACCACCATGCTCAATACGAAGGAGATAAGGGATGCCATTAGGGTGTATAAGAAAAAATACTATGACGTTAAATGGAATCTTATCAATGAATAATCCGAACAGCAATATTTATAACAAAAACAATGCCTAAATTAAAGATAGAATTAAACGACATACAGAATATTAGGGACCTGTTGCGGGAGACATACAGACTCGCTGATGAACAGATTATACAGTCTCAGAACGAGATAAACAAGTTGTCTACTGCAACAAATCTACAGGAAGAACCGATGGAGGCCAAGGCAAAATATGCCAAGGCAATCAACGACTATATGGGTATAAAGGACAAGGCTATAGCAAAGAAGCTTGATATAGCTAAACTGCTTACAGATATTCTACACCATAACGGTGATGTCAAGAGTGCCCTCGAAAACGGAGAGGCAGTGAAGAACGTGTCATTCAATTTCGAAGACATTAGAAAGATTGTGGATGACTCATTAAATGAACAGGAACAAACTAAGAAAATACAGCTCACTAAGAAGTAATGGCTAGTCTAAAGAACACACAGCAAGAGACGATGGCGACCATTGACACCGCCAAGGCGTTGACAGACAAGGTGCTTACAATCCTTACCATAATGCTTGAAAGCCCTTCTATATCAATCACCTTTGCTACCAATCCTATCGGTTTCCTCTTACAGATACTTGAAAGTCTTGGCGTTAAGCGTGAAAGACTTGAAGAATTCTTGACAAGGATTCTGATATACGTCGTACCAGCTCTTGAGATAAGTGTTAAGGCAATCCTTCTTACCAATCTTAAGAAGATGATTTCCTGTTCAATAGACCCAAGAATACCAGACAAATACAGGAAACGCCACAAGCAGGTTACTGACTCAAACACCATGAATATGTATGGTATTGACATTAATATCGAATCCATAGATATGATGGATAAGTTGTCTGTCAATCCATTATCAGATGATGGCAAAAACAAGTATTTCGGGCTTGAGGGTGTTAGTGATGTATATAAGTTTGCAAGAGCTGATGATTTCGATGCATTCCTTTGGTTTGTAATACATAAAGGTAGTTTTCCACACTCATCACAGATTAGTGTTGATAATTCAACCTTTAATGACCAGATACATGGTCTTGGAAATGGTGGAATACAAGCAAATGTGACACCAGCAAATGGTACGTTGCTTTCTGAGCTTAATATTCAGATTCCTGCTGGTAGTAGTAAGATACTTCCAGGAAATACTTTTAGATACCCTACAAGCAGTCCTAACATTATCTCCATGTGTATTGATGCACAGCGTGATGAGAACAACAATATAGTAAGGAATACACTTGTGCCTGTATCAGATGATAGAACTAGTGTAAACTGGTATATCAGACGTGCCGACCAGTTGGGTAAAAACCTTGGGTTTGGATGGCACTATGACAAGAAATCTGGTACTGTAAACGCCAATAAGTCAAGGGATTACTCTAAGGAGAGAGCTATATGTAACCTTCAGTTCATGGATGCTGTTGCAGATACTCCTATAACTGGATTGGTAAACAACAAAATAAGATTTACGATACTTCCAAAGCCGCTTGTACATATTCCAGATATTGGTAATGGAGAGCCACCTTGGAGATTCAAGAGAATGCTCTTCAATGCACAGGGTGAATACGACCCTAACGGAAAGTATACAATAGTTGACCAAGACAGTACTTCAGATACGTATGCTGGAGGTGCTGTTAAAATAGACAAGAAGAGTGGTAAGGTTACTACAACCCCAGCTGATTTGATACCGCAGCTTATAGAGTGCTATCCAGGTCTTACCGTCTACGAATTTAACTATGACTATATAATGGGTATGAAGTTGTTTGATGCCAAGGTATTGGTAAAGACACTCATAGATACATTATGTGGCATAAGGGCTGGAATCAATTTGAGCATATCGCCTAAGCACGAGGACGGTACTGAACAAATAAAGGAAATTATAAGACAGATTATCAACAGTGATGATTCTGAGATAAATGACTGTTATTTCACCTTTGATAATAGCAAGTACGATGCATTGTTGCAGAAAGCCCAGGAGAAGAGAGCAAGACAGCAAAAGTTCGGCAAAATAACAAAGGAAGTTGGCGTGTTCGACTCAGTTGATGAAATACTTGCTGAATATGATACTAAGACTGACCTACATGAGCGTGCTGATGTACTTCATAGGGCTATTACGCAGGCTAGTGTAATAATCAGTGAAGGCAGTGATGACAAGGATAAAATAGAGGTACAGTATAGCTTTGTCTTTGACCTCATAGAGAACCTTATAATGGCAATTATGAATGCCATACTTAGCCCTAAGCTTATGATGCTTCTTGAGGTCAACCAGCAGCTGATGGGTGGAACATGGGAGAAGATTACCTTCAACGATATCCTCATAGCCATGAGGAGCATAATCGTATCGATTGTGAAGGAAGTCGTTGACTTGATAATCCAGGAGCTTCTGAAATTCGTCATGGAAGAGCTTCGTCCAATATTCGAAATGTTCACCTCAATCATCGTTAGAGAGAGACTTGAGGACATTGCAGAGGCTATGGAGGAGATTATACGTAACTGTCCTCTTATATGGTTCAGATTCGGTAATCAAGACCTTGAGACCAAGCTTGATACCGTTGATTATGCTGATATTGATGTCAGCTCAAATAAGAAGGGAGAATCACCTTCAACTAATAACTGTTAATACTATGGGTATATCACAGATTTGCCAGACTATAAAGAATTATTTCCAGAATGTAAGAACACCTTTCCCACAAGTTCCTAGGATACTCCTTGTGTGCTCGATGATTAAGAGACCAGGACTTTCAGTCGTTAACTCAGTTTCCAACATTACAAAGGACTTGAATAGAATTGGAATACCTACTGGAACTATGCCAGATGGTAGTACTAACTTGACAATAGGGTTTACATACGCTGTTGTCAATGAGGTATACAGGGCTATAAGGAAGGATATGTCTATACAGGTTGGAATACAGCCAGGAACACTGAATATTGTAAGCGGACCTGGTGCTGGTACTAATGTTACTCCTGGAATAGGACTTGGCAGTGCTTATTAATTGATTCAATATGAAAACGAAAGTAGATTTCACAAAGTTATCGAATGCTGAGATTAACCTAAAGATTATGGGTTATGAGAACGAATATAATGTCAAGAAGGATAAGATTCTTGGCTTGATAGCAGAGCTTCAAGAACTTGATGCCCTGTACATAGAGGCTAATAACGAACTTAAGAAAAGAGGAGTATTAAGCAATGAGTAAGGTTTTGATAAAAATAGGCACTGTTGTCGAGATTGAGGACAAGAATTCTACCAATGGTGCTGACGCATTGAGGGTACGTGTAAAACTCAATGAGGATAAGTACGACGAGAGTAAACCAGTAGAAACCCTCCCTTGGGCTTTCCCACTCCTTCCTAAGACATTCCAGAGTGTTCCTAAGAAGGGTGAGGCTGTGCTTGTTATAGCAGATGCCTTGGGTGAGTTCTCAGAGGGTCAGAGGTATTACATAGGTCCGCTTATCTCTCAACCACAGTACCATGAGTATTGCCCAGCAAAGGACGCAACAACAGTTCTCCAGGCTTCTAAAAACCTTCCCATAGGAAGAATATCTAGCAATGATGCCACAAGTGGTTCATTCCCTAAGGCAAATGACATTGCAATTGTTGGTAGGGGACAGGAAGATGTCATAACAAGATATGACGATGATTCAAACACAAGTGAGGTATCAATGAGGGCTGGAATACGTATGAAGTATGATGGTTCTACTACAGACTCAACACTTGGAGACGTTATATTCAATGATACAGACCCAGCATACATACAGCTCAAACATAAATACGGGCTTGCTACTGACCAGGATTATGCATGTGATAGTGTTGTTAATATCGTTGCTGATTATATCAACATTATGAGTAATCATGATGAAGATGTAAAGGCAAGTATACATGATAAAAATACACTTGTCAACGAGGTTACTTTTGATAACACTGTTAAAAGTCTTCATCAAGTACCGAAGGGTGATAAACTTGTAGAGCTTCTTGAGATTATGAAGGGTGCAATCATGCACCATGTACACCCTTGGGCTGGTATGGAGCAAAGTGGTGATAAACCAGGAGACATTAAGAAACTTGAAGGATATGATATAAAGTCAATCCTTTCAGACTTCGTTAGAATATCATAAAAAATGCAGCCACTTCTGACTGCATTTTAAAATTATTTTGTGCCAACTGCGATGTTATTGCCAAAAAATTACCATTTTTCAAAAATTTTTGTTATAAATGTATTTCTAACAATGTCATCATTTGAGAATTCATCGATTGAAACCCCTTCAACATCAAATAATTTATTTTTTGCATGTATTAAGCCACTA